CTGAACTACCTGACGTTCCACTACTTCCTGAAGAACCTGACGTTCCACTACTTCCTGAAGAACCTGATTCTCCACTTGAACCTGAAGAACCTGATGTTCCACTACTTCCTGAAGAACCTGATGTTCCACTACTTCCTGAAGAACCTGATTCTCCACTTGAACCTGAAGAACCTGATGTTCCACTACTTCCTGAAGAACCTGATGTTCCTGACGAACCTGAACTACCTGATTCTCCACTTGAACCTGATGAACCTGATGTCCCACTACTTCCTGAAGAGCCTGACGTTCCTGAAGAACCGCTACTTCCGCTAGTTCCTGATGAACCTGATGTTCCACTAGAACCTGACGTTCCTGATTGTCCCGTTCTTATCCATTGAGTACCATCGGTTTGAAGTTGGATGGATTGTAAAGGTGTTAGTACTATATCATCTTGTGATAAGTCAATTAGTGTATCATCATCTGTACCAATAATTAGATTACTAGTTTCTGATAAATTTTTAAATATATATAACTTACCTGTTAAAGTAGTCGCAGATGCCGGAATAGTTACCACAATGTTGGTACTACCGCTCGCTACAATACTGTAATCATCATCTAAAAGAATATAATCACCGTCCTCATTTCTAATAGGTAACGTTATATCACCTTTAGAAACTAAACCATTCCTTATTACAAGTTCATTTGCCATATATAAATATTGTTATATTTTAAACTGAACCTGACGGTTGCCAGGTTCAGTTTAATAATTTTATTATTACATATACTCACCTAAAGGGCGAACATTTATAGTAATAGTATATGTACCACTTGTTATTGTGAAGCCTAAACTAGCTACTCCGCCAGTGGAGGTTACCCTAAACGAAAGTCCTGCCGTGGAACCTCCAGCATCTCTAGTTGAGGTGTCCGTAAATTGTACCGATGTACTTGTTCCGTCCCAAGCTGATAAGATTGTTCCTGTTCTTGCTCCTGTTGTAGCGTCTGTCTTTTTAACCACATAATCAATAACCATACCGTCATAATCTGACTGGTTTACAGAGTAGAATGTAGTGTTACTACTCACGACTCCCGCTTGACTAAAGGTTTTAACACCTCTAAACAAGTCAAATTGTATACAAACGTTATCTACAGGTGTATTTGAAGTGTCAACAAGTGGTGACGCGTATACTGCAGTTGGTGTTATAGTTAGTATGTTACTTGAGAATGAAGTTCCTTCCGCATCGAATTCATAGATGATATAACTATCAGTATCATTAAGTTCTGTAATAGTTAACGTTCCACTTAACCGTCTGCCGTTAATCATTGTGTAATACTGAGTCCAATCAACACCATCAAAGTTTGTATCAAATATTCTAATAGTACTTGCTGTTGTAATACCTCCAACAAATTGAATGTCACCGTTCGCATCGGGTACGTTAGAATCTACCTTATAAGTATTACATATTCCTTCACCTGATGTTCCTGAAGAACCACTACTTCCTGAAGTACCTGAAGAACCTGACGTTCCGCTACTTCCTGAAGAACCTGACGTTCCTGAAGAACCGCTACTACCACTAGTTCCGCTTGAACCTGAACTACCTGACGTTCCACTACTTCCTGAAGAACCTGATGTTCCTGATGAACCGCTTGAACCTGAAGTTCCTGAAGAACCTGAACTACCTGATGTTCCGCTACTTCCTGAAGAACCTGATGTTCCTGAAGAACCGCTACTTCCACTAGTTCCGCTTGAACCTGAACTACCTGACGTTCCACTACTTCCTGAAGAACCTGATGTTCCTGAAGAACCGCTACTTCCACTAGTTCCGCTTGAACCTGAACTACCTGACGTTCCACTACTTCCTGAAGAACCTGAAGTTCCTGAAGAACCTGAACTACCTGATGTTCCGCTACTTCCTGAAGAACCTGACGTTCCTGATGAACCGCTTGAACCTGAAGTTCCTGAAGAACCTGAACTACCTGATGTTCCACTACTTCCTGAAGAACCTGATGTTCCTGAAGAACCGCTACTTCCACTAGTTCCGCTTGAACCTGAACTACCTGACGTTCCACTACTTCCTGAAGAACCTGAACTACCTGATGTTCCGCTACTTCCTGAAGAACCTGATGTTCCTGAAGAACCGCTACTTCCACTAGTTCCGCTTGAACCTGAACTACCTGACGTTCCACTACTTCCTGAAGAACCTGATGTTCCTGAAGAACCGCTACTTCCACTAGTTCCGCTTGAACCTGAACTACCTGACGTTCCACTACTTCCTGAAGAACCTGAAGTTCCTGAAGAACCTGAACTACCTGATGTTCCGCTACTTCCTGAAGAACCTGACGTTCCTGATGAACCTGAAGAACCTGATGTTCCTGAAGAACCGCTACTACCACTAGTTCCGCTTGAGCCTGAACTACCTGACGTTCCACTGCTTCCTGAAGAACCTGATGTTCCTGATGAACCGCTTGAACCTGAAGTTCCTGAAGAACCTGAACTACCTGATGTTCCGCTACTTCCTGAAGAACCTGACGTTCCTGATGAACCTGAAGAACCTGATGTTCCTGATGAACCTGAACTACCTGACGTTCCACTACTTCCTGAAGAACCTGACGTTCCTGAAGAACCAGATGAACCTGAAGTTCCGCTACTTCCTGATGAACCTGAAGAACCTGATGTTCCTGAAGAACCTGAACTACCTGAGGTTCCTGATGAACCACTACTTCCTGAAGAACCTGACGTTCCTGAAGAACCAGATGAACCTGAAGTTCCGCTACTTCCTGATGAACCTGATGTTCCTGAAGAACCTGAACTACCGGATGTTCCGCTACTTCCTGAAGAACCTGACGTTCCTGATGAACCACTACTTCCACTAGTTCCTGATGAACCTGAACTACCTGATGTTCCACTACTTCCTGATGAACCTGATGTCCCTGAAGAACCACTACTTCCGCTAGTTCCTGAAGAACCAGATGAACCTGATGTTCCTGAAGAACCACTACTTCCACTAGTTCCTGATGAACCTGAAGAACCTGATGTTCCTGAAGAACCACTACTTCCACTAGTTCCTGATGAACCTGAAGAACCTGATGTTCCTGATGAACCACTACTTCCACTAGTTCCTGATGAACCTGAACTACCTGATGTTCCACTACTTCCTGATGAACCTGATGTTCCTGAAGAACCACTACTTCCACTAGTTCCTGATGAACCTGATGAACCTGATGAACCTGATGAACCACTACTTCCACTAGTTCCTGATGAACCTGAAGAACCTGATGTTCCGCTACTTCCTGATGAACCTGATGTTCCGCTACTTCCTGATGAACCTGATGTTCCTGATGAACCTGAACTACCTGACGTTCCACTACTTCCTGAAGAACCTGACGTTCCACTACTTCCTGAAGAACCTGATGTTCCTGATGAACCTGAAGAACCTGATGTTCCACTACTTCCTGAAGAACCTGATGTTCCACTACTTCCTGAAGAACCTGATGTTCCTGATGAACCTGAAGAACCTGATGTTCCTGATGAACCTGAACTACCTGATGTTCCACTACTTCCTGATGAACCTGAAGAACCTGACGTTCCGCTACTTCCTGATGAACCTGATGTTCCTGATGAACCTGAACTACCTGATGTTCCACTACTTCCTGATGAACCTGATGTTCCTGATGAACCTGAACTGCCTGATGTTCCACTACTTCCTGATGAACCTGAAGTTCCGCTACTTCCTGAAGAACCTGATGTTCCTGATGAACCACTACTTCCGCTAGTTCCTGATGAACCTGAAGAACCTGATGTTCCTGATGAACCTGAAGAACCTGATGTTCCGCTACTTCCTGATGAACCTGATGTTCCTGATGAACCTGAAGAACCTGATGTTCCTGAAGAACCACTACTTCCACTAGTTCCTGATGAACCTGAACTACCTGATGTTCCACTACTTCCTGATGAACCTGATGTTCCTGATGAACCTGAACTACCTGATGTTCCACTACTTCCTGATGAACCTGAAGTTCCGCTACTTCCTGAAGAACCTGATGTTCCTGATGAACCACTACTTCCGCTAGTTCCTGATGAACCTGAAGAACCTGATGTTCCTGATGAACCTGAAGAACCTGATGTTCCTGAAGAACCACTACTTCCACTAGTTCCTGATGAACCTGAAGAACCTGATGTTCCGCTACTTCCTGATGAACCTGATGTTCCTGATGAACCTGAAGAACCTGATGTTCCTGATGAACCTGAAGAACCTGACGTTCCACTACTTCCTGAAGAACCTGATGTTCCATTGGTAAATGGTGTAAAGCAAATTACCGCTGACCCTAAATCAAGCGACATAGGATTAGTACCTACAAAATTATTAGTTTGAATAGTAAATCTATAGTATGTTGTAGCTGACTGAACCGCCTGAGGTGTGATTGAAGTGAAATTATCACTACTATCAGTTATTGTTATTAAACCAGACTCATTTTCAAACTGAGATAATAGACTTGTAATATCAATTCCGTTTTGAGTCGTATCAACAACGATAGCTGTGTTAGTAGGGATACTATTATCTATAGTAATATTGTTATCTGCAGGTGTGACTTGTGACCCACTAATATTGGAAATATTTGTGTCGTAACATCCAGCACCTAATGAACCTCCTGTTTCACTTATAGTTAACCAGTTAGTACCATTAGTAATGATTTGTAAACTTTCATTAACAGATAAAGTAATTGTACTTTCACCATCAATAGTATTACCATTACCATCTACAATGACTTTTTGGCTTGAATTAAAATTATTTTTTATGATTAGATTTAACCCCTCTACAGGTGTAGGTAGGGTCATCGTTCTATTCGACGAAGATGCTGTTACATCTATATAGTAATCTGTGTCCGCATCTATTGAGTAATTAGCGTCATTTATCTCAATCAACGGTAGTCTAACACCCCCAAGGGATATTAGACCTTTTCTTAATACAAATCCATTTGCCATATTTTATTTTTTTTAGGTTCTTTTTATTTTTTATATAAATACTTTTATATTGTATATTGTTATCTATTTCTACCTTATATTATTAGAATAATATTTCAGTTCTTATTTTAACGTCCCATATCGTACTATTGGTCGTTGTGGCCCTTAAAATTATATTACTACCACTAATTAAAGTACTAAATACTATATCATCAGTATTAAATGTACCGTCTAAAGTTGAGTAATCCGTAAATACGTTACTACTTCCATTTTTACTTACCGCCGATAATATTTTTCCAGTTCTAAATCCGCTTGTTGATTGTTCATTTACATAATATGTGAATTCGTATGAACTTCCTCCTGTAGTTGGTAGTGAGACTAAATTATGATTACCATTTGTGGTGATAGTCGTATTAACTGATTGTTGATATGAACTACCATATTGTACACTGTTTCCAGATATTAATAGGTTATTAGTTATTCCGTCAAATGTTAAATTACTTTCTACACTTCCAGTACCATCACCATCATAAGTAATAACCCCATTTACTGTATCTCCATCTAACTCTAAAAACCCTGATGTTCCACTACTTCCTGAGGAACCTGATGTTCCACTAGAACCTGAACTACCTGATTCTCCTGAAGAACCTGAAGAACCTGACGTTCCACTACTTCCTGAGGAACCTGATGTTCCACTAGAACCTGAACTACCTGATTCTCCTGAAGAACCTGAAGAACCTGACGTTCCACTACTTCCTGATGAACCTGATGTTCCACTACTACCTGAACTACCTGATTCTCCTGAAGAACCTGAAGAACCTGACGTTCCACTACTTCCTGAGGAACCTGATGTTCCACTAGAACCTGAACTACCTGATTCTCCTGAAGAACCTGAAGAACCTGACGTTCCACTACTTCCTGATGAACCTGATGTTCCACTACTACCTGAACTACCTGATTCTCCTGAAGAACCTGAAGAACCTGACGTTCCACTACTTCCTGAGGAACCTGATGTTCCACTAGAACCTGAACTACCTGATTCTCCTGAAGAACCTGAAGAACCTGACGTTCCACTAGAACCTGAACTACCTGATTCTCCTGAAGAACCTGAAGAACCTGATGTTCCACTAGAACCTGAACTACCTGATGTTCCTGATGAACCTGAAGAACCTGACGTTCCACTACTTCCTGAGGAACCTGATGTTCCACTAGAACCTGAACTACCTGATTCTCCTGAAGAACCTGAAGAACCTGATGTTCCACTAGAACCTGAACTACCTGATGTTCCTGAGGAACCTGATGTTCCACTAGAACCTGAACTACCTGATTCTCCTGAAGAACCTGAACTTCCTGACGTTCCACTAGAACCTGATGAACCTGATTCTCCACCCGCACCTCCTTCTTTTAATACTAAATCCGAATCTGTAATACCTGAAAAATACCAATAATTTTGTATTCCATCTTCAGCCTCTGTTAATTGTAGTCCGTTATATGTTGTTGTACCAGTAACTATACCTACAGTTAACCCTACAAACCTATTCGCACTTACAATACTACTATTAGCGACTGTAGTGCTACTATACGGACCATATCTTGAATCGAGTGGTAAACCACCTTGTAAATCTATATTACTACTTAAAACTATTCCCATGATATTATACTGTAGATGTTCTTAATTGCATCGACCCAAAACTTTGGGTTTCTGTTTGATAGTTACCTATGTAAATTTTATACCCTACTCCATTCCAATAACCGTCAGGACTATCAATATTTGCAGTATCAAAGGTTTGGAATAATCCAGTTGAACCAAAGTTCCCTTTGTTTAAATCAGACACGAAATAACTCTGCTTTGTGTTATATTCTTCGAAATGTGCAAACCATAAGAACTCAGAAGAAGCATTAAATGTTATTGTTAATGTACTATCTTGGTTATTCGTAATTGATGACTTATTAGCCGTTCCTCCCGATATTGCGTCTTGAATAGAACTAATTGTTGGTTGGGTGGATGATGTACCATACCAATATGGATATACACCTGTAATCGTTCTGTTGGACGCATCTAAGTTTGTCCTGGCAGCCTGTGGGGTATTACTATTCGTTCCAAAACTTCTAGTATCGTCATTACCTTTATTGTCTTTTTTAACAACACCTGCGTCGCAATCACCTTCCGCGTCATACGTAGTTGAACTACTTGTATTACTTCCTGTTGGTGTGGGTACTGTTAATGTTTCACTAAGTGCCGTACTAGTATATGTGTGGTTAGGGTTATTATTATTTGTAAATCCAAATTGGTCTGGTATATCAGTAGCGGACCCTTCTGTTGGTGAATTATCTGTTATAACATCGGATGAATTTTTTCTTAGTCTGATGGACGTGAACTCACCCGCATCATTCTTAGTAGCGACACCTGTAAAGTTTATACTTTCTGTAGTTCCTACCTCAAGAGTTTGACTATTTATACCACTAGTAGTAATTGAAGGTGTTGTATATGTTGGTAATACAGTTGGGAATAGTAAGTCGTTAAATAAATCAACCATAGTTTTTCCTGTTAAATCGGCAACTGTCGTTCCAGCCTCTATACCTCCTACATCTGCATCCATTTCTAAAGAACTCGTTAAATTAGTATTATATATTGTGTCCGCAGTATAAGGTGTTGATGTGGTTCCTGAACCTGTTATTCTCACTCCTTCACCACCTACAGTTTCACCACCTATACCTGATGTTCCTGATGAACCTGAACTACCTGATTCTCCTGAAGAACCTGAACTTCCTGATGTTCCACTAGAACCTGAACTACCTGATTCTCCACTACTTCCTGATGAACCTGATGTTCCACTACTACCTGAACTACCTGATTCTCCACTACTTCCTGATGAACCTGATGTTCCACTACTTCCTGATGAACCTGATTCTCCACTACTTCCTGATGAACCTGACGTTCCACTAGAACCTGAACTACCTGATTCTCCACTAGAACCTGATGAACCTGACGTTCCACTAGAACCTGAACTACCTGATTCTCCACTACTTCCTGATGAACCTGATGTTCCACTACTTCCTGATGAACCTGATTCTCCTGAAGAACCTGAACTTCCTGATGTTCCACTACTACCTGAACTACCTGATTCTCCACTACTTCCTGATGAACCTGATGTTCCACTACTACCTGAACTACCTGATTCTCCTGAAGAACCTGAACTTCCTGATGTTCCACTACTACCTGAACTACCTGATTCTCCACTACTTCCTGATGAACCTGATGTTCCACTACTACCTGAACTACCTGATTCTCCACTACTTCCTGATGAACCTGATGTTCCACTAGAACCTGAACTACCTGATTCTCCACTAGAACCTGATGAACCTGACGTTCCACTACTTCCTGATGAACCTGATTCTCCTGAAGAACCTGAACTTCCTGATGTTCCACTAGAACCTGAACTACCTGATTCTCCACTACTTCCTGATGAACCTGATGTTCCACTACTTCCTGATGAACCTGATTCTCCTGAAGAACCTGAACTTCCTGATGTTCCACTACTTCCTGAACTACCTGATTCTCCACTACTTCCTGATGAACCTGACGTTCCACTACTTCCTGATGAACCTGATTCTCCTGAAGAACCTGAACTTCCTGATGTTCCACTAGAACCTGAACTACCTGATTCTCCACTACTTCCTGATGAACCTGACGTTCCACTACTTCCTGATGAACCTGATTCTCCTGAAGAACCTGAACTTCCTGATGTTCCACTACTACCTGAACTACCTGATTCTCCACTACTTCCTGATGAACCTGATGTTCCACTACTTCCTGATGTTCCACTACTTCCTGATGAACCTGAACCTCCACCAGTAAAACCCGTGACACTTACCGTATCACCTAAATTATTATAAAGTTCTAATGTTGAAGTTCCGCTTAAGTATGTTCCACCTGTTATTGTCGTTAATCCACTTATGGTAACCGTGTTACCACTATTTGAACTTAAGCTTAAATCTCCGGTACTATTATAATCTACAGTACCTCCCGTAACTTGCCAGTCAGTACCCCAAAATATCCTCCATCTTGCATTAGTGGCACTAACTCCATTATATCCTTCAACTGTTGAACCTGTCCAAGCGTTTAGTAAGTTTGTACCATCGGTTGTTGCGTTGGTGACACTATATAGCCCATCTCCCGAATTATATGAAATCGACCCCGCACTGTCAGCAGCATTAAATAAACTTTCATAATTTGGTATGACATACTGATATGTTTTATCAACTTCTCTGACGTAAACCAACATACCAATTTTTCTTCTTCCTGAAGATATCCCATCAGCCCAAAGTTTAACAGTGTCGGGTAAAAAAGATAATCCTCTTTCGACATACCTTATCGGTATGGTGTTAGCAGATAATTGTATATCTGAACCAGGACTACCGGTTAATATTAAATCTAAATCGCTTATAGTATTAACTTCCCTATAACCTCCAATATTATTAATACTAAAGTTACTACCTACATATGTTTCAGGTTGTAATGATATCGCGTCTGTATTAACTATTGACGATTTTGGAGTTCTATATTCGTATGCCATTTATTATATTTTTACGAGACGGTTCCACCTCTTAGGAATACATCATTTGAAGTGTTGTTTATCTGCATCCCAGAGGCCGCCCATGTTGAATACAGTCTATACTCTGTGTTCGTATATACTGTACCTGTGTAGTCAAGTAATCTATCATATAAAGTATTACTAGTATTAAAAGTGGTTCCGTATGAACTAGAAGTGCCATACTCTATTTGTGTAACTCTATTACTTGAACCACCTAAGGTGTTCTGTGGTACCGCAACTATATACCATGCACTTTCACTTACAGTTCCATCAGGTACTTCAAATTCATCAAATAAGTTTTGTCTAGGTCCTGATTGAGGAACCGTTGATGTGTATACCTGTGGTAATCCGGTAACTCCCGAAGTAGCATACATTTCCATCCATGTGAGTAATGAATCGTTTGTTGTTGCTGCGAATCCAGCGTTAAATCCGAAGAAATCAGGGAAAGAAATTCCTTGACCATTTAAATAACCTGATATGTCGCTACTCTTGGATGCAGGCTCGATAAATAGAAGTGCGGGTCCTAAGGCAGCCGCACTAGGTGTTATACTTGGTGTCACTGTTGCTGATGGTGTTATAGTCGGCGTTGCCGTGATTGATGGCGTTGCCGTGATTGATGGCGTTGCCGTGATTGATGGCGTTGCCGTGATTGATGGCGTTGCCGTGATTGATGGCGTTGCGGTAATTGATGGAGTTGCGGTAATTGATGGAGTTGCGGTGATTGATGGAGTTATCGATGGTGTTGCAGTTATCGATGGTGTGGCTGTTATTGACGGTGTAGCTGTTATTGACGGAGTTGCGGTGATTGATGGAGTTGCAGTTATTGATGGTGTTACTGAAGGAGTCGCGGTTATTGACGGAGTGGCTGTTATTGATGGTGTTGCGGTGACTGATGGTGTTGCAGTTATCGATGGTGTTGCAGTTATCGATGGAGTTACTGATGGTGTTGCAGTTATCGATGGTGTTGCAGTTATCGATGGTGTGGCTGTTATTGACGGTGTAGCTGTTATTGACGGAGTTGCGGTGATTGATGGAGTTGCAGTTATTGATGGAGTTGCGGTGATTGATGGTGTTACTGAAGGAGTCGCGGTTATCGATGGTGTTGCAGTTATCGATGGTGTTGCAGTTATCGATGGTGTTGCAGTTATCGATGGAGTTACTGATGGTGTTGCAGTTATCGATGGTGTTGCAGTTATCGATGGTGTTGCAGTTATCGATGGTGTTGCAGTTATCGATGGTGTGGCTGTTATTGACGGTGTAGCAGTTATTGACGGAGTTGCGGTGATTGATGGAGTTGCAGTTATTGACGGAGTTGCGGTGATTGATGGAGTTGCAGTTATTGATGGAGTTGCGGTGATTGATGGTGTTGCAGTTATCGATGGTGTTGCAGTTATCGATGGAGTGGCCGTTATCGATGGTGTTGCTGTTATCGATGGTGTTGCGGTTATCGATGGAGTTGCGGTGATTGATGGAGTTGCAGTTATTGATGGTGTTGCGGTTATCGATGGCGTTGCAGTTATAGACGGTGTTGCCGTTATCGATGGTGTTGCGGTTATCGATGGAGTTACCGATGAAGTAGGTGTAGGAGACTCTCCTGGTGTTACTGAAGGAGTCGCGGTTATCGATGGAGTTGCAGTTATCGATGGTGTTGCAGTTATCGATGGTGTTGCTGTTATCGATGGTGTTGCGGTTATCGATGGAGTTGCAGTTATCGATGGTGTGGCTGTTATTGACGGTGTAGCAGTTATTGACGGAGTTGCGGTGATTGATGGAGTTGCCGTTATCGATGGTGTTGCAGTTATCGATGGTGTTGCGGTTATCGATGGAGTTACCGATGAAGTAGGTGTAGGAGACTCTCCTGGTGTTGCTGTTATCGATGGAGTGGCCGTTATCGATGGAGTGGCCGTTATCGATGGAGTTGCTGTTATTGATGGAGTTGGTGTTGGTGATACACCAATATTAACGGTAGTGGTAGTACCACTGCACGGTCCCGCATCACTAACAACTATATACACACTATTAGTGTCGTCATCTAAAAAAGTAATTCCGTTTACTAACTGGTTTCTAGTCACTCCAGTTATAAAGTTTGCGGGAATCTGTGAAGTGTGGTATATATCCAAGGTCGATATGTCCACACCCACACTTGTACCGCTTAATGTTACTTCTCTTTGCGCCATCCTTAAACCTTTTTATTTTTTATATAAATAGTGGTTAGTTTTAATTTGTACCACATTATTTTACCTATAAAAATATTTTTTTATTTAATTTCACCTACAGATAATAAATCATAAGCCACAACATTTACCGAACCTTCGACATTTAATTCGCAACTTATTTGTCTAGAGGTACCAACGACCGTAAGAGTACAACTATATACGGGTTGAGTACTCGATGGAGTCGGTGTTAAAGTAACTGTTGGGGTTGATGTTGGGGTCGCACCTGGAGTAGCGGTTAAACTAGGTGTAACCGTTATAGTTGGAGTTACTGTAGGAGTTACTGTAGAGGTGGGTGTTGGTGACACGGGACCTATTCTTCCCGCACAATTAACATTTATTTCTATTTCAACCTTTAGTTCAATAAATGCACCATTTAATGGGTCTATATCACCCTCACAATCACCTTTTACCGTAAATATATTATTTAGTAAATCCGTGGTATATGTAATTCCACTAAATTGTGATAACATTCCTTGAACTATAGTTTCCCATTCATTATCTGAAGGAACATCATTTAAGGTATATCCAGTATAAAATGCGTTTTCTATAGTTTGACCTACACCATAACTACCCCCTGATATCGTGAGAACTCCAGTAAACACCGCGCTTTCTAAGTAACATCCATTTCCTGGTTGATTTAAATCTAAGAAAGCCTCGTTTAACATTTCATAAAACCCTCTCTTACCTTCTGAACTGGTTACAAACTCTTGCTCACATAAAGTATTAATTACGTAGTCATCAACGTTTTCATCATTACAGGTTATTGAAACACTCTTAATTATTGAACAACCTTCACTATCTACAATTGTTGCCGTATATGTACCTCCTGAAAGACCTGTTAAATATAAACCTGTCTGCGAAGTAGGTACATTAGCTGACCACGTAATTGTGAATGGTGCGATACCATCTGTTATAGTTAAACTTGCAGTTCCATCATTACCTGAAACACATGGTGTACTATATAGTACTGCCTGTACTCCTCCTGTCCCTTCTAATATAGTAAAGTACTGTGTTACTGCACATCCTTCATTATCCGTAACAACAACTTGATACGAACCCTGAGGTAAGTTATTTACTAATTCAACATTACTTAAAGACCCAATATTGTTAGAAACTACAGTTCCATCACTAATTTGTGATACCACATAACTAAGTGGATATTTAATCTCAGTAGTACCCGATGAAACCTCTATATTTACCTCTCCATTTGACTGTCCGCAAGTTGTTGCGGTTAATGATGTCGCAACAGTAAACTTATTCTCATTTAATATTGTGGCAGTGTCAGTATATTTACACCCATTAATTAATTCTATTCCGATTTGATATGTCCCAGAAGCAAGATTCTCAAAGGTATATGATTGATTTGTTGTTGTTACCGTTTGGATATTACCTCCACTACCCGTTAAAGTATACGTTAATGGACCTTGATTGGCATTTACATTTATTTGAATTGACCCATCTTCACCACAATCAGAATTTTCAGTTATAATACTAACCAAACTAAATCCCGCGGTTGAGGTTAATTGAACGGGTTGGTTAATTGAACATTGTCCAGCATCTTCAATTAAGATATTATAAGCCCCTCCACATAAACTATTTAACGTAAATGTTGTTGAACCGTTCTGTATTTGTCCCGTACTACCTGAGAAATAATAAGGTAAGGTACCTCCAGTAACTGTAACAGTGATTGTACCATCACAATCAAAACAAGTTGGTTGTGTTCCTACTATATTTGAAACCCCCAATAATGGTAACTGCGGTACTGTAAACCGTTTCGTTATTACACACCCATTCGCATCTGTCACAGTAACCGATGCATCCCCCGCGGGTAAATTAGATACAGATGGGGTAGTATCTAATGTTGACCAAAAATATGTAAAGGGAGGAGTACCACCTGTAAAGTTAGTAACCTCACCATACCCAGTATTTGCAACTAAACAAGGACTCGCACCTGTTATTAAAACTTCATAATCAAAACTAGCAACTGAGTTAATTGTAACGGTATCCGTTTGTCCTGTTTGTCCGTTACCGTCTACTACAATTGCGTAGTATTCACCAGGTAAAATATCACTATCTATAGTAATTATATTTTCATTATAGAATTCGTCACTAAACTCATTTCCATTATAATAAAGATATACATGATACGGATACGACAATGAATTACCTGAAATATTAATAATACCTGTAGTTAAGTTACATGTGATATCAACACCAGATATATCAACCTCAAAACAAGGGTTAACTACCACCTGTGTTGTTAATTCTCTAGCGGTAGGTAAAGTACTATCACTAATATTAAAAACGTAAGTAGTTGCAGATAAACCACTAAAATTAAATGGACCGTTACCTTGCGTTGTAGGTATAGTCCCTGGTGAGGAGTTAACTATTAAGTAAGGGTTAGTTCCCCCCTCTACATCAAGATATATTGACCCGTCATCACCACAGTCAGGGGTTCCTGAAAAAGTCACACTTAACGGTCCTTCATCACAATTGGGTGTACATTCAAAACTTGTAACGTCAATACCTGAATAAGGTAATGTAGTGTTTACGCAAAATACAACTCCTAAACTTGAACCTCTTTGTGTGACTCCACAACAATCCATAAATTCATAGTTACCATTTGTTGTACCTGAAACACAATCAGGAACAACAGGTGGAGTCGGGGTAGGTGTCGGCGTTATAGTAGGTGTCGGTGTTGGGCTTGTGGGGATGTTAGCCGATGCATAACATATAGCACCTGAATCCATATCAATAACTTGATATTCAAAACAAGTCCCAGTAATAAACGACTCAACGTCAAATTGAAATGGGAAATCACTATATGTTAGTGAAGACGCAACGTCTGTATATGTTGTTACATCACAATCTTTTACACTAACTGTATAATTACCCGGATTTGGGTCTGAAACTCCTAATGATATGTTTACTATTTGACTCATGATATTATGAACAACCACTACTTGATGAGAAATCGAATGATATAGTTGTAAGAAGATTTTGGTTAGTTCTACTAAATACCATTGAGTTTATATTTGCACATCCATTTGTACCTGAAAGGAATGATGAGCCTCCAGCGGGTATATTTTCTGTTGTTAAGTTTCCACTACCTGATAAACCACACCTTAGGTATGTTATAGATTGTGCACTAAGAGATGTGTTAGTTATTGTAACATCATTTAAGCAGTTACAGTCCGTTCCACCACACGCAGTTGTCGAATCCGCACTTTCCAACCATGAAGTACCTACAGTCGTATTTTGATACGTCTTCATCGATGAAGTGTTACCAACTATAGTGAAACAAATTCCATCGAATCCATCAGTTACTATTATATTATTTTGTGCTCCACCTAAGTAACCACCCGCACCTCCTAACAATTCAGGCGCCTGTATTATATCTGACAATTGTACAACTCCACCACCCAATGAACTACCCGATACGAAATCACAGGTCATGTAAACAAGTGCGTCTAATTTACTATTAGTAAGACCCCCTACCGTTGTCCCTGTATATGTATCACAACTTCTTAAGACAACATACGCTCCAGAACATTTAGCACCAGGCGTGTCGGGCTGACAACAAGATGTTCCGTTTGAACTGTGGAATTTTAACAATGCGGTTTCGTCGTAAGTTGGGTCATATACGTAACAGTCTTCAAAACTTACATTTTGACTTGCAGTGTTAGTTACGGTGTGTGTGAATTGTAGGTATTCATCACCCGTTCCTGTGGGGTCTACAAATGGTATAAGGTCATTATATTTTGTAGGCGCTGCCATGAGGTCGCCAGCACCATAATTTTCCTCAAAACATGCGACATATGTATGTACACACCAATATGTTTGACTTTGAGATGATAAGCAAGTATCACAGTCGAGATATGTATTTTGTGTCGATGGTGTATTGGATGATGTAAATGGTGCAACATTACCTAATGTGTAACATATACTATCTAAGGATACTATATCTCCTGTTGTAACACTTAATGAGTCTAATACTTGTGCGTGGTTAAGGACTGTAAGACCTGAGAAGTTGTTTTCACAACAAGGCGTTAATAAGAAAGAGGTATACGAAGGTGGTGAACTTGTTGGTGTAATTGTTGGTGTAACTGTTGGTGTAATTGTTGGTGTAACTGATGGAGTATTACTAGGAGCAATACATTCATTCTCGACTATACAATCATCACAGTTATCATAATACTCTCCAGCGGTGAATACCGCATTGGTAGCTCCGGCTGGGTATGACTCGTCATATGTTACTCTCTTATAACAATTATTTATTATGAAATCCTGATTTCCTCCAAATTGGAAAGTTATTGCTCCTGTTTCTCCCAATGCTGGCCCATTACTCATATTGGTAACATTATAAACTAACCCATCACAACATCCGCTTAATGAAACGTTATTCTCCACACATGCGTTACTAACCTGACAAGTATTACAATCCGTGTAAGTATTATTGGTCCCAAAAAGATTTGGGTATCCCGCAGTTGTATTGTAATACTCGGTATAACTTGAGTTATATTCTATCCTCTCAAAACATTGGTTCGTTTCAAGCGGACTCTCTCCTGTGATTGGTGTGATTATATCTCCTATATCCGGTATTGGAAATGTCAGGTTAAATGTCGTGCTCGTTCCCGTGAATATTGTAAACTCTCCCACTCCAGAACAACATCCACTAAACGAAAACGCATTTATAGGAGCCGCAGGTGGTGTTCCTGACGGCGTTACGGTTATAGATGGAGTTGCGGTTATTGACGGAGTTGCTGTTATTGTTGGAGTTGCAGTTATCGATGGAGTGGATGTAATTGACGGAGTCACAGTTATTGACGGAGTTGCCGTTATTGTTGGAGTTGCGGTTATTGTTGGAGTTGCGGTTATTGTTGGAGTTTGAGTTAACGATGGAGTAACACTATTAGACGCACCAGGTGTTGCGGTTATTGATGGAGTTGCAGTAATTGATGGAGTTGCCGTAATTGATGGTGTAGTAGTTACTGATGGAGTTACGGTAATTGACGGAGTGGTAGTAATCGAAGGAGTCGCACTTATCGAAGCTCCTGGCGTCGCGGTTACTGATGGAGTTGCGGTAATTGACGGAGTGGTAGTAGGGGTAGGGGGTCCAAACTCTAAATCACAATCTAAAAAAGTAGGTATACATGAAGAACACTTACCATAGTATAAGTTATTAGGTATTCCACTTAAGTCGGTAGGGTCAGTATTTACAACTAAAGAGGTTATTTCATAACATACTCCATAATATAAAATACTATCGTCTATTGGTGTGTCGGTTATTAGTGTATATAAGTGTCCCGAACCTGCATCACATCTATCCCACCGATAACAACTTTGGGATGGGTCCGACATTAACGATGAGATAAGTAAATTTGCCTCTTCACACGTTTCACAATCAACATACTCAATAAATGTACAATCGTCTCCATTTATTTCATCTAAAACTTTATTAGTATCTTCATTAATGTAATAACACCCATTATTTATATTATTACATTCAATATCCCAAATCTCACCTGAATTTAGGTGCGTAGTATTATTAAAAGTTAACCTATATTCGGATTGGTCGTTACAATTTTGTATGATATAATTTACTGATGTCATGACGTACAATTAATATTTATGTTGACTCCAGCGTTTATTTGCAAACTTTCATTAGTAAAATCATTATTACACCCTATATTAGTAACTGTTATGTTATTACCGTTGATACTATAGGATAATCCGTCCTGAGATAAATTAGAAAGAGACGTTTCTACCGCAGTCAACCACTCAGTACTAGATGGGTAATCACCACTTCCATATCCAGTGTAGAATAAATCTTTTCTAAGTAATGAACCACTAAGTCTTATATCCACATACCACAAACTTGTCAAAGTGTTTAATTGACAGTCACTTACATTATACCCTTCATTACCAACCGCACTGTTAATACTATTTATTAATGTAGTTTGTGGGTTTGTTAATCCAATATCACAACTTAAAGTTTGTGTAGTGCAATCATTACCAAGTAATTGACCTGTAAATGTACATGGAATACATGGTATCGGTACTAACTCACATCCTCTTTGTCTTCTCCATACTACTTTTTGTCTCTGTAATACATTATTTTCCATTTTTTGACCCCCCATCCATATAGTAGATGCGGGAATCATTTGTTCAATTAACTTCATCCAATAATCACCTATACCATTAGTGAAATCAATCATTTTTTGATAGGTATATTTGTTGGATGGTATACCTACGGACTCCTCTGAGTTTAAATATTTCCAATAAACTGATTGTAGTGTTGGATATCCACCTCCTTTACCGTCTGTTATTGTCTGTCTATTCCTAACATTAATCATGTTACGATAAAAGGTCTGAGCAAATTCAAAAAATGTCTTTTCTTTTGGTTTTGGGTTAATTACTGTCCAATCAATCCCTTCAGGATATGGATAAGGTGATGTTAAACCAGTTGAAGGGAACGGGTAATTATATTTTTTTGACATATCCCATATGTCGTATATAATCCCTTGTCCCATATTTAAACCTAAGTCAACATTTTTAGCATTTAATACTAATTTTTCATTATTTACCACATAATAGGCATTATAACCAGCTTCGGTATTCCTCCTTAAACCTAATTCATTATCTGTCCAAGATTTATTATTATCGTAGGTTCTTGTTAAACCAAAACCCAAATCCATATATGGAAAATCTCTAAATCTATCAAAATATTTTTGACCATAAGTAAATGGTTCTAATGTTGTCTGTATGTCAGGGTTTTGTCCTGTGAATACCGAACCTGTAGTGTCTAATACTGTAGGTGCTCTATGTTCAGGAGTCTGCTCATACCATCCCGCACCTTTTTCAAAAAATATTTCTTCACTGGATACCGGAGATTGTGGATATCCAAAACTATCAATAGGATAATCATTTCTAACAGTGTCTACGTTACTTAATGTTAGTTGAGTTGTGAATCCGGTATATGTCACCCCTTCAAAACTGAATGTGATGTTTGGGTCCAAGACCGGCGTTTCTGTAGTTTTAGTACCTCCCGTTATAGTTGCGTATTCTTCATTAAATCTTTCCACATTTATCGGACCATCAGCCAAATAAATAATTTCATTAAAATCTATTAACGCGTCGGGAGCACCGACTAATCTCATAAGTGCCTCTATTGAACGTCTTGTACCTTTAGATTTAAATAAGTAAGCAGAATTTAAAATTAAATTTCTATAATATTGATAACTAAGTTCGGTTGGTGTCTTATTTACTGTCTGTCCAGGAAATACATTAGAATCTTGGTTTCCAAATACACTACTTAAGAACTTATCATTAGTTATGGGTGAGATGTTAGTGTCCCAACCTATTGTCTGAGCCAAATTTGTTAGTAACTGAGAAGGTATATCGTTTTGTACAACATAATGAACTGAATTCATATATGATAACGCATCAATAAACTTTTTTGTTTCGTCAAAACTTCTACCATATAGTTGTAAAACCTTTTCTACATTTTTATTAGGTGTATCAAAATCTTTAAAAGCCCCTGTAGTTAAAAATCTCGATATTAAATTACTTTTATATTCATCTATCTCATCAGATATACTATTTAATTGTGTTAAATAATTATCAAACCTATTTGTTCTTATATCTAAATTCCATACCCCATCTAAACTCCATGTTATACTCTGATAAGCTTTATACACTTGTCCGTCTTGACCTTCCCTTAATATTTCAAATTTAGAAGTATAGGTTGGAACTACTAAACGATTTAATAAGAAGTCCTCAACTTCGTTAAAGTCGTCAATAAATACTTTATCAGTTTCTTGTTTATTTGGTTTTAATAAAATATTATCTACTGAAGTAGATTGACCACTGAAAGGATTTCCTTCTACTACAATTTGTACCGTCCCCGCCGATAGTTTTGGTGAGGGGTCGAAATCAACAAATTTATACTCAGTCTCTAAATCTTCAAAAAATAAAGAATACTGTAAGAAACTTCTAGTAAGATTTCTTAATGGGCTTACCTCAAAAGGTCTAACAGAAATATTTCTATCCGAATTTTCTGAGTAATCGATATCGAATGGATTTTTAAATCTGGTAACGTCAATATCAAAAGTCGTTAAACCTTCAACATCATCATAAGAAATGTTATAAGCGGTGTATCCAGTGTTAAAATCATAATAAATTTTATCTACAGATATTGCGGCCGGAAAAAAATTAACTATATTTGTTACTGAAGATGACATTCTTTTTCTTAAAGAACCATACATCGCAAAATTAGTAACCTGACTTATATCGTAATTAGGATAAACTTTAAAGTTTTTAGCTAAGACTATCTTAGACTCTTCAATACTGTCAAAGTCTAAATCATTTAATGAAATAGGATTAGAAAAGACACCAGTATCAAAAGTTCTATTAACCTTTTCAACAACATTTGTTGTGAACTCAAAATTTGACTGCGTAAGACCTCCACCCTCAACAAGTTGTAAACCAACTAAGTTGTCAGAAAATGTTCCTCTAGCGTTAGGAGGAGCCGGTGGGTATCTAAACTTATTATCGGCCATTACTGAGTGATATTAGTGAAGTTTTTACTGAAGTCTATATTGTCTCCTCTATTTTGTCTAACCTCGTATAATAAATTATTAAACTCATCTCTAATCTCATATAGGTTATATTGTTTGTAAATGTTAAGGTCGTTGTCATATAAGGTATAAACACCATCTTCAATAGATTTAGTCTGATTACCGTAAAGAGCAATCGCTAACGTATCTATATCATGCTCAGCTAATTCAATATCCAACGTTATCGGATTAAAAAATGTATTAGTGATTATTATATTTTGATTAGGTTGACCTATAAATGGAGTCGCACTCGGTTTATTAGATGGTGCACTTGCCGGTGAAACTGTACAAAACAATAAATCACTACCACTATCCACATATCTGTATCTAATAGACTTTTGTGATGAGTTAGTAAGATTAGTAACTACAGGTTCGCAATAAAATGATGATGTTATAATTCTATAAAAATTAGTAATTTTTGTACCGTCATTATTTAAATACTCTACTCTATGACCAACTAATCCTTGATTAATAAATCTATTCCTGTATTGAGAGGGAACATTATTTAAATCTACGATTATTCCTTTTACGTTAGGTAATGACGATAATACTCCACAATCGGTAATTGTGGTTCGTATCTCCACAGGTCTGATATATAAAGTATATATACCTATTTGATTAAATTCATCCGCAGGTAATTTAAGGTTATATAACCCCCCTAATATCTCAAGGTCGGCATTTCCTCCTGTATCCGCGTTATGAAAATAAGGTGTTAATACTTCCGCAGCATTTAAAGTTTTTAACTCGAAGTTATTGGTCACATCCCTTGACGGGGTATAATTTAATATTATTTCCACGTCCTCAGGGGACATGTCTGCTGGTCTTGTTGTTCCGTATGTTCCTAAAGCCATTTTACAATTGTTCTTTTATTTTAAAGAAACCGTACCCATAAGATACTAAGTCTCCGATGTTATCAACTTCTCCGAGTCTCTGTATTCCTTCGAACGCAGAATTTTTACCTCTATCAATAAATATTTGGGATTGTATTTCCGGTGAGGAAACTACACCAAATAATACTTCTTCTTTAGTAATTGGGTCTGCAACAATCATGTTGTCGGTTATTCCACTAGATTCTATAAAAAATAAGGTCTTACCGTTAGGGTAATCGTAGTACACTACATCTTGTATTGTATATGCAGTATACTCATCTGTTATCTCCGTAACTCTACCATAATCTTCATTATTCTTTTTTACGACAACCGAAGTATCATACTTTGTAGGTCCGTAAAGTTTTAAATTATTAAGTTGTGAAGAAGTAAATCCTGTTATAGTAAATGTCTCGTCACTTGTTTGAGCACTTACAGTATTTTCTGAGTCCCCCGTAAAAATAAAATTATAATTAATCGGAATATTAGCCCAATTACCCCCTTGTTGAGTAAATGTTATAGTTTCTAAGGGATTTGTTATAGTGACTAATGTATTAGGTATCGACACTCCTTTAACTATATTTGTCACACCCCACGGATTATTTTGTGTTAACTTTATTTTATACGATAAAGTTAATGGCGGATACTCATGTTCCATATAATTTGGATAAATCGCAGTAAAAGGTTCCACAGTACCATCCCCCCAATCTATAGTGTATGTAGATAGTTTTAAAAACTTTTTTAATTGGTCTGATGTGTTATATAATTTGATTTTAAAGTGGTTGGATGGGTCTCCACTAACTATAAAGTTAGATACCACATCTTTTTGTAAGACAAAACCATCAAATGCTGAGTAGAATCCCATATCATCAAAAGTCTGATTAAAAACAATAGGTATTGTTAAATCTGTTAATAAACTGTCTCCGTTAGTCCCTCCACTTAATATTTGTGTCATAGCAGAATAAACTCCAAACGTATTACCACTATACGTTTGCTGAACAACATCACTTTTAAGTGATTCTGGAGATATTTTTATGTAGTGTATATCTTCGTTCATGACGGATTTACATATTCATACCAGTTTATTGGTGTTACCGTACCGACCCTGTTTTGAGTGTTCATATTAATAACATCATATTCATAATTTTCGTAATCAATATTAACTTGGTAGTAAAAATACTTAGAACTTTCAAAATTAAACTTCTGAGATAATGCAGACTGTCGAGTATTCATCATCCTAACAAATTGTCCAGTTTTAGCGTTAAAAAACTTAGCACTCATATAAAACTTATCTATATCGATATAATTCGGATTTTTTAACCAATAAATAAAGTATCCTTCTTTATCACCAACATAATCCAATAAAAAATTAGGCATCTTTATCTGCGAATCAGAAGGTGCCACCGCAGTAGACGCAGTATTAGGAGGTAAATTTCCTGCATTATTGTTTATTTCCCCACCACTTCCAGGTGGTTGGAATGATGCTGATGGTGTTGGTGATGGGGGTGTTGGTGTAGGTGTAGGCGTTGAACTGATTGATGGTGTTGGAGTCATCGACGGGTTTATACAATCGCAATTTCCAAGCGTAAAATCACTAAAATCATCTATTATATCATTAGGGGGTGCGTCCGGTATAATATCATCACCTATACTAATTATTTCAAAACATGTTCCCTGATAATCTATTGTATAATTATTTTGAGGCCATGATAAAAGTTCATTAACGATTTGAACATCAATATATTTAGTTAACGAAACGCTATTACAGTTTAAAAATGTCGTCTCATAAGTATCGGGAAAAAACAATATTACATCATTAATTTTTGATGTAGATGGTGTAGGTGTAGGTGTGGGCACATAGTAAAGTGGGGCCGCAAGACCAAAATCTCCACCACCTGGTAATATGTCTGGAATTGTTGGTCCCGAAACATATGGGTTAGATATCGGAGGTTCCGTTCCGGATAATCTAGTTAATCCTTGTTGTGTAGGTAATATAATGGTTAAATAAAGTTTTTGTGTCTCACTATTGTCAGTATCATATAAATCTAACTTAAAGAAACTATTTTTATATGAGTTAGCATTATAATATATCTCACCCTCAGTAAAGCAAGTTCCTGTGAAATTTGGGTTATCGGTAAACACATAGTCACTTGTCCATAAATTGACGTTAGATGGATTAGTTGCTCCTACATCAATACTTCTATCGAAAAAACTAAATTTGTGGTTAATACTAGTCTGTAATATATTATCTTTGTACCAATCTTTGTGAGTAAATCTTGTTAACTCAAAGTCTTCAATAGGATTTATTACTTTTTCTAAAGTCTCTTCTTCAAACTTATCCACCAAATCATCTCTACCTAATAAATCGGTATCAATTTGAATGGGTATGTTTATATACCTATCGTTAGGTGATATTTTAATTCTATATTTATTCACAGTAGTCATTTATTGGGGCGAATGAAATATTACTATTGTTAATATTTCTCTTCATAGGAGTTAGTAAAAATAGTATCTCACTAAATGGGTAGTGACATCCATTTAAAAAAGGATTATCTAAACCATTACCGTCACTGTCTTTATATCCATATGGGTATAAATCTCTCCATCTCCATTGTTTTTCATATTTAGATAAAAAAGCGTAATCCGGAACTAAATCAACTGAATTTTCATCTCCAAGTTCAATATAGTCCGAATACACTCTTATGGGTACTGAATAATGTGGATTAAAAGCATATCCAGAAGGTAACGTATTAATACTGTTATTATCAAATACTTGTGGGTTATACGATATCTTGTGACTTATGTTAGACAATACAACTTCTTTTTGATTATACTTATTAAACTCACATATACCACCCATTAATTTATGACCAATTTCTAAATTTTCATTATAATGAAATGTATTTCCATTTTTAACGTAACTTCCGTTTGGTATGTCGTCTCTATTAGATGTGTTGTTTATATCCCACCACTCGTCTATTTCATCTTCTAAAAAGTTTAATTCCCATCCGACCTGCACTCCCGTATTATTATTACTTACGTAAGGGTTATTAAACCAACCCATATAACCTTTATTTAGAATAGTTACAAACAATTCAGTTATAGGTCTATCTAAATTATCCCTAAGTGAAGATATATCTATATCTTTATCAAAAGAAAACCCTACTGTAGTATTACCATCTTTAATTGAAACTCTCTGCACATTATTTGGTGTTAATGCCGAATACTCCAATTGTTTTTTAACGGGAAAAGGGTTAGTTTCATATGCCAACTTAGTAATATCAGCATGAGTATTTTTAGTTAAAACTTTATGACACCTAACATAATATTCTGAGGTAGTCTCTTCTTTATTATTTATATCTGTAACTTTTTTAAAATTACCTGTAGCGTAGTTACCAAAAAGTGGGTCAGTAAATCCATAATTAAATATAGAAAAAACTTTTTCCTGATTTCCGTAGTACAAATCACCTATTTCATAAACTTCAAAATATCGTTTACCATTTATTTCGTCTTTAGTGTAAATCCAATCACCAAGAGATAAGTTATGTTTAAATCCACAATAAAACGTAATAAGATTTTTCCCCCTGTCTTGTGTGTTAAGTATATAATACGGTACCCCTTCACTAACTACAAAATTATTTACCGAAGTTCCACTTTCAAAGTTTACAGTCTGTCTTAAATTTTGGTCTGTTTTATTTTCAGATGCATATGTGACATACGAAACCCAATTATATGACGAAGCGCTTTTATTTATAAATGGTATGTGACCTTCAATACCTCTAGTCCTAAAAAAAGTAAATTCGTCATATTGAGGATATCCTTTCCATTCACCTCCAAAAGTGAGAGTATTTAAAGTATCTGTATAGTATAGAGAGTTTCTAAATGGTTCGTAACTTGTTTGACCGCTAACAATATTATTAAATATATTAACTATCTTTCCAGCAATTCTAAATTTACTTGAATTTTGTCTTTCGTAGTTAAACCTTTCTTCTAAATTAAGTATTTTAGACCTTTCACCCTCTATAATATTTTTATTATTTCCTTGTAAATTTACATTTATTAATAAATCAGTATTAGACGCACCGGCAAAACGGTCCTCTCCTCTAACAATTCTAATATCTGAATTTTTCTTATTACTCATCTTGAGCGAAAATGTATTTTTTTATGTATCTATTCATCGCACTTTTACCCCTTTTAAGACCAAAATAATAGTAAAAGGGTCCACCTACTTTAAAGTTACCACCATTCACATCATTCGTAGGGTATGAGTCGTATTCAGGGTCTGTCGAGCTTCTGTTATAAATATAACCAAGACCATATCCTGAATTAGGTTTCATATATGTACTATTGTTATTATAAAAATCATCTCCTTGGTATTTAGAGTTGAATATATATTCAGTATTCCATGAGTTATGTTGGGTCCCAAATAATCCATTGTCATTTACGTTCCACATATAATACGGAACTACTTGGGTATTCGAATATCCAAATGTATTTGTCGGACCTGTCGGTTCGGTTCCAAATGTAGTCACTCCATTCGTAATAACTCTCCTATTAATTGTATTCGAACTAAACCAAATACCAAATCTATCATCTATTAAAGAAATACTATCTTCATAATTACCTTCTAAAAATGGTATAACACCATACTCAGAGTTAATACCTACCATTTGAGCGTAGTCCCCATCAACCCGACTGTCAAGTGGATTTGAGAGCCCTAAAATCTGAGTCTCTCTTGAGAAAAGCATTCCCACAGAACCGTCTCCAGCACCTAACACTTGTTCCAAAAAGTTGGCGTTCGCCAAACGGGAGACTATAAATAAAATATCAATATTAGATGGGTCGTTATAACTTGTAGTTTCTATTGTATCAATTATATAACCTTCAAATTCAGGTGAAAACGCAATCTCTTTTGTGAACTCATCTCTTGGTCCTAACTCATTAATAGTTGTTGGGTACCAAATGTTTTTATCATTTTGACCGGAGTAATAATCCCTACCTGGCTCCTGACCTATAAATTGATTCGTATCATCATTAAAAGGTGTCGAACGATAAAAGAATGAGTTTGTTTCGGTATTAAAATATAATGGTCCTTGGTACCTTCTATTGACCCAAAATTGTTGGGGGTCACCACAGAAACGATACCGTTTAGGTTGATTATCTGAATTATATATGGTTTGTTTTTGAAATGAGGGCATATATAGAGACCCATTTAACCAGTTATTTTGAAACATTTGCCCAATAACTCCCTGGCATAGTGCAAACATAAATCTTATCCTTACTCTCCATTCAAAAAACATTTGTATGTCTCTAGGAATTGTAAGTATTAATCTTCTAATCACGAAACGGTAACATCCGTTAACAACTCTTTCATCACTATCAATAGGTCCAGGTAGGTCACATGGGTTAACAACTTCAAATTCCTCACCCTGTCCTTGATAACAGTTTAAAGGTACCATACCTTGACATCCGAAACTTTGTATTACTTCCGATGTTACTGAATTTGCGTCTTCTGAAGCGTCGGCAGCATTGCCAGTGTCGTCCGATGAAGTCACCACTTCTCCCTCTATATTTGTTACCGTACCCTCTTCATCTAAAAAGAATAACTGTTGTCTTAGATTTAAATGTAATCCATACCTTCTAAATTCAGGTTCGTTATTGTTATATTCAAACCTATCAAATTGGTCTCCTGTTGGTATTCTATCCGACCTAAACACTAACCTGTTGACATTAGACATATTAGTAATTACCTGTTGGTCTGATAAATTTCTAGAGAGGTATAGTGGAGATACCGTAATGATTTTCGTATCGTCAGTATTTTTTAAGTTCCTTTTATCATTATTTTTATCTGAGTATTGATACCCGCAACCTTCTATTCCTCTTTGAAACCATGGGTCCATACCTTTGTTGGGGTATCCACTACCTGGTCCGTCAGGACAATTTACCCCATTACCATCAACACCCATATAATTTTTGTAACGGTTATCATTAACTAATTGTTTATCTAAAGAAACGTATTTGTTAAAACATTCGGTAGAAAAGGATTGGTAATTTTCCCCGCTATTACCAAAATTAGCAGTATAAGATGGGTGATATAACGCTTTGGCACTAAATCCGTCTCCACCATATCCATAGTTATTAGTGTCTTCGAACTTAAGGTCATCACCCACCCACTTAAAGTGAGGTACTGGGGTTTTATTCGAATTTCTCCAAATACCGTCTTGGGTTGCGGTATTTTCACCTGTTAATACATTGGGTTGTATCGGTATATTTAAGTAGTATTCTCCTTCTACAGTTACTTCATTAGCCCAATCATCAAACTCACCCGAACTAGTCTCATATCCAAATAGTTTAGATAAATCATATTTCATCTTTTGCTTTGGACTATATGGGTCAACTCCTCTTGTTGCAAATACAATAACTAAATCATTTTCGTTAGTATTACCCTGTTTATAGAAGTGACTTACCGTCGCTAAGTTATGGGCATCTCCATCAGTTTGGTCATTTTCCTCACATTGGTAACCCACCTTATAATCTAAGAGATACCTCCTAAGTAATCCGTTAGTGGTTCCAGTAGTTATAGAGTTAACCTCAGACCTAGTCATACCTGTTATAACTTGGAAGTACTCTACTCCCGCCTTATATTTATAACTTGTAGTTGCACCAGTATTTACTATAGTGACTCCCTGTGCAGTACTTGCGACACCATTAGGTTTCAAATATTTTATATCTATAGTAGTGTAACCATTTTCATTATAATTTATGGAATTACCCGTAAGACCATTATTATTAAACTGATTACCGCTAGGGTAACGATTAACGTTAGGGTCTGAAATGGTAGACGGGTCATTAAAGGTAAATAACTGTCCTGGTATTACTACACTACCTGGGTCCAATACCATAATAAAACAACTGTCTGTCCATGGCGTAGATGCGTTATATCCAAAGTGGTCGTTTACTGTCCTAACAAGCATTCTGTTAGTTGTTGATGGACCGAAGTTTTGGTTACCGTTATCTCCGAAGTACATATGTCTTCGGTTCATAAGATTTAAAGCTTGAGCCCATGTTGGGTTAGGTGAAAATCTCCATCTAGTTTTGCTCGGAGGTTCATTTGGCCCGTCTTTATATATGGGATATACAGGTGATTTATACCATTCGGGTTGGTCCCTTTCTCCATCTTTATCAGTTTCTAGTTTTATTTGGTTTTTATAAAATCCAGGACCACTGTTACTGTCATATCCACTACTTAAAAATCTACCAGTCCATGGAGACATAATGGTTGGTGTAGATGTTCCGTCAACATTCGCATTACACGCGTTTACCTGATAAGACTCACTCCAAGTAATATCCGCAATTGGTCCAAATGTTAGCTCATCCGCTAAGTCATTTAACTCTTGACTATCTTCTTCTGAAACACTATCAGAACTACAATTACAAGTCTCACAATCAGGATAACTAATCATAGGTAGTGAAATGTTTTTAAATGGATTTTCTTTAGGTAGTGGTTCGATTAATGCACTTTTACAATCTTCCCTACTTAGTCTCCTTGAGAAAATGGATATGATAACACACATCACATATATAATTCCATTTATAATTGCTATTATAATATTTAGTATGGCCCTTACTATCGGATATAAAACAGCCAAAACATGCATTAAAATTATTAACGAAATAAATGAAGGAACTAAAATAGTGATAAGATAATTAAATAAAAGTATAAAAAAGTTACCGTTTCTTTGTGCGTCATTTATGGGTGGTTTATTAATTTCTGACTGACACGTTTTATCGTTAATCTCTTTTATCCCAAGATGTTTTATTCTATTAAACCCCCATTTAAATCTGTCAATATGAGACGCAACTGTATAAACTTTATTAAAATTAAACTCATAAAAACTATCATCACAATTAATAGCCGCGTTCTTATCGTAGTAATCATCCCAATTCAAAGAAAATGAATACGATTTATTCCATGTCTCTTCATCAGGTCTATCGTTAACGGTCGTTCCTGTCCATCCATGTTCTTTTATGTTGGGAATTAAGTAGTTCGCTCTTATTATTTCCCCGTCTAATCCCGACTCATTTTGCCATTTTATTTTAAATCTACTTTTACTTTTAGTAGGGATTCCGATAGATGGGTCTATTGATATAATTTGTTCCCCGAATTCATTAGTTATTACATAGTCTAAATTCATCGGAAGGTCAATTAACCACGTACCGTTATCGTCAATTATATTACCACCTTCTTCAAAAATAAATTGTTCTAAAATAGGATTACCTGAAAAATCGACATCCGTTGTTTGTCTTATACATAGTATTTGACCCGGACCTGTAGATAAATCACATAATTTACCTGTATCATTTTTAGGTTTACAATTCCCTTTTAAATAATCCTCATCAGTACTACTAAATATGGAGCCCATAAAAACTGCCTGTGGTTGTATTTCAATACCTAAATCTCTTAAATCGAAATCACTTCTAGTAATCCCAACATCACATAAATCATTTTCACCCCAAAATGGTGTGACATCCACTTCTTGTACGCTATTGACTATTTGTGGTAAACTTTTTAAATCTTGTGAAGCTTTAAATTGTTGTCCATTAAACTGTGTCGGAACTCCCATCCCCATCCTTATTAAGTCAGAGGGTCGTAATGAGAATTGACCTATATTAGATAGGTCTAAGTCCATAACTAACTTTTGTTGACCCAATGGTACCCCGACTATCATAAAGTCTCCTGAGTTGTTTGTTTTTACTGTGTACTTGTAATATTTCTCGTAAACGTGTAAAACTTCTTTTCGAGTTAAAACATCTTCTCGGTCAGGAAAAGTACCCGTAGGTGTATGACCTCCATACTCTTTTACGTATGGTAAAAGATTATATCTATACCCATCTTCATTTTTTGTCTGTATATTTTTATAAGGGTAAAGAGTAGATATAATATTATCATTTTGGTCAATATCATCTAATGGTACAAATATAGAAATATTTACATTAGGTACTCCAAATCCACCATTAGCAATCACTCGTCCAGTTACAACTCCATAATCCGCACAAAATCTTTCATATAAATCTTCTTGTCGTAATTTTAACGATAAGATTTCCAAAAAATCAAAATCTTGCTCTATATTAAGACGTACTTCCCTGTCGACCCCAACTTTTGTTCTAAACCTATATGACTTTGACATAAAATTACTTTTAAAATAAATAGTTATTTATACTAATTTTAAAACTATTTAAATAAAAGTATATGGAAGAAAATTATGAGAAATCTACGTTCTTCAATTGTTTTATTCTAACTTTGATATCTTTTTCAGGAAACTTTACCTGATATATCTGATTTGGTTGTGCAAAAATAGTATCATCAATTAATTCAATTTGTTTAGTGTTTTTGTCCAAATATCTTTGTGAAGTTTCTGAAGACGAATATTGACCCCCAGTTTTATTAAAAACTTTTAAATCCGCCAATGTACTAACTCCAGGAATATCTTGTATTAATCTCCTTATGTCGGATATATTTATGTTCTTACCTAATAGATTAGTCGATGGTGACATATATGAATTAACACTATCAACTATACTCGTTATTACTTGTCCTTGATTTTCACTAGATTCCATTGACACTGAAAATACAAATTCTAAATCAATTACTTGAGCACTTCTTACTGAAATATAATCATTAATCATCCTGTAATTAGATAAATAATTTGCAATATTTTGTTTTAATGTATTTGATACGTTACTAGTTAACTTACCATTATCATCAAATGATAATATTTCTATTTTAATCTTATTATCCTCTTCCGTTATAGACGCCTTAGCCGGCGCTCCAAACCTACTCGGCATAGTTCTAATTAAAGAATTATAATCATTTACCGTAACGGCCCTTTTTTGTGCCGCAAAATTATAGGTAACCATATTACGCACTTCCTCAGTAGTAGGTAAGTTACCCCCACCTATCGCTGCGGTTACATTATTAGACCTTAAACTTTGAATTACATTCTGATTAATGTTAGGTGATGGTCCGTTAACCGAAAAATTAATGGTTCCGATTTGGTTGATTGTGTTTACCCCGATGTTAGAACCTATCCCACCCCCTATTCTATATTTAACAAATAGTGTAGTATTAGCCTTAACAGTTCTACCTAACCCAATATTGTTTTGATAATTTTCAAGCCTAAGCGGTATTCCTGTTTTTGCAAATTGAGCTAACTGGTCGTCAGCAGTAACTGTAGCGGAACCGAAAGTTAATTTACAATAACCCTCAGGTGTATATTCAGAAATAAATCTACTTTCAGTTTCAATATAACGACCCACTTTTATCCCTGGATTATCTGAAGCCTTTGTGGGGTCTTCAACAAATACTGTATTTTCTGCCAACGCATCTACCTCATACCATCTATCAGGTGCAGTTATAAATTCACCATAAGTAGGTGGGCTTGAGTAAGTAATACCATCTTTCTGAATTAATGATGTTATACTTATAACGTTTTTTTCAGGTAAGAAGAACTCATAAAATGGTTTAACATCATTATTATTAATTACTTTTTTAAATATTTTAGTGGTACCATTAACAACAACCTCTCGTTTAGTTATAGTATAATTAATAATTCGATTATTACTATCAAAATTCGGTATTTTAGTTCTGTTAGGGAATCCACTACTATTATATTGAGTACTAAAGTCGATATCGTCTTGGTTTTCAAATATTTGACCCGCACCTATAAACTGAGAACCTGACCTTATAATACCTAAATACCTACTGTCTTCTTGGTCTCCAAAAGCTGGAACAGTAATAGACACATCTAATAACGCAATAGAAGGTCTATTACCAGGTATTTTTAATCCATATGTTCTAGCGATATTATATATTGAAGATTTTTGTTGAGCGTATTGTAATACAGTTTCTTGTATACTTCTGTCTATATGATAATTTAAGTTGTCTCCAATAGCCGCGTTTAAATCTAAAAATACTGAGAATACGGAAGCGTCATTAAAATTATCAATGAGGTCCGGATAATACTGTCTTGTAAAGTTTATAAGGTCTTGTCTTAAACCTTCAAAATCTCTTTCCGTATATGATATTTTACGATTAGCCATATAATTTAAATATTAATTATTATAAAATCTCTACTTTCAAATGTAGTATCTTTAATAGAATAGTCTATTTTTACTTTCGCAGTATATTCATCTACCCCTTCACCTGCAGTTCTAAAAATGTCAAACATTTCATATTCAGAATTTTCGTCTTCGGTATTTAGAGTACCCGAAACATTCCTATCATCTTCACTATAAGGGGATATAGATATGTCATTAATCTGTAAATTAGGTATGTATTTATCAACTGATGTTTGTATATCTGATTTTATTGCATCAAATGTTGGTCCGTCCATTGGTTCAAAAATAAACTCATATATCCTAGTTCCAAAGTCAGGTAAGTAATATCTACTACCTTTCCTTGTTAATATTAAATGTAATAAATCCGTCCTTATCTCATCTTCGGCAGTTTTTGTCCGAGTGAGATAGTTACCATTAACACTTTCAGAAAATGGAAATTTTATACCATATGATTTATTTATTGCCATAACAATAAATATTCGATATAATATTTTTATAAATAAAACCCACCTTTTTAGATGGGTTTTATTTTATTATCCTTCACAAGCAACACATTGTAAGTCGTTGAGGTTTAATTTCTTCCTTGAGAAAGCCTGAGCTGAGTTCATCGAATGTTGATAATATAGTGTTTTTACTCCTAGTTTCCAAGCGTCAATTAACAGTTTATTTATATCTTTTGTTGGCATATCAGGTGAAACCATTAAGTTTAATGACTGTGATTGGTCAATATAGTCTTGTCTGATAGCCGCTTGGTTGATTATGGACGCTTGATTTATTTCGGCAAATGTTCTAAATACATCTTTTTGCTCTTTAGTTAAAAAATCTAAGTGTTGAGCTGAACCATCTCTTTTCTTAATACTGTCCCACACTTGTTTGGTATCTTTACCTAACTCTTGTAATAGTTTTTTAAGTACCGGATTTTTAATAGTAACTTTTAATTTAGCAACGTCTTTAACATAACAATTAGACCATATAGGTTCTATTGATTGTGATACTTGTCCTAAAATAAACGCTGATGAGGTAGTAGGTGCAATTGCATTTAGAGTAACATTTCTTCTACCATAACCTTCAAGATATTCAGGTTCTCCAAAAATTTTAGCCAAGTCTTCAGAAGCCTTATATGACTTTTCTTTTATCAATTTAAAAACTTCTACATTAAGTTTAGCGCTTTCTTTAGTGTCAAAAGGTAAGTTTTTAGATTGTAATAGTGAGTGCCAACCTAAAACACCTAAACCTAACGCTCTTTGTCTTTTTGCGAAGTTATATGCCTTCTCCAAATAAAAGAATCCTCTTTTACCTTCTATAGTACCATCGTCTCTAATATTTTCAATTTTTGTTAAAAATTCACTTACAACGGCATCTAAAAAGAAGGTCATTATCTCAACCGCATCTGTATTTTTCCACTCATCATAATGAAGTACATTCATGGATGAAAGAACACATACGAATGACTCCTCATCTGAGTTATGTAAAGCTATTTCCGAACAAAGGTTAGAGTTATAAATTTTAGCACCTTTATCTCTATAAACATCGGGAGCTTTATTATTCATAGTATCGTTAAACATAATATAAGGATATCCAATTTCCCCCCTTCTTTGTATTACTTTAGCCCAAATCGCTCTTTTTTCATTATCCCCACCTATCATATCATTCATAAACTCATCAGTAACAGTTACCGCATGTGTTAAGTCCTGAATAGGAAAACCTTCGGTACCAATTTCTAAAAATTCCATAATATCAGGATGTTCTACAGGTAAATATGGAGAGAATCTACCTCTTCTAGTAGACCCCTGTGAAATATTATCGACAACACTTTCAAATAAGTTCATAAAATGAACTGAGCCTGGAGCATGTCCATTGTCTGTAATCTCAGCACCTCTTTCTCTAATATTACCAAAGTAACCTGAGGTACCTCCACCCATTTTACTCATTTCGCCCACTTCTGCTTGTGTATATAATATTGACTCTATGTTGTCACATATATTTGACCCAAAACAACTGACAGGTAGACCTCTTTTTTTACCAAAATTAGCCCAAACAGGTGAAGATAGTGAATACCATCCTCGACCCATATATTCATAAAATTTATCCGCGAACCCTTCAATTCCTAGTATTTTTTCAGCGTGATTAGCTATAGTGCGAATTCTATCTAACGCCTCTTCTCCGTCACTAAGATATCCTCTACGAAGAAAGGTAATGGACTCCTCATTTATCCATTCAAAATTTTCTCTATTTTCCATTTTAGTTATATCGTTTTAAAATAAATCGTTTGATGTGATTGATTTTGATTTTTTACTATAGTTAATACTTCTTTTATTAAAGAAGTCTGTGTGTTTTGTAGTTAAAATCTCATCGTCAAACCATTCCGTGGTTTCTAATATTGTTTCATTAACTTCAAAAACACTATCAATACCAATTGAATTTAAAGATACATTAAATCTGTGTTTAATAAACTCCAATGTTTGTTTTTTAGTGAGAAATTCTAAGTCTCCCTCTTCAAAAATCCAATTTACCACTTCTTGCTCAGCCTCATACGCTTCGTGAGTTGAGATTATTAAATCCTCCACTAGTTCTTGTGTCCACCAATCGGGGTTTTCTTGTTTGATTAAGTTAACCAACTCAAATCCAAATTCAGCGTGAATATTTTCTTCTTTCGATGTCGCTTCAACCGCATTACTAATCCCTTTCAATTTGTTTTTATGTTTATTAAATGACATAATAACTAAAAATTGTGAAAATAATGATACATTTTCAATAAACATAGAGAACAATACAATCGATTCAAAGTATTCTTTGTTTTCTACCGCTTTTGAGTTAGTAATAGATTTTTCTAAGTATTTAATTCTTCTTCTAATTGCGGGTACTTCAAGTAAATTTTCAAATTTTTTATTTAAACCTAAAAGCTGTATTAGGTGTGAATAAGCATCCGCATGTCTAACCTCTGATTCCGCAAAAGTAGCCCCTACACTTCCAATCTCAGGTTTAGGCATTCTTTTGTATATGTCACCCCAAAATGTTTTAACTGCAATTTCTATTTGTGATATTGCTAACATAGCTCTTTCAACTGCAGATTTTTCTTTCTTATTTAAATGGACCTTATAGTCTTGTATGTCGGACGTAAAATTAAATTCTGTGTGAACCCAATATGAATGTCTTATAGCGTCTACATATTCATTAAGATTAGGGTAATCATATGGTTTTAGATTTGTTCTTTTAGAAAAAATATTGGGTCTACTTTTTGAACGGTAAATGATGTACTCTTTCGCAACGTCATTCAAACCATTATCCATTAATTTATTTTCCACCATGTCGTGTATTTCATCAACATGAGGAACGTGTTCTTTATTATTCCTAAAAATCGCTTTAGTGGTTAGTCTAGCGATTTTTTCAGCCATTTCCTCATCTACCATTTCGATGCTTTTCATCGCCTTTATGACCGCCCTTTCAATTTTTTCAGAATGAAATGGTACTTTATCTCCACTTCTTTTTACGACATAGCGTATATCTCTATCAATTTTATCTATTAATCTTTCCATTTTTATAATAATTTTAGGGTTTATTAATTACTCTCCTTTTGTTTTTTTCTATCAAGGAGTTCTTTAATTCGTTTCCTATTGTTTTCTTCTTTTTGTTCTTCCAAACCTAAGAAGGTTACACTTTGTTCAGTATCTATAACTAACATCTCGTTATCAAATTTACAATTTTCAAACACAACACCGTCTTTCCCAATTCTAGACTTAGTGATGGCGATTGTAGCTAAATTCATTTCTTTTTGCTGTAAGGATTTCGCGACAGAAATAATTACGTGCCCTACTTGAGCCTTTTTAATCGAGCCTCCCATTTGGTCAGTAGTAACCACATCAGAAGATATAGAACTTCTATTACCTTGGGTTGCTGTCCATCCTACCAAATCCAATTCGTGACACATCGATTCAAATCCTCTCATTACTGAACCCTCACTTTTCCACTCATCACCTAAGTTTTTGTCAGGAACTACACAATCAATATAATCTAGTACTACCATGTCAACTTTATTACCTTCTGCAGTCATCTTACGAATTTGATTTTTAATCTGATTCATAGTAAGTGTATCTGACGGAAGTTTCTTTAAGATTAACTTATTTGGTGTATTTTCACGAATATCTTTAATTTTGTCCATGACTTTGTCCTTATGTAAAGACAATAAATCAGGAGCTATTTCAGTCCATAACGTAAAATGTTTTCTTTGTATAATTTTAGGGTTATCCTCAAAGAATATCTGAAGTACGTTATAACCTAAATTAAATGCGTGGTTAGAGATTTTAGTTAGGAGGGTGGATTTTCCAACACCTGTAGGTGCTAATATAACTCCCAATTCTCCTTTCGCCATACCTCCTTTCAAAAGGTTATCAATACCTGGTATACCCATAGGTATCGGATGTCTAAAATCTTCTTCTAAAACGTCATCTAAGTTAGCAAAAACATCTGCAGTTCCAGTGTCTACCTCACCAACTTGTAATGCTTCTCTAACCATTTCCTCCAAATGGTCATAACTCTCAAAATCACCTTTATCAATGATTTTCTGAGCCTTACCCATAACCTTTTGTAGTTCTTGTTGTTTACAGAATTTTAAAGCCTTTTCTTGTACAAAAATTTCACCTTCCGATGGGGCTTCCTTAATTTGTTCTACCATATCCAAAACCATTTTTTGAGCCATGGGTGAGGACACTTCAGACTTAATAAGTTGTTCTAAGGTGTTGTAAGAAGGAGTATGTTCATACTTTATATAATACTCCTTAATAATTTGCATAATCAGTTTAAAGTACTGATTGTCAAAGTATTTTGGTTCAATTACATCAACAATAGACGCCGCAAAGTCCTTGTAAAGAACGATGTTATTAAGTAGTTGATTTTGAAATGTGTTTCCGAGATAACCAAAATTTTTTTCCTTAGACATGTTTATCAGTTTTTAAAATACGTGTCTTAATAAATATAATCAAACTAGGTTATATCCCGCGATTTCATATGTCAATTTGTCAGTAGAAAAAACATTAGTTAATGCCTTTAATACAGACTTCAAATGAGGTCTTACGTCAACGGTATACCTTACTTTGGGTGGGTAAACTTTCCCATCCCATATACGATGGTATATAACATCATCATTCAATTTAATGTATACGTTAAAATCTTCTGCCTCGTCCGTCATAGACGTCTCCATAATCTTTGGGTCAGCAGCAATTTGATACTCGTTATCTAACATATAGGTTATAGATTTCATTTTAAGGTCGTTATGAATCTCCTCTTGAATTCCCATAACTGTCTCGTACAACTCAAAACTATTTTTCGCGTTTTTGTTATAACTTTTAACATTATAATATCTCTGAACAATGATATTATCATTAAGAGTTAGAAGAAACTCCATTTTAGTCATTTCACTTTTTTCCTTACTCATTTTTTAATTTTTTTTAAGTTAGTTTTTTTTAAATCTTCTTTTTTCTTTTCTTGTTAGTTTCATAAATGGGGTAAGAAAATAAACCCATGCGTTGTCAGTTTTAGGTAGGTATTTGAATATTCCATCATCCATCATCATCCTCATCAAATTTTGATACCCCCTACCTTCAGGGTCAATATCTTCAGAGTAATAAAGTTCAACTAGTTCTTTCGCTTCTTCAGTTAACAAAGGTACTGATAAATCCACAAGTTTCCTATTAATAACATAAAATTCATCACCATATACCCCTCTCTTAGTTTTACCCGATAGTAGGTTTTGTAACGCTCTGTTATCCTTATCATTTTCGTGTAGTTTTTCACCTTTTTCTAAAATATCGTCAACAGAGACCACGGAATCAACTATCTCAGGGAAAAGTTTTACAAAAGTTTTTTCACCAAAATAGTAAATACCATCAATATTGTCGGACTTATCTCCTGATATAATTTTAAAAGTAGAAACATTTTGATGGGGTATTGATATATCTTTCAATTTAACTTTATCTCCGTACTTAATCATTTGTTTCTGTGTTGGAGAATATATTTGTACTTTTTCAGATATTAGTTGTGTTAGGTCTTTATCCGCAGAAAATATAGTTTTGTTTTCATCCTCAGAGATATGACAATAATACGCTATCATATCATCTGACTCATTACCATCAACTATAATCTGACGTATAAACATTTCCTCAAGATACTCTTTTACTCTTTTGAGTTGCCATTCAAATGATTGTTTTTGAATATCATTAAGTCTGTTATACCTTCTATTTTCTTTATATTCTGCGAAAATTTTCTTCCTCTGTATTGAGTTATCATTTCCGTCCCAAAAAACGATTACCTTATCATAGTTATACTCTGAAATAAATCTACGTAAAGTATTAACAAAGTGATATATACCACCAATATGGTTACCTTTATGATAATACTCACGTACTCCATGATAACCTATCTTAAATAGGTTATTTCCATCCACTAATAAGGTCTTAGTCACATTAAAATACTTAAAGAATTAAACTTTCTTCTTCCAACTTAAAGTCACTACCTGTACCAATAATATCTTTCCAATATTCAGAGTTTTCAGATTTATACTTTTCGATAGATTTTTTTTCCTCAGAGGAATCCTTTCCGGGTAAAAACCCGTGAGCAGTAACTAATATTCTACCGTCTTCATAACCTAACCCATTAATGTGGTTTTTCATAACTGAGACCTTAGTTCTAGTTGCAAATTTTACTTTTCTTTTATCTTTAACCGCAGTTATCTTTGTAGTACCCGCATTTTTTTGATTTCCAAAAAGAAAAACTAATGATGAGTTTAACCAAATAGCCTCTCCTCCTTTAGCTTTAATCTTAGGCTGACCAAAAGGATTATCTGGAAGTTCAACCCATGGTTGGTTAACAATTACTAAAGTATTTTCGTGTTTTGAATCTGACCTACGAGAACCTGATATTCTTTGGTTTATTCCCATACCTATCTTATCTGCCAAAACTGCCGCATTATGTTGCTTACCACCTTTACCGTCATATGTCATCTTACATGGAACTGAACCAACTGAATCCCATAAAAATAGTAAGTCATAATCCAAATCTCCACTACTTTGAGCATCTAACAATTCATTAATAAAATTAGTAATTTGTTCAATATATTCAAAGTTATTATTAAAAAGGAAAAATCCATCCCAATCTAATTCTCCCGTTTCTTTATCAACAACTTCTTCACATTCAAAACCCATAAGTTTTGCATGCTCAAAAGACCATTTCTGCTCTGTTATTATAAAAACAGGGAGTATACCTTTTTTTTGTGCGTCAACAGCAGCTTTAACAAGTGCTGTAGTTTTTCCTGTATCCGAGTGACCTAAAAACATATTAAGGTGACCCATTGCCGGTCCAGGTACCCCTACTGCATCTAAGAAATCAGTACCTAAATCATAAAACCTTTGCGGTTTAAACTTAGCTGATGAAGAAAATTTCTTCTTAATATCTTTAAAGTCTTTCTTTTTAATTGCCATTTTTTTTTAATTAAAATAATGGTGAGGAGGATTATCCCTCCTCACCATTAACATTTGTAATCTTTAGAAAGGAAGATTTTCATCGACTTTAGTAGTCGACTGTGGGTCCTTTTCTTCATTAATTTTTACTTTCTCATCACCACCACCAATCGTTTCAATAGTATTGTCTCCATAAACAAACTTTTTAAGTTCTGAGTCCCATACAGGTGTCTCTCCCCTTGCGACCGCTTCAAGATACTCTACAGGTCTTTGTGCGTACACATCAGACCACGTCATTTCATCCTCCATCCATTCTTTCATCGTATCACTATCATCACTTAGAGGTGTTGGGTCATCGTACATAATAGTTTGAACTACAGTGTACTCAATACCTGAGTTAGTTTTAGATTTAGAAAGTTCGACAATTAAGTCTCTGCCCTCTTGAGAGTCAGTAACGTCTCCCTTAGCTCTCCATATTGGGATAATCTTATCCAAGATACCTTCTTGTTTATAGTTATCCTTAAATCTCCAAAATTTAACCCCGTCTGATTCATTATCACGGTCAACAACCTTTACTATATAAAACTTGCGTGGACGGTACTGCATAGCCAGTTTTTTATCTGACTCTTTTCCTGTTGACATAAGTTCTTCGTAGACTTCAGTCAATGGGGAGCGTTCACCATCATTTTTACCTGGGTCGTATAGTTTAACCCATCTACCGTCTACTTGAACCTCGTGAAACCAAACTTCCTTAAATGGTGATGAACCATCGGGTGTTGGTAGTATCCTTATCTTAGACTGTCCGGATTTAGTACCTTTAGGTAGGTACGTAGTGAAGTACTTCTTCAACCTTTGCTCTTGAGTCATTCCATCCCCGTTACCGCGAGATGTGACATTTTTGTCGTACTGAGCTAGTACTGCGTCGAGTGCGTTTGCCATTTTTCTTTTATTCTTTAAAAATTTATCTATTATTCTATACAAATATAAATGATTTTTAACTTAAGTCAAATTACTGAGAATAAAAAAAGAGACTCAATAGTCTCTTTTTAATAAAAATATTTACACGGTTTAATTACATGAGACCTTCATCTTCAAATGGTTGGTCGAACGATTTTTTAATATTGCCGTCCGAATAACTTTCAATGTCATCACTTGTAAGTACGTATTCGTTTTTTCCTGTCTTTTCTAAATCTTCTTGCTTATCCATAAAGAAGTCAGTTAGTTTTTGATTATATGGATAACTATCTAAACTCCTTAACTGTAATTTTTCTTCAGGAGATTTTTGTCTATATTTTTCTATTTTAGTTTCCAACTGATTAATTCGGTCTAATATACTATCCATCTCTCCGAGTTTACTTGTTAAATCATCTAATTTACCAAACATAGTATCCATATATTCATCCTGTTTATTAGACATATCTTTTTGTGTCGTCACTAAATCTGTAATGTCTAACTCTTCGGTACCGACTTCATCGGTAACATCAACTTCATCATCACCACTAACAACTTCAACGTCTGGGTCATCACTTACATCCACAGGTTCAGGGACTTCGTCAACCTCTAAGTCATCTGTCTGAGCAATGTCTTCACCACCTTCATCAGGTAAGTCCGTAACTTCCTCTTGCTCAAAAACATAATTATTTATGTTTTGATGTCTTTTTATTTCTTTTAATATTTTTTTATCTATTGACATAATATTTTTTATTTTATCCGTTTAATAGTGTCTTCATTCCCTGTGGGGTCTCAACTCTTAGAGTTTTATTAACTTTCATAGTATTATCTACTCTTTCGATTAACCCGTCTCTCATTCTTACCGTATAACAGTCTCCGGTATCTAAATCACACACTTCTTTATATCCGTTTCCGTTATCACGCTCAGTTAATCGACTATCCTTTTGTAGATATGTGTCTAATAAATTTTTTATGTTCATTACTCTTTTTTATATAAATATATTGATTATTTGGAATATTCAAATATCCCCCCTAGAAACTACCGATGTAAAAATATCAAGCCATTCTTGATACTCATCTTTGTATTGAGTATTACCATTTATTTTAGTTTTTATAATGGCAATAATCTGTTGTGGAGTCCCTTGTATTGGCTCAATCTCATATATTTGAGCTAAATATAAATACGCTAAAGCCTTAGGTGTTGTATTAGTCGTTTGAGTTTGTTGAAGTTCATTATCCATCGCCTCAAGTATTGAACCCAGTGGGTTAAATGTAGCTCTCATAAAATCGAGCGAATCTTTAATACTTGAAAATGAAGCGATAGGAAATGTTTGTTCGTTAACAATAATACAAGTTTGAGAGTTGAAATATTGCGTCCTTTGTGTTGGTTTTATTTCTCTACTTGTAACCAAATCCATTAAATTATTATTATACACATTTTGCCTAACTGGTAGGTTATGAGTAGCAATTCCATATATGAAAAATTTTAATTTATTGTTTGTGAATTGGTTGTTATTTACGTATTCTTTTACTTCTTGTCCATTAACAGTAGTTGGTGTCATATCAACAAATGTCTTATCACTATATTTAGTTAGTGATTTACATTTTTCTTCAGGGACTTGACTAACATTTTTGGATTCAGATAATGCAATTGTATTATTTGTTTTTCCTGATGGGTTATTAACTTCAATAGACCTTAACTTCTTTTGATATAGGCCTAACAATTCTCTGTTTACACTGGCAACCAATTTATCTGGTTTTGGGAATGAGTATTTAGGCATTCTTACCCCTTCAAAATTAGTCGTGAATCCCCTCGTACTTATACTATGATTAACATTCATTATATAATATGGACCGTAAAACATAGGTACATTTGTTAGGTTAAAGTACATAGTCGGTTGTATCATAACATTACCTAAAGACTGTACCTGACATGTATAACTTCTAGATTTATAAAAATTATAAAGTGATTGAGTTTGTTGTGCAACCTTTTGACCTGACGCCTGCGCACCTAATTGTTCTAAGACCCCAAATGTCGGTCCAATATTTTTATGTTGATTCATGTCAATAGATACTGAGTTAAATACTCCTTGGTTTCTTTTACCAAAGTCTACTTGAAACCCAACACATCTATTACTATCCGAATAATTATCTTTATTTTGTTGATTTTCTCTCAATGGACAGTCTGACGGGTTAGTAATATCAAATGAGTCATTACCTTTCCTAATATTTTTATTTTGTTCCATACCTAAATTTTCTGATGGAGGTCCCATCCATATCCCTAACATTTTTGGTCTACTGTTTCTCGCATCGACCTCCATGAATGTTCCAAACAAATCATTCGGTATATCTTGTGGGAAAGGTTCCCCTTTTTTTACTCTATCATCTCTACCATAAAAGTTTGTATATGCCGGTGTTGGCATAAAAACAAAATTATTTTTTTCATATATTGTCCCAAGTAAAGAATATACGGTAGTTTTATCATTTCTACCTCTTAAATACCCCTCAAGTTCTTTAATATTTATCACAATTTTATCCCCTATAGGTCTGTTGGCCCGGTCTAAAAATAAAAAATCTTCAAATATAGTTCTAGTTTTAAAATCTTGTCCAGACACCCACTTATCATTTAGTAGTTGGAACGATTTCCATAACTCTAACTTAGGTACATTTCCATCAATTTTTGAAATTCTAAGCGCGTCATCCGTGACCGAAACAGAGGGTAATTGTCTGTTTAGTTTAATAAAAATATTATTTAATATATTCTGTTGGAATTTTTCCTTACCTATAAGTGCGTCATTTAAATCTTTTATGAATTTACTCTTATTGTATGTGTTGTCTTGTGATTTTTTAGCTGCGTATATTTTTATTAGGGATGATAAGTTTACAACGTTACTTTCGTTGAATTCGTAATCCATGTCTACGAAAAAATCTGTTAAATACGAACCATTATCAGAGTATTTAAATCCGACCTCACTAAACTCTCCCACATTTAGATACATAGAGTTCCATGCGTCTGTGTAATTTCCCCTACTTTCACCTAAAGTAGTACTTCCACTTTGTGTTGGTAAACTGTTAGGGATGTATGTTTTAAAGTCATAAGGGTCCTTAATCATTTGATTACTGACTGTGGTTATTGAGCCGTAAACTTTATTGTCATATTTTCCCGGATTTCCTATTTTTAATACAACTTCACGATATAACGCCTTTTCAATATGATAATTTAAAAAAGTAGTTAATTGCCCGTCACTTATATTCTTAAGGTCTTCATCTATGTTATTGGTTATTGTTGGCTTATCGATGATAAATAGTGACTTCATAACCGTAGATAAATTTATATTGTATCCGTTAACGTTTAATCCGTTAAATGTAGATGGTATGTTGTTATATATCCTTTCTAATTCTAGTATCCTTTCATTATCTATTTCGACAGGACCCATACTTAATTCTACAAACTTTTCAAATGTAGTTTCACCTCTATTTACCTTATTAATGTTATATTTAGTATCTACTTCACAAAAGTTTAAGAAGTAAGACTCAAAATTATCCAACATTTCTTTTGTGAATACTCCAAATATATCGTCTATAGATGAGTATTGTAAAGTATCTGAATTACTTATATTAAACGGTTGAGTGTTTTTATTTTCGGGGTCTATATTTTTAATGTACTGTAATGGTGTTGGTTTATTTACCATTTCATTAGAAAAATACCCGAAGTTAGATGACGCCCAAAAAGACCTGACACTTCCATTATAAATAGAATTATTAGTTGTTAAATTCTGTTTATATTTACCCTGATTATTAAAACATTCAAACTCCGCTTGATTAAATTTAACATCACCAAAAGACGGTATAATTAATATCTTATCTTCTTGGTTTTCTCTAAAATCATAATTTCCTTTTATGTTAAAGTACTGTGACCAACTGTTCATATTGTATTGACCCCTCGTATCTCCGCTAGATATTATTTTATCTATACTTCCATTATCTGAATTACCTATTTTTAAATTTTTCTCAGTTTGTGCGGTTTGTATTTCATCTGAAGTGTAAGACGTAAAAATATCTTTTTTAGTGAAGTAGTAATATAGTTCGTTTATTACCTTTGGATAAAATCCATTTTCTACTTTCTTAGTGACGTATGGGTATGTTATATTTAACACCTCATTAGGTATAGGGGAAATATCTTCCACTATAGTTCCGCTCACCTCCTCTAATTGTTTTATTGTAACGTTATTCCCACCATAATCTTCAAAAGTGTATGACTTAGATGTATCTCCTCCAATAGGGTCATACGCAAATTTATAGTCAAAGTCTTTCCATACATCATCTAAAATGTCGACACCACTCTCTTTATATTCTTTATATCTATGCCATATGGAACCATATTTTAATATCCAATAATAAGGGACTTTATGTACTGAAGAAAATTTATTTAATGTTGCAAAAATATAGTTTAAATCTGTAGTGACATTATTATTGTATGATTTAAATTTTTCTTTTAATGTTGTTAGAGGTAAGGAATTTAAATATAGATACCCTAAAGCCACGTATGGATTTTCTATTTCATTTTTTTCATTTTCAACTCCTTTAAGAATTGCGTTAGTAAAATAAGGCGTATTTAATAATGACGTGGTTTGAGTTTTAGTTATAAAGTTTTTGGTAGTATCGTAATTATTACCGTATTCTAAAGTAGATTCTGTAATTATAAATTTTTCTTTTGTTCTATTATTATAATAGTTAATTACTTGATTATTAGTCTCAAATATATTTTCACTGTTACTGTTTGGATTTGGATTAATTTCCGAAACTTCTTGGTTAGGTGAGGTAGACGTGTTTGTTATCCATTCAAAATATGAAAACATTTTTTTATCATATGTTTCGTCCTCATTAGAAAACGAAGCTATTGTCTTTTGGTCCTCGTTAAATGAAAACATTTTAGAAGTGTCGTTACTAATTCTTATAGAATTGACTTTACTCCCTTCCGATAGATTGTTTTGTAACCAAGTAAGGTTATTAAATGGATAACCATCCGTAAATGTTAACTCGTCTGATTGATTTGAGTTAAGATATTTTATCAGTTTATCACTACTCTCACTAGACGAGGATACCCTAATCGAATTACCCTCTAAATATGAAAGTTTATAAACCCCAAAATCTTGATTTATTAAAGACTTAATATATGGGGTAGTAAAATCACCCCTGTTAAATAAATTCCAACTCTGACCCTGTCCGTTATTAGAAATACTTCTCATGTATTTTAATAAGTTTTCGTAACTGAATGAAAAGTTTTTTAATAGTTCAATTAATTCAGGAGATTTTACTACCGATTCTTGTAAATTAATGTATTCAAAATCACTGAAAACACTATACAATTCATTATTATAACCACTTTCTCTATATAATTTAGTGTAGTTAGAATTTAAAAAAGTTCTTTCAAATAATTCGTAAAAAAATGAAACAATCCTTAAATCATTATATGGCTGTCCTTGAAATGGGAACTCAATGGCGTTACAACTAATAAATGGGTTTTCTTTAAGTTCGTTGGGATAGTTAAAACCTAATGTTTGATTTTCAATCTGTACCGACCCTTTAACAAACTCTTCAACAAACTGTATTTCAGGCCACACACTATATTTCCACCCTTGTACTTTATTAACTTCCGACGAGTCGCCAGGATATTTGTCTTCATATAGCTCGTTACCATCCTCATCTATAGAGGTTACAAAATATTGAGGCCACGGGTATATTGTTGGTGAATCTTCTTTTTCAGTTCCGTAAGCACTTAACCCATTTAATAAGGCGTTTACCATAGTTGTCTCTGTTCCTTCCGATTTTTCGGGTGACATAATGGCACCAACTCTAATGGGGTCTTTTCTTTTATCCCAAGCATCATCGTGAACTTTATCCATTAACCTTAAAAATCCGTCTGCGGATGCACATATCACAGCCATAACGTTATTTATTGTAGGGTTAAATCCTAAACCAACATCAGGAGACTTTATTTTTTCGGCTAAAGCATAAGAAATTGTTTCTTCAACTTGTTGTTTTTTAGTTTCAAAATTATCTTGTAATTCTTCTAATTTTCTTAAAAAACTATTTTTAGTTAAATTGTTAGAATTATTTTGGTCTCCAAATACAATATACTGATTTAATAAAGAATCTTCTTCGACTGTCAATGTTTCCGCGTTAACAACTGTAGGTGGCACCGCAAGTTCCTTTATAATCACATTATTTTTAAAGTCGGATAACTCTAACTCAGTAGGCGTCCCTTTGTATCTTAACTCATATGTATTATTATAATCCACTTCCGATTCTGTCGGTTTTTGTTTCTTAAAGTCAGATATCTTAATATCACAATTTAATGAAGTCTCTATTTTTTTTCCATTCACTTTCACACTCCCATTAGTACCAAAAACAGGATTTTCATTAAGTATGGTATTGTATTTTTTAATTATACTTTCTAAGTTTGAGATTGAGTCTTTTCTTTTTTGTAGTTTTTCGTTTTTTCCTCCGTTATTTTTTATGGGATATAATATAGGTGAGTTTGGTGTTCTGTCTATTAAACCTAACCTGTTACTAATGTTTTCACTAAACCAATTATCCGTAAATAACCCATATATTTGATTCCTATATTCTGTAATCGTGTTTGAGTATTTTTGAATTTCAGTTAGTGGAGACATATCTTCCTTACCATAGGCCTCCATAACATACCTTTCAAAATTTTGTAGTTTCATTAACATTTGATTAATTGTTAACTCTGGAAAATTATCTTCTATGAGTCCTTTGGCTTTGTAAGCGGAGTAGACCTCTTTAATTGTGTCGTAACCTTTTGTGGATTTTATTTGACGTAATTCTTGTGTATCCAAACCTGGTTGACTACTAGTCTTATTAGTTCCTATTGTTGTAGTCCTACTGTACATATGTGGTAATGCAAATAACGCCTCTATTGGAATGTCCGATAACATTGCATATGTTCGACTTATAAAATTGGTACTGATTTTATAGTTACCTGAAGATGGTTCAAATCTAGCGTTAAAATCTTTTAACATTAACTCATACCTAATAGCCTTACCATAGTATCCTTTAAGTGTTAATGTAAATAATGGATATGGGAACTGAAAGAATGCACTATACGGTGAGTTTTCTCCTTGTTCAAATAGAACTCTTCCTTGCACATCCTCCATTTCAATACTAACTATAGCAGCAAAAGACGCATTAACTTTAACTGAAATATTAGTAATTCCTAACATTTGACTGTCAGCGTCCCCACCTCTATTTTGACCTAAAGTTAAATTATCAGTCCATGAGGTATCTAAGTAATCGTCTTGCGTTTGAGATTGACCATTATTAACGGTCTGAGGTTTCATAAAATTTATAACAGTAGACTTATCTTGGTCTAACGCCCCTATTCGTATATTTTCAATAGTATCCTGAAAATTACTACCCACAACTAATTTACTTCTAGGTATAACTTTAGTCTCTAAATTAGCGTACATAACTAACTCTTCTTGGTTGATTAACCGTTCAGATACTGTACCATCACTATCAACAACTTTATTTGGGTCTATAATTATTATGTTGTCATAGTCTGTTTCTACATATACGTCTTGATTGTTAAAAAATTTGTTACCTGCCATAATAGAAGAAGTGAGTGTCTAATGCCTTTTTATAATCTTGTAAAGAATTTACCAAAGGAAAGGGTATAATTAAAACTGACCCGTCACTAATGTTGTTTTCCAACCCACCATATTTTGGGTTAGCCATTAATATTAACCAACCAAAATAAGGAGTACCATAAAATTCTTGGCTTAATTTATCTAACCTACTCTGTGTCACTTTATAAATAAATTTTTTATCTGTGGGTTTTGCAGGTAATGACACAAACGGTACAACCGTTTGTTTTCCGTTGATTAAGAAGTCTTGATATCTGTCGTAGTATCTCATTAGTTAAATGTATATTTTCCGTTAAATTCTAAGTCTGTCCCTGAGTTTATACCATCAGTAAATATTGTATTAAAATAAAACACTTGATTGCTGTCAGCCTGCGATTGTGGTTTTTGTATGTACGTAAAGTTTCTTTCTTTTTCTAAATTAAATGGATTATACAATGTAAATTTCTGAGAGAATCCAAACTTTAAAGAAGATATTTCTAGGTCGGACGAACGTTTTAATTCTTTATATACGTCAACCAATCCTGACTGTCCATCAATCGTTATCGGGTCTTGTCCGTCAAGTGATTCTGATGTGTTAGGGATTATTAACGTATCAAAACCGTATAGAATTTCATTTATATATTTTACCCAATCCTCTTTAAGTATAAGCTCTTCACCTAAAATTGTTTTTTTAACAGATTCAGGGTCATTTAATATGTTAAAATACGATGCAGTGCAAAATCTTGTTTGTGGTTCAGTATCATAGTCTTCAGATAAAAACCCTTGATAAAGGTTGTCTTTCCTTGGGTATTTTCCAAGTTCATCATCAAATAGAATATTATAGAACGCCTCTAAATCTCCCGCAACTGTTTGTATGTCCGCAATCATTTCTAAATTTGTATTTGCCTGTGATGATGATGGGTCAACAGTACTACTACCTGAGAGTTCAAAAATATCTATACTTCCTGTTTTATTTTTATACCCATCCGTATTTGCCGTAATTAAATTTGAAATATCGTTTTGTCTAACAAAATCGGTCTGAACATTTAATAAGTCCGTAATTTTACTGTTAAAAATACTTTGAAATACTCCCATCCTTAGATTAATAAAAGATTTTAGATTTTTTTTGAATTTTTTAACATCGCTGTTTTTGAAGTTTTGTTTGTCAATATTAGTAAATGGACTCTTTAAGAAAGGATTTAAATTGTTATCAATATCTTCTATTAATTTAGTTTTAAGGTCGGATTCTTTATCTTGTAGTTTAATTGGTTTACCAAAAATTCTTGTAGTAAATCCATCGGAACCGCTTAGGTATCCAGTTGAAGTTCCATTGGTATAGAGTCTATCTTGTGTGAAGTAACACACACCAATCTTAGATTGTAATCTGCTTATTGTTTCTAAAGAACTAATTACATTTTGTACATATGCCTGAGATTTTAAAACATAATCTTTCATAAATGATTTATAGTTAATATCACCCGTTAAAAAATCTTCAACCTCTGTAGACGTTACCTGTCCTATAGTTTCGCCAGCCTCTTCGGTCCTTTCAACTTTCCCGTCTTTAACTGTAAAGTTACTATTCGCCTCTATTTTATCTAACTCGGACCTATCCAAATCTGTAGTATCTTCTGTAGGTACTGAACGTTCATCATATATTTCAGTATTACCAAAATAATTAAATGAAACCGCATTTTGTAATCTACTAACAGGTTCTTTAAGACCTTGTCCCCCTATAAAATTAAATGACATATTTATATCGGCAATCATTGGTTGAACTCCTATACCTTCCGGATTTAAATCAAACGTTAATGGTTCATAATTAATACTCATTTGTTGTATAACAATTTTAGTATGATAAAAATCACCTATTCTTAATATACAAATAGGTGGTGAACCAAACGCAGTATTTTTTATATCTCCCTGTCTAGGTTTACCGTCTTCACCTATTACCGGTATTGTGTCTCCGGGTCTTAAACATTGTTGTAAAAAAGTAAGACGTGAGTTTAGTCCTTCAGGTGTTATTGAGTGAAATGTCGGATGAAAAAAACTAAGTTTATCTTTTATTCCTTGATATACTTGTGGTGAGTCCTCTTTCATTTTGTTGAAGTAGTCGCACTCGGTTAGTAATTTTTTGACTATTATCTTAGCAACATTTCTTTTTTCTCTCACTTCTTTGGCTTCTATTTGTCTTTGAACTTCCGTCTTACCTGTAACGGTTTCAGTTATAATTGTTTCTTCAATAATAGGCTCTAAGTCTTGTGGATTGGGTTCTGGTGGAATTTCCTCAATTGTAGTAGCAAAGGAAACCGCTCTACACCCCATAGCTGCTGTGGAATATATTTTGTCAGCTCCTGTTAATTCTTCACTACACGAAACACCATTAATATTTGTGTTTTCACCTACGGTCACTTCAATAATATTTAACTTATCTTGATGCTTGTCTAAATCTGAAAAACTTAAAATATATTTTTTTACTGAGTCTACCCTTCTTTTACTTAAGGATAAATTGTACGCATCACTATTAGGTGAAGAGGCGGAACCCTCTAATTTTATATTAACTATAGCTCCCTTATCAATCGCTTCTTTTATTTTAACACATAATTCTTTTGTTTTTTGTTCAATATTAAAAATATTTTCTTGGAAGAATACTCCAGTAGGTTCTTTTTGGTCCTCATCGGCGTATGTATAATAATTCGCTTGATTAAGAATATATGCGGATAAATTAGACGAGTAAGACTCTTCGGTGGTGGTTGAGTTTGCGTTTTGGGGGCCAGGAACATCATTGTCAAAGTAGAACGAATAACTATAATCATTTGTAGTTATTATGGGTGTATATTCTTCAATGACGGGCTCTGTGGTTGTTATCTGAGTGCTTTGTATTTCATTTTGAAAATATTCATAGTCAGTGACATTTTGTGTTGTAGTCACAATATCATATATATCTTTAAGAGTAAACTGAGGAAACCTCTGAGCTAATTCGTAAATATCATATTTTCTACATCCTGCAAAGAACGAATCAACAATATCATTTATCTTTTGGTTGTCTTTCCCGTCTAATTCTTTATCGACTATAGCGTTCAATATTGATGGGTGGTCAACAACTATCTTCCAGTTTAAATTACCCTGTCTAGTCGTGTAATTATATGTGTAAATGGGTTCAGGTCTTCCTAAAAATTGATTTGTAGTCCAGTCAGCACTATTTTGTTCACTTACTTTCATATCATATGGTGGGAACCACATAATTCTACCACCGTTCGGACCTCTTTCACATGAAGGTAAATCTTGTACTGTAAAACCAGGTTTAGAGGATGTTCTCCAAGCTAAATTTTCTATCGAAAACATGTACTTTTTTACCTTTCCGTCTTGAATATTAGTTGATTCATTACCTCTCCAAGGTGCGATATTTAAATTATAGGTATTATCCAGTACTGAATATGTGAATTTTCTATTTTTTGTTGTTATACCCTCACTTTTTTGTAATTCATCGTTACTAAAGTACGGCATATCTTTAGTGAAAACTCTACAATACTCTATTCCTTTAATTTCACCAGTACTTAAGTCTTCGTATTTAAAAACTGTTGAGCCTTTTGTAATCTCGCGAGTACCGTCATTAAATACTTTTGATACTTGATTTATTGCAGTACCAACGTGTTGTAACCTTGCGTCTCCTTGTAACCCTTCTGCAGAGTTAATTAACCTTTGTGTGTCGTCTAATATAGACCCTTGAGTAAAGGTGTATTGTGTTGATACACCCGCATCAAATGATGACCTAATACTCGATGGTGCTTTCTGCGTTTTCTTTTCAAACCTATCCGTTTCAAAATTACTGTCGAAATTGGTATTATCTATATTTCCCCCTATACCTACAAATTTTCCCGCAGATTTTACACCGTCTAAACTAGTCCATGTAAATCCTCCTTGTAATCTAGGTGCGTCATAATTACTATTGGTTTTGGTGTTAGACCTTAAAAATTTACTTCCGTTTAATCCAAATTTAAAATCGTTTGGTCCGTCTTTGGTTTCATATAATTTGGCAATTTCACCATACCCCCTTACTGCGGTTCTTACCTTATTACCAAATTGGTCTGTGGGTAATTCACCTGCCGGAGCGACCATATCAGTTAATTCTTGTTCTTTACTCCCTACGTAGTAATTTCCGGCGGGAGCTCGTAACCCAAAACTTCTACTATTTTCGGTATAGTCAGGCGCAAAAACATTTAATGATATACTCTTAAATAATCTTTTAGTTTGTCCCCTACCTGTATTTGATATGAATGTGTCAGACGACTTTTTATTGGCTTGTGGAAGTAATGTACCTCTACTACTGAATTCACCTTTATTACCTGAAGCCTGATTAATACTAGATTGTTGAGCCACTTCACCAAAATAACTTCCTGGTATCCATGAGTATGGTGAGTATATTCCAGAAATTCTACTTATAAAATCTAAACCTTTACCTACTATGTTATTTGGAACAGAAATTTTCCAGTCACTTTCAATTAATTGTTCATTTCCAGTCGCAATGGCTAACACATCAAAAGGGTCTCCTAACGCATCAAGTATATTTACCCTACCAAGTGTTTGTTGATAGGTTTCTTCCGCAACTCTAAATTGAAATTGTGTTTTTAGTTGGTTTCCTGCTATTTGAGCTAATGTAGAATCTTGTGCTAGTCTTCCGTTGGAACCCATAGGGTCTAAAGTTGTCAGTAGAGTAAGTGAGTTGTACGTTGAAGCAACAAACGTATAGTACGTCTCTCGTTGTTCTATTTTTCTTTCTATATCTCTAATGTTTATTAAATCATTGAATCCACCTTCAGGTCCATATTGATTTTGTATAAACGCTCTTTTTTGTGCTTGGTCAGTTACTTGAGACTCTTCGATTCTAATGGCATCTAAAACTGCGACATCGTTAATTGAGAACTCCGAATTACCCGGTGAATCATTACCTTTATAACCTTCAGCATATGGTTCTAAATTCCTTACTAAAAGTTTTTTTCTAAAACCTTCAGTAGCGCTAAACGTTAATTGACTATTTGATTGGTTCGCCATACGAATCTATTTTTATATAAATAGATTAGATATTCATTTTTAAGCGGAATATGTATTATTAGAATCGGTAAGTATTGTCATTAGTTTACTTGTAAAAGTAGGGTTATTAACAATTTCATTTGCCAATTGTTCAGATGATATGTTTTGTGGGAGATTTCTTCCGTCAACCGATAAATCTATTTTACCACCCACATTTAGATTAATTTCACCATTAACATTATTGCCGGTGTCGTCCATATTTTCTAATAAACTAGTTCCACCAATTATTATATCATCTTTCAAGAATCTTTGAACGGGCATTCCAGGTCTAGAAATAAAATCCTGATTCACAGGTGAGGTTGTGTCTGCAGATGTGTCAGGTGTTCCGGCAGCCGCATCGTCTATATTTTCACCCAAAAACATAGCAGCATTTGTAGCTAAATCACCAACTATATCACTAAAATTACCAAATAGTGTTTTGGCTGTAGTAAGTTGAGATAAAACACTATCAGGTATTAAACCTTCCATTTTAGTTTTAAATTCTGTAAGTCCACTCTCAGTTGATTGATATGCTGCGGTTATAAAATTCTCAACACTAAGACCAGAATCTTTCATTAAGTTAGTTTCGGGTAACTTATCATTCATATCTATAAGTGACGTCTCAATCGCGGTTCCAAATGTAGATGAAATGTTAAATGCGGCATTTTTAAAATGTTTTCTTGCTTCTTCATCTTGAAATCCTTCAGCGATATTCTGAGTTAACGCGTTTCCATAAATTTTTAAATTTTCTTCATTAATAGAGGCGTCTAAACCTTCCCTAACAACTTCAGCGTAAGCATCTAAACCACCTAAAGCATCAATCACTCCATCAGTTTTTACACCCACTAAAGTAGTTGCCGACTTAGCGCTTTGATTGGCCCCCGCAATTTCTTGAAGTGCTGTAAGTTGTTCCATAGCGATTTCTCTATCGCTCATTTCATTCTTACTTTGTTGCTCTTTTAACGCCTTAAAATCATCTTGATTTAAATCTGCTGCCGATTTAATTGCGGGAATCATCTTTTTAGTCGCCTCATCAAAAGTAGGTATGGACACTTTTAAGTCACCTCCCTCAATTGTACTCATATTTGCAACTAGTTCTTTAAACTCTTCAGGAACTGTGGCCGTTCCCAACATATCTAATTTTTTTGTTCTTTCAGCGGCTTTAAATGCGGTTTGAGTCATATCTTGGTAGGACATTCCAGCTAAATTAGCCGCCTCTCTTAGTCGATACATTTCCGTAACAGGTATATCAAACTCACCAGTTTCCTCATTAAATACTGCAGCACTTTCAGCCATACCAACAACCGCATCCATCAATCCTTCAGTGTCTGTCTGAGCTAAATGTAGTAATTTAAATGGGTCACCTAAATCTCCTACAGCACCTCCCAACATCTGAAATCCGGCTGCAGTTTCTATTGCCGTTTCAGGGTCAAGTAACTTTTCAGAAAGTGAAAACGTTTGGGATACGTCCATCCTTAACGCTTGTGCCTTCGCCACCATACGAGAAAATCCTTCTACACCATCTTTAAAATTGTAACTAGATAACATTTTTATGTTACTACCTATATCTTTCATAAACTTACCAACATTAATACCATAATCCCTGGCTTGTTTTTGCATGTCACTAATTTTTGAGATTGCATCTGATGTACCTACACCAATATTTCTAAATCCTTCAACAATTGGGACTATCTCAGCAGATGTAAGTCCAGCGTTACGTGCTAAGAGTTGCATATTTTCAACTTGCTCAGAAGATAGTAAAGTATTAACCCCCATTACATCATTTATTTGTTGTATTAAAATTAAGTTCTCTTCTAATCCAACTCCAAATTTAGTAGTTTCAAATGTGGCTTCAGCCATAGTGGTCATTAACGCATTACCAATCGCACTAGTTTGTCCCATGGACTTAGTAGTTAGATTAAATGTTAGTTCTTGTAATTTAGCAGTATCTTCTATTACTGATGTCGGCATAATCATCCTCGCTAAACTTGAGGTTATATTTAATACCGTTGTATCTAAAAGTCCGGCGGCTTTATTTAAGCCGTCCATACCTTTACTAATATCGTTTATCGCGTTTTTAGCGTTATCTGCCGCTTCTCCAATTTTGTTAGCCATTATTAAGTATTATATTATAAATACTTATCTTTTAGATTTTACTTTTTCGGACTGTTGTTTTCGTTTATCAAATTCCTCAACTAACTTTCCTATAAAGTATTTTCTTTCGTATGTAGGCATATTAATTAAGTCGTTATAAGAAAAATTTGCATGACGAGTTAAGTAATATATTTCATCAAGCACAGATACCCTAGATTCAGAAGAAAGGCCGAAAAAACTCCACCCCAAAGGTGACTCTAACTGTCAACTCTTCTCCTGACGGGGCGTTTAAACTCCTTTCTAAGTCTAATTTTGGTTCCGAATTAGAAAGGCTATTTCTTATGAATTTAGAATCCATAATTGGTAATTTTATGACGAAGCTTGTTATAAACTCTCTATCGGTGTTGTTGTCTACACTTACTATTTGTTTTGATAACCTATTGGTTACTATGGGGGCCGTAACATTGTTTGGGTACTTCTCTAACATATCGTTAAGTTCCTGTACTTCTCCTACCGTAAGTAGTTTACATTTTACCATATTTCCTGACTTAGGTAGTTTAAATGTAAATGTCCCGTCTTCTTCGGGTTCTTTTTCAAGTTTTTTGAAATTTAGCTCATCGAGACGAACCGTATGTTCAAATGAATTATTAGTTTTAGGGTCTCTTAATGTAAAATTATAATCGGGACCAAACGCTGTGTTTCTCAAAAATATTAAAATAGCCTCTAAATCACCTTCTAATAAGTCATTAACCTTAACGTCTGGTTCATATATCTTATTTTTAACTAAATCATTTATAATGTTTGGATTTTTACCGTTTCCGGCAGATACCAAAATATTTTCATCCTGAGCTGTCAGATATCCAATTTTAAGACTCTTTTTTTTGTTTTTATAAAACTTACCCTGCGAGGGAAGTGTTACCACGTCATGTGGTAAATTAAAGTCTTGTTGTCCATATTGTTTCGCTTCGTCCATATTTTTGTGTAAAAAAAAACCATAGGGAATAAACCCTATGGTTAATTATATAAACTATTATTTTTTTTTCAATAGTATTAGTAAACCAAAATACATCTATCAGGACGTAATGTCGCTGTAATTGTTGCCAATGCGTCATCACTATATCCCAAACTATCAAAATTAACATCAGTTAAGAAAGTACCCTGTAGAATCCATTTTTCAACCGCAACTCCTGTAGGGTCTAACATTTCAAGGTCTAGGTCTTTCTTATAACCAGCTGCGTATCCCATACGACCTGTAACGGACTCTGAGGTTAATCTTACCCATTCCATTAAGGCTTGTGCTGCCGATGGTCCTATGGGGTCTCTAAACGTCACGTTTATCGTATTCCAAGTAAATCTACCAGCAACATAAGTAGATGTGTTTAAGAAAGGAATCTCAGTTGCGTTAATTTGGACGTTAGGTCTAGATGTGGACTCAACATACCAAGAGTTAATACCCAATGATGAAGGAAAACTTAGAACAAATCTATTTTTTCTTTTCGGTTCATACGGTACGGGCATTTTCATTAATAAATCAGCCATTGTATTTTGGTTTTAAATTTCGTTGTTTATTTTATTATAAATATCAGTGTTAAACTTTTTTCTCTTTACTTTTACTTTTTTAATTGTAAAATCCTTAACTAGAGATTAGAAACTAGAATTTTTAAACTTCTTTTTTTTCTCCTCCTTTAGTTAAATAAGTTTTTACTGGGCTTTCATCTTTATATTCTTTATCTAAAAATGTTTTTATAGATTCTATATTTCCTGGGTCGTCATCAGAAAATCCTATTTGAGGTACAAAGTTATTACTCACATCATTAGTAAATGATACTTTTTGACCTAATTTTTTACTTTGGTATTTAACGTAATTAATAAACTCTCTTAACGCTTTTATCTTACCTTCCTCCGGATTAGAGGCCGACCCCTCACCATAAGTAACAGGATAATATTTATTCATATCTAAATATTCTTTTATTAAAAGTTGGTCGTCTTTCATAAGTTCTCCTGATAAATCCCGATATTTTTTTAAGTTTTCTACTAACTTACTTGAGTCTATTCCATTGTGGTTTGTAACAATAAGGTTATAAATAGAGTCTCTTAACACTGACGGAGTGTGACCTCTAGCAGTAATAATTGCAAATATAGAACCTCCGTTAATACATTCCACAAAATCATTCCATGAAGGACCTGGAGAAGCTAATAAAGAGTCCACTATAAATTTCTTATCACCATCTACTCCAAAATTACGATAGGGATTTTCGGAATAACCTACAACAGTCTCATTATTATATTCAAAAGGCTCCACACCAATCTTTTGTCGATATTCGGCAAAATCTTCAGTAGACATACCTATCTCATTACCTTCATCAGTTTTTAAAATTATTCGAGTCGGCATAACGACAATATTATCATCCCAGTCAAAAGCATAATACTTTAAGTCAGGTTGACCGTCTTCGATACCTTCACTTATAAATAATTTATTAAGACTTTGATGTATAATACTTCTTAGACTCATGTATTTTAATTATTTAGATTTTCAATTAATCTCTCTAATTGTGATTCCGTCAAAACAATATTTTGAGGTTTTTCAGAATAGGTCTTAACTCCATTACCATTAATTTGTAATGACTCTCTTAGTAATTTTTTTTTAAATTCCATTTTTTTATTTTATTAAACGTTTAATTATATGGCTAAAAATGGGGGATACTTTTGTACCCCCCATTTAATAAATATCAGATATCCTCAAATGATGCACCTGTCGGAGTAATTAAGAATTCTATATCGATGAATTCTAACGCTCTTGTTGGTTTTAGATATATTTTACCTACTAAGGTGTTATTATCTAAATCTTCAGGAGTGTTCTGAACGACAACTCTAAAGTCAATCAAACCTCTATCTCTTCTGATAGAATCTAAGATTGGGTTTACTGAGTCCAAGAATTCTTGTCTTACTTGGTCATCATTCTGTTCGAACAATAGTCTTACCGCTACTGCTGAAATCAACTTACGAGCTTGTAATAACAATCTTCTAACATTGATTCTGTCGAGTGCTGACTGTTTAACTTGAGTAGTTTTATTACCCCATATTACTGTACCAACATCTGAGAAAGTTGCGATTGGGTTGATTCTACCTTTATATAGAATGTCTCTATCATCTTGAGTTAACTTCTTACGAGCTTTAATACCATTTACTAAACCTCTTGTATAACCCGCGGATGCGAACCATGGGAATGATATATTATCTGTTAACGCTAAGTTTCTAACAACTTCAGCGGTAGGTGGTAAGTAAATCTGTGTGTTATTAACAGTATCTCTTGTAAGAATCCATGGGTAATAAGTTGCAGTATAGTTAGAGTCAATTCCAGTATCTTCTAAGTTTTCGGTCGCTTCTTGTGGGTAAATAAAGTCAGTTGTAAAATTAGACGTAGTATTAACAAACATGTTATAGTCAGGTGTGGTACAGATATAAATTGAGTCCGCTCTATCCGTTTCAATCATATCAATCGCCTCCTCTACTAAGTTTGAGTTATTAACATAATCTATACCTGAAGTAGTAAACACATTAATATTTACAGCTTCAGGGTTAACAAAAGTCCACTGACCCCATAAGTAAGCATAATAGTCAGTATTACCCCAATCTTGTTTATCTGGACCAACAATTGTTTTAAACGCCCCCCATCCTGTTGCACTTGGGAATCTAACTGATGGTGCCGCTCCACGTAGATATCCATTATTACCTAATATAAATGTATCTCCATTAGTACGAGACTCTCGATAGATATCCCATCCATCAAATCCTCCAGTAGGAACTAATGTAAATTTACGAGAATTTAATCTGTAATATGGACTATCTTCGTTAGGTTCACTATCGAATGATGCGTCACCAACCTCAAACGCAGTTTCACCCGAAGTTACATACTGAGATGGGATTAGAACTACAGTCGCTCCTGAGTCCATATGATATCCTTTTGTTAATTCCGCCCACGGAGATGACTCAGTAGCGGTAGATAAGTTAGTCGGATTTTGTTTACCCTTATAAGAGGTAAAGTCGACATCAATACCGACAGTATTCGATACACCTAAGAAAACTCTTCTTGGGTTATCGCCCGCACTTCTTGTTAAGTTATCTCCATTAGAAGACCCAAAAGGAGGGTTAAATAACACCTCACCTGGAGTATCATACTTAGTCTTATAAAGTAGGTGTGGTGATTTATAACTACTGTACTGTCGAGTTTGGTAACCTTTAAAACCACAAGGTAATGAATCGGACGGAGCCTCTTCATTTACTTCTAACATAATATATCTTGACTTTAACTCAAAATCTCCATTAGCTGTACCGATTTTTTTAGCCACATAACTATTAAGATTTATATCCATGGTACAGTTTGTGAATTTTTCTAATACGATTGGGTTAGAATCGGTATCATAAAAACTTCTAACAACAACGTCAAAGGTTAGGTTATTAAATGATATATTCATTATAGAGACTTTAATCTCTCTGTTCGCCGAGTTACCGTCTGAGATTGAAATAACTTTAAATAAGTCGGAAACTTCATTACCTCTTAATTCTGAAACTAAATATGGTGTAGAGGGGGTTTGATACCTATCTAAGTACCATCCGATACCTGTATTATCAACATCTTCTCTCGCACTTTGTAATCCTAATAAAGTAGTATTTAATCCTCTAATCTTACCTTCTTTGTATCCTGTATTTAATAAGTTATAATAAATTTCCTCGACAAATAATGGAATTTCATTACTTGGTTTAGAAAAATTACTTTGACCTAACACTTTACTTATAAAGTTAGGGTCACTTAAAGAAAGTGATGTGTTGAACGTAAATATCTCTGAGTCGTTTGTTATACCTGAAATTTGGAAATTAGAGAATGGATTATTAGTTATTCCTGAATATACTCCTGTAGAGTTAATTGTTACATTGGTTAATCCTGAAACTTCGTAATCGGGATTATTAGAATTACTAGTTGTTGATATCCCTCTTGACCTTAGTGTACTAACAACCATATTATGGTAATCAGTGATTGGTGTTCCTGTATATGTGGTAGTATATACAACACCCACACCTGTATAATTGTTACCTACAGTATTTGTTAATCCTGTGATAGACAATCCAAAACCGACACCACTGTATTCACCTGTACCACTATTATATGGGAATAAAGCGTAATACCATGAATCATTTTCAGACGCTTCAAAATCTGCGGTATCAATGGTAAGACCATCCACACCCAATACGTTAGTTGTACCTGTCCATGTTCCCGAAGCTCCAGTTATTGCGTCATAAGTTTCGCCACTAACAGTACCAAACATAAATGATGTGGCTCCTGAACTGACGGGGTTAACAATACTTTGATAAACCGCAGATTCAAAGTTGCCCTGTAATGTTGATATATTACCTGAAAATGTTGTATAAGGTAATCCGAACACACTTTCTATAGATGAAGGTAAGTTACTAAAATCAGTAATTTCAGTTGAACTACTATTACCTGATACACCACTAAAAGTTATTGTATAAGCAATTCCGTCAGAATCTTTAGGAGTAATTAATGATTTATTTACGTTACCCACCGTTGATATTGACCATGATGGTCCAGCATCGTATCCTGATAAACCTAAGACACGAGTCACAAAAAGTTGATTGGATTGTTGTAAGTAGGCTTTGGCAATATATGCCGCCTCATATTTTGGAATCTGTGTGTTTACAAATTTAGTTGGTTCTGTCCCCCCAAAAAATGAGGTAAACTCATCAAAGTTTGTAATGAAGATAGGTTCGAACGCCGGACCTGATAAGGTTTCACCGACGACACCTAAAGTCGTTACACCGACACTTTGAGCCACAAAACTTAAATCTCTTTCTGATGTATATACACCTGGAGATACGAATACTTTTTCTGCTGCCATATTAATTATTTTTCTTTTTATTTATTTTATTGATAAATATTATAGAAAAAACCAAACGACAAATGTTATGGCGTTATATTTATTTACAAGTATGAAAAATTTCTTACTTTTTTCTACCTTTTTAAAAACCTTTCTTAAATGATAAAAATAAAGAATTTAAAAATATCTGAAGAATCACATGATATGTTGAAAAAACACTGTCAAAAAAACGGATTAAAAATGTTTAAGTTTATTGAAAAACTTATTGAAGAAAACTGTAAAGAAGAAATCGACATCTATGGTGAATAATTAATTACTATAGGGTATGTGTGCTTTTGTCTTAATAGTGGAATCCTTACTGTCATCTATTTTAACGACATCGAACTTAATGATGTCATTGGTGTTAACCTGTATATTACTTAAATCATCTCCCATATAATTGTCGTTAATATATACTGAAAACTCATCGACGTTATCTGTCGACAAAAAAGTTAGGTCTATGGTATATGGATATTTTTCAGATAAACTATTAATTCCCGACATAAATAAAATATCTATGTCGAAGTTCTGAGGATTAGGTGGGTTTTTTCTAGCCCTTCTTGATTGTGTCCCCGTCTCCACTTCATATAATGTTAATGCCCTACTAATTGCCGGAGAAACTTGGAACTCTTCCTCGTCAATTAAAAAACCCATCATTAAGAACTCATAGTTTTGAACGTAGTACTTCCTTTTTTCAATATCCAATACTGACTCATCAGATATACCATTTAAAATTATAGGAACGTAATGACCCTTAACAAATGTATAAGCTTGTCTTGAAGAAAATTTCTGTAAAACTAATTTGTTAAACTCATTCAAGTGTCGCATTTTAGTACAAAATATTTTTATATTATACGTAATATCTACAGGTACGGGTTGAGGGATTTTATAAATATCCATTCCTTTTCTTTGACCGTCCCACGTTGGAACCTTAGCGTAGTAAAATTGTTTTCTGTTTGGTATGGTGTACTGTAGTGAAGGGTTGGTACCGTACTTAACGTCTGGATTTCTTACAGTTGCAATAAATGGGGGTTTGATGTTTTTATCTAAGTTCTGAAAATCCCAAGTCTCAGCAAACTGAGACCAGTTTTGAGTTGTAATAATAATATCAACAGGGTTAACTTTTTTACCCTCTGCAGTCATCTCTAAATCGTTCTTAACAAAATCTAACATACCCCTATCTAAGTCAGCATGTAAAACACTCTTAGGTAAATATGTACCATCTTTTTGAATATATTCCAGTAGTTGCTCCCTCCTCTCTAATAAAATTTTATCAGGAGTTAAAGGTAGATGTTTTTTTATTTTTTTAGGAAATGACATTAGATTACTATTTCATTTATATGGAAGATTTTATTTCGAGTATTAATCATATCAATCTCATTTGCGTTATAAATTGGTTCTTCGCTATCTTTTTTAACAAATGAATCGTATTTGTATGGGTTATATGTGATTACGTTATCATTAGTTTCTGCAGGCATTTCTTCACAAGGGAACTGACAATAGTCAACTAAATCACCAATAACAAATGCGTGTACGTTCTTTCTCATTTCTTGTCTTACTTTGTCTTTTCCCCCCTTTCTTACCCTAAACTCTACATTTCTTAATTTAACGTAGTCGGCATACAAAATTACCCTACCCCCATAAGTCACTGAAAATGTATGTTTATGTAAGTTATAATATACCATAACCCTCAAACCAGTTAAATCCTCAGGAGTTAATTCTTCCTCCTGTTCAATAATTAAACCCATATGAGTCTTCATTTTATTAATTTCTTTTAATAGATATCTATTCATAATCCTCTAAATTCATTTTCACTAACAGGTGATGCAGTAATTGACCTATAATAAGGTTTGTAACCACCATAAGTATGTTTATTATCACTCGTGACTCTTCCGTCATTAGATACCGAGTAGTATCTAACACGAGATTCAGTCTCATAGTAACCTATATAATCACCATAATTAATATCTATTTCTAACTCATCTAAAGTCGTTTGATATACGCCAACCTTTAAGTTACCCGGCTCCATTTGTGTCATGTTACTATTACCGTAATTTTGATTTTCAGGTTGTTCTATTTGGACGTACCCCCTAAATTCAACGGGAGGATGGAACTTTACTCCGTCTTCTACGGTTTCACCGTAAACATCATCAGTTACTGTTTTTTGTTGGTCGATTCTATATAAAACTAACCTAAAATTCATATCACCCTCAAGCCATTCTCGACCCATTGCGATATCTAACTCAAAGTCTTCCGACCCGAAAAACTTTTCTAATCTTGTAATTGGAACCTTTCTATTACTCATTATTGATAAATATTAAGTTATTTGTTATATTTAAGTGTATTTAGTCGACTTTTGGAAAATAAAACATTAAATAGCTTGCCTGAAGTGAGGGCTCTTCGTATTTTAGAGAAATACGAGGGGTATAATAATTACATTATCCGGTTACAGGATAAGATGAAAAAATTTAATCATTTTAAACTTACTCGTGCCCAAGCGGATTACATAATTAAATTTAAAGATACTGTACCCAAAATAGCTAGAAGGTGGGTGGAACTTGATAGTTACTTTGGTCAAAAACTAATGAATGACAAGTTACTACCAAAGAGACCTGAAAAAATTTATGTGGAAAAATTATTAGTGGAGAAAGAAAAGTCGTACCACATATGGGGTAAGTTATTTGAAAGTGAGGAACTTACAGACATATGGTTACCTAAAGTTGCGTTAACAAAAAACAAACAAAGGGAAGTAAAAATCGACTATAGTAAGTACTCACATAGACCTCCGCTTTCACACCAAAAAGAATCTATAGAAAAACTTGTTGGTAATGACAAATATATATTGGCAGATGATATGGGTCTCGGAAAAACAACCTCAACAGTTATTGCGTCGATAGAGATGGGGATAGAAAAAGTATTAATTATATGCCCCGCATCTTTAAAAATTAACTGGGAGAGAGAAATACAAAATTATACGGAAAAATCTATTTCAATTATTGAGGGTAAAAAGTGGGAACCTTCCGAGTATACCATTATAAATTATGATATATTAAAAAACTTTCACGACCCAAAATACCCCGATAAATCAGAGATTTTAAATTATGGTTTTGATTTGATTGTAATGGACGAAGCTCACTACGTTCAAAATAAAAAAGCTCAAAGAACAAAAATTGTAAATGACATCGCTAACAAAATAGGTAAGGTATGGTTACTAACGGGAACTCCGATGACCTCAAGGCCGATGAATTATTATAATCTTTTAGACTTAGTAGACTCTCCAGTCGCAGAAAATTGGATGGCCTACGCTATAAGGTACTGTGCAGGTTATCAATTTAGTGTTGGTAGTAAAAGAGTTTGGAATGTTTCGGGAGCGTCTAATCTAGAAGAGTTAAGAGACAGGACAAAACCACAAGTATTAAGAAGACTAAAGGAAGACATCTTGGACTTACCTGAAAAAATAATAACTCCAGTTTATTTAAGAACCAAGTCTAAAGAATATAAAAAATTGATGGGTGAATACTATGATTGGTATAATTCATCTGAAGACTCGAATTCACTGACAATACAATTTTCTAAGTTAATGAAAGTCCGACAAGTTATTGCTGAAGAAAAAATAAAAGACACAATAGAAATTGCTCAGAACATAATAGACCAAGGTAAAAAAGTAATAATATTTACAAATTTTACAGATACACTAAATAAAATAAACGAACATTTTGGTAAAGAGTCAGTTAAGTTAGATGGTAAAATGACCAAACCTAAAAGACAGGAATCTGTAGACGAGTTTCAAAACAATGATGACATCAAAGTTTTTGTAGGTAATCTAAAAGCTGCGGGAGTAGGAATAACCCTAACAGCTGCAGAGGCGGTTATAATGAATGACCTATCTTTTGTTCCTGCTGACCATTCACAAGCCGAAGATAGGGCGTATAGATATGGACAAAAGTTCTCAGTTTCAGTTTATTACCCGATATTAGAAAATACAATAGAAGGTATTATATATAATATACTAACTAAAAAGAAAAATATTTTTGAAACAGTTATGGGTGATAATGAAGGTAAAGGTGACGTAATGGAAGAAATATTAAATATGATTTCACAAGAAAGGTGAGTTTGTTTTTATATTTCGCATTATTTATATATAAAAATAATGGGTACTAAAAGGGCATTAAATAAAATAACTGATATAGAAAATCAGATTATAAGTGAAGGGATAAAAAGAAAAGTATCACCGAACGTCCCAAAAGAAATTTTAAAAGAAATGAAAAAAATAGGTATCGAAAGATTACCTTACTCTTATTCAGCCTTAGAACGTTTTATAGATAAAGAAACTATGAACGTACACTACAATAAACATTATAAAGGTTATGTTAATAAACTTAATGATGCGATAAAAGATAAAAAGGGTAAGGACAAAAAATTAAAAGATATTGTGAAAACAATATCAATGTACGACAGAACTGTAAAAAATAATGCTGGCGGAGCGTTCAACCACGCATTGTTTTGGAAAATGTTAAGTCCTAAAAGGCAAAGATGTTCAGGAGAAATCTATGAGAAAATTATTAAAGAGTATAAAACGTTTAATAACTTTAAAAAGTTATTTGAGTCCGCAGCTCAAAAAAGATTTGGTTCAGGGTGGGTATGGCTTGTTTTAACAAAAAATAATAGGTTAAAAATAATGACTACTGCAAATCAAGACAACCCTCTTATGAATACCATTAAAGACGGTGGACTTCCATTATTAGGTTTGGATTTATGGGAACACTCTTATTATTTAAAATATAGAAATAAAAAAGACGATTATATAAAAAACTTTTGGTCAGTAGTGAATTGGGATTTTGTGAACAACTTATATACATCTAACCCTAAATCCTCAATAAAGGAGTCGTTTAATAAAAAAAATCTTATTGTTGAAATTGAGAGTCAGGGGTGTAATTCAAGACAAGTTAAACAGACCATAGAATTATTTAACACCAATCCTCAAATAAAGTGGAAATATCGTACCGTAATTGATAAGGTTTTTAAAGAAATCTTTAAAGATTATTGGAGAGAAAAAGAAGGAGAGCAGTTATCGGGTATATATGACTTTGAATATAAAGGGAGTGTTGAAGGAGGTCGGTCGGTATTAAATAAAATCAATACAAACGCAACTACATTTTGTATTTTAAAAAATGACATTAATATTACTTTAAAACATTATGGACACCCTCCGATTAGTTTTTACGGAAAAAATAAAAATGAACAAATAAAGGAATTATATCGATTTTTAAAATATATCATCCATTGGAAAGATAGTCTATTTAAAAATACATCAAACACTTTTGACTCTATGTATACCGCGGTTAATAGAAAAAATAAACAAGGTGATAAAACTGAAAATTTAGCGGTTAAAGAATTACAAAAAGTGTTCGGAGTTTCTAACGTAAAAAAAGTTGGTGAATTAGGTAGTGTTATAGATGCTATCGGTGGTGTTGATGCGATTATAAGGACAGATAATGGAGATAAAACTGTACAAATAAAACCATTTAGAGATTATATTATTGAAGATGGGAAAATAACTATGGTCGGAACAGGTGTTATAAAACAGTATAAAACCGATATGTTAGTATTTCATAATAAAAATAAAGGAATAGTGGTATTTGATAATAACAACACCCAAATTAAAAACGGGAAATATGTTTTTGATAAAGAGTCTCAATATAAGTCTTGATAAATAAAGATTTCTAAATATTTATATATAAAATATATCATGTCAGCAATTAACGAACCACAAAGAAGTAAGCTATATACTCGTATAAAACATCTATTAGGTGCTCCCTTACGTGGTGTAGAAATTACCGATGAAATGATGGATTCACTAATGGAATTATCAATTCAAGACTACGCACAATATGTTAACGATTGGTTAATTGAGGCTCAATGGACATCATTGTACGGGCTAAATTTAGATGAACAGTCGGTAACTAGAGCTTTTATAACTCGTAGTTTAGATTGGGAAACACAGTATACATACGCTTACTCAAAAATTGTCGGTTTACAGGCTGGAGGTGACTCAGTATTAAAAAAAGATTTTATTACTTTAGTTCCTGGACAACAAATTTATGAGGTACCTGCAGGAAGAGAAATTAATGAGTTATTATGGTTTAGTAGGGCAGAGTTAGATGCGGCATTTTTTGACCCATTTATGGGTGGTTTTGGTGGTTTTGGTGGTGTAGGTTTAGGTGGAGGAGCGGGATTCTCTCAAATGGGTTCTCAGGGAAATTATTTTATAACACCGGCCTTTGATATGTTACTTAGAATGCAAGATATTAACATTAAGAGAAGAATAATTTCAGGAGATTTAACTTATAGAATTACTGCACTACCTGAAGGTAAAAAGGCGGTTCATCTAATGAATGTACCTGGAGGTAAATTTGATTTTGGTAATATTCAATATAATCAATACGTTGTGTGGTATTGGTATTATGAAACTGATGACCGTGAGACCTGTTTAGCTGAAAATCCTGACATAGTAAGATTACCTTCAGATATCCCGATAGATGAAATGTTATGGGATGAGTTAAATAATCCAGCCCAAACATGGGTTAGGAGATGGTTTACTGCTTATGTAAAAGAATCTTTAGGGAGGGTAAGAGGTAAGTACCTAGGAAATCTAAAAACACCTGACTCCGAAATACAAATGGAGTATGACTCACTTTTAACAGAATCAAAAGACGAAAAATCAAAACTAATAGAAGAGTTAACTCAAAGGTTAGAAAGATTAAGGCCTGATAAAATGATGGAAAGACAAGCTAATGAAGCGGAAAATTTAAATAAATCATTACAATATCGGGCATTCCCAAGACAATTTTATTCAATATAATATGGCAATTTTTAAATCAACACCAATTACAAAAATTATTAATGGTCTAACCATTAAAACTTCAGAATCAACACTTTTAAGTAGTGAATCGTATACCACAAGCGGAGAGGCTGCGATTATTATTAAAGATGTTAAAGTCTGTAAATTACAATTAGATTCAAATACGACTGAACACGTAACAATTAAAGCGTTAACCGATGTTTTAGTGGTCGGAGATTATTCGATTGATGAGGAATTCGATGAAATAGAATTACAGAATGGTGCGTCTGTAGAACTTAGATTTATAAGAGATGGTTGGTTTATTATGTCGTCTGATGGTCTAAAGAATTCATAAGAATTTTATTTTTCTCAACATAATTAGTGTTAACTAATTCTTCGGTTCCTTCTAAATACATGTAGAAAGGGTTAATTCCAACACTTTTCCAAAACACTTTTTCAGTGTCAGATAGGGTAAGTACCTCATCTAAAGTATCTTGGTCACCTTCTTTTCTTGGGTATCCTCTAACTAATTTAGTTTGAGTTTTTGTAAAAAACGGTCTATCTTCAGGATTTTCAATTAATATTTCATCTCGTATTTCAGGAGAAAATACAACTAATAGAGGTTCAATTCTCTTATTAAACGCAGTTACATAACGAGGAACATTATAATCTCCTAACTTATCTGGTGTATCTTCGATATCTTTTTCTTTTACATGATAACAGTTAATTACCACCTCATCTTTTTTCTTTTGTACATCTCCATGAGATTTACGGGTTCCGTTATTTACGTAGTAAATTGTATCTCCTAACCCGACACTTAAGTTATTTGCCAATGCTAATTCCATATGTGCTTGTCGAGACATAAAAGAACCTGACTTAGTTCTTTTTGTAATATGAACTTTGTAATCGTCAAGAGACTGTTTTACACGAGCTTTGTTCGCTATTTTAGAAATAGGTATTTCTCTGTTATATAATTTACCTAGATATTCATAGTATGAGTCTAAGAATTCTTGACCTTTACCGTCCAACAACATATTCAATCCTGAATCTAAGAACTCCGCAACATACGTCTGAAGTTTTTTAGACTTAATCGAGTTTCCTGTAAGTTTAACCTTACCCTTATCTGTAAGTAGTGCGTAGTTTTTACGTGCTACATTAATAGTTGCTGGCCATTGACCGTCAGTGTCGAGACCCATTTCTCCTCTCATAAATATATCATTATATTCTGCAACATCTGCTTCTGAGCCCGAATATTCTTTACCTTCTTCTACAAGACCATTCAAACCTTTACCTACGTATTTGTGGTCTTCTCTACCATCAGGAACCGCAAAGTTAACACCATCAGTGTCCATAACTAATGGTTCGTACCCACGCTCCATAAACCACATAATCATTTGCCTTAGGTATTGTCTACCCGTACAAGTAATTTGTTCACCCATATCCATATCACCCCATGGAAATACGTGAGGAGCGGACAGAGAACCAAAGAATGCGTTAATAAAAATCTTAATCGGAAGTTGTTTTCGATTGTACTGTGAAGACAATTTAGGGTCCGAAAGGTAATGGTCGGATGCTAACTTCTTATATTTAATACGGGTATCACGGAAATACTTCAACATACTCTTCATTGCCCCCGTAACATCACACTTAGGAAATACATCGTGCACGAGTTGAATAGAGGGGTATAGAGACGAGTAGTCGAGCTTCAACACGTCAGTGGAGTACCCGACCTGTAATAGTCGAGACAGACCCCCTGTAAATGAACGCTTGTCCCCTTTCTTAGGTATTGCGAGCCCATGTTTATACGACCATGACATCATAATCATTTTCCATAGTGTTGCAGTACCCATTGTAGACAATCTCTCATATGTTGTAGGTACAAGTTTAGCGAGAAGGAAGTTGGCTTGGTTGAACTCTTCGTCAACCACCATAGTTTCCCAAATATCATCATACAGATATCTCTCGATGAGGTACTCACCGTTTACTTCTTCATAGTGACCAGGGAACCTTTCCATAAGATTTTCTGTACCGGGAGAGCCCACCTCTTTATAACCGCCAGTCTTAGGGTTGAAATAATAATCTTTATTATCAAAATATATTTTTCCAATCTTATCACCTTTGACGTATACACGATTTTCCTTTTCCGCTCCGATAAATTGAGTAATATACTTAAGACCCCAACTTTTTATGTCTGAGTTAATTGCTTGAGCTCTCCTAACGGCATGTGCAATGTCTACAATATTATACCCCCACATCATGGTCTGAGTATAATCTTCCATCTCATTTGCAAGCTTCAACATCCCTTGTTTTTGTCTAAGTTTTTTTTCGGGGTTAAGGGTCTTAGCTATTTTTCCTATATCCAAACCCAACATTTCCGCTCTTGTTAAAATAAAAGGAAAATCGAAAAACGCTGAGTTATATCCACCAACTAATGTCGGTTTTAGATAATTAATGGCATTAAAAAATTCGACAATCATCTCCTTTTCCTCCTCTTCATTTTGTGCCGATATCACCTTTTCATAACCTCTATTATCTTTCATGCCGATTAGGAATATTTTTTCAGTATTTGCATCCAAACCTGTGGTCTCGATGTCAAACACAAAACGATGTACTTCATCATACTCATCAAATCCCTTAAACAATCTTTTTTGTTTCTGACAAAGATACTGTTCTACTGGAGATAGTATCGCAATCGCATTTGTATTCTCTCTATCCCAAGGATTTAATCCTCCATTTTTAAAAAAGTTAACTAAGTTTGAGTAGGTCTTGGTTGTCTTTACCATATACTTCAGACCTTGTTCCATTCTTACATCGCCATGAGTATCTAACGTTTCGATTAGAATACCGTGTTCTGACATGGCTTGTTTTTGTGCATGTTTAGAACCGTTATAAAAATTCTTACCCTTTAAATCGCCGACCCATGCGAACGGTATAAAAGAGTCTGTTTTAATTTGTTTCCCGTTTGTAGGGTGTTGAATAACCTTAAAAATCTTATTAGACCTATAGTCATATTCTAAGGCTACAATATATTTTTCTTCATCCTCTCCGTGGAGGAACTTTTCAATTTCTTCTTGTGAGACCATACTTTTTAACTTTTCACCTGAGATATTATTCTCACATCGTTTTGACGTGATTTCTCTTGGTATTTGTTACAAAGATAATCTACAATTTAAAGTTTGTCAAATAATATTAATAAATAAAGGCTCCCTGATTGGCGCTATTAAAATCCCGTCTTTGGTTGTAATTGAGAACTCTCCGATAAAACGACCTTTTTGGTTTGTATCTCTCGAAGTCCATTTATAATATATGTAATACTCTCGTGGTGTGTCAGGATTTATTAATAACTTTTCAGTTATGTATGCGTTATTCATAATAATTTTTTCCAAACCATCCGACTCTCTTTTCATTGAAAACCTTATAACTGAGTTTACAAGTTCTTCATTAAATTTCTGATATGAGTCAGTTCTCCCATCCTGAACTATTTCCATAATTAGGATGGGAGACTCACTATTTTTATTTATAAAAAATTCCATATTAACAAGACGGACATTCTATAATTTTGAACCCGTAAGCGGTACTGTTAAATAACCCTCCGTAAACTGTTAAAGTATAAATTGATTCTCCCTGAGGTTTTTCAAAAGAGAATACTCGTGAGCCATTTGAATATCCTCCACAACCCGCATAAGTATCTAGGGGGATTGAAGGGGTCAAGCCGCATGAGCCAGGAGATACATAAACATTACTATTAAGATTAAAATATTCTAAAGTACCTCCAATTTGACCTTTTGCACCATATCTAGAAACACCATTATCGTCCCATACATTATCATATAATGGATATGTGTAATTACCAGCATCCGAATGGTAAGGGAAGTCGGTTACCGTAACAGGTACCGATTGGGTGCTGGTGAACTCTAACTGGTCAGTGTCGTTATTCCACGTAAATACATTACATATATACGGACTATTCTCAACTCTACTATCAACCAAAGACTCATTAGATGGTTGACCTAACAGTAAACTATCGATAACAACCTCATCTGAGTTATTTTTAACAACAAACCGGTCATGAGCACTCTGTGCGTATAATGCGAATTTTACCGTACCCGCACAAGACGATAAATTAAGTGTCGCATTTATAACGGTCTTTGATGTAGAATATGATTGTATAGTCCCATCGGGGTTTAAAACATTATTAAAGTTTGAAGTACTAATAGTAAAATTATCAGCACACTGTATAGCTTCAGGTATAGGTGATGACGTTACCGAAGGTGTTGGAGTAATGGTAGGTGTGATTGATGGTGTGATAGTAGGTGTGATGGTAGGTGTTGGTGTCGGTGTATTTGATGCACAACTTTCACATCCTAAGGGGTAAGTTAAAACCTGTCCTACAACGGGACCTAACTGTGTTACGCCAGACCACGGGATTGCTAATTCACTAGGAACAAAGCTAAGATAACAATCCCCATTTACTGATAACTCGTCTTGAAAGTCCACAAAATAATAAGTGGCCGATGCGCCGTATTGGGGTATGTAGCTAAAATCTGGTCCCGTTAAGTCGCCACTCGAATCCCATATAAAATATCCGTTTCCTGTTGTACATCCGGTAAAATAACCCGTCACTGTACACTCTATATCGAATGCATTAGCGGCATCGAAACAATTATTTACTCCTCCCTGAAATATATCTTCGTCGTCTAAATAAAAATATGCAACATCTTCCGAAGGTGAAGTTCCGATTACCCTCCACGATAAGGGGTCTCCAGGGTTGGAATAATTCCAAACAAATACGTCACCATTATTAAGAGATGTGATGGTACCATTAAAAATAACACCCAAAACATACCCATCAGTATCATCACTAACTGCTGAACAACACGGAATCACTTCGTAATAAACAATGGGTAGTGGTGGTGAAGAACTTGGAGTCACTGAAGGTGTTACGGTCATAGTTACCGATGGTGTCATAGTTACTGATGGTGTCATAGTTACTGATGGTGTCACAGTTACTGATGGTGTCACACTAGGTGTAACTGTTGGACATGGTTCACATAGTTGAGGGTTTAATATTAAGTCAGTACATATATTTTCTAAAAAGTTGTCTGAATTTATTGTAATACTACCGCTTCCACTACCTTGACCTTCAATGAATACAAAACAATTTCCTGAATATGAGAATCCATGAAATCCTAAAATAGGTTGGTCTCCCACTACTGTAACAAACAAATCTTCAACTCCACTTGTACAACAAGACTCCGCTCGATATAATGAAGTACATGGGTTTGACGCTAAACACGAAGAACAGTTATCAAATCCGGTACTATTGTCTATTGTAAAAGAAGGTGTTAAAGTATTGTCTAATACAAAGTTTATCACAGTATAACATTGTGGTAATATGTTTTGAGTCCCGTCACCACCAAAATAGAAAGTGTCATTTGATTGAGTTATTTGATTAGTAAACTGAACATGCTCCAAATATGTTTCATTATCGCAACACCCACTTAATAATACTTTATATACAAATTGTGTAGGTGTCGAACTTGGAGTGACTGTGGGGGTAACCGTATTAGTTGGTGTTATAGATGGTGTTATAGTTGGTGTTATAGATGGTGTTGGTGTCATTGAAGGTGTAGGTGTTGGTGTAGGAATCTCATCTTCAATACATTCTGTACATCCTGAGTATACAGTATCAATACTAAAATTAATGACAGGTTGGTCTATACTGTTAACATCTCCCACATACTCATAGCAATTTTCTTCTTGAGTGACGTAGTAAATACCATTTAGTGTTGGATTAAGACCTTGAGTATACACCGAAGGACATGTTATTTGTTCTTGAATATATGATTGTAATTCTCCATATATTGACAACATTACAAGTAGGTCCAAAGTAGTAAGGACCCCGTCAACTCCACCAAACGTATCACAAAAATATTCAATATTAGTACATGGACTATTAAGATAAAAAATGAAACACGCAAACATTGCGGCGTCAGTTATAACACCATTTTCATCCGCTAAAGGTGCCAAATGTGATGGTTCTTGAATTACTGTAGGTATATTGTATGTCACACCATCTGCGTTTGTATACGGTACTGTGTCGTAAGGATATGAAACTACGGTACATTGTTCGGAACAACCTGTATATTTTTGTAAACAAGGATGATTATTTGTACATGAAGTACAACTTACTGACCCATAATTTTCGGTAATAGTCCCTTGTGAAGGCCCTGTTTGTGCCGACGATGAAAGTATTTTGTAACATCCAGAAGTAAAACTACTACTATAAGATGAGTTATTATTAATAAAATAAACGTAGTCATTAACGTTTGCAGATACGTTTAATGTGGTATTTGCAGTATAGGTAATTCCATCACAACAACCTTCCAGTGTCAATAGGTTAGTTACGATAGTCCATGAGTCGGGAGTTGTACTTGGTGTGGGTGTAGGTGTTGGCGTTGGACAATCAGGACATAACTGTTCACCACAAATGTTATTAAACACAAAACTGTTTTGACTAATTATAATTGAGGGATTATTTTGATTTTGTTCCATGTAGAGAAGTCTATAACAGTTACCGTTATAGAAAAATCCAGGGTTAAGGGATAATATAGGTGTAGAATTTAAAAGTAATTGTACCGTTATTTGGTCTCCGCTATTGCAACAATTTTCAGCTCTAAATAAACTGTTTGTTTGTTCACATGGGTCAAAGTTATTTTGATTATAATTAAAACATTGTAGACATGATAGATGAGTACTCGATACTGAGTGTATTACATCACTTGCGTCTAAACCATTCACCCCAAATAAAGTATAACAACCAGGCTCAATCTGAGCGTTTCCATCATACATTATCCCATCAAAAAATACTATAGTTCCATTTTCAGGTAAATAGTCCATAGCAAAAGTCACTACAGTAACATCATATGGGGGACAACAAGATTTTGCATATGCGGCAAATTTATCCTCTGGTTGGTCTGAACATAAACTAGTACATATCGAGCTTTGACAGCTTTGAGCTGATGGTCCGTTAAAAATTAATTGTGTTTGTTGACCTGTTACCTGTCCATTACTAACCCAACAAGTACCATTATGAGTGACCGCATTACCATTAAATACCCAACCCCCCGTTTGAGTTTCCGTTAATAAAACTCTGGCTAATATAGTATCCTTAGGATTACAACAATTAATCCATTCATGTGTAGTGTATTGGGGAGGTGGAAAAGTATTATTTAAATATTGTGAATCAGAATTTACGTTAATTATCGCATTAGCGTCTGAACATACAATGTTTTCAAACTCATAATAACCTTGTTGTAAATCGGAAAAAGGTATACTAAAGGTTAATTCAGTTGAACCTAACGACTCTCTGACGGTGATAGATACTGAACCACTTTGAGTGACAGTCGTCCCCACATCATCTTTTAATTTTAAATCAAAAGAGATTGTAGTGTTGACATTAACTAATATATTAGAAATTATATTAACGTAAGTGGTGGTTGTTCCTCCACCCGGTCCCGCTTCAAAAACATTATTTACGGTTAAACGAGGTATGACACCGGATATAGGGGTTAACGTAGGAGTTGGTGTCGGTGTAAATGACAGTGTCGGTGTCGGAGTAACTAAATTAACACTACCAGTACAAGAACAACTTGTTACGGTATCTATTAATTCATATGTGATACATGTCGAACCTGAAGTGCCCGAAAAATTGGTTGTTTCGAAATAATAAGGAAAATTATCAGGATTTATCAATCCTGTGGCGATTAATTGTTGGGGACTACCCGGTGCACAATCAGAAATATAAAGCGAATAATCACCTGGTTGAGGGTCTGATGGTGTTAAGTTTACTGAGATATAGGCCATTTTACTTTTTTTTATAAATACTATTTATGTTTAATTTGTGTTAACATCGCAATTTAATGGAGTTATCGGTGTTTGAGTTGGTGTAACCGATGGGTTAGGTGTTACGGCTACATCACAACTTAATGGAGTTATTGGTGTTTGAGTTGGTGTAACTGATGGGTTAGGCGTTACGGCTACATCACAACTTAATGGAGTTATTGGTGTTTGAGTTGGTGTAACTGATGGGTTAGGTGTTACGGCTACATCACAATCTAAATCGACACACTCAGGGTTAGATGTTGATGGAGTTATTGAGGGGGTTGTAGTTATTGAGGGAGTCGTTGTTGGTGTTGGTGTCGGACACGCGCAATCACTAGCTTTACATGAATTAAATCTAGGTCCCCATAGGTCACCTATGTATGGACTTCCAGACCCTGTACTAAACGGAATATAACAATTACCGTTATAATATATTGCATTACCATTAGTAACCCATCCATTAACTCCGAGGGCTGATGCATCAATTTGACCTACCACGTATTGGGGTGAGGTATCTTTACAACAGGCAATAAAACGGTGAGTTTGCCATATAGGGCTATTTTTACCGGTAAAGGTAACTGAATTTACTGTGTACGAATCAACCAACTCTCCCGTGGATGAGAAATCTTTAAATTCACTATATGTACCTAATACATCGGTATACGATAAAGAGTTTTCAGTTATGGTTGCGGTTCCTGAAGTTTGACCTTGATTAATAGTTACTGACACACTAATTTCTACAAAGGTACTATTAGTCCTTTCAAGTCTATTGATAAAGCTTACTGTAGTATTAGTAGATGCCGCCACATTTGATGTTGCGGTGTAATTACATACTGTTGAACCACTTTCGTAAACAACACCAAAACCAATATTAAAAGGTATTACTGAAGATGAGGGCGTTACCGATGGAGTCGCGGTTACCGATGGAGTCGCGGTTATCGATGGAGTCGCGGTTACCGATGGAGTTACTGTTATCGATGGAGTTGCTGTTATCGATGGAGTTGCTGTTATCGATGGAGTTGCGGTTATCGATGGTGTAGATGTGGGTGAAAGTCCTGGAGTTGCGGTTATCGATGGAGTTGCTGTTATCGATGGAGTTGCTGTTATCGATGGAGTCGCGGTTATCGATGGAGTTGCTGTTATCGATGGAGTCGCGGTTATCGATGGAGTTGCTGTTACCGATGGAGTTGCTGTTATCGATGGTGTAGATGTGGGTGAAAGTCCTGGAGTTGCGGTTATCGATGGTGTTACAGTTACAGTGGGTGTTGGGCTTGGTAATAACGTTTGACCACTACAGATTAAACCTGATATAGATTCCGAAACTTTAAAATCATAACAACTTATACTCCCGAACGTTTCGTCTAAATTAACTAAATAAGGGAAAGAGTCGTAAGTCAACCCTGTAGATATGGTTGTATAAGTGGGAGAAGAGCAATCTTTTAATTCAACTGTAAACGTATTAGTTACTCCAGTTAAATTAGTACTTGTTAATAATATTCTAGCGAATGTTGCCATTTTACGGTTATCTTATAAATAAATACTTATAGATTAGTTTATAGTACCCATCTGAAAAAATTTGTTTTCACCTATTGTTGTTGCACTTAAAGTAGAAAATCCTATTTCATAATGAATTTGAGGATTTAAAGTATTACTATAATTAACTGTTTGTCCTGTAAAGGGCTCGATATTTAGTTGTTCCGCAACTTTATCAATCCTACAAGCTCTACCAATCGTAAAATATCCGTCAGGACTTCCTGAAGTAGAACCCGCAAAACAAAGACCTATTATTTTTATTTCTCCATTTATATTTGCTAAAAGAGCGGAACCGGAATCACCTGAATTAATAGGGTAATAACATGAATTACCATTAGTTGTTGTTGACGCACTAGCAATATATGAAATACACTCGTCATATCTACAAGTAGATTGTGTGGTACTGTTTAATTTATTATTAACATAAACGGTTCCAATCGACAAAAATCTTAACTTAGTATCCCCCTCTCCTTTAGCTCCTGTCGTTCTACCCACGCTAAAAAAGTCCCATTCATTATTTATTAAGTCATCAATTTCAGATGTTGTTGCAAATGTAGGTGCTCCCGAAAAACTTAACCCATAATATTTATAAGACTCATTTGAATCAACAACTGACGAATCTAACGTAAATAACGCTCCGTCGACGTAATTTATACCACCTAAAGAGTTACTTTTAACCGGTATGTATTTTTTAGTCACACCAACTTGTTGAGAAACTGATGAACTAGGTTGACCCATATCATCCCCAAATACATTTTCAACACCTCTACTTGGTTGGTTCGCTTCAAAAAATATTTCAGTCATAACATGGGCATTTGTAACCCCAACCAAAGAATCTGTATCTTTATCTACTGCGATAAATCCCATAGTACCTACCCATGATTTGGTTTGATTTCTAATTTGTAGACCCCCCATTATAGGTCTGATAGTGTTTTGTTGAATCGGAGTTGTTGCACCTGTCGGATTTAGAACGTTATTCGAGCTCCAAAAATAAAAGTTACTTGGGCAAGCCTCATATGCCGCAAATTCATTAGTTCCTTCTTGAACATCGGTTTTTATTACCTCGTCACCTATTTTAATATTTTGTGGTATTATTTCCGCAGAAGTTAGTTCGCTTAATTTCTTTTTTTTCTTAAAACTAAAAATTATAGATTTTTCTTTTGTTAATTTTCCGTCCGATTCTTTAAACCCATAACTAATAGATGTGCAATCTTCAGAGGAATTATCCGCTAATTCTTTTATTTTGTCTTTAATTTTTTGTGTGTATGACATATAGATATTTTTTATAAATATTATTATTTATACTGTTGGTGGTGAGTTTTTATATGGGTGGTTTGACGGTAATTTATTTACTAATCCCCATTTCCATGCTAAATATCCCTCAGCCTTTTCTAATTGTGTTAAATCAGTTCCTCCTGTACCAGGAATTGTTGCGTACGCTATAAATTCAGCTAAACGACCATCTAATTCTTGAGACGACCTGTTTCTCATTAGTCTTAACTCTTGGTTTGTTTGTAATGAATTATCATAGTCATTAACAGGAGTAAACGCATTACTACCATTTAATCTATTTCCAATTTGATTTCCTGTCTTATTAAACCAACAAGAAACTATAACCCAGTTATCCATAGAGACGCTTTGCAGATTCCAAGTTTGTAAATTACCAATAGTAGTACTAATTCTATTACTTGATAATCCATCTAAGTCAAGTTCACCAGGCCAAGTGTTTGAACCACCACCACCTGATGAAATTGCATAATCTCTTTTAGGTGAACCATCTGTTTCATAAGACCAAAAACTATCTTTGTCTCCGTCAACAAAATCCGCTAAAAATACACCAACAGCCCAATGATTACCAGATGACACTTGTGGTCTATATAATGTACTTTGTAGATATTCATTACTACCATCAAAATCAAATACATTTAGACTGTTGAGACCATTAGTAATTACTGTAGGATTACCACCAATACTCATTGTATAAGTTCCTGCCTTGTCCGTTACTGATGACAATATAGACCCCGAAGTATTATAACTACCTGTATCTCCTGCATCAATCCACGCGACAGGTGATAATGTTGAGTCCGGTATCCACGGTACTTGAGTACTTGTACTTGGAGTTATCGACGGTGTTGGTGTTATTGAGTTAGTCGGAGTTACTGAAATAGACGGTGTTATAGATGGTGTTATAGATGGGGTTATAGATGGTGTTGGTGTTATGCAATCATCCGCAACATATCCAGAAACCCCACCGTGGTTATTTTGGAAAATGTTTCTTAGTGTTACAAAACTTGGTTTAGTTAAAACTGTTGCGAAATAAGAATTAAATAAGTTATAACCTAAAATATTATTTGTTTGAATACCCGATGGAGTTCTCATATTATCATTCCACTCAGGAGATAAAGAACCTCCCGCCCAAAACTCAGACATCTCCCACATACCCCAGTTAAGTAAATACATATACTCTTTATATGCTAATTGAGCCTGTTCTGTATCACCTGACCAATTAGGTGCGTATTCAGTAGGGTCAAACATACTATTGTCAATGGCTTGTTTCATAGCCAAATGTAAGTCAGTTGTTTGCCAATTTGGATTTTCTTCTGCCATCCAATTTACTGCGGTTGACGAACCAGGAACCGCTCCCATTATACCAAACAAGTGAACCGTATGGAAAATATGTTCAAAGACTTCTTCAATCACAGTATCTCCACTTGTGGAGCCGCTACTGTACCACACCATGTCATTAGTCGCGTGAGTATCTAAGAATTCTTGGTATCCTGTATACCCTGTTATACCTTCATCGGTCAACCAATTAGGGTCATAGTCGTCCCCACTACCATAACCAACTCTTTGGGCTGTAGGTATTCCCTCATGTATTGTACCTACATCACCTCTTAAAGTGGCTACTAAATTATTTTGATATGACAAAGTAATCCCTGTTGCTGATGGGTCCATTATTAATTGGAACGAACGAGCAACTTTTTTAGAGAATTCATCAGGTACCGCAACATTACCACCAACCGCACCGGCTATAACTTCTAACATACCGCTAACATTTATACTTCTATCGAATACTGCCCCATTACTAGTATCGGCAGTTAAAGGTCCTGCGACATAACAACTAAGAAGAGCATCAGCGGATGTTGTCGGTGTTGGTGTTATAGTATTAGTTGGTGTGATAGAATTTGTTGGAGTTACACTGTTAGTTGGAGTAACTGATGGAGTTGCGGTTATGGATGGAGTTGGAGTAACTGATGGAGTTGATGTTATAGAAGGAGTTGCGGTTATGGATGGAGTTGTAGTAACTGATGGAGTTGCGGTTATGGATGGAGTTGGAGTAACTGATGGAGTTGATGTTATAGAAGGAGTTGCGGTTATGGATGGAGTTGTAGTAACTGATGGAGTTGCGGTTATGGATGGAGTTGTAGTAACTGATGGAGTTGATGTTATAGAAGGAGTTGCGGTTATGGATGGAGTTGCAGTAACTGATGGAGTTGCGGTTATGGATGGAGTTGGAGTAACTGATGGAGTTGATGTTATAGAAGGAGTTGCGGTTATGGATGGAGTCGCAGTAACTGATGGAGTTGCGGTTATGGATGGAGTTGGAGTAACTGATGGAGTTGATGTTATGGATGGAGTTGGAGTAACTGATGGAGTTGATGTTATAGAAGGAGGTGCGGTTATGGATGGAGTTGTAGTAACTGATGGAGTTGTAGTAACTGATGGAGTTGCGGTTATGGATGGAGTTGGAGTAACTGATGGAGTTGCGGTTATGGATGGAGTTGTAGTAACTGATGGAGTTGATGTTATAGAAGGAGTTGGAGTAACTGATGGAGTTGCGGTAATCGAAGGAGTTACAGTTATTGATGGCGTCGAGGTTGCGGAAGGAGTTACAGTTATCGATGGAGTTATTGAAGGAGTCGAGGTTATTGACGGAGTTGCAGTAATCGATGGTGTTGCAGTAATCGATGGAGTTGCTGAGTTAGTAGGTGTCGGTGTAGGAGTTACGTTGTAAGTATCTCCTGTAACAATATCAAATGTGGGAGAACTTGAACCCGTGTAAGATAAGGACACTCCAGTAAAATTAGATAACTGTGACAACTGATTGTAATCCCCGTCAATAAATGTTTGAGTGAACCCACTGGTTTCTCCACTAAGAATAGTGATTGACACGTTGTTACTTATAGTATTACCGGTTGTTGTTGATAATACATCAGTAAATGAAACTCCAATATGAGAATTATATGATTCACTTATTGTTGCTGAATATCCAGCACCGATAGAGCCATTAAAGTAAAGCCCTGTTAATGTTAAAGTTGGTACGTTATTAGAGGGGGTAATCGTAGGTGTTACTGAAGGAGTGGTTGTTGGTGTAATTTCATTTGTGGTGCCTACAACAACCAATTCACATCTAATACCTATAGATGATGTTGGTGTAGGTTGTGGTGTTGGTGAAACTCTAACATTAGGTCGACAACACATATCAGGATTAGCAAAAGAATCTATTACATTAACTATTATTTCATTTTGTATTGGTAATATCTCAGTACCTCTTTGACCTATAATTTTAAATTCGGTAATATAACTTCCTAATTTTGAGGTTTCTTTTTGTGTAAATTGAGTTTCTAAGTAATAACTTTTAATGGGTCCTGAGTTTGTCGACCTTTTTACTTTTACAGATACTGGTTTATTAATTATAGTATAAAAACCAGTCTCCTCACTTTTCATGTTAAACGTAATAGTTGACGCGGAAAAATCATCATTAGATGACCAAAAAGAGTTTCCGTCATCTATAAAAACCTCAACGATTAGTTTTGGTAGTGTGCTATTTTTTCTAATATAAAAATTCATAATTAACTAATACTCCCTACTACGTTTAATCGACAATCTGAGTCAACACATTCAATACAGTCTTTACACCAAAAATCATATAAATTGAACTTATCTTTAAGTATTCTAAAATTATGTTGTATTTCAGGTGCGGTAAGAGGCTCCACATACATTCTAAATTGTGAAATACCTCCCATAAAGGTACCCCCAAAGTCAGGCTCCATGATAATATCAGTAGTAAGACCTGATAAACTAGTACCTGATAAGGTTTCGTTCGGCATTAATTCAGGGTCTTGAATATATGGACCCGTAAGTCCTGAACACCCACTAAATATTAAACTCTCTCTTAGTCCTTGCGTTCCTCCACCTATAGATATATTAAAAGGAACCCCTAATTGTTTTTCTTTTTCGGTATTAAGTTCGTGAGGAATAATCTCTTCAAAATCAGGAATTTCCATAAACAGATAACCATTGATGTAAATTTTTAATATTCCTAATCTTTTTATTCTATCTTCAAACCATTTTTGAGTTAAGTTAATGTATGTTCTTTGTTCTTCTTTTGTGGAGCCTGAGTGTGTCTGAGGAGGCATTATTAAATTCGTAGACGACCCATTTAGTTCAGAGGGGAATAATAATTTTCGGACATCCCCTAATCCCCCCCAATTTAATAAATCACAATCTTCCAAAGTGATATATCTTTCAAATACAGTACTTACCATAACCCACGATTCCTCACTTGATGATGTACAAGCAGTATAAATACAATCTTTATAAATTGTATCTGTAGAACAAGTCTCCACTATTGTATATCCTGAACTATATGTTACTCCTGTATTTTCACAAGTACCTGTAGTTATACAATCTCCGGTAAACTTAATATATTTTACACAAATTTTAGGATTAGAGGGGTCTCCTGAAAATCTAACAGAAAACGCATTAGAAAATAAATCTAAGTCGGGGTCAGGTAATTTTTTAGAAACTTCCTTAGTGTACCCACCACAACTACTTATTCCGTGTGTTTGTGTGACCGCAGTTTGTGGGTAAACTAAAAGACAGTCTGAATTAGTAACTCCAGTATCCGAACACGCACAAGTTTTAATACACTCAGTCAACCCTGAGGTCACTCTAGTATATCCCGTATCACTTAATGGGCTACCAGATGCGGGATGGTAATATTTATTTTCTGCCCTCGTACCCATGAAAAAGAAAGTACCTGAATTTCCTGAGTAAACATCATTTAAATATAGAGAATCTGAATCAGGGGTAAATTTGTTTTCTAATCTAGGTTTTAATAATAATTCCGATGACCACCCTTTATTAACTCTTTCGGGGAAAACTTCATAATCGTAACCAAATAACTTATAAAATCCTTGATAAAATCCTCCATATAGTTCGTTATAATATCCAACATCACTATCATTGTAAGAAACTATATTATATAAAGTTCTTTTTGTATTACCCGAAAATCTATGATTAGGCGATTCAGTATATCCTGTAACGGGATGCATCTTAAACCTTCTATCGTAATAATGAGGATTAAACTTTTCAAAATCATTTAAACCCATAGTAAATGTCAGAGTTTCACCTGTCATTTTGTCATATAACCCATTGTCTGTGGCAGTTAAACCAATATCACATAAGGTAGTAGCGGTTTCACAAAACAAATCGTCATTGTTTGGGTTATAGTAGTTTTCAGAAACCAAAGTGTTACCTGAGTAATATTTTCCCCACTGTAACGTTTCTTTTTGATTAGATAAATTAGAGTTTAAATCAATGTTGATGGGTAATATATTACCGTTGTTTTCCCCTATTAAATTAGGTGAAAATACCACTTCAGAGTTATATCCGTCGATATCCGAAGAAAGTGTAATGTCAAAATCGTCAATATTAGACAATTTTGCATCAAATCTATTAAAATAATAATTTTTAATATTTTGCCCGGGCATACTCCTTTTTTATGATAAATACTTCCTTCGATGTATTTATAGAAAAAAACTAAATATGAAGTCGTATCTTTTTAGAACAAAAGAAGAAGCGTTAGACGCATCTAAAGAACTAGGTTGTGAAGGATTTCACAAACACAAAAGAAAAACTTTTATGCCTTGTAAATCTCATGACACTTTTAAAAATAAAGTGGAAGGATTAAAAGAACCTAAAGAAGAATTAGATGAGTTAATTGATTTTGACGGAACAATGAATAATTCTAAAATTCCTATAATTGACCCAAGAACTAGCGCACCTGGTTTAAGTACAATGGATAAAAGAGTTGCGTCAGGACACCAAACCCAAGACCCACTTATGAGGGGATATAGAGTTTATTATGGTGAGTCGTTCGTTAGAGAGGAAGATATGTCAAAAGCGTTTGGTCATGAGGATACTGAATCTATGAATGCTGAGGAAACTATAAATCACTTTATTAAAGCCTATGAATTTAATCCTGAAGATGCAAAAGATAGAGCAGCGGAAATGGGTAAAGACGAAAAAATACCAGTAAATAAAGAAATTGAAAAGGAAGAGGGAGAAGACTTTATTGATACTATGAGGTTAATTGAAAAAGAATTCACAAAAGAAGACATTATAAAAATGGTTGAGGATTCATTAGTTTTAAAGTCTGACGATAAAGGTTTGAATAAAAAAGATTTATCTGATGACTCCGTGTCACCAATCCTTAAAAGAAATTTAAAAGCCCTAAAAAATATGGCCGAAACTGAAGGTATATCAATACCTCAGTTAGTAAAGATGTTAAAAAATGAATAAAGATTTATACCATAGAAAGGCTAAATTACCTGAATCTTTAAAGACCCATTTACAAAAAAGTTTTGAAATGGTGGAGGGGGACAGTAACATTGAGGGTTACAACAGAAATAAAGATTTAAGGGAAAAAGGCGTTATTGGATATCCGGTTTTAAAAAGAATTAAAAACTGGTTCGATTCCTATGACGGAGATGGTAAAGATTTACCTTTTGTTTTGAACGGGGGTCACAGAATGCATAAATGGTGTGACCACGTACTTAATCATTGGAGGGATAGAATGTCTCAAGGAAAGACTGTTAAGTCTGACACAGGAATGGATAATCAATTTATCGACAATCATGAAAAAGAAGGTATAGTAGTTAACCCTCATGATAAACATGAAAAAGGAATTAATAAGTTTGATACTTCAATAACTGAAGAAATTAAAAAAATAAATAAATTATTTAAAACAATAGAATAATGGCAACACAAAATGACAAATTAGATTTTGCACAACCAGAAAATACGTTATCGGCAATTGCTGAGGCGGAAAGAGCAAAACTATTCCCAAGGAATGATTACTCACCTAAGTCAGAAAAGTACTCATCTGTACACCCCGATGCGAATGCTGACGGAGATGAATTAGGTAGAGGAACTGGTACATTTTTAGACGTTTATAATCAAAATGCTGGTACGTCAACTGATGTATTTGAGAGAAAAGACGAGATAAAAGTTAATAAGTACAACTCAAGTCAACCATACAACGTAGAAGGATGAAACTAATAACGACATTTAAATCTTTATTAACTGAAATTGCATCTTTAAGTGATATTGAAGATTCGATTAATAAGAAAATTGTCGTTACAATTTACTACGATGGGGATGAACCTGGAGGAAAGGGTTATAGAACAGTCGAACCTGTCGCAGTAGGATATAGTAAGGGAGGTAATAATTTAGTTTTAAGGGCATATGACTTAGACGGGGCGTCTCATACAGCGACTATAGGCGAAAAACCATTACCTGGATGGAGACTTTTTAGGGTTGATAAAATATTGACTTATCAACCAACTGATGATAATTTTACAGAAATGAGACCTGACTATAACCCATCAGGAGATAACAGTATGTCAAATATGTTATTAAATGCTAAGTTTAATACGTGAGATTTAAATTAAAAAAACTGAACCCCAATACATATGAGCGATTTAATGCAAAAATTAGCGATGTCCAAAAAAATAATGGATAAACACAGTGAAGTACCGAGAGGTCAGTCACCGGGACAACTTCCCATGAGTGAGAATGTAAACGCAACATACAACATACCGGAAAATATAAACAGTCAATTGACTCAACAACCAACACAACAACCAACACAACCATCAATACAGGAAACGGTTAATGTTCAACCAATAAGTCAAGACGCAGTTATAAACTCAAAACTACCTGAAGAAATTAAAAAATTAATGTTAGAAAATCCGATAGTTCAACCTCAAATGAATGGACCGTCACTTTCTAATGAAATAATAGAAGGGGCAACAAGACTAATGGATAATAAGGTTACTCAACAAAGTAGTGCTCAACCAAATAGTATTCAACCAACAAATAATAATTCCGACCTAAAACAAATGATAAGGGATGTGGTAAGAGATACCGTTAGAGATGTGGTTAAAGAAGAATTAAAAAATTCAGGTTTATTAAGTGAATCCGCACAAAAAACTAATGAAACTCTTTCATTAAGAGTAGGTAAACACATTTTTGAAGGTAAAGTAACAAAAATTAAAAAAGTAAGACAATAACTTTTCTTATTAAGTATTTTTTCCTATACTTTTCTAAATAGAAAAGTCATGTCAAAAATTAATGTGTTAGTACTCCCATCAGACAGAACAGGAGTAGGTAAATTTCGTTCTGTTGAGCCACACACGTTTTTACAACAACATTATTCAGATGAATTTCATGTTGATATAGATTACGAACCTAAGGTAAATGACGAAAAATACTGGAAAAAGTACCAAATAGTACATTTTCATAGAGTTATAGGTTCAAATTATGAGCAGTCCCCTTTAATCATTAAACAGTTGAGAGAATGGGGTATTGTCACTATTGGGGATATTGATGATTATTGGCAACCCGGAAAAGAACATCCCGCATATGAATTAGTAAAAAAACATAACTTAAGTCATCACATAATGAATAATTTGAGTTGTGTAGATTATGTTACAACCACTACTGAATTATTTGCGAATGAAATAAGAAAGATAAACAAAAATGTTTTCGTTTTACCTAACGCAATTAATCCCGAAGAACCACAATTTACAGAAAAAACTAAACCTAGTGACAGGTTAAGGTTTGGGTGGTTAGGTGGTTCCTCACATTTACATGACTTGAAATTACTTGATGGCACTACTAATAGGTTAACTGAGTTTAAAAATGATTATCAGATGTACTTATGTGGATTTGACATTAGAGGTAATGTTACAGAAATTAATAGGGAGACCGGTGAGGAGAAGAAAAGACCTATTAGACCTGATGAGACCGTATGGAAGAAATATGAGGAAATATTCACGGATAATTACAAAACTGTAGATGAAAAACAAATGAAGTACCTGATGGAGTACCAATCAGGAGACTATAGTGAAGAAGACGTTTTTTACCACAGAGTATGGACCCAACCGATTAATAGTTACGCTAAAAATTACTCTAAGTTTGACGTATCTTTAGCTCCTATTAAAGACCATATGTTTAACAGGATGAAGTCTCAATTAAAGGTAATTGAAGCAGGTTTTTATAAAAAAGCGTTAATCGCTTCTGATGTTGGACCATACACAATTGACTTAAAACACTCATTAGATAAAGGAAATTTTGTGGATGGTAACGCACTATTAGTTGATAAAAATAGAAATGGTAGTGATTGGGCAAAATACATGAAAAAACTTATTAAAAACCCCTCATGGGTTGAAGATTTAGGTGAGAGACTTTACGAAACTGTGAACGGAACTTACGATTTAAAAAGTGTGACTAAAAATAGAGCGGAATTTTATAAATCTTTAGTAAAATGATAGACGTACCATTAAACAAATTGTTATTTTTTGATTTAGAAACTGTAGGGATAGAGAAAGACTACACTACACTAAATGAAAAGAACCCTGAAATGGGTAGACTTTTTGAAAGTTACCGAAATTGGTTTGAGAAAAGATATCCTGAAGACGTCGATAAGTCTTTAGATGAGATATTCACTAATCACGCAGCATTAATTTCAGATTTTGCAAAAATTATCGTGGCTTCATTCTCATTCATAACCCCAAGCGGAGAAGTACACACCACTACGTTCGCAGAAGATGATGAGAAAAAACTTTTATTAGGGGTAAAAGACTTATTAAATAAAGTGTTAAAACTTGATTTTCATTTGTGTGGGCACAATATAAAGGGATTCGATATGCCAATGTTGTCTAAAAGATTTGTATGTAACGGTATAAAACCCCCAAGTATTTTACCAAAATTAGGTACAAAACCATGGGAATTAAAAGCTGTAGACACGAAAGAATTATGGCAGTTTGGTTCATTTAATTCTCCAGCCTCACTTGATTTAATGTGTGTTGCGATGAATGTGAGTAGCCCTAAAACCGGCGAAGTGTCGGGAAATATGGTACATGATACATATTGGAACTTAAATGGGTTAACTCCTATATCCGATTATTGTGAGAAAGACGTCCAAGTTTTAGTGGATGTTATGAATAAAATTTATAATTTAAAATAATATGTTTAAAAAATTTAATGAACTAAACGACAGTTTGAGAGCCTTAAAAGATTTAGAAAGTAAATTAAGCGATGTGGATATGAGTAACCCCCAAGAATTATTAAATAGTTTAGGGGTAAACATTGATGAGGTTGAAGATAGTTTTAATAACAATTTTACAGGTATTGTTGAGCTAAAATACTTTTTGGACTCAGATAATAAGGAGCCTGAATATGCTTACCCTACCGATTCAGGGTTTGACTTAAGGTCTAATGTCGATATTACCTTAGAGCCTTTTGGTAGAGCGTTAGTCCCTACAGGTATTCATTTTGATGTACCCGAAAGGTGTGAAATACAAGTTAGACCAAAAAGTGGGTTAGCAATTAAACGTGGTTTATCAGTCTTAAATACTCCAGGTACAGTAGACTATGGATATACAGGAGAAATTAAAGTAATCGTCTTTAATATGAGTAATGAGGTACAGAGTATAGTTAAAGGGGACAAGGTCGCTCAAGCTGTTGTATGTCCTGTAGTACAGGGTTCTGAAATTAACCTAAAGAGAGTGGATAAAATTGAGAATAAAGACCGTAACAGTAATGGGTTTGGTTCTACAGGAAATTAAAAAATTATGAAGAAGACTATTGAATTAAAAACAATTACAGATGATGAAGGGTATGCCACTAGTCCTACCTTACCTGACGGAATAAAAAATTATCTTATTGATATAGATGGTACTATCACCGATGATGTCCCTAATGAAGAATCTGAAAGAATGAGACAAGTCATACCATATGAAGGTTCAGTTGAAACTTTAAACGGGTGGTTTAATGAAGGACATATAATAACTTTTTTTACTTCACGAACTGAAGAGGTAAGGGAGATAACCGAGGAGTGGTTAGATAAGTGGGGGTTCAAATATAGTAACCTGTTAATGGGTAAACCTCGTGGGGGTAATTATCATTGGGTAGACAATCACATTGTAAGAGGAACGAGATATAACGGACAGTGGACTGAGTTGACAAATAAAATGGTAGAAATTCAAGTATTTGACGACTAATGATTACAATAGGGTTTAGTACAAGGGAGGTCGATAATAAGTTCATAGAACATATTAAGAAGACTTGTGGTCCAAAAAATATTGAAGTTATACCTTTTGAAAATAAAGGTTCTCATTCTTTAACTGAAGCTTATAATATATTACTTGAGAAAGCAAGTAATAATATTGTGGTACTATGTCATGATGATATATATTTTGATAAAAAGGGTTGGGGTTCTAAAATATTAAACCATTTTAAAAAAAACCCTGACTATGGAATATTAGGTGTTGCCGGCTCAACTATTTTTCCTTCGTCCGCTAGATGGTGGGAAGATACTAGTAAAATGAGAGGGATTGTTAATCACGAACACAATGGTAAAAAATGGGAGTCAAAGTACTCAAATAGTAGAGGTAATAAGATTGACGAGGTTGTGGTGGCAGATGGTGTTTTTTTGTCAGTAAATAAAAACAGATTAAAAAAAACTTTTAATGAAGATATAAAAGGATTTCATTTTTACGATGTAAGTTTTACTTTCGAAAATTATATAGACGGAACCAAAATAGGGATTATGTATGATGTTAGAATTACCCACAAATCAATAGGTCAAACTAATCAAGAGTGGGAAGATAATAGAATTAAAATCTCAAATTTATATAGTGAGTTTTTACCTAAAAAAATACTAAAAGATAAAAACAGTATATTAAAAATACTTTTATTAGTTAAAAAATATATTAAGGAAAATTACAATTCACTTAATACTCATGAACTAACTATTGTATCTGAATCTGTCGAGTATAGTAAAAATATTTTTGAAATTAGTACGATTCCGAGTACATTTTTAGGTGATGGTATTACACAAATAGGGGTAAATAAAACTGTTTCAGTAAAAAATAGGTTATATAAAACAAAACAAGTAGATTATGATTTAATAATTTCAGATTCCGAATTACTTTCTAATAAAATTAAGTACATTTATCCTAACACAAAACATATTTTTATAGGTGAAAAAAAAGAAATTCATAGTTCGGTTGAATTTATAAAGAATCTTAATTATGAAGATATTCATTTATTATCTAATAATAACATATCAAAACCTAAAGTTAAGGTATTGACGGGGTTCTCAAACCAAGGAGGGTCTACATTTGCCATTTCAAGACTAGTTAATTATTTTAATAAAAATGATATACCCTCGACTATGTATGGACCACATGATTATCATTTAAACTTATGTAATTCTGACTTAAGTGAAAATTTATCATTAAATACAGAAGACATTCTAATTACACATTTCATAAATTTAAAAGAAAGACCTAACGTAAAAAAAGTAATTTTATTTTGCCATGAAAAAAATCTTTTTGAAGTGTCAAAAATGAAACCTTACTGGGATGAAGTAGTGTTCCTTAATAATAAACACAAGAATTATCATTCAGGATACGATGGAAAATACACCATAATACCTAACTTTAAAGAGTTTTTTGAGGTCAGTAAAACTAAGGATAGTATAAACACTGCAGGTATTATTGGGTCTATAGATATTAATAAACAAACCCATAAATCTATTGAAAGGGCTTTAAATGATGGATACCAAAAGGTTATACTTTTTGGTACTGTAACTGATATAAAATATTATCAAGATTATGTCAGTCCTTTAATTGATGGTAAAAATGTTATAGAATATGGTTTTACTGATGATAAAGAAAAAATATATTCTATGGTTAATGCTGTTTATCAGTCTTCTTTAAGTGAAGTCGCATCTTTAGTAAAAGAAGAGTGTGAGATGACTGGTACAAAATTTAATGGTAACTCTCACATAGACAATGATACTGAATCATTGTCGGATGAAGAAATATTTAAAAAATGGAAAAATTTATTAAAATTGTAAGATGATAATATTAACTACTCTTTTTAACGCTGAAAAATACATCGAAAGATGTTTGTACTCAATAATGAGTCAAACATTTAAAGACTTTAGATGTTATATAACTGATGATATGTCTACAGATAAAAGTGTGGATATAGTTAAAAAAATTATAAAGGACGACGACAGATTTATTTTAATAGAAAATAAAGAAAAATTTTATCAACCAGGAAATTACGACCAAGTAATTAGAAGTAATCCATTAATTAATGATGATGACGTTTGCGTTGAGGTAGATGGGGATGACTGGTTACCTGATTCAAAAACACTACATAGAATTAACAACGTTTATCTCGATAAAGATGTTTGGATAGCAAATGGTAAATTTAGGTATTCTTCAGGTGCAAATGGTTTTGCACAAAAACAAACTAATTTTGACTCTCTAAGGAAACATAGATTTACTGCATCACATATTAGAACTTGGAGGGCTTTCCTTTGGAGAAATATCGACATATCTGATTTAAAGGATGAAAATGGAGTATATTGGAAAATGACCGGTGATTTATCATTTATGTTTCCTATGCTTGAAATGTCAGGGGAAAAACATTATGTCTTTATGGAAGACATAAATTACGTTTATAACGAACAAAACCCAATTAATGACCACAAAGTAGATTTGTCATTAGTAAATGAAATTGCCTTAAAAATAAGAAATAAAAAAAAATATAAAAAAATATAAAAATGAAAAAAGTTTGGTATGCCCCCTATAAGTTTGAGTCCTATGGTGAAGAGGAAATAAAAGCAGTAGAAGAATCACTTAGAAGTGGGTGGTTAGGAGGTCAAGGACCTAAATCTATCGAGTTTGAAAAAGCGATTGCAAAGCGTTTTGGTAAGAAGTTTGGTGTTTTTGTTAATTCAGGCTCTTCCGCCTGTTTATTGGCTTTGGCGGCGTTAGACCTTTTAAAAGGGTCTAAAGTAATTACACCGGCTTGTACCTTTTCAACAACTTTAGCCCCAATAATACAGTTAGGATATGAACCTGTGTTTGTTGATGTGGGTTTGAATGACTACGTGGCACATGTTGAAGATATTATTAACGTGGTAACACCTGAGGTTAAGGCGATTATGTTACCTAACCTAATAGGTAATAAACCAAATTGGAAGTTACTCAAGGAGCAGTTAAAGTTAATTGGTAGAGAAGATATTTACTTGATTGAGGATTCGGCGGACACCTTAACTGAAACCCTTGAAACTGATGTTGCGACAACTAGTTTTTATGCGTCTCACGTTATAACTGCAGGTGGTGTTGGCGGAATGGTAATGTTTAACGATGAAAAGCACGTTACTAAATGTTTACAGTACCGTGATTGGGGTAGATTAGGTAATGACTCTGAAATAATGGACGATAGATTTACTCATGAAGTTGACGGTATACCTTATGACCACAAATTTTTATACAGTGTATTAGGTTACCATATGAAATGTAGTGAAATGAATGCCGCTTTTGGTTTAGTTCAGTTGGAAAGGTTTAAAAAGTTTTCACAGATACGAAGAGATAATTTTGAACGATATATAGAAAACTTACAAGGTATTGGAGATTTGATTTTACCTGATGATTCAATTGAACCTAATTGGTTGGCGATACCGTTACAAACTGAAAAAAGGTTTGAGTTATTAACATTTTTAGAAAATAGTAATATTCAAACTAGAGTTACCTTTGCGGGTAATGTTACAAGACACCCTGTCTATAGAGAATACTTACAGGATTTTGAAAATTCTGATTTAATCATGAAGAACGGTTTTTTGTTAGGAGCTCATCATGGGATGAACATAGAAGACGTTGATTATGTTTGTGACAAAATAAAAGAATTTTTTAGTGAGTCATGAAACCTTTAGTTTTAGGTAACGGTCTTTTAGGTTCTGAAATTATAAAATTAACGGGATGGGACTTTGTTTCTAGGAAGTCTCATAATTTTAATATTGAAAATTTTGAGTCTTATATTGATTCACAATATGATACGATTATAAATTGTGTGGCAAATACAGATACCTACTCAAAAGATAAAGATTCTCATTGGGATGTTAATGTAAAATTTGTTGATAAGTTAATTGATTATTGTAACAGTAATGATGTAAAATTAGTTCATCTGTCTAGCGATTATCTTTATACGGGGTCAGAAGTTAACGCTTCAGAGGAAAGTGTTCCTGTTCATTGTGACACTTGGTATGGATATACTAAATTAGTTTCAGACGCTTTAGTTCAGTTAAGGTGTAAAAATCATTTATTAATTAGGTGTACTCATAAACCAACACCATTTCCATATGATAATGCTTGGGTTGACCAAGTTGGTAACTTTGATTATGTCGATATAATTTCTAATTTAATTATAAAATTAATTAAAAAGAATTTATCGGGACTCTATAATGTGGGGACTGAAACTAAAACTATGTTTGAACTGGCGTCAAAAACAAAGACGGTAAATAAATCATTTGCTCCTGTAAATGCACCTAAAAATACGTCTATGAATATTAAAAAATTATTAACAGACTTAAATGAATAATCCATTTTTTTCAGTTGCAATACCAACTTACGGATATGACGGTAAGGGTTCTGATTTTTTAAATTTTAGTTTATCTAAATTAAGTAGTCAGACTTTTAAGGATTTCGAGGTTGTTATATCTGACCATAGTAGTGATGACACGATAAAAGAAGTGTGTGAGAGATGGTCGAATAAGTTAAATATAAATCATACTTTTAATTCAAAAGGTCGAGGTATTATCTCACCTAACATTAATGAGGCGTTAAAAAAGTGTGAAGGGAGATGGATAAAGATATTATTTCAAGATGATTTTTTATTTGATGAATACTCGTTAGAAAAACAAAAAAAATTCATAGAAGACAAGGATAACTTAGTATGGTTTTTTTCAAAATTTTACCACAGTAATGACGGTAAATCGTTTTATAGATTATATACACCGAAGTGGAATAATACTGTTTGGGTTGGAAATAATACTTTAGGTTGTCCTAGTGGACTTACGATAAAAAATAAAGATATTTTATTTTTTGATGAAAATCTTAATTGGTTAATGGATTGTGATTACTATCAGAGTATGTTCATTAAATACGGCGAACCTGAGGTATTAGATGAGATAACCGTTGTAAATAGAACATGGGGGAATCGCCTTACTGATACCATATCTCAACAAATAAAGGATGAGGAATTTGTTTTAGTTAAGAAAAAATATGCTTGATTTAAATAATATAACTTTAGTTGCCCTAACAAGTGTTAGGTTAGAACAAACCATAAAGGCGTTACAACACAGTTCTTTAAAAATTAACTTCGGTGACATAAAATTATTAAGCGATATTAAACCTGATAATTTACCTGATAATATAACACATGAGTATGTACCTAAATGTAATAATATAGATGAGTGGAATTATCATATAATTTATACTTTACCAAAATATATAGAAACCGACTATATCATTTTAATACACGATAATGGGTTTATTGTAAATCCTGAAGTGTGGACTGATGAATTTTTAAAATATGATTATATCGGGGCGCCATGGCCATTACCTAAAGATGATTTTTCATATAGAGATATAAATGGAGAAGTTATTAGACAAGGAAATAGTGTATCTCTAAGAAGTAAAAAATTATTAGATGTTGCGAACAAATTAGATTTAGAATGGAAAGCCTTTCATGGTTTTACAAATGAAGACGGATTTATATGTGTTAATTATCGTCATGAATATATAAATGAAGGTTGTGTTTTTGCACCTATCGATATATCCTGTTTATTTTCTAAAGAAACTGAGTTACCTGAAAATCGCGGAATTAATACGTTTGCCTTTCACAACTATAATGGAGAAAACAGAAAATACCCTAAATTTTAAAATAATGAAAGATAATAACTACAGGGGCTAAATTAATAATCACCGATTTTAATCATTTACCCGAAAACCCCAAAGATTTTTGGACGGATGAATATACCGATAACTATATAGTATATGATAAGGCACATAGATTTAATGAAACTAATAAAATAGTCCATAAAGAAAATTTAGGGTCAAATATATATGATAAATGAGTACTAAAGAAATTGTAATAGCGGCTTACGATAAAGAATTAGATTGGATAACCCAATTTGATTCTGATATTAAACAAACAATATACAGAAAAGGTATTGAAACTGATAATGAAAATGAAATATTTATTGAGAATAATATGGGTAGATGTGTACATTCATTTTTTTATCACATTTATAAAAATTATGATAATTTATCAGACATAACGTTCTTTGTACAAGATTATCCATTTGACCACTGGGAAGATTTAATTGAAGTAATTAATAATGAAACTTGGGTTGATAGGTGTGCTTTAGAAATCGAGGGTTATTATGGTTTCCATTGGAATTCTATAAAAGTTCCATCACCAAAAGGGGGTATTATGCACTCCCTTAAACCAACAACACATCATGGTAATGGTAACATTATTAGTTGTAACTCAAATGGTAGCCCACAAGACCGAAACCCATTAATAAATGTTGATAAATATTGGGAATTATTATTTGAAGGGATACCACCACCTATATATGAATTCATACCAGGTGGACATTTCGGCATAACAAAAGAATATACCCATCTAAGGTCTCGTGAATTTTATGGTAAAATATGTAATTTATTAACTGAAGATATATGGGCACCATGGATGATAGAACGTTTAGAGTGTTACATATTCAACCCAAAATATAAAACAAAATTATGATAACGACAAATTTAACTGGAAATCTAGGGAACCACATGTGGCAATATGCGGTATGTAGAACAATAGCTGAGAAACTAGGGTATGAGTGGGGTATAAACCCATCGCCAAGTCATGATTACTTTAAAGGGCAATCACAAATGACATTTATGAATGTTGATTTTGGTAAACCTGTAGAAGGTATTATACATGAATATCATGAATCTTGGAAAGAAATATCTCACGTAGATAAAGTTAATATAACAATGTTAAATCCCTCATTATATGAGATACAAGATAATACTATATTAGTCGGAGATAAGAGTATTAACCCAGGAGCGATAGGTGGTATATATCAGTCAGAAGAATATATAATTAATAGAAAGTCAGATATTAGAGAATGGTTTAAGATTAAAAACGAGTCAAAAAAAAATTATGATAAAATATTATCTGATAAGGGTATTGTTCTTGATGAAAATCTTTGTGTTATTAATTTCAGAGGTGGGGAGTATAGGTCGATACCAAATGTATTATTAAGAAGGGAATATTGGAGGGATTCAATTAACCACATGTTAATAATAAACCCTAATATGAAATTTGTGATTATAACAGATGACCCAAACACCGCAAATAAGTTTATGCCCTTTCCAATCGAATCAATTCATGTTGATGTTGGATTTGATTTTTACGTTGTCAATCAAGCTAAATGGAATATAATATCCAATTCAACATTTGGTTGGTGGGCAGCATGGCTTAATGACAAAACAAATAAAATAATAGCTCCTAAGTATTGGGCTAGACATAATGTTAGTGATGGGTATTGGGCCACAGGAGATTCGTACACCATAGGGTTTACATATATGGATAGGGAAGGAAATTTATATGATTATGAAACTTGTAAAAAAGAGGCAGAAATTTACTATAAACAAAAAAATATAATTTAATATGAGTTATACAGAGATACCAAACGAGGAGTTAGAAATTTTTAAAAGATTAAGTAATAAATTCAAAGTTGTTTTTGATGTAGGTTGCAGAGATGATATTGATTATTTTAAGATTAATGATTTATGTGAATATCACTTATTTGAACCAAATACAATAGCGATAAATTCTTTAAATGAAAAATTAGGTAAGTTAGAAAATCATAATATAAAATTAAATGAATTTGGTTTATCTGATACAACACAAGATAATTGTGTTTATTATAAAAACGTTGAATCTTTTACGATAAATCCATTTGCTAGAACAATAGATTCTGGTGATAGATTCTCTTTAAAAAAATTAGATGATTATATCTCAGAAAATAATATTGAAAAAATTGACTTTATAAAAATAGATGTTGAAGGGTTGGATTATAAAGTTATTTTAGGTGGTTTAGAGGCTATTAAAAATAAAAATATTGTGTCATTCATTCAAATAGAATATAATGGTGGCGTTAAACAATACGTTGATTTGCTTGATAATTTTGAGTTTTATTGGATGATGGAACCAAGATTATTATCAGCTGTTAATAATATGGGTAATAAAAATGATTTTAACAAATCATTAATTAGACTTGATATTGACATAATTAATTTTATTGATAATACCGTATCCCCAACTGGTAATGGTGGTAATATTTTTGGTGTTAATAAAAAAAATGTTGACTTTGATGTTGATAAAATAATATTTAAAATAATTTAATATGCGAAAAATTTATGATTGTTTTAATTTTTTTAATGAATTAGATTTATTAGAAATAAGGTTAAATACACTATATGATATAGTTGATTATTTCGTAATCATCGAATCAAACTTAACTCACTCTGGTGAGGTTAAACCATTTTATTATGAGGATAATAAAAGTAGATTTGAAAAATTTTCAGATAAAATTATACATTATAAGGTGTTAGATACTCCAGAACAATTTAATAATTTACATAATGGTGATGATGAAATACTAAATCAAATCTATCATTATATAAATAAACAAACTAATAGGTTTAATAGAAACACACAGCCCGATTATGGTAGAGACTTCTTTCAAAAGGAATGTGTTAGAAGACCCTTAACAAATTGTTCTGATGATGATATAATTATTATTTCTGACTTGGATGAAATACCGAACCCTAAAATACTAAGTAATGTACACGAATTAAATCTATCTGAAAATATATATCGGTTAAATCAAAATATGTATTGTTATTATTTAAATGTGTTTAAGGAGAAAAATTGGTTTGGTAGTAGAATTCTTAATTATGGTAAACTTAAAAATCTATCAATAAATGAGGTTAGAGGTGATAATACACTTAGTGTTGAATTACCAAATGGTGGTTGGCACTTCAGTTTTATGGGAGGAAAAGAAATGGTAAAAAAGAAAATAACATCTTATTCTGCACGAGATTTAGGAGGTAGACATGTTTTAAACTCTATTGAATCAAATATGGACAAGAATATTGACCCCTTTTTTAGGGGTAGTCTTAATGTTGTTGAAATTGATGATACTTACCCTAAGTATTTGATTAATAACCTTAAAAGGTATGGTCACCTCATAAAAAAAATATGATAACTTGCAAATTACAGGGAGGATTAGGAAATCAAATGTTCCAAATATCTGCAACTATTGGTCACGCTCTGAGGTATGGTTTTAATTATGGTTTTGATTTTAACCGTTGTTATACTCCTAATCAGGGTCATAAATCATCCACATATTCAAATAACTTTTTTAGAGACATTAACGAAAGAATCGACTTATCAGACTTATCTAAATATAATTTATTTAATGAGAGAGGGTTTTCGTATCAGGAAATACCAAATAAAGATAATATTATTTTATCGGGTTACTTTCAAAGTGAAAAATATTTTAATAATGTTAAATCCGTAATTAAAGACCTTTTTTATTTCGATGAACAAATAAAAAATAACGTTAATAAATTATTAAACTCAATTAATGAAGAAAAATGTGCGATTCATATTAGAAGAGGTGATTATGTAAATAAACCTGATTTTCATTTAGTTTGTGATAATACGTACTATCAAAAAGCTATCGATTTTATTGGTTCAGACAAACATTTCATTGTGGTATCGGATGATATAGAATGGTGTAAAGACAATATAAAGTCAGATAATATAACTTTTACTCCATTTAAAGACGAAATAAGTGATTTATATTTAATGACACAATGCGAACATAAAATAATGTCTAATAGTTCTTTTAGTTGGTGGGGAGTGTGGTTATCAAAAAAAAGTGGGGTTGTGGTTTCCCCAAATAAGTGGTTTAATTATAATGGGCCGCAAGATTTTAACGATATATATTTAGATTCTTGGGTTAAAATATAAACGATTTATTTTTATTAAAAAATTAATATATTTTAATAAAATATAATACATGTCAACAAAACAAAAAGGTAATGAAAAGCCCTTTAATAATGTTAAGGAGTTAGTTAATTCTATAGTAAATCGTAAAACAAGGAAAAAGTTTTTATCGGATAATCAGAAAACTTACTACCAAACATTATTAGATAACGAAATAACGATATGTTCAGGTCCTGCGGGAGTAGGTAAATCTTTTATCGCTATGAGAGCAGCTATAGATTTACTATTAGATAAGGATAATGCATATGAAAAAATTATTATTGTTAGACCGGCGGTGGAGGCTGAAGAAAAATTAGGTTCTTTACCTGGTAATTTAGAAGAAAAATTAGACCCTTATATTTTTCCGTCTTACTACCTACTAAATAAAATCATAGGTAAAGAAGCTAGAGAAAAATTAAAACAGAATGAAGTTATTGAAGTTTTTGCGTTAGCATATATGAGAGGAATGAATATTGATAACTCTATATTAATTTTTGAGGAGGCTCAAAACGCGACTCCATCTCAGATGAAACTACTATTAACTAGAATAGGTTTTAATTCTAAATTTTTAATATCAGGTGATGTGGAGCAAACAGACCGTTATAGAGATAAAACACAATCAGGGTTATATGACGCTTTAAAAAGATTTAGAAATATTGATGATATCGGAGTTTTTGAGTTTGATAACAAGGATATCATAAGGAATCCTTTAATAAGTAAGATTTTAGACAATTACGAGTAAAATGAAAATCGCAATAGATTTAAATGGTGTAATTAGAGATGTTTTTGGTAAATCAGCTCAGGTTTACGAAAAATTTTATTTAGATGAATTATCTGAATCACCAACCTCTCAGTATAATGAAGAAACCGAAGAATGGGTTAAAGAAGATAATGATAAAAATTCTTTTGATTACGAATTAAACTTACCAGTTACGTCATTAAATTTAATTGACCACTTTAAGTTTGATAATGATGAGGATTTATATGATTTTTTCTATGTTGATTTTCCTATGGAAATATTTGGTCACAGTCCGTCGATACAGAATAATACATTTAATATTTTAAATGATATATATGTGAATTTTAGAGATTTTAATGAAATCACTATAATTTCAGATGAAATAGGTAAGTCCAAACCGGCAACTTTATTTTTCCTATCTAAATACGGATGTTTAATCGAAAACATTAAGTTTTATTCAAAAGTGACTTTATCAGATACTTTCGATTCATTTGATGTTATTATTACGTCAAATCCCGATTTATTATCATTAAAAAATGATAATAAAACTATAATAAAAGTAATAACTACATATAATTCTGAATTTGACGGGGATTACAACATCTCTAATATTGAAGAGTTATCTGAAGTATTAACAAAAATTAATATATAATAATATGTTGGAAATTTTAGGAGAAATGTATTACATAGATTTAAATGAATTAAGTGATACTATTGATATGTCCATCCCTACAATAAGTGGTGAAACTGAACAAACTATAAACTTAGTTTCATTTGAAGTTTTAAAGATGATGCTTGAGGTTATAATGACTGAACGTGAGGAAGTTGACGAAAATTTAGGCATCCACTCGGTTAAAAATTTAAGTATTCCCTTTAAAATTGCATTTAATACATTATTAAAACATCAAATACTAAAACATTTATAAAAATGAATGAAGAAACGTTACTAAAAGTAGAAAAGTCTATCGAGAACTTACGTGATAAGTCCTCTAGAATTTATTTTATGGTTCAGGATACTAAAGGTAATCCTAAGGCCGGTGTTAGGATGTCATATCAAATGGCTCAAACATTAAAAGAAGAAGGTTATAATACCTTTATTATGCATGAAAAAAATGATTACACCGGTGTATCATCATGGATGGGTGAAAAATATATGGAAATCACACACTCATCAATAGAAAATCAAAATTTACAGATATCACCTGAAGATTTTATAATAATACCTGAAGTATATGGTCATGTTATGGAACAGGTGTCAAAAATGACATGTGCTAAAATTGTCTTATGTCAAGCTTATGACCATATGTTAGAGACATTACAGGCTGGAACATCTTGGTCCCAATACGGATTTTTAAAATGTATCACAACAAGTGAAACTCAAAAAAAATACATTTCAGAAATAATGAAAAATATATCTTTCGATATAATTAAACCACTTATTACTGAAGAATTTACCCCTAAAACATTACCATCTAAACCAATCGTTTCTATCCACACAAGAGACCAGAGGGACACTATGAAAATAATAAAAACTTTTTATTTAAAATACCCTCAATATAGATGGATTACTTTTAGAGATATGAGAAGTTTAGATACTAAAGAATTCGCCGAATATTTAAAAGACGCGTTTGTATCAGTATGGGTTGACGATATTTCAGGTTTCGGTACATACCCTATTGAATCAATGGCAAGCAATACTCCTGTAATTGGAAAAGTCCCAAATATGAAACCGGAATGGTTAAACGATAATAATGGTATATGGACATATGAGTTAAATAACATTCATGATATACTTGCTGAATATATACAGAATTGGTTAGAAGATAATGTTAATATTGAATTGTACGATAATGGAATTGAAACTTCTAATGAATACAAAAATCAGGATTCCTTTAAATCTTCAGTTATTGAATTATTTGAGGGTTACTTTAACTCTCGTAGAGAAATTTTTGAGGTTCAATTAGAAAAAATAAAAGTAGAAGAAGAAAATTAATTAAAATGGAAAAATTAAATATATCAGTGGTTTTACCTGTAGAATCTTCTAAACATAAAAATTTTACAGACCTATTTAAATCTTGTATTGTTTCAGTACAACAACAAATTAAAGAATCTGTAAGAGGTGAAAATGTTATAGATGATATTGAGTTGGTTATAATCCATTCAGGAGAAGAGAGTTTAGTAGAATTAATTAATAATTCAGACTTTAGTGGGTTAACTACTAATATCATTCATAATGAAGGAGATACGGACTTTAGTACTCAAGTTAATTTAGGTATTGAAAAGTCGTCTCACGACTGGGTAACAATATTAGAATTTGATGATGAGGTATCGAGCATATGGTTTAGGAACGTTTATAAATATATTAACGCATACCCACACATAAAAGGGTTTTTACCTATCGTTGTTGATACTGACGAAAATGACACGTTTGCAGGATTTACTAATGAAGCTACATTCGCGGCTAACATGAATAGTGAAATTGGAATACTAACCAACGAAGTACTACTAAACTATCAGAATTTCCAAACGAGTGGTATGGTTTTTAAAAAATCAATATTTGATGACTTTGGTGGTTTTAAGAAATCCTTTAAGTTAACCTTTGTATATGAACTATTATTAAGGTTGACTTATAACTCTGTAGAAATAATGACTATACCTAGAATTGGGTATAAACACTCCAATATGAGGGAGGGGTCAATTTTTTGGAACTATAAAAATGGAGAATATCCATTAACTCAAGAAGAAGTTTCTTTTTGGATTGAATCAGCAAAAAAAGAACATTTCTTTAAAGATGATAGAGATATAAAATATGAAGTGATTGATATTTAATGTTATTAAATGAAACGGGAAATACTGTAAATCCTGAAACTAAAGGTAAGAGGGGAAGAAAGGCTAAATCTCAAAACTATTTTGATGTGAGAGAGGAGAAGGCTGTTAGGATGTTCCTGACCGCCTCTACATGGGAGGAAAAAAACACCATATACAATGAGTTTTTAAGGGGACCTTTAGATAAAATGATAGAATCTATTATTAGAAGATATAAACTATATCGTAAAAATATGGAGTTTAGAGATATTCATAATGATACCCATTCATTTTTAATGACTAAAGTTGATAAATTTAAACCTGATAAAAATAAAAAGGCGTACTCTTATTTTGGTACTATATGTAAAAACTATTTAATGGGTCAAATAATAAAAGACCAAAAAGAACAAAATAGAAAAATATCATATGAGGATATCACGACTAAATTAGAAAGTAGACCTGACATGGTATATTATTTAGAGTATGAAAAATTACTACCAGAAAAGGTAATAAAAGAGTTTATAAAAGAACTAAATAAGTTTATTGATAATACTGATTTAAATAATAATGAATTAAAATTAGGATACGCATTAATTGAGTTATTTGAAAATTATGAGGATATATTTATTGGTACGGATAATAATAAATTTAATAAAAATATCATATTATTATCATTGAGAGAAATGACTAATTTAACCACTAAAGAAATAAGGACTTCTATGAAAAAGTTTAAAAATCTATACTTTGATTTGACCGTTAAATTAAATAACCTATAAAATACAAATTCAATAATATTTATATTATTATGGGTAGACCAAAAAAGAAAGAAATAATTTTAAGTAAAGACTCCGTTTTAGGGTTAATGCAAGAAATTTATAACGAACTTGTCGAGCAAAGAGCAACTGCGGTACGTATACAAAATAAAATGTTAAACCTATTAAAAGGTGCAGAAGACATGGCGGTTATAGGTCCTGTTATTAAAGAACAACAAAAAATTATAAACGATACCATAGAAAAAAAATTATCATTATCTAAACTACAATCATCAATATGGGAAAAATCAACAAATAATAGTGAGGATAATTTTAACTTAGCGGAAATGGACGACGATGTATTACAGGCGCTAATTAATAAAGATACTGACGATAATAATAAAGATGGTTATAAAATGAGTTAATTATGGCTACAGACGTTAAAAAAGGACTTAATGATGCTTCATCTCAAATAATCTCTTATGGTACCACCATTAGTGTGCAGGAAACGGAAAAAAAATTAAAGAAACTATCTAATGGTAATAATTTTGAACTATCTAAAAGTGAATCAGTAAAACAACTTAACGCAATAGGTGATGTTAAACAGAGAGCACAAACAGAGATAAAAAACCAATTTGAGGAGTTAATAGATTTGTTTAAACTGTCTATGCCATCCAAACCTGGTATAAACTCTAAAAGTATTGATTTTCTTTTAAAGCAAATTCTTTTAGCTAGCCAAAACACTAAGAGTAGAATCTCAGAAGTATTGGTCGAGGAAAGTATGAAGGTTGCGGGATGTTCTCAAGAACAGACGTTTGAGGGTAATGACGATAATGACGGACCTAATAAGTTATATGTTAGAGTAAACCAAATAGATTTATTTAAACTCTTAAAAAAAGACCCTGAAGAAGGATTTAATAGTATTTTATATGAGTCCACTAATCCCGTAAATGGGTCTCAACCATATTCCATGGATAAGGAGTTATATAATCGACTTCAAAACGAAGGGTTTTCTTTTAATGACGAATATGGTAGTGATTATATAGGTTCAGCTAACAGTCCCATTATGAATATCACATATGTTACCTCATACGTTAAAAATGGTACAACATATTATGGAAATTTTTATGAAATAACTTTAAGGAATAGACCAAATTTAAATCGAGTTTCAGATTTTTTAAAGGATTATTATAATTCTATTGATTTTTTGAACTTTGATGGTCTTTCGGTTAAAATTATGAACTCTCTAACTAACTTTATAGATATATCTGGAAATTTATCCATTAATGAAAAGGAGGAGCAATCTAAGTTTGAAAAGATAGTGCAGAGAATACTTGGGTTGTGTTTTGATAATAATAAAGAAATTGACGTATCAGGAAATGCTAAGAATTCTGCTTTAGATACTATTAATGAATCTTTCTTTGAGATGTCACCTATAGATTTACGTAACATCGAAAATAACGTGAATAATATGGTAAATGGTGTTACTGAGTTTGAGGATTGTAATAATGTTAAAGTTCCTGTAAACGTACAGTCTATATCAAAATCTATAGGTAATATGTCATTTTTACCTGATAATGAAAAAATTGATTATTTTATTCAAGAAGCCGATAATATGTCTAAGGACGAAAACTGGAAATTACTTCTACCTGACAGTCTTAATATAAATGTATCAATAAAAAGTGGAATATTAAAAGTAATCCCACAAGCAGTTGTCCTTACTATTTTATCACCAAAAGTTTTATTAGGTTTAATGGTTATATTAAAATCTTTAGGTAGTACTATAATTGATGAAATTGAAGGTTTTGATACATTTATGAGAAATATGAAAAGCTTTTTAATTAATTTAGTTAGTCGGATTGGCGCTATTTTTATTGAAGAACTTTTTATGTTATTAAAAGCTAATCTAAGAGCGTTAGTTGAAACATTATTAATTGAGGTAGTAAAGGAGTCTAAAAACGCCTCTCTAAGTATTGTAACTTCTATTATTTATGCGTTAATACAAGTTGCGTCAGGTATTGTGGATTGGCGACAATGTAAGAGTGTAGTAGATGAAATATTAAATTTATTAAAGTTAATACCTCAACCTATTCCCGGAATACCTAACTTTGCACTTTCGTCTGCAAGATTACTACCAGGTTACTCACCAACCAGAGCTATGGCATTAATAAATGAAAATTTACAAAAACTAGGTCTACCTACCGGTGATATGCCTGACGGGTCACCTAATTTAATGTTACCATCTATGTTTCAACAATTAAAAGGTAGTAATCAAGAAAATCTTAACAACAGTAAAACTGAAATTTATGTACCCGCAACTGCAGTTGCGGCATTTGCTGGAGGGGTAACCTTTCCGGTTAAAGCCTTTGGAAAATCTTATTAAATATGGATGATAAATTAAAAAATGTTATTATAAACTATAAGTCTTTACCTAATAAAGAGTTAGAATTTGGTTTAGGTTTAATAAGTGAAGATTTTGAGGACACTAAAAAACTATTAGTTAAACTTACTCACCATTTAGATTCTTTAGAAAAAAGTTATAATAATATATTAGAAGAATATAAAACACGAAATAAGTAATGGGTCTTGAAGGTAAAAGCAATAATAGAGATATATTAAATTCACAATTAATATATAAAGGTCAGTGTATAAACAATGACGACCCGATGAGACTTGGTCGGATTAGAGCTTTATTAAAGACTGAAAATCAATCTGACAGAGAAATTGCTAATGAAAATTTTGGTAAACAAACTTATAAAGATTGGGGTGAAAAGGACCCCTTTGTTTTCAAACCTCTACTACCTTTTTTCATTAATACCCCACCTAAAATAGATGAGTATGTACACCTTTTTTATAATAATATAACTAGAAAAGGTAGTAAAGATAAATACTATATCGGAGGGGTGTACAGCTCCCCAACCACATCAAATGTTGAGGTTTACGACTCGGCAATTACTAATTTAGAAGAGGGTTCAAGAAATAAGCCGTTTCCAAATTTATTAAATGAAGAGGGGGAGTATTTTATTAAAGACTCTAAAGGTATATACGCCGACCCTAATGATATAACACTATACGGTAGGGGTAGTTGTGATATAGTAATACAAGATAACACAGTACTTTTAAGGGCGGGTAAAAATAAAAATTTTCAAGTAGGTCAGACTCCGAGAAAAAATGAAAAACGTTCTTTTTTACAATTAAGTAAATTTGACAGTAGGACAGTTTATGGTCAACCAGAAAAGAAATATATATTTGGTTCACAACATAAAGATTTAAAATGTTTAATAGAATACGATATTATTAACCCTGAAAATCAAGCGAATAACTTTAGAGGTATCATTTATATCTATAATTTAACACAGCCAATTTCTACTCAGTCAATATCAGTAAATTTACCTATACCTGAAACGTCTAAATCTTTAATGACTACAGTATCTTTTGAATCAAAGACTATTAATCAAGTAAAAACATTAATTAATCAAGTTTTAGAGGGGTTTATTAAGTCAAATATAAATGGTATCGTTACACAACAATCTGAAAATATTACGGTTAGTGGTCCTGAAAGGTTTGATGCAGGTGGTATTTTCCCCTTTTATTTTAGACCACAAAACAGTTTTTATAAACTTTTAAATGGTGTGAATTCATCAACTAACCCACAAGTAATGTTTAATGTAAGTAGTATTATATCACAAGTTTCTATTAAACCTACCGATGGTTTAAGTAGAGGTTATAGTTTGGTATATGACAAAAATAAAACAGATTCGGTACCACTTATACCTACAAGACAAGATATAATACCTAAAAAAGTGGAGCCTTTTAATAAATCTGTTGGTATTTTTGGTGGTGATGAAATTTATTTGTTATCTCATAATTCGCAAAAATCAGGTACTAATGGTAAAATCGACTTGTCCGATACACTATACGGAATAAATGAGAATTTAGTTGCCGATGAAATTGAACCTAAAACATCCTCTATGGTTAGGGGTGAAGAATTATTAGACTTATTAAACTTAATGATTCGATTTTTGGTGGGTCACGTACATGCGTACCCCGGTTTACAACCCGTACCTCAAAGTGTTGACGGTGTTACTGTAGATAACCTTCTTGAGGAGTTATTAAATGCGCAAGATACAATTTTAAATAAGAATATTCGTATAAACTGAATATTTATATAAAAAACTTATCTATGTCACTTCATCGTTCATATTTTAGTAAAAATGATACCATATTATATAATTCATACACTAATACGGGTCGGAATCCTGTTGTAGAGTTATTTTATGGTAATGTAGATAACATTATATCGCCTGTAGGTTTTACTCGTTTTATATTCGATGTGGATATTGACGATTTACAAAAAAAAGTTTCTTCAGGTGAAATATCTACTGGGTGTAGTTATAATCTTACCCATAAATTAAAAATGACTAATACTTCATCTTTTGATGAAGAGTTATTAAACGAAAAATGGTCTAACGGTAGAAGAAGAGCCACATCTTTTGATTTAGTCCTATTTAGAATACCCAAAACATCAGGTTCAAGTGGAGACCCTCAAACATGGGACGAGGGTGTAGGTACTGATTATTATGCAGGTCAAGCAAGAAGCAGTACTAATACAGTTTCAGTACAGAATATAATAGAAACTGATAAATCATACTCAAGCCGACCTGTTAATTGGTTTCAGAGAAATACAATTAACAACTGGTCGGAAGAAGGTTTATATAGTAACACTAATTCAGTATCAAATACCCCAGGATTAAATTATTCAGGATTAACGATTATCGATACTCAACATTTTGAGTTTGGTAATGAAGATATTGAATTTGATATGACTAATGAGATAAATAATATAATAACAGGTTCCACAACAGGAACTACAGGGTGGGGAATCGCATTCGTACCTGATGTTGAAAATATATCGGGTCTTACAGAAAATTACTCCGTTGGGTTTTTCTCTCGTCATACTCAAACTTTTTACGAACCGTTCTTAGAAACTTCATATAGTGATTTAATCCAAGACGATAGAAATACCTTCTACGAAAAAAGAAATAATAGGTTATATTTATACTCATTTAAATACGGCAACCCTCAAAGTTTCGACTCAAATCCAACAGTAGACATCTTAGACTCGACAGGGTCCGTTGTAAGTGGTTTTAATGGACTGACAACGTGTCAAATATCTAAAGGGGTGTACGAGGTTAACGTTAGTGGTTTAACGTCCTCTTCGGTCCCCTGTGTCTTTTATGATACATGGAAAGGTATATCCGTTAATGGGGTAGCATTAAATAATGTAGAAAATCAATTTGTTTTACATTCATTATCTGATTTATATCAAATAGGGATGGAAGATAATGAACCTAAGATATATGGATTTGATTTTTACGGGATTAAACAAGATGAAAAAATACTAAACACAGATATTAGAAAAGTTAATGTAGTGTTGAAAAAGGCATATACCACAAAAGAGGTATTAACACACGTTGACGCTTACTATAGAATATACGTAAGAGAAGGGATGACCGAGGTACAAGTTCAAGATTGGACCTCTATTAATAGAACATCTAGCGGATATTATTTCATATTCGATACCAAAGATAAGATACCTAATGAATATTTCATAGACATAAAAGTTATTACTGACAGAGAGGTTAATACCTATAAACGAGAATTACAATTTCAAATAGTTAACAAAAAATGAAAATTATTAAATTAACAGAAGGAGATTTAGTTGAAATGATACAACAAGTTATTTCCGAAAAAAAGAAAAAATCTAAAAAGAAGAAGTCTAAAAAGAAAGATACGACTTTATGCTCTCGCGGTATTAACGCAGCAAAATCCAAGTATGAGGTTTACCCCTCAGCATATGCTAATGGCTATGCCGTACAAGTATGTAAAGGAACTATGCCTGGATTAGACGGTAAGAAAAAATGTTCAGGAAATTATTGTTAGTGTATAAATAAAACTTATATTTGTAAAAACATTTTGAAAATGAATCGTGTTAACTACAGAACTTATCAACTATTAAAAGAAGACAAATTAATCTTAGAAACTGAAGCGGCCACCTTTGATAGGGCTGTTGATTACTTTTGTGATATACATCCTAACGCATACATGGATAAGTCTTATACTTTTAAAGTCGCCCCCATTAAGTACGGGTATTAATATTCCTCTATAAGGATTTTAAGGTCCATACTCCCCTTAATAACTCTGTGGAAGGTCTCCTTAGGTATTTCAAATTTAACACCCTTTTTAAGGGGTGTAGGTAACTCGTTGTCCATTTGAAAGTACCAGTCCGTATCCTCTAATACTTCCACTATCCGATTTTCTTTATCTCTATGCCAAACGAGCTCTTTCTCAGAGACATCTGAAGAAAAAACTCGTTTGAATTTATTATCTGTAACGTTTTCTTGGGTGTATACCATTACCAAAATCTACCTGATACATTCTTACCAAAATCTTTATGGGCTCTACACGCCCAATATCCGGCCTTTGTTTTATCTTTTTTCTTTTCACATCTGTGTCTAGCGGCAAATGATTTTCTCGCTGCAGGGTCATTCCATTTAGCTGTCATTACAGGAGAACCATAACTTACCTTTTTTACGTTACCTGATTTAGGATTTCTTACGTAAACATACCATTTTTTTGAACCTCCAGACTTAGGTTTATTTAAACTTACTTTCTTACCTTTATATTCAGCTTCATTTAAATTTACATATTCAAAAGGGAAATCTAAAGCTACGGTATCCCCATTAATTAATTTAACAAAAGTACCAACCTCAGACTCTAAAATCTCAGTGTCAAAATCATTAAAACGATATCCATTACCATGTAATTGCCTAGCCTCATTTACAATCTCAAAATACTTTTCACTACCATGTCTAAAAATATTATCGGTTATTGATAAGTTATTATCGATGTGATATTTCATTTCTTCTGAAATAATATTTTTTTCTATTATTTTTTTATTAATAGATTCTTTTATTATTTTTTTAAGATACATAGATTCGTTTTTTGATTTTTTATTTTTATGATTTTTAATTTTAATTCTTGTTGGTTTTTGTCCTTTACCTGATTGTGGGTCTTTCTTTTCTTTTTCTCTTTTTCTTCTGCAAGCCGAGTCTTTTGCAGATTGTGACATTTTACCTGCGACACCCGCAGCTCTACATACGGGATATCCCCCTTTATCAGAATCTTTTCTACCGCAAGATGGGTGACCACCCCCCTTCTTTTTTTTGCAGATGTTAACCCATGGTCCCTTTGGTTGTTTGGACCCCTTCTTTTTTTTCTTTTTTCCGAACCATACGGCCAAGTCTTCAGATAAAATATATGTATCCATATTTACTTTATTAAGTTTTTTAATAAATATTAGTAAAAAAGGAATTAGTATGGAAAATGAAAATCAAAATGTAAATACTCTATTTAACGCTATTAATTACAGAGAACCTCACGAGTTAAATAAATTTATAGACGAAATGAATTTAGACCAAGCATTATTTTGTTTAGTACATGCCGCTAGATACGCACATAATAAAGGTATATACGGTATAGAGGAGTCTGAAGTAGTATCAAAAGCAATTAGAGCGTTAACTACTCCACAACCTTTATCAGAGGACGAAAAAAATGACGAAGAACCAACTGTCGAGTAAAATCATAGAACTGCAATCAGAGATTACAACTGCAATTTTAAAAGGTCATAAATCTAATGATGATGATATTTTTAATTCACATAGAATAGAGTTAATGATATTACGTTGTATGTTATATGGTGAAGATTCTAAAATTTGTAAAACAGAAAAGTCTAATTGTAGAAGTTGTAAAAAATAAAAAAGGGAACCTAATTGGTTCCCTTTTTCTTTTTACTATTAAGATATATATTATCTTAATTCTTTTAAGTCAAATGTTCTAACACCATCAACTGTAATCTTACCGTAGAAACGGTTGTTCACCATCTTCTTAGCGTATCTAGTCATGATACCCTTAATTGGTGTAAAGTTGAATGGGTTATACATTGTAGGTGTTAACTGAAGCGGTACATACGGTGCATATACATATCCAGTATCAAGTAATGATGAACCTTTGTGTCCCAACAATACTGTGTTTGGTGGGAAGTAAGGGTCACGGTAAACTTGATATCTACCTGACAATGTTCCAACTCTTTCAATACCCATGTTATACTGGTCCTGGTCAGGAGCCGCGTTTGAAACGTGGAAGTACTCAAGGTCGTCAAAAATAGCAGAAATTTCAGAAGAAACAACAACCCAATTTGCACCACCTCTTAAAGTTGACTTATGGATTTGAGCTGAAATCTGATTGATTGCTGTAATCAATGTTTGATTCCAATCCTTTTGGTTATAGTTTACAGAACCGTTAGAAATTCTTCTCCAACCGTTGTAATCCCATCTTAAGCTCCACGCCGCACCTTTTCTTAAGTCTCTTAAGATTTCACGGTCAATCTCAGCTGCAACTTGCTCTGACAACAGTGCTGTCAATTCAGCTTCAGCATCAATATTATGGAATGCAGATACGTCTTGTGCGAGTTCTGGTGACCATTGTGCTCTTAACTTTCTTTCTGTAACAGAAACAGTAACAGCGTCAAGGTCGAATGAAACCTCACCAATCTTATCTTCAAACTCAAGACTTTCATAAACTCTGTGATAAGACTCAAAAGTATCTCCTGATGCGATAGTAGTTCCGGTATAACCATCGATTGAACAGTTTGGACATCCTACAACAGGTGTTGAGAAGTCTAACTCTAAATAGATTTTACCTGTGACATCACAGATATCTTCGTATCTTCCACCAGGACCAGGATGAGAACCTGAATAGAAAGTAGTTTTTTGCTCACTACCATACTGTACAATACCTTTACCGTACTTTTGAGTAACTACTCTAAAGTTATAATACACATCGGGTGCAGCACTTTCATAAGTTTCTAATGAAGCTAAGAAATCTTCAGTATCCATTTCATTTCCATCGGGTCCGATTAATTTACCAGCTCCTGATGAACTAAATCCTGATAACATAAAGATTAATGACCTAACGTTACCATCTGCCGCTGGGTTACCAGGGCTACCTGCCGCAGCACCTAAAGCTAATCCCAAAGTAGTACCAACTAATTCACCGTTAGACCATACTGCAGGTACTAAGGTATTAGTTTGAGCACTCCACTGACCTTTTGAATAATCAAATAATCCTGCGGGGTCAGAGTTTGGTGTACTTCCTTCATAAAATCTGTCATAAAGGTTAGTTCCTGAATCGTATCCAGCCGATGGGTCTGACTCGTTATTACCAGGTGCTCCGAATGGTTGTCTGTGTGAACCAGCTCCTTGAGCACCTTCTTGGATTTTTGGTACAAAGTAAAATAACTTACCGATAGGTAAATTCATCGCTTGAACAGAAACGATATCGTTAGCCAATAACTTAGAGAATACTCTTCTGATGATTGGAAAAACAACAGTTTCAAATGAACCTGAACTGTCTGAAGATGATGCTTCGTTTATCAAATGTGACGCTTGGTTTTCATACAATTGCGCCATGTTTTCTTTAATGTGTCCTTTAAGACCGTCGAGGAACCCTAATTTGTCCCACTTATTGATTGTGTCCTCCTTGATAACTTTTAAGTGCTTAAGACCAATGTTACCAACTAGACCTGATTCTAATAATGCTCCCATTTTAATATTTTTTTTTGGAATTTTTATTTTTATTATAATTTACCCATTAAATCTTTCATTCTTAAGAACTGTGGATTTTCATAGGTTTTGCTCTCGATTAAGTTATTCGCAGAACCATTAGATGGTGATTTTTGAACTTTAGATTGTACTGATTCAGTAACAACCGACTGTGCTTTTCCACCTAAGTCTTCTTTGAGTGACTTATAAAGAGACTTTGACTCTTTAATAGTTTCGACACCATCGAAACGTCTTAGTATATTTATTTTTTCTTTCTTTGTCGTAGTGTGTTCAGTGAACAAACGAGTAGCGTAAGCTAAGTTAGAATTGAAAACTGCAACCTCGTTAAGTTTTTCTTTAAAGATGTTAAGTGCCTTACGGTACTCTTCATTCTTTTCTCTTAACTGTGTAATTTCTTTATTAACTGACTCGTTTCTTTGTGCGGGTCTCTTAAGAGATTTAGGAAAGTTAGCAGGTTTTTTATTAGTCATTCTACCGTTAACATTAGAACGAGCTGAACCTTCGTTAGCTTCGTAATCTCTGTGGGACCTAGACTCATCGCCTTTGTTTCCACCATACTTACCTTCGTTAGCTTCGTAATCTCTGTGGGACCTAGACTCATCGCCTTTGTTTCCACCATACTTACCTTCGTTAGCTTCGTAATCTCTGTGGGACCTAGACTCATCGCCTTTGTTTCCACCATACTTACCTTCGTTAGCTTCGTAATCTCTGTGGGACCTAGACTCATCGCCTTTGTTTCCACCATACTTACCTTCGTTAGCTTCGTAATCTCTGTGGGACCTAGACTCATCGCCTTTGTTTCCACCATACTTACCTTCGTAATTTTCCTCTTTGTGATGTTCTTCAGAATCATAGTGTGCGTCTTTTTTCAACTTCTCAATTTGTGAGTAGTCGTCCTCAGCCGAGTCACCATAATAGTTTCCGTCATCTTCTCCGATTTCTAATTCGACATCTTCTTCACCAATCTCAATTTCATACACGACTTCCTCCTCTTCCATTTCTGCAAGAGCTTCTTCTTTATCTTCAGATTCTAAACGAATCTCATATTCTACATCTGCTTCATCATCTTTTAAATTAATACCCTCTTCGTCTTGTGTGACAATGACACCGTCATCTTCACCCATAGCCTTAAAGACCTTTAAAATTTCGTCATCGGAAGCACCTGTTAAATCAAGTGGTAATAGAACTTCTTCTTCATCATCGACTTCTAAATCATCACCAGGTAAATCAGTCATTAACATTTCCTCATCACCTAAGTCTAACTCTTCGTCGTTATCAGAGTCCATTTCAATATCTCCAAGAACTAAATCTTCAAGACCTTCAATATCATCCTCTCCATCATCATCCACATCAATGTCTAAATCAAGAACTTCTTCTTGTTCTGACATTTCTGTTTCAGAATTTTTAACCTCTTCTTCTTCGAGAGATTCTTTTACTAATTCACTGATTTCTTCCTTCATAGTAGAAGCAAGTATTCCTTTTGCATTTTCTGTAATGGCTTCTTGTAGATTTTCCATCTGCAATAAAGCTTCCTCAACTAGTGTTTTTTTGTCTGCCATTTTATTTTTTTTGCAAAAAAGTTTATTATAGTTTACATATAAATATGCCAATTACTAAAAAAGTGTAATTTTAATAACTAATAGCAAAAAAAAATCGGGATTTTAGTCCCGATTTTAATTTTTAAAATATTATGTTAAAGTATATTATTCGTATACCTCATCAATTTTACTCTCTACACACGCTGTAATTCTCCAGTCATAAACAAAATCTTTAAAATGTTTAGTGACCTTAGCCTCAACATCAGTTACATTATAACCTTTAACTAATTTTTCTTCTCTGATTTTTTTTACCTTACCTGAATTTTCATCAGGAAGGTCATACTGTACTTTAGCAACAAAATATTTTTCGTCCATTTTTATTTTTTTAATAATGTTTAATAACCTAAATAATCGGATAACTTTTTCATTAAGTCAACACTTTTACCTAAACTACCATCTATATTCTGTTCAGTAGCTCTATTCTGTGTCTCCTCTTCAATATTTTCTTCATACTTACCTTTATCGTCTTTATTTAAAAATAAATAAGCTCCGGGTGTTGAAGGTGACGAGACCAAATCAAAACATATTAATTCAAAATCCTCTTGAACTTCATTTCTTTCTCCTTTCTTTACTAGTGAACCTACTCCACGAGAAGATACTCCCATAGTAACCCCTTGTCTCATTAAGTTGGCCGCTTGGTCTCCGGGACAAGATACGACACCTCTTTCATGAAATCCTGGTGAGGTTAGTAATTTAATCTTACCCATAAGAGTGTTACCTTCCCACCACACATCTGTTATAAGATGAGAAACACGGTCTAAATCAATTAAAGACGATTCAGGGTGATTAAGTTCAGATATTGATAATCCCTTTTCAATTGCCTTTTTATAATTATCGGCTTCACGTCTTAATATTTTTTCAGGATATACTCTACCATTTCTATTTGGTGTATCAAATTTCTGTAAAGTCGCATAAAACTCAAAGGGTTTAGAGTGTTCTAGTTGTCCGTAAGATTCTTTAATTACTTTAGAGTTCCTACCATCCTTAGGGTTTATTGACCCAGCATCCCACTCAACTAAAATACCTTTACCTGTATCGTTTGGTCCTAATATTTTCATACTTTTTTTATTATAAATATGTTAGACCAACTCTTTTGTCGATTTACTCTTATGTACTTTGAAATAATTTATCCCTTTTATGTTGTCTTTGTATACCGCTCTAAGTATATCTTTTATTTTTTCCCTCAAGATTAAGGATTTAAAATCTGTAGACTCTTTAACAAATAAGGTTATTTCTAAGTTCATAAAACTTCTTTTACCTTTTTGAATTCCACTACTTCTTAAGTCTAAATCCACTATATTAAATTTCTCAAATACTAAAGGGTCACAAATCTCATGTAATGTCTGTTTTATAGTTTTTTCTAAATAACTTGTCGCTCTATCCCAGTTATCAAATTCTTTTATGGGTTCTACCCATGTCTGTAATACAATATACAGTGATTTTAAATTTTTTGCATCTACCGTCCCATAATAACATTTTATATCGCTAAATAATTTTAGCTGTGATGTTTTTCCTTTTTTCATATTTTAGCATAACTTTAAAAGTTTATTTATTTAAATAAAATATAGTTTAATAATGGTAATATGTCAAAAACATATATTTATATTACATAAAACCGTATAATGTTAATAATAGAGGTAAAAAATAAGAATATTGAATCAGCTTTGAAGAACTATAAATATAAAGTTTATAGAACTAAGCAGATGCAGAAAATCAATGAAAATAAAGAGTATACGAAACCTTCGGTTGAAAGAAGGGAGGAGCGCAAAAAAGCTATCTACGTAAATAAAAAAAGAAACGACCTTTAACTGTTAGAGTACCACTGGTCGAAAATATCCAAATTCTTTCTTATCTCAGCGTCACTAACAGTAGTATTGGACCATTTAAGATATTTTCTGTCTGACATTATTCTTCGACCCCTCTACTCCTTGAAAATTTTTCAAGTGTGGTGAATCCTAGTCCGGCTCCAACAATATACATCATACCATCCCAAACATATTTTTGTAGAGGTATTTCCATAAAGATGTTGGATATAAATGCAACACACATCATGAAAAATGCTATTATAGTAACAAATCTTTTTGATGATTTTTGACCATCGACGTCACCTAATAATGATGTGAAAAATTTTCTCATGAAATAAGTCCACTTTCTAATTGTCTTAATTTATATAAAGACGTTAAACTATTTTCCGACTCATTAATTTTATTAATAGTCTTTTGTAATTTTTCTTTTAATTCGGTATCGGTAGATTCGTTTAGATTATTGTTTAACTTTTCTATTACTGAGTCTTTTGTGTTGGATATTTCCTCTTTTAATGATTTACCGTCTAAAGAAATAAAATACTTTAACTCATTCTTATCCGACTCATTTAATGTGACATACTCATCATTAAATGTTTTAGTTGCAACTTTTAACATAGTTGATAGAGGTAGATTAACTGATGTACTTTCTTTAACTACTATTGTTTTTAATAAATTGTTTTTAATCTTTAATTTAGACTCTAAAAGAGACTCTAAGTTCTTCACAACGTTTTTAGTGTAGATTTGATAATCAATATCGGCATATCTATTATCCACATTTTCTTTTAGTAACCCGTCAATCCATTCACCTAAAGAGTTAATTTTAGTTTGATTATTATTAATTAAATCTCTTAATTGTTCAAATGATTCTGATATGTAATCATCAACTATACTTTCATTTAATCCCTTTTGTGACGATAACTCATCGTATATATAATAAGCCTCAGAAATAGATTTATCACCTATAACGTAATGTTTAAATTCTTTTAAACCTTTTTTAAAAATATCTTTTTTGTAATTTTTTTCAAAAAAAGTTTCGATTTTAGTTTTTATTACTCCAAATGAATTCATGGTATTTTATTTTATAAATATCAATCATTTAGTAATTCGTTCAATTTATCTTCAATTTCACCTAACGACTGTCTTCCTTTAGATAAGTCTAATATAGTTTTTCCATTAATAAAATCATCTTCTAATAATATATCTAAATCTTTATTACTAATAAATCTTTCAGGTGTTAAATCTCCCCCACCTTCGTCACCACCTGCGTCACCACCTGCGTCACCACCTAAATCACCACCTAAATCACCACCTAAATCACCACCTAAATCACCTCCTAAATCACCTCCTAAATCACCTCCTAAATCACCAGTCGACATTCCTCCCATATCACCTACTTCGGAGTCTGTTGTTTCGTCACCCATAGCATCACCACCTTCACCAGGTTTATTACCGTATAACTTATCTATATTAGCAAATATACCCGTTTTACTTATTACTTCAGATGTCTTTTCTAATTCAGCGGCAACTGCTTTTTCCATTCTTTGTTGTTGAATATCCAACTTAATTTCATCATCACTAAATCCGAGAATGTGTTTCTTAGCCCAAGATGATGAAACAGGTAGAATACCATTACCTGGGTCACTAACAGCATCCCTATAAAGTTGTATTTTCTGTGTCCATTGTTCCATTTTTAATAATTCTGCTTGTGCAGATGGATTAGTTAACCCTAAAGTAAAGTTACCTAATTCGTCTTCAAAACCTAAAAGGTATAAATGAACTATAGCTATTTTATTAAGTTCTTGAACCATAGATTTTTGTATTCTATTTATAGTTCTAGCGAACCTAATATCTTGTAAAGATAGACTTTTACCGTCTCCAACAACCTCTTCAAAACCTAAGAAAGCTTTAGGTACCCTCAAAGAAGTTAATAACTTTTTTTGTATGTACTCAATATCCGCAATTTCAGATAGGTTCTGAGCCCCTGGTAATGTATCTATAGGGTTAGGAGCATTAGGGTCCCTAACAGGAATAAAGTAATCTTGGTCAACAGCCATTTGATTATATCTTAAGTCCACATTTCCATTGTTGGAGTCAACTACTTGGTCTCTTTTGAACTTATTAGCGACTCGTTGTACATAAGGTTCAACATCCTTATCATCCATGTTACCTACAAATATTTTAAATACCCTTCTTTCTGGTGCTCTAGAAGTCCTATAGATTAACATAGCATCTTCTGATAAGATTAATTGTTTCCATATACGTCTACCTTTTTCTAACATAGATGTACCGTATGGTAGTTTTCTATCATCACCTAATAATCTAAAGTGAGCGACTTCCCAAGTATTGAAAGTTATATCTTTATTCTGCCACAAAAATTTTAATGAATCATTTTCACTTTCCGTTGAGTTTCTTTCAGGTTTAATTTTCATACCTCTCTCCTGTCTAGTAATCTCAATATTAGGTAACTGTTGAGCCCCCATAATACCTTTTTCAGGGTCTAATTTTAAATACACAAAATTATCACCGTACTTACATGTATTACGTGTCCACATAGGTAAGTTAGTATTAATATCTAATCTATTATTAAATAAATCCGCTAAAACTGATTTTATTCTTTTACTTTCAGAGTAAATTTGTAATATATATCCGTCTTCATCGGGTGTAGTAGACTCTTCAGAATAAATGTCTAAAGCTGCTGAAATTTCAGGAGTATACTCCATACTCTCATAGTCGTAAAAAGATGCTAAACGTGTGGGTTCATAATAAACCGCTTGGGTATATAAATTGTTTTCGATTTTTTGCCATTGCTGACCTAAATATAGTGTTTGTTGAGCTTGTAATTTCTCTCTTTCATATTCTTTTTTGTCGGTAGTTTTTAATATTTGTTTTTTATCAAAATTATAAACCGGGGCTTGTTGGTCTAAGGTAGAATCAGGTCCAAATACCTTAGTCAACCTTTGCCATATAGTAAAATTGTTATTATCAGCCATCTTTTTTTAAATAAATATAAACTTTACTTAATTTAATTAAAGGTTATCTACGATTACCTCCAAATAACCAACCGTAATCCTCATAATCTTTTTTAGTGTAACCATCAATTCGTCTATGGTGATTGTATTGATTAGCGGGCATTACAGGTAAACCTGGATTAAACTCTTTAGATGAATTTTTTACCGGAGTTTCATTAACTAACCAACTTTCCATCATAGCCTTTGTTTGGTCGGTCACCTTTTCAAGTTTCGTGAAAGAATTTTCACCTACATATATTGCCATTGCCATGGCCATGATAAGGTCGTCGTGTTGACCCTTAATATGGTCAGGCCTTCCATTTACATAGACAAAAGTATTTAGCTCGTTCATAAGACGTGTCGAACGAACAATAAAGTTATGTCTTAAAGCCTCCTCAAAAGAAGCCACAATTTGAACTCTTTTTGAGTTAAAGTTTAATCCCGGTATTTTCTCTATAGTTGATGGGTTGTACTTCCACTTATCAGCAACATTAGTACCTTCAACATATAAATCTTTATAGTTCATTTCTTGCAATTTTCTTGCGGTAGAAACCCCCATACCTCCAGTGATATCAATAACGACAAAGGCAGAATACATTGTCGCCCACTTAAATGCGACTTCAGCAGCGACATCAGGAGGTATTTTACCTAAATACTCTAAAACTTGTTCTCTCTCATCAAAATCTATAATACAAAAGGTTGTAAAGTCTTCACTATCACCACGAGATACATCAATACCCATAATATATTTGTGACCGACAACAGGTTCTTTCCACTGCCATAACGCACCACCCATAAATTTATTTTCTGGTTCCACAATAAAATTCTCCTTTATTTTTTCCACAGTATCACTAGGTATTACATTATCACCTGAACCCAAGAAATTACACTCTAATTCCTGAGCAATTTTACGTCTATCAAACTTAAGCTTTTTAGCCATACCTTCGAACCACGTAGAGTATGGCTTATATCCCTCAAGAAACTTAGATTTAATCTCTTCAAAATTTCTTTCCATAGGTGATATGTGACCATACTCTATAATAATCTCGTCATCATTGTAATCCTCCCTATTTAACATATAATGAACAATATCATTACATTTAATAAGTTTTAAATCTTTAGCGTACCGAGGGTCACGGTACCAAAACATTTCAGTAATTTTAAAGTCATTCATACCCCTTAAACACTGGTCGTAAATAGAGTAATATATTGGGTCAAATCCATTAGGGGTAGATATTACAATTACTTTACCTCCTGTAGATAGGGACGCCATACACGCAGACCAAAAGTCATTATCGGCTTCAATAAATGCCGCTTCGTCAAACACAAGAATGGTAGGGGTATATCCACGAAGTGCGTCTTTCGATGTTGCAACTGACTTTACTTCACACCCATTAGTTAATTTATAATGTCTTTGAGAGTTCTTTTCAATGGAGAAATCTACCCCAAACCATGAGGGCCATTGGTCCATGAAAGCTCTGATTTTACTTGCCATCTCAACAGATGTATCAAGTTTATTGGCTATGATAAGGATTTTTTCTGGTTTAGTTTTAGAAGCTGTAACTAATTTTTTAGATATCCATGCAGATGTTACAGTAGACACTCCAGCTTGTCTATATTTAAGGGCTATGTTTTCTTCAAAAGTATCATAATCATTTATTAGATATTCTTGGTCGGGAAATAATTTTAAAGGAACATATTTAGACTGAGTATTATCATAAGTCTGTAGATATGTTTTTAACGCATACGAGGTGTCTTTTACACACCTCGCATACTCCAATAATACCTTTTCTTTTGTTAACGCCATATAGACATTTTAAATAACTTTTATGTTAAGGAAATACCTAGGTCACCCAATAGGTCAGAAAGTCCATCATCGCTGTCATCATCATCATCAGTATACTGTGACATTGCGTCTTCATATTCATACCCCTTAAGTTCTTCAATAATTTCATTAACCATTTTTGAAACAATTTGTTTTCCTTCGTCTGAACCTGAAATAATTAAACGAGCTACTTCAAAAAACTCGTCTGTAGATAATGCGGAAAAACGAGAAAATAAATAATTTTGTATTTCTCTCATATCATCTTCATATATTTTATCAGGATACGAAGATTTAAATTTGTCCCAAATAACTGGACCTAATCTTAAATCCCATATTTCATATGGGAGTGTATCTGTTTGACCCATAACCATATCAGCGGCCTTAGGGTCGTCTGGTAACCCTGACGTACCTAATACCTCATAAACCCCTTTAATTAGTTCATGAACTAAAACAGGAAAGAATAGACCTTTAGCCTTAATAGTAGGTGGGTCTGTCGTATCATCAACTTCTTCAGAACCCTGTACTCCCTCACCACTTTCGGCTGCGGACATAATCATTTGGTCTGGCATTATCCAATAAAGTAAATCGTTAATAGACATTAGGACCCCATAAAGATTTAATAGTCTAGGGTTAATATTATTTAATTGTTCCTCAACAAGATGGAACATGTAATGACCTTTTTTTGAGGCTCCCTGTATTAATGAATTAATAAACCTTCTTTTAGATTTCTCTAAATCAAATTTTTCAAAAGCCACCATAAAGTTTTCTAAATCGTCTTCCGCCTCATCTGAACTAACTCCAAATTGTTGCTGAACTTCCTCATCATCAATCTCTTCTGGTTCAGAAATCATATTAGACGTATCTATTTGACCTGGCATTGATTGTAACTCTACGTCATATTGAAATGCATCATCAGGTAGTGATAATTCTTGTTTAACTAAGTCTACTGCTAATTGTTCTAAATAACCCTCATTATTTGATTCTATAGATTTCACTTCCTGTACTGCCTGCATTAACATCATTTGTAATTGCATAAATGCATTTTGTCCTGACACTTCTTCCATACCAGTGTAGTTTTTTACTCTATCAACCACTTCTTTAAATCTCGTAGAAGCTATTAATTCAGCAAAAGAATTATCAAACTCATCGTTCTCTTTACCTGGTAGGGCGGGATTATCAGAAATAGGGGTTTCACCACTAGAGATTTTCCTCTCGATTTCTCTATCCATTCTTTCAGGACCATCGTATTCGATTTGTTCTTTTACGGCCTTTCGTATTTTGTTAGTTAAATCACTCATCTCTAAATTTTATATTTAGGTTATTAAATTTTAAGAACTCAGGCACTCCTTTATCTTCACCCGCTTTAGGTTTTGGACTATGTTTTGGTTTGTAAGGATTACCCCTTTCAGGTTTAACACCTGGTTTAACCGTTGGCTCTGCCGGTTTTATTTCAGTACCCGCTTTAGGTTTTGGACTATGTTTTGGTTTGTACGGTGTACCTCTTTTAGGTTTTACCCCTGGCTTAACAGTAGGCTCTGCGGGTGCAATTTTAGGTTGTTCCGACAAAATATCTTTTTTAGTTAACATTTTACCTTGTGATTTCTTAATCAAAGATACAATACTTTCTTCAAGATGACTAATTTTTTCTTCCTTACTTTCTTTTTTAACGCAATTTGGAACTTTTTTACCAAACATAGTCTTCATACCTTTCTTCTCATAACCTTTCCAACACTTCGTACCTTTACTTGTCTCTTCAAACATACCTAAAGTTGTTAAAGTACCGATAGGTTTTTTCATTTTTTTCTTTGGGCTACCGAATAAATCTTCTATAACTGCATCCTCATCAATATACCCCATTCCGTCACTATTCGGACTAGGATTATTACCTGCCGGACCTTCAGTATTACCAGGACTATTACCGGCGTAAGGATTATATCCACTTTCCTTCTCTACTGAGTTATCTAAATCTTCATCCTCAGATATTTCACTTTCATTCTTCATTGTTAATGCAACGTCTCCTTGGTCGGTTGCGGTTATCTGATTATTCTCACCGCTATTAGCGTCTTTATCAAACTCTTTTCTATCTGTTTCATTATCTAAATCAAAAACTTTTGTTTTTGTATTATAACTTTCAGCCTCTTTAATTAATCTATCATATAGTAAATCAATGTGAGTGTTAGACATTTTCTTAATAGTATCATAAGAAAAACCCTCCTCTAATAATGATACTATTTTTTTTTCTTTATTCTTCATGTGTCATAAAACTTTTTTCATAAGAAAGAACAATATCTCTTTCATATAATTTATCTTCTACGGATTTTACTGTATCTCCGTATCTAAAGACTAATCTTTTATACTTACTATCGACTACAAACTCAGAATCAGATTTTTCCCATCCTAAAGATATAACATCCTCAACTGCGTCATAAACAGAAAAAAAGTCAGAGTTTTGAACTAACTCTAATTCAATATCTGAGTTTCTCAAAACACCAACTTTTTTAATATATTCAACATTAGGTGGTAATGGTTTACCTGAAGCCGGTTCAGAATCCCAATCCTCACCCCATACTTCTTCTACGTCAGAGAATATAAACTCATAGATATTGTCCCCTTTATAATTGGGACCCAATTCGTTGACGTAGATTAACCTCATAGTAATTCTCCATTAGGTGATACTTTCAATTGTTTACCATCTACTTCAAATACCAAGTTGTTCTTGTTTGTTTTACCTAAGAACTTAGAACCCTTGTTTTCCTTCATGATAAACTCTGAGGTTAATTCTTGCTCTAAAGTCTCTGACATTTCTTTAACTTCAGACTTAACTTTAACCTTGTTTACTTTTTCTGTGATAAATCTCATTACGTTCTTATCTTCAGTTTCCTTTTTTTCTTCTTCAGAAATTACGAAATACTTTGATAAAACCTTATCTACTTTAGATTCTGTGAATACTTCATCTACAACTTCTTCGATTCCGTATCCTTCACCTAATTCCTCATCACCTACAGGTTCTTCTTCCACACTCATATCCAAGTCTAAGTCCAACTCATCTTCACCACCGGCTTCAATATCAAGTTCTCCCTCAACACCATAGTCGATTTCTTCATCTTCAAAGTTACTTAAAATATCTTCTAAGTCTTCTTCTGATAAGTTTTCTAAATTCACGGCAGATATAATTGAATTTAAAACGTACTTAATATCTTCAGAAGAAAGTCCTTCTTGAGAATCTAATGTTCTTAACTTTTGACCTAGTTTACCCGTTAATTTTTGGATTAATTTAAATGATATTTCGTCTTCCTCTGATTCAATGTCAGTTTCAGGTACATCCATATCTAAGTCTAATTCTTCTTCACCTTCAGGTGTTTCTAAATCCATGTCTAAATCTAATTCTTCTTCTTCACCTCCTAAACTCCCTAAATCTAAATCACCACCCATATCGCTCATCGAAGCTTCAGGTGATGGTTCTGGTTCAGGTGTTGGAGTCTTAAGTACAAACTTTTTTTGTTCACCTATTAAGTCAACATTTTCACTATGTTCATGAATCCTATTCAATTCGCCAGCCATTAGATTTATTTTTTTCATGGCTTGTGAATAAGAGCGATAATATTTCCTATTCTTCATAGGATTAATATATTCTAATTCACTTTCGTTAATTCCTCTTTTAACTATGTAACCACTTTTTTCGTGTACAATACCGTAAACGTTACCATCTGCGAGTTGTATAGTGTAATCGGATTTATTTTCATTCAAATTTTGAGTGGTCTCGTTATACCGAGCAATTTCTAGGATACGTCTAATTTTACTGTCTCCTTGTAATTTTTCACTTCCTATTGGGTTTAAATCTGCCATTTTTAATTTTTTTTTAAGAGAAAACACCATTACCACCTAACTGTACTAAATTACACTGAATTGATTCTGTTATTGTGTATGCTGATAGTTCGTCGTTATATTCTACAGTATTCATACTAGGATGAACCGTAGGTGTTCCACCAGTATATAAGTTATATGTCGAATCTGCGCTATATGTACATCCCGTGATTGCCATGTTTATATTTTTTTAATAAATATACCGTAAATACATAATTTTCTATTTTATTTAACTATCTGATAAATTTTCTTTGATTGAGAGTGTTTTATCAATCAATTCATTTTTATTATCGAACAGTTTTTGTATATATCCGTTTCTACGTAAAAATTTAAAAACTAAGTTTTCATAAGAGTATTCTCCTCCTTTTTCTAACCCACCACTTCTAAATTTTTTTATTTTGTCTTTAACCGAATCTAATTTTAATAAGGCTGAATCTAAATCGATTTCTTCTTCTACATCTTCTATCGTATTATCAATAATATCCATCCAATTTTGAGATTTAGATTCTATCTTTTTCGTATCTATTATTACTTCTTCCGGTTTTGGTTGTTTCATCCATTCATTATAAAGAACTGAATAAACACCTGTCGACATATGAGGTTCATTCATATCTTGAACATATAACTCAACTTCATATCCTTTAACAGTAATATCATGTTGTGAATTAAAAACCGTTCTCTTTAAGTTAAATAAATCTTTAAATATTTCTTCTTGTTCTCCTGACTCTTTAAAATCATATATTATATGTAAGTCAATATCTGAATAGTCAGACCAGTTAAAATTAGCTAATGAACCTGTCATAGTAATATCTTGAACAAAAATATCAAATCCCAAAAAATCAATAAACTCGTTTGCAATATCTAAAAGACCATCTCTTATTTCAGGTTTCATTTTAGACTCTTCAACATTGTCGTAGTTATCCCATATTTCAGGATTAAGAGTATCCTTAACCAAAAAACTACTAATTATTTTATCCATCTTTATCTATTTTTTTATAATCAAACTTTTTACCTATTTCTTTATTAAAAAAACTTCCTTGTGATTCTGCCATTCTAAACTTAGTAAAGATAGAGTGAGGCACTTCACTATATTCATATTGTATCTCACCTTTAAACGTCACTAAAAGTTTTTGTGTCGACGTATCATACTCCACAATCTTGACTGTTGAAGAGTCAATCTCACAGATTATCTTCTTACCTAATATTCTTTCTGTTTTAATCGACATTACTATTGGATATTAATATATAAGAAATAAAATCGTTGTCTTCTCCCATTGTGAGCCTTTGAACCTTGTTTAAAAATCCACTAACCTTAAAGTCCTCATTACTTATTCTTAAATCTTCCGCCGCCGCTATTTCAGCATTATTCCTTGCCTTTTTCTTTGCAATTTCACGGTCCGTTGAGTCTGCAACACCAAAATATAAAGTTTCACCATTAACGTCTATTTTACCTTCTGATTTATTCGTGTCTCGAACATCCTGAATAATTTCATCAATGGGTTTATTGTTATACTTTTTTACTTCTACTTCTACTTCTTCTTCATCACCGTCAAGTTTATCTTTGATATTATCGACAGTGTTTTTAATCGCCTCTTTACCTTTTTGGAAACCTTTCTTTATACCATCTCTTACACCTCTAAAAATTCCTTGTTCATCAAGCTCAGATTCGTTAATACCCATTAACTCACGATTACGTTTTACTTCATTCAATATATCCTTATTCATGACAATATTTTACTATAAATACTTCTATTAATAAAAAACCCCTCACTTTTGATGAGGGGGTTTTATTAAGAGTTAAGTTTTTTAAGTTTATCCCTATATTTTATCGAAGATTCAAAATCCTGAGATTTTATAGACTCATCTAATTTAGTTTTAATTTCCTCAATCTTTTCTTTATTCGACTCAATTTTTTTGATTTGGTCTCGTATTTTAGCGGCTGTCTCATAATCTTGTATTTCTACCGCATCTGATAATTGGGTTTTTAAAGTAAAAGTTTCATCTGTTTCTACAGTTGTTGGTTCATCCGTATATTGATATAACGTTGTGACTTGATATGTACCATCATCAGAAATAAATGTTTCTTTTTTCCATTTACCGTTTTTATCATCTCCGTGTTCTACATTTTTTTTACCTTTAATATATAAAGGGTTTGATTTATATGACCCAATCCCGTCAAAAAGAGAGTCAAAATCTGAAAATAAGTCATTAAAATTAAAATTTCTACGTAACATTTTGTTTTTTTATTATTAGTTTATTAAATTTACATTTTTATAGTTAATATCGTACCAACATATTAAATTAACTCTAAAACTGACATTATGTCAGGTAAAGTTTAAATGATATGTCACAATGTCAACACTTGATTTAATGGTATAATATATACTATATTTGTATAAAATTATTTAAGATTATGATAGAATCGGTAGACCCAAACGAAAAAGGAGGAGGAAAAAAGAAAAAAGAAGTTAGTAACTCCAGAACTCCTGTTCTAGATAATTTTTCTAGAGATTTAATTAAGTTAGCGTCGGAAGGTAAATTAGACCCTGTTGTAGGTCGAGAAGTAGAAATAACAAGGATTGCACAAATTCTTTCTAGAAGAAAGAAAAACAATCCTATTATTGTTGGTGAACCTGGATGTGGTAAAACTGCGATAGTGGAGGGTTTAGCTATGAGAATTTTTGAGGGAGATTGTCCTCAAAATCTGTGTGATAAAAGAATCGTATCTTTAGATATGACTTCTATAGTCGCGGGAACAAAATATAGGGGTCAGTTTGAAGAAAGAATGAAAGTTATTTTAGATGAACTCCATGATAACCATGATATTGTAGTGTTTATTGATGAGATTCATACTATTATAGGTGCGGGTAATTCCTCAGGTTCATTAGACGCTTCCAATATATTTAAACCGGCACTAGCGAGGGGTGAAATTCAATGTATCGGAGCAACAACTCTTGATGAATACCGTGAAAATATAGAGAAAGACGGGGCTTTGGAGAGACGTTTTCAAAAGGTGATGGTTGATGGGTCTACACCTGAAGAAACTATGGTTATCTTAGAGAACTTAAAGTCTAGATATGAAGACCATCATAAAGTATCGTATAGTTATGAATCATTAGAGGCTTGTGTTTCTTTATCAGGAAGATATGTTAATGATAGAGAATTCCCTGATAAAGCGATTGATGTTATGGATGAGGTTGGGGCTAAGGCACAAATCAATGTTAAATTTCCTGAAATTATAGAGAAACTTAGAGAGGATGCTTTTAATATAAAAGAAAAGAAAATACAAGTCGTAAAAAGTCAGAGATATGAGGAAGCGGCTCAATTAAGAGATGAAGAGAAAAAGATTCTTTCTCGTCTTGAGTTTGAAAAAGAAAAATTCGAAAGTGATAAGGATGAGAAAAGAAAAGAGATTACCGAAGAAATGGTTTATGAGGTAGTTTCTACTATGACTAAAATTCCATTGTCTAAATTAAATGCGGATGACAAAGAATCTTTATTAAAGTTAGAAAGCAATCTTAACAATTCTGTTATTGGACAAGAAGAGGCAGTCAAAACAATATCTAAGTCTATTAGAAGAAATAGGGTCGGTATTAAAGACCCTAATAGACCCATCGGTTCGTTTATCTTTTTAGGTTCTACAGGAATTGGTAAGACTCACTTAGCTAAACAATTAGCTAAAGAAATTTTCGGGGATGAGGAATCTTTGATTAGGGTAGATATGTCAGAATATCAAGAGAAGTACTCAATGAGTAGACTTATAGGTTCTCCTCCAGGGTATGTGGGATATGACCAAGGAGGTCAATTAACTGAAGCAGTTAAAAATAAACCATATTCTGTGGTACTATTTGATGAGATTGAAAAGGCGAATAAAGATATTTTTTCAATTCTACTTCAAATGATGGATGATGGTCATTTAACAGATTCGTTTGGTCGTAAGATTAATTTTAAAAATTGTCTTATTATAATGACCTCAAACTTAGGGGTTAAGAAATTACAAGATTTCGGTACCGGTGTTGGGTTTGACACTAAGACTCGTATGTCAAGTAACGAAGAAATGAAAAAGTCCTTACTACAAAAGGAACTTAAAAATCACTTTACCCCTGAGTTTTTGAATCGTGTAGATGAAGTTGTAGTTTTTAATCCCCTTAAGGAAAACGAGGTGGAAAAAATTGTTGAAATTGAACTATCAAAACTTAATCGTAGATTAGTTAAGTTGGGTTATAAGGTATCCATTGACAATAAGGTTAAAAAGTTTTTGTCTGAGGTTGGGTTTGATGAGAAGTATGGAGCAAGACCTATAAAACGGGCAATTCAAGAAAAAATCGAGGATTTAATTTCAGAAGAAGTATTAAGAGGTAATATCGTAGAAGGTAAACCCTGTAAACTTAAAATGAAAGGTAAAGAAGAGGTTGTACTAATAAAGGGGAGATAATTTCTCCCCTTTTGTTTGGTTTAAAGTAAATAATTTAGTATATTTGTATACAAATCAACCACAAATGAATAACGAACAACTTAATCGTCTCAAAGAAGTACTTTCAATCCCAACTAAAACCTATAAGGAAGATGGAATGGTAGACTATATTATTAATGTTCTTGAGACGATTGACGGTGTAACGTATTACAATGACCCAATGAATAACGTTTACGCCACTAAAGGTACATTACCTGATGGTGAGTTTTATCCGATGTTTGTTGCACATACTGATACGGTTCATGAACTGGTTGAAGACATTGTTGTTGAGGAGGAGAATCTCGAAAAACCACCCACTTTTGGTCGAACGTTTACTGAAGAACTAAACTTATCTCTAAAGGGATACACTCCACAAGGGAATCCAACGGGAATCGGTGGTGACGATAAATGTGGTGTTTTCTTGGCACTCGAACTCCTTCGCACTTTGTCACATGTAAAGGTCGGTCTTTTCGTATCTGAAGAGACCGGATGTCACGGCTCTAAGGAGTGTGATGTTGAGTTCCTCAAGGATGTGGGTTATGCGATTCAATTTGACGCACCTGGAAATCATTTGGTTACCGAAGTTTGTTCGGGAATTCGTTTATTTGAGAGTAATGGTGAGTTCATTAAACGCATTACCCCCATCTTTGAAAACTCTATGGGTGTATCTCCTTACCTTCAGTCACACCCATATACTGATGTCTCACAAATTAAACAAAAAGGTGATTTTTCTTGTATCAACTTTTCTTGTGGTTATTACAACATGCATTCAACATCTGAATTTGTAGTTGTAAAAGATGTTGAAGATGCCCTAAAACTCGCTATTGGTGTTGTAAATGAGCTTGGTTTGAATAAGTTTGGTTACACTTACATCAAACCTACATACGATTACTACGGTCAAGGTAGTTTATTCACTAGTTATGATATTGAGGATGATGATTACGATTATGAATCAGTAGAATGGGAAGAAAGTGATAATCATTACTTCAACATCTCAGATGATTCAATTGAAATTGAAAGTAAAATTAATGGAAATACTGTCACTTTAAATATGAAGGATATGGCAGATTTATATCTACTTATCCGTGAGCGTTTATTGGAAAACGAAGAGATTTAAAACGGGTCAAAAAGTGTGTAGTTGTTCAACAATTTAATTATTGTTGTCAACTTAGCACTACCTTTTTTTATTTCATTATCTTTATTAATTATTTCAAAATTAATTTTAGAGTTTTTTGGGTTAACCCCTGTAAATATTATAGAATCTTCACTTTCTGACGATTTAATTGCGTGAGGAGTATTAAGACCAAATTTATTATTTATATACTTTAATATTCTTCTATACTCATTAACGTCTGACACTACATTATCATCAGATTCGACATCCGATAAAACATTTTCCAACAGATTTGTCATATCACTGTTAAACGAGTCATTAAACACATCCAAATCCTGATATTCATTTACACTATCCATAAAGTATGTGTCTAAGTCAATATTTTGTTGGATTACGTTCTCCAACACTTGCTCTGTAGACAAGTCTTTATTGTAATCTAAATTATCCTCGTAGATATCAATAAGTTTATCAATACTGATTTTATATTGACCAAAACAACCTTCATCGTCAACCTTTGTTAATCCTATTTCATCATAAAGATTACATATTTCATCTTCAATATATTTTATTACACCTTGGTGTATAGACCTGTCCTCGGCTTCGGAATACAAATAACCAAAATCTTCATATAATTTTGGTAATTTATTTTCTATAAATTTCGATACTTTTACGTCCCAATCACCGTCAGGTTTAATTTCACTACCATCAAACGCCTCTAACAACTCAGGTTCTATTATCTCAACAATAGAACGTAATATATCTATATGTTCAGGTGTTAATACATAAAGTGGGTAACCTTCCATCATATCGTCATTAAATCTTGATGTCTCATAAAAAAAATCTCCATTAGGGTTTTCATATGACCATAGATAATAACCTATCGCATCTTCACCGACCTCATCCTCCATAAAGTCCAAATAATTCTTAAGTTCATTACTGAAATTAAAAATTGCGTTCTCACCATCAAACCTATCAAAGAAGTGAGATGTTAATGATTCATACATAGATGTCTTAGGGTTATTTTTTACTTTCTTTAGAGTTTCGTAGTCATCCCCACGTTCCGTCAGTTTATTAATCTCTTCCTTTATTGGTGCAAATCTTTCTAATAAAAAACTAAATTTTTCCCCGTGGTCCTGTTGATTGTATACCTCAGGTGTGCCGTTACCATGAGGTACAAGTAATGCCATTTTACCGTATGTTCTGTCTGAAGATTTTTTATCTATAATGTAATATAGTTTACCTCTTGATGTATATCTGTTAAAATAGTCGTCGTTATCAGTACTGGTGGTACACCATTTAGTACTTGCTCCGTAGTAACATGATGATTTATGTGATAATGGACGTATTATTAAAAATCTATCGTTTTCATAAACTCTATCTACTTCTTTTTTTACTTCTTTTTCAGTCCTTATCTCATCTAAATAATCTTCGTACTTATTAACAAAACGAAATAAATCGTGAATGGTATCAAACGAGGTAATGTCTTTTGGTTTTGACCTTATCTTTTTTTCTGTACTTTCACTACTAAAATTTCCTTCTATATTTAAGATATTAAACATATTATCAACCTTTTCAGGTGATAATCTTTCAACAATATCATGATACTTTTTAATATTGACCCATATAATACTTGCGACTGAAATTGGGTCCCCTCCTCCTACAACTGAAGAAGTGGGTTTATTAATTTCATCTATAAATTTTTTAACACCCCATTCAGAATACTTTTTAGTTAAGCTTGGGTCGTTATTTATAATTATTTCGGCATATTTTATCGCCTCGTCACCTAACGGTTCAAGTTGATTTCGGAACTTATCTATTATACGCTCCTTTTTACCTTCTAATAATAGAGTTATAAACTTCATTAGTCATATGCTGCACATCCTATACCACCACTGTCTTCAAAAAATCCGACACCACCACCGCTCTTAATAAAATTAAAAATCTTACGGTTTCTCCCTCCTGTTGGTTGTGTATCACTTGTTATTTTAATATCCCATTCACCAATTTTATCATCAGTACCAGGTTCACTCTTTTCTGTATCATAATCAAATTTAACAGCCAATTGTATTATACAATATTTATACTGTTCATATTCATTTGGTGAACTGTGTGGTTCTTGCCCATTAAATGTTCTGTCACCCTCTTGTTTAAATGAATTAGGGTCACCACCACCATCAGAAAATTGATTTGGACTTGGTGGATTTGGTCCTGATGAACCGTCACCATTTCTACCATTAGAATTTAAAGTGACATTTACTGTACTTATGTCGGGTACTAAAGAACTTAATTCATTAACTATGTAACTATATACACTTTCAGCTCTCTCTTGAGAAAGTTCTTTAAAATTCATTTGCTGAGCCTCTCCTGTATTTCTGTATCTTGACGCTGATGTCGCAATTACAAATGGGTAGTTTTCACCGTCTACTTTATTCGCCACTGAAACTTTAGCATCTGGAAATTGTTTTAGAAAATCGGTAATATCACCTTTAAATTTTTTAGTCCACTCAACGACGCCTTGACCCACTCTTGTTGAGTTGTTAGGGAATGGTTCACCTTCAGTTTTCTTGTCTATTGAGTGATTAACTTTAACCGCGGGTATTACAGTTTCATCTTTTTCTTCTTTTGATAACTTACCAGGTATTAGACGTATTGATTTAATATTTTTTCTACATTCACCTATATCAGGAGTACTTTCATCTTTCTTTTCAGGGTATTTTTTAGTACACCAATCGATAAAATATTGAATGAACCCTTCTTTATTTTCTTCTGTCATAGGAGGAACATCGGCACCTGATTGTCTTTTGTCTTTTCCTTTTACACCCTTACTACCAGTTTTACAAGCGTTAAGTGATGACTCATTAAAGTCCGGATTTAACGAATCTTCGCCGAGAGGGAATCCGAATTTTACTTGACCTAAACGGTCACCGTTTTGGTCTTCAATATTTCTTAACTCTTTTACAGAGTTACGATATTGGCTTTCATCTTTAAAATATGATTTAGGGATGTAATTGTAACTACTGTATAGATATTGTCCATCAACACCTCTTCTTGTTGTTGTTTTTTCCGGTAACTTTTCAGACTCTAATTCTGAAACAGGGAATCTATATTTGAAATAATATCTTGGTGAACAACTGAAATCATCACCAGCACTTTCCCAATAAATTTTACTCTTTTCATCTAATAATGAGACAAACACTCTTTCTATATTGTCAGTTTGTTCTAAAACTAACTCCAACCCCATAATTTGTCTCATGCGGTTAACTTCATTTATAATATTACGCTTCATTGTAATTTTTCTTTATAAATAGTTTGTATAAAGAAAAACTTTCACTATCTTTATGTTTATGAAGAATCTATTACCCCTCCTTTTTTGTTTGATTTCATTAACGACCACATCTCAAATTACATGGGAAGGTGCTAAATGTTATTATATTGATGATAAGGGTAATGAGGTTGAAGTTTCATGTGAAGGATATATCCCAACACCAGTACCTCAGGTAAATATTGATTCTCTTTGTTGGGAAATGGAAAAACGTTTTGTAAATACATTAAACGAATGGAGAGTAAATCATGGATTGAATGGATTAGAATACGATGATGACATGGAATCTCTACTGACTGTGCCTTGGAATGAAAATCAGGTAAAAACAGGTAAAGTTGGTCATGGTGAAGGGTATAACAGTTTCACAAATCGGATTGATTGGGCGGGTTTTGATACTTGTGGTGAATGTTGTGGGTCTAATCATAGGTCGGATGTTAATAATGTTTCTCAGTTTTTTTTACAGTATCAAAAAAGTCCCCCACACTGGAAAATTTTAACAAATAGTAAGTATAACTATATTTCTGTATCAGTTCTTTATGACCGAGAAACAAATACTTATTATTCTGTAGTAAATGTTCGAAAGTGATTTGATTGTTTAAGATTTATATTTATATTTGTAGTGTTCTTTGAAAATATGGGGGTGTTTTATGGATTTGACCGGTATGGTCAGGTGTAGAGTGCACGTAGTGAGAGGATACCTATCACTTTAATCTACGGTTTCAATTTGTAACAGGCGAAACTTTCGCAAAACTTCAGGCTGTCGGTTTACTCCGCACTGAAGAGGTTTACGCTGCCTAAGGCATCGTTTACCACGGGTCGGTCAGGACGTTAACCTTGGAACAGAAGTCCGTTGTAGTGGTGGAAAAATGACTGAACCCTAAATCGAGTCATACATCTATTGTCAGTGGAGGATGTTAAAATTCAACTGAATATTTCGGATTATTAAGAATTAATAATGAACTAAACGTGTAGGACTCTATATTTGAAATATTTGGGACCTGGGTTCGAGCCCCAGCACCTCCACAAATAAATCCCCTATTGTTTTGGCAGTAGGGGATTTTTGACTTATATTTGTATCACAATCACCACATAAACAATATTAATATGACTCAAGAACAAGTAATCGAAGAAGTGCAGAACTACAACGGAACCAACAATTTTATGAACTCACTCAAAAGAGGTCTTAATAAGTTTAACTCACTGACCGATAATCAAACCGCAGCAGCTATTCGTGTTATCGAGGGTGCTCGTCGTCATGAACAGGCTCAACAGCGTTTGAATATCACTTTGGTTGGTGATACCATCAAGATTGGTCGTAAGATTGCATTGGGTATTAAAGAAGAGTATGGTCTTGAGTTTCACCCCATCCTTATCGATGTAACTGCGGTTACGGGTATGACTGACCGAGCACTTCGGGTCAAAGGCAAGTTGACGAAAGAAAACGGAGGTGTATGTCGTTGTTGCGCTAAAACCCTTACTGATGATGTTTCTAAGTTGACAGGTATCGGTCCTGTGTGTTCTAAGTATGTTGGTGTTGCTCATCCTCGTAGCGCTTACGACACTGTCGCAATCGAGAATTATAAAAAGGATATGTCTCGAAAAATTGATGAGATTGGTGAGTTTGAGTTTTGGATTCCTAAAAGGGCGATTGTTAAGTGGAATGGTATGGGAGGAGTGATGGTGAAGATGTGAGAAGGGGGGGTAACACCCCCCTTTTTTGTTTTTTATATATTTGTAGATATTTATTACAATAAACTGTAAAAAAATATTTAATATGGGAACAGCAGAAATTAAAAGTCTTATTAGACACGGATTAACCGCAATTGGTACTTTGTTGGTACTAACAGGTTTGAACACATGGATACCTTTGGTAGACTTATTAACTGAGAATTTAGATTCAGTAATAAATGCTATCGAGGTTCTAATAGGTTTAGGAATAGCGGTCTTTGGATTCTTTAGGAACAAAGAGAGATTCGAAATAGTTAAGGAGGCCGAGGCCAAATAATAAAAACCTTTAAAATTAAAACCCCCGAACAAATCGGGGGTTTTTTTTTGACTAATAAATTATTATATTTTATATTATAAAAAAAAACATAATGAGTAACGTACTTGTACTAAATTCTGATTTTTCACCATTAAATATCACAACTTTACATAGAGGGTTTATATTGGTGAACAAAGGTAAAGCAGAAATAGTAAAAAAGGGAGACCGTGATATCGTCACCACTATAGGTAAATTTGTTCGTCCCGTAATTATAAGGTTATTAAATTATATTAGATATCGAAGAACCTCATTAAAAGTTAATAGAAAAAGAATTTTTAAAAGAGATAAGTCTACCTGCCAATATTGCGGTTCAAAAAAAAATCTAACTATCGACCACATTATACCTCGTTCTCGTGGAGGTAAGAATACTTGGAAAAATTTGGTTACTTGTTGTTCTAGATGTAATGTTACAAAAGGTAATAAAACCCCTAACGAGTGGGGTGTTAAGTTAATAAATAGACCTCATGAACCCTCTGTATTTTCTTCCTTATTATACGAAGAAGCTGAGGTTATATGGGACGATTTTAGGAAAGGATTTTCTACTTATTGACCGTTATAAACTATTTATAGGTGTAGTTCTTCATAAACAAGTAAACCTATAAATTAATGAATTTTACTTTTTTTAATAAGGCACGCCGTATGCTTTTAATACCTTTAATGCTCTTGTTTTCAGTAGTATTAAGGGCTCAATGTGACGTTTTTATAGAACAGGGTTCTGTAGTCGTCACTGATAATGGTAGTGGTGTCAAGTTTCAATTTGACGTTACAAACAATTCGGGTAGTGAATGGGAAGGGGACGTACTTAAGATGTATTGGTCACTTAATTCAAGTGCACCAATATGGACCATAGATTATACCTCAAACAACAATGTTGGACCCTTACCTCCTGGTCAGACTAGGACAATAACAACCCCTTGGTTCGACATTCCAAATCTCCCTTCATGGTTTCCTGAAGACCCAGGTCCTGGTGGAGTAAATGATTTATCGTGGGAAGAGTCTATGGAATGGGCGTATTATGGTTTATCTTTCCCTTTTGATGGGGCTTGGTCACAATTTAATCTTAGGTTAGGTAGTTGTGGGTTAGCTGATGGCGCTTGGGTATATAACTCAGACGGAACACCATACTACGGACCTTTTAATACTGATTGTCCTGATGTAAATAATGATGCGTTTTGTGATTGTGATGTTAATTTCCTTGGATTTGACCCTGAAACATATGACGTAAGTATTGAAGTAGTATCACATTGGAACTGTGGCACTTCTTTAAATACGGTGGGTCAGTCGGGACAAATGGATTATGTAAATATGGTTCAAATAGGTGCACACGTACCTGGTTGGGATTATGAATGGGGTTGTACCGCATCTGAATATCATTTAGGATGGACATTTGATAATCCTGTATCATTTGCTGAGTATTACGCGGGTGATACAATAAATTATAATATGTTTGCTGACGATACATTTTATGATGATTGTTTCCAAAGTATCTTAGAGTCTGATACATTAACTTCATGTTTGGAAGTTGTATTATGGCAAATAAACTATTCGGAAACTGCGATTATTGGTGAAATTGATGGTGGTTGGGCCCAGACGTGTGGATTATGTGCGGACCAAACACAGTTTTATCCTGACATATCAATGGAATTAAATTCTATTAATGTATGTGATGCACCACCCCCTATTTACCCTGGTTGTACTGACCCTTTAGCAGAAAACTTTAATGGTAATGCGGGGTATGATGACGGGACTTGTACTTTTGCACCTGTATACGGTTGTCAAGACCCTATCGCTTGTAATTATAATCAACAAGCAACCGAAAATGATGACTCATGTATATATTGTGATACTCCAGAGGGAGAAGAATTATGTAATGAATATCATGGCGATAGCACTTATTGGGAGTTTTATAGTAATCTATTCGACTGTGATGATGAAGTAATATATACTCCTGACGCAGGTGGATATGTTTCATTTGTAAATGCAGTGTGTGATGACGGGATAGTTTCTAACGAAATTAGTATAATAGTAGTTAACCCTGATACGGGTAATTTTAATTCAAATGACACATTATTTGTGTATTGTGTAGAAGTACCTGAATTAGGTCTTGATACTTGTTTAAATGGTAATTTAAACGGTACTGATTGGATTGAACCTGGTGGGGGTCAGTTAATATGGACTATTAATGTACCTGATTTTATAACTCAACTAACAATTAATGTATATGATGTTGAAGGTGAGATTGATGAATATTCATATAACAATACGTTCTTATACTTAAATAATATAAGTGACCCCGATGTATGTCTTGTTTTAGGATGTACAGACCCAATAGCGGAAAATTATAATCCGTTAGCAACTGAGGATGATGGAAGTTGTGAATATATGGTTGATTTATCATTAGATAGTATAACTATAAACGAATACTGTGACGGATTTACCCCATACTGGGTTCCTACGTTACATCTAAACAATCTAACCAATCCCGCGATAAATGAATACTGTATTAAAGTTCAAGTCTTAGGACAAACAAACGACACTATTTGTTTTAATGCGATGGGTACAACAATAAACTCATTCGGTGATATCTCTATTGAGTGGCCTAACCCCATATACTCATATGGTGTTGTTAGTGTACACGTTTTAGACGTAAATGGTGAGAGTCCTAACTCATGGGAAAATTTCGGAGAAGATGATAATATTAGTAATAATATACTTGTCCTTACAATCGGAGGTTCCGGAATTAATTGCAATGTTGCGGGATGTATCGACGATACTGCTAATAACTATAATCCTGACGCAAATGTGGATGATGGTAGTTGTACTTACGATATATTCGGATGTACCGATGAAAGCGCTAATAATTACAATCCCAATGCGAATTTAGACGATGGTACATGTACGTATGATATTTATGGTTGTACAGATGAAGAAGCAAATAACTACAACTCAACAGCTAACGTGGACGATGGGTCTTGTACTTATGACGTTTTCGGCTGTACAGACTCAACCGCAAATAATTATAACCTCTTAGCTACAGTCGATGACGGTTCTTGTGAATATGATGTATTTGGGTGTACTGATGAAAGTGCTAACAATTATAATTCACTTGCTAACGTGGATGATGGTAGTTGTACTTACGATATATTAGGGTGTACCGATTTAAACGCTAACAATTATAATATGTTCGCAAATGTAAATGATGGGTCATGTGAATATGACGTGTTTGGATGTACTAACATGGACGCATTAAATTATAATTTTGAAGCGACGATAGAAGATGGTACTTGTGTTTTTCCTAGTCCTTGTGATGAATTCGACGGTCAGGCATTTGCACCTAACGCATTTAGTCCTAATAATGACGGTTTAAACGATTCTTGGGGGGTAATAACCGACGAAGAGTGTTGGAACACATGGGAAGTATCTATTTTCAATAGATGGGGTCAAGTGGTCTTTAAAATCGATAATCCTAATGGAAGATGGGATGGAAGTTTTAATAATGGTGGGTATTACGTACAAGACGGAGTTTACGCTTACACAATTAGGGCAGTGGCATGGAATTTGGAGGTCTTGGATACGAGTGGTTATATAACCGTTCTCAGGTAAACAATCGATTAAATAAAAAAGTGACCTTCGGGTCACTTTTTTTTATATAAGAAAAAAGGACTGACACCGCCAGTCCTTTTCATAGATTTAATTTTACCCCCTTTTTTTAAAAGTTTATGAGAAGACCTTATCTCTAATGCCTCTCAATTTCGAGTCCATATTTGACTCAATGGAATCCAATAAAGATTCCAACGCCGTTGTAAACTTATCTTCAATATCTCTTTTAAATCTATCGTTATCAATTTGCTTCATCACAATTTCTTTTGTCGTATCTGTAAGTCCTTCTAAGTATTTTTCTTCAAATTCTCTTGTGAATACATCGGCGATACTTCTCGGTAAGAACTTCTTATCCGTAAATATTTTAGAAAATTCCTCTTCTTCAATTTCTGATATTGTCTGAGACAATACATCCTTTTCAAAACCATCAATATTAAGTTTACCCTCTAAAAAAAATAATAACTTATCTTTTAACGTGTCTATAACTTTAGAACCATCATCACCCATAATACCTTTAAGTGTCATAATTAAATCTTCATTAACTACGGATTCACTAATACCCATTTTTATCAAATGATTAGCCTCTAAAAATAATTTATTAAAGAATTTGGTGGTATGAATTTTAGAATTAAAGTTAACAGACTCAGATATAATACCTAATCTTCCTTTAACAATTTTAGATTCAGTAAGACTATTAAGTTTTTTAGTTTCTAATTCTATTAGATTCTTTTTAACTATGTGTTTTAGACTCATTTTTCTTTGGGTTTCCACGCATTTATTGATTCTGTGAATTCCTTACTATTAACTCTCACTCTTTCATAAATATCTGAGTTTTCAGGTTTTTTAAGTTTAAAACCTTTTTTTTTTAAGTTTTCTAAAAATTCCTTCTGAGACTTCGTAAATTCGTTTGTAAGACCTTCCCCATTTAGTAATGACTGTAAACCTTTCTTTTCTTTACCCTTCATAACCTCTTCAAAAGGTTGTTCTTTTTTCATCGATTGATTATGTGTGTTGATATAACTATCTCTTTGTATTTCCTCTTTTTCTCCCCCTCCAAATTCAACTTCAGGTATCTTATCACCACCGACTATCTTAAAATCTCTATAATCAGGACCCTCATTATTAGTAATGGTAAAATATATTATACCACCGTCCAATAATTTACCTAATCCATTCATCTGAGAATTAAAAGGAAGTTCAATATTTGCATTATTATAGTAAGAACCCAATCTAACGACAGGTTCTCCCGTTTTTTTATCTTCACCTTTAGCGACTACTACTGACCTAATAAATGCAATATCTTCAGGATATTTTTTCATTAAATCCATAAATTCTTTATTTATTTCTTCACGGTCTTTATCTGTAAAAACTACTTTTTGTTTTCCTTTGTCATTTGCAGTATAAAAATTAAATTCTTTTAACTTTTCATCTATTTTTTCTGGTATTGAATTTTCCATTTCATTTTCTTTTAATACGTCTTTTAACCCTTCATTAACTTTATTTGTACACCAATTAGAATCTGAAAATTCTTGCCATGAACCACTACTCGGCGGGTCTATAAAACCCCATTTTCCACCTCTTTCTTCTATCGGTAACGGTATATTTTTTCTACCTGTTTGTGAATCAGCAAAAAAGACAATTCTCTCATCTTCGTATTGACTGTTTGGTTCTCTTTGAACGAATATTAAAGGCCAAACTCTTCCACAAGGTATACCTTTCAAGTAATCGACCACATCTCTAAATTGTTGATTTACAGTTGAGCTTACACCGCTTTTACCTAAATTTAATTTCTCTTTTTTTAACTCTCTACCACTTTTTTGTCTTGCGGGTGGTGATGGCGGTGTTCCTCCTGGGTTAGGTTGTGTTGTCGAGCCTGTTGTAGGAGATGGCGTAGTACTACCAGTAGGAGGAGGTGTTGTACTTATCTTTTTAGTGTAGTACGCTTTTGGTGGCATTGGAGGACCTGTGACAGTATCATCTTGATATAATTTATAATCTGAAATGTTATCACCGTTAGATGTGATTTTGTTTTTTAAATTTGGTTCATTATCCGGTCCTTCCCATCCTGCACCAGAAGGTGTGCCACTTTTTTTTTCAGTTTGTCCCCAACTAGTGGATTGTTCGTTTAGTATTATTTTATTTGACATTATATTCATTTTGATTTAAAATCACCATTATCATATACATAATAAGTATCAGTTCCATTACCTTTTCTTGACACTACATACCATGTTTTACCACCGTCCTCACCTGCTTTTTTCGCAGATAAGTAATTATATACATCCTCACTTAAATTATCCCTTACGAATGATTTGAAACTATCTTCCTCATTCTTATACGTAACAATCTCGGCAGATGGTAGAAGATTACGGACCTTATTTACTATTTCCATAATTATTCCATCAAATTCACTCATGTCGTACTTTCCTTGTGAGGCTGTTTCTATAAATGCATCAACTATAGAATAACCCATACTGTCCTGAACGCTACCTAAACCTCCAGGTACAAGCCTTTCAATAATATTAACCATAGTTCCAACAAAGCTATTAGGGTCATCTTCCCCTTTCTGTCTAAGAACATCAAAAAGAACTCCAACTCTTTCGTAGGCCCATTCACTTAATCCTTGTTTCCATATTGTATTAAAATCAATTTTAAAATTATTTAAATCCGTATCAAACATATCGGAAAGCCCGTCTAATAATGAGTTCCAACCAGACTCAATTAAACCTCTCAGAATATCAAATACAAATATAATAACCGATTGTGCAAACCAACCTACAAAATAACCAACAAGTGATTGTGCCAAATAAACTAATGCATATTTCAACTTTTTACCTCCAGTTTCTCCTGCGGATGTCCTAATTAAACCCAAATACTGCTTATTTAAACCTGCAAATTGATTTGTAAGCATAAATTGACCTACTGACGTTCTAGGGTCAATTAATGATTTTACGGCCTCCATTCTTTGACCTTTAGTTAATAATTGTTTTACTGTTAATAATAATTCACCTGAAAATGACTTCATAACGTCTCCCATTATTTCTCCCACACCCTCTCCGGACTTCTCCCAAGTGTCATTAAAAATACTAAAAAACGGTATTTCACCATCCCTAATTAAATTTGTTATTTCAGAATCTAAACCTGCATCGGCAAGAACTTCTGCGGCCGCTCCGTCTTTTTTAATTTCTAACTGGTTTAATAATCTTGTTATTGCAACTGCATAAGCTTCTGTAATTTCTTTAATTTTTTTATCTGAATTTTGTTGACTTTTGGCAATTGCGACATCAGTTATGTAACCCGCATTTAATTCCTTAATTTCCTGTTTTACCTTATCAAAACTTTTTACAAACAATGTAAAGAAATCTTGAATAAATAATGTTGGAGTTTTATCATCAATAACTTTTCTGAGCTTTCTCATTTGTCTCTTACTTAGTTTAGTAGGGGCTACACCTGATAAAGTATCTACAAAACTACTTGGTTTATTAACGTATATATCTAATTGTTTTTTTACAGTATCAAAAATCCCATTTACATTAATAGGTTTTTGTGGTGAGTCACCAACAACACGATTTAATGCCGTTACTAACTCGGTACCGGGTTTCTTCATTCCTTTTCTTAATTTTTCTAAAAATTCTCTCTCACTCATACTATTCTTTCTTTGGATATCCTTTAAAAATCCTTTATAAAATTCTAATGCAAGTTCATCGTCGTCATTTATAAGTTTACCCAATAGAGTTTTTTCAGTTTCACCCATTTCGGATACTCTACCATTAAAATCTTCTAAAATATAAATAAGACTATCAAAATTTTCTCTTTTGAACGTTGTACCACCTATTTCTATTTCTAAAAAATCACTTTTTTTAAGTGCCTTATTGACATATTTTAATATGTTATCGTATACACTGCTACCAATACTTTCTTTTAATATCGTTTTAGGTAAAGACATAATTTCCTTCATCCTATGTATTTCAATAAGAATATTAGGGTTAGTTAAATGTAATAGGTCCATAGTTTTTTATAATAAATACTTGGCAGAATAAAAAAAAATTAATATATTTGTAGAGAACAAAATTAATTCAATAATGAAATACTCAGTTAAGGAAGTTGTTATTTATAAAAAAGAAACAGTAACAATAAGGGAAGTACATAAAGTTGGTAGTACTTATGCTTATGTTCTGAGTAGTGGTGAAAGTTGTTTTGAGGATGAATTACGTAAATCATCTAAAGACCGTTATGTCTCACATGTCAATAACTTAATTAGAGAGAATATGGACGATATTTTAAAGTACTGTTTTAGTCCTGTCTAAAAACAGATGAGTCGCAGCTATATTGTGTTAGTCTCATATCTGGTTCCGACTTTCTTTTACGTAATCCATCATAAAAATATATGGTGCCGTCAATATCATAGGATATCTCTTGTTCCCTTTCAACACTACTATCGTTTTTTCTTCTATTATATTTTATTTCTTTTGCGTTTGGGTGATTGATAACACACGGATAGTCTTCTTTAAATTTATTCTTTTTTTCTTCGTCGCTTTTTGGTTTATCATCTGTACCCGAAACTAGTTCAAATATAGTTTTATTATTAGATTCCTCTAAAGTACGTAACGCTTCATAAAGTGATTCCATTGACTCCTCAGCTACTTTATCAGGGTTTTGACCTAACGCCCTTATAGTAGACGCCCCTAAAATTGTAGTAAATATACCACCCATCTGTAATCCCATATTTAAAGTAGATTTTAAAAAGTTTGTTTCTTCAAGTATTTCAGATACGGCCTCTAAAGATTTTTTAGTTAATGGTTTTGACATACCAGACTCATTCAATTTAATAATTGCGTCGTCTACATATTTTTTAAAATTACCCGCCTTTGTGATTAATTCTCTACTTGAGGCATAAAAAGAATAAACAAGAGACCTTTCTTCTTTTGACAGATTTTTTAACGCCGACCAAATTACTGTAGGTTTAACCTCACCTGACAAGAATTTAATATAGTTTGTTATAAATCCAATAACCCTAACGAATGATGTTTTACCTATCTTTGTCCCTAATTGTTTAAATACTGAAGAGCCTATGTCACCGAATAAAGGTATCAAACCGATAGATAATGATATAAGTGCACCAAATTTATCATTTTTATTTTTCCATAAATCGTAAGCATGTGCAAATTCAATAGAAAATGATGCGACTGGATTTATAAAAAACATAAGACCAGCTAATAAATCACACCAAAATTCTTCATAGGCATAATCAATACCTATTAATTTAAATGCCCCAACATTCTTACCTTCAGTACCAAACCATTCATCAAAAATACTATCCTCACCACAAACAAGTGAAGATAATTGTTTGAAACCAATCTCTGACATTTCAGAAGCTTCATTCCACCATATTTCTAAACCACTTGCTTGTAAAACTTCTTTTTTAGGTTGTTGGTAGATATTATTGTTATCATTTTTATAGTATTTAAAATACCAATCAATACTAAAAGGATTATTTTTATTACTCTCAGTGTTTAGATTCTTAGATATTTTACCCCCTAATAGAGTACGATAATTAGTGCCGTTTATTTTTAGTTTTTGAGAAACGCCATTAGGGTAAATTCTCTGTAGTTGGTCATATAACGAATTTCTTAATCCACTCTCAAACTCTTCTCCGTATTTTTCACCGTATTCATTAAACCAATCGTCCATAGTTTTATCTGATGAGTTATTAATAGGAGACTCGATAAAACTTTCATACAACTCCTTCCAGTTAGAATTAATTGTTTTTATTACTTTAGTGTTTTCCGGAAAATACATTACTCCTTTTGGTGTGTTATACATACACCACCCTTTATACACGGGGTGTTCGACTGTTCCTGCAACTGCTAAATCAGGACTACCACAATTTTTAGGGTACCCGAAATCACTCCCTGTTATATCTTCATCCGATTGATATTGTTTAATTTTAATAGGGTCATTCTTTATTGAGGATGATATTTTACCTACCTCAACATCTCTTAATGGTCCTGATGGTTTTTTATCTTGTTCAGATAAAACTTTAGACCTATCGTAATTCATAAGTCTATTCATCTCCACTAACTGTATTCTAATATTTTCCTCCATATCAAATAAATATTACGTTAAAGTATTTGATTTACCTCTATTAATTCCAGATTCCCATTTACTATTTTGGTCAATCATATTTCCCTTACCTCTACTTATATTAGAATTCCATACATTAATAGTTAATTGATTTGCAGGTCCACGAGTTAAACCTGTTTCCCATGTAGAAGTATTACTGTTTGTAGAACTAGAATCTCCTCCTGTAGTTTCTCCTCCACCTTCATCTTGTTCGTTAAACTCAGACTCTACATTACCATATATTTCGGGATACCTAAGACCAAACATTTTAAGTAATTCACCTGCCTTAGCATTCGCTTCATCCTCTATTTTACCACCAACATTTTGTATTTTACCTTCAAGTTCACCGTCTTCATTTTGATGATGATGAACCAATTCATGTGCGACCGACCTCATAACGTCTTGTAACGCTCTTTCTTTAGTATATACCGTAACTTCAGCATTCTCTATATCTGCATTTTCACCGTCTTCGTACCTATAAACCGCAGTTGTATCTACTTTGGATTTATCCTCCGTGTAATCAATACGAACGTTATTTTTTATATTTAATTCTTTAACAGTTAAATCAACAAACTTATCTAATAAAATTCTTTCATTATTATCAAATGATTCATCACCCTCATTAATACTCATAAGGGTTTTTATTCTATTGATATCTTCGTTAAGTAAATTCATATTCAATAAATACTACGTTAGAAAGAACATGACGGAACTGTAATTTTTTTTTCACTTGTTTTATTGTTTATTTTTATTACAACAGATATTTCATGAGCACCACCTGTGGTGGGACCTAATTGTGATATAGTAACATCATAATTGTAAAAGAACATTAATTCTCCCGTATCTACACCCATATTTAATAATAAAGCATCCCTATAAGAGTATCCTTCTACAAGTCTTAACCCACCACCAAATAAGAATTTACCTTTTCTAATATTATTATTTAATGTTAGTTGTGTGAACTGACCTTGTCGTAGTATTGAAATTGATGGTGTATAAGTCACGTCTTCATTCCTATCGGTAGATTTATCTAAGGGTATTATCACCCCTCCGTGAATATTATATTTTACTGGTAAGTAACTTTCTCCATATATTAACGTTTGGTTCGGTTGGTTTATATGTGACACACTAAATCCTGCAAACCATTTATGATTAAATAAAAGTATTCCTGTACCTACATCAAAATAATTAACTTTAAAGTTATTTAAAAAAGATTCATTTGTGTAATTAGTAAACGCGACACCGTTAAAAGAATCTTCAAAGAACAGTTTTTTACTATCTATGAAATTTTGCTTATAACTAAATTCCAAACCAAATTTAATATTTAAATTATTAGTTAGTTTTTGTTGATTACTATAATAGGTGTTAAATGAATTTAATGAGTATATTCCATTGGCGGACCTATCATTCATCATTAATATACCGAAACCACTTTTCAAATCTCTAATATATTGTTCGTAAGTTACAACGCTAGTTACGTATTGACTACCTAATGATGGCCAATGATTTCTATATGTCATACTTAACTCAGGACAATTCCTTGACCCAGCGAATGCGGGATTCAAGTACAAAACACTACTGTTTATTTGTGAAAATGAAACGTCTTGAGAAAAACCTATTGCAAACAAACTTAAAAACCCAAAAATTAATAAAATCTTCTTAATCATACCTATAAATATCAAAAAATATGTCTATTTATTTGTAGATTAACTAAATATACTTATATTTGTAATATGAAACACTACCTCACCCTTTTATCTTTAGTTTTACTCTTCTCAGGATGTTATCAATATGCGGAACATACCTACCCTACTATGGACGGCACATATATCCTTAGGTCTATTACTGTAAACAGTACAGATATATTAAATTCCGAACTTGTAGACGACGACCCTCTTTCATTAATCTACCCTAACCCTATTGGTCCTTTGGATTCCATGAAAGTAAATAAGAGTCGTATTAGTATTAGTGGTGACCGTTTATTTGCTGGATACTACTTAGAAAATGGAGGAGACCATTGGAGAGTAGAATATCCAGTTAATATTACTCAAGACTTCGTTACAGGTCGATGGGTTAATATGAATGTTTCTTATAATACCCCACAACTTAACACGTATCGTCATTACGTAATTATAGAGGATGGTTTAGAATATTTAATTTTAGAATGTCCAAAACAATATCCAGAGGGTGTTGAAGGTAATGAATATAGTTATTCATTAACTTTTTATAGGGAAGGACCTTAATCTAGAAGGTTCTTAACCTGTTCTATATTCTTAATGAATTTTTCTGGGTTATCTATCGCCCATTGTTTAACAGACTCAGGTAGGGAAGATTTTTTTAGTTCCTGAAGTACTATTTTAACCTTATCCTTACCTATAGACTCATTTATTTCGTTACTAACCATTACGTCACCTAACATACTAAACAGCTTATGTTTTAGTTGTGGAGTTGGAGCAACAAACGTAATCTCAAAACCGTTATCGTCAGCCCATCGAATTAGTTCGTCTCCATTTAAAAATTGTTGTCTTTTTTGTGGAAATTTATCTACAAGTTTAGATGGAGAAGCTACTACCGAAACTATTTTTAAGGTGGGTGTAATAATTATTGCAATTTTTTGCTCATCCATACCAAAAAAAACTTGTTTAGTTAAAAATATTCTACCTAAAAGTTTAAGAATAAAGTCTTCATAAGAACTTTTCTCTCTTTCAGGTTTATTCGGAACATTAAATGAGCCGGATTCGTTAAGATATTTTTTATCTGCCATCACATCTATAAATATGCGTTACCTATAATCGGCGTCAGGTAATTTAGTCTCATAAATTAAATAATATTCATTTAAAAATGAAACTAAATTATCGTTGTCAATAAAGAAGTCGTCCTCCTCTTCAAACCCTAAATCCCAATCATCATCCATATCACTAAAAATGTCAAAAGAAGTAAAGTTTTCTCCATACCCAAAATCCTGTAAGTATTGAAACTCTATGGTATCAGACCTAACTAAATCTTCTCCATCATTTCTTAATCTAAATTCTACCTCAACAACGTTATTGTCTTTATTAATAAAGTTTGTTATTATTTCTACGACTTCCATTTTTTTATTTTAAATCTTTTATTTTATTACAAATATCAAAAAAATCATGAAAAGACAATTATTAATAGACGAATATTCATTTAACGATGGAGAATTGAATATAATTTTTCAAGATGGGGATAAAAATTACCGAGAAGATAACATAGATGAAGATATTTTCGAATCTTATATTACCGCATCAGGTAGATTAGAAGGGTTTGAAGATATGTGGGATGGGTATAGTGAGTCTCATTATACTAAAGACTATATTATGGACTATTCCTACTGGTTAAGTGAAATTTGTGAGAGTAGTGACATTTTAGATTTTATTTACTATTATTACGAAAGTAATAAATTACCTAAAATACTTGAAGAATGAATTTAATCTCCACTTCCTTTGATAACGTATATCTTATTGAGGAACCTGTCCATACTGATGATAGGGGTTTTTTTATGGAAACATGGAATGAAATAGGATACTCTAATAGAAAGTTACTTAAAGATATACCTTCACTAAAAGCGATACAGAATGACGATTCATTATTCTCAACTCTGTTTGTTCAAGATAACCTATCTAAATCAAAATTAGGGGTCTTTAGAGGACTACATTATCAAACAGGTGACTTTCCTCAGCCCAAATTAGTTAGAGTATTAAAAGGGTCCGTAATCGATTTTATAGTTGATTTGAGAGAGGATTCTAAAACCTACGGTAAGTTTGAGTTTTTTGAATTAAATGATAAAAATAATATGAGTTTATTTATTCCCTCATACTTCGCTCACGGATTTTTATCTTTAGAAGACGATACTCTTCTTTCTTACAAGTGTGGTAGTTATTACAGTAAAGAAAGTGAAGGAAGCGTAAATTATAATGACCCAGTCATCAGACATGTAATTAACAATAAAGACACAATTAAAGACGTTATAGAAATTAACTTACCTCATCATAATGAAAAAGATTTACTCATATCTGATAAAGATAAAAACGCACCAAAATTCCTTTATAGAAGGCATGAATGAATATGAATTGTTTTCACATACAGAAAAAATAATTGATTCTTTAAATAAAAAGGAACAATGCAATTCAACTTTACGATATATAGAGTTGTATTATAAAAGAACTGAAAATTTTGTACTATACAATACTTTGTTACGAAAACTTAATAATAAAAAATCCCTCCTAATGTGAGGGATTTTTTATTTAGATAAATTTCTTAAATCTATCAAACATTTCTACTATTCGTTCTTTTTGTTTTATAAAGTCTTCCATTAGGTCTTCGTCAACATCTTCATATGTCTCACCACATCCTTCACACACATCTTCCTCCTCAACCTCTTCGTATGTTTCACCACATCCTTCACACACATCTTCCTCATCAACCTCTTCGTATGTTTCACCATCCATGGAACCGTCTGAATTGAAATTATAAGCCCCCATTTCACCACTATACTTTTCCTTACCGTCTAAGTCTTGATTCATATCTGAATCAACATCATCATACTCGGCAGCACTCATCTCACCCCCAAACATTTGCATGATGGAATCAATATCCATACCATAAGAATCGGAAATATCAGTTGTAGAGTCATCAAATTGTTCAGGACCTCCAGATTCAAAGTCGTAAGCTGATTCTACATCTGACACATCCATATCATCAGCCGCGTATTCTTTAACTTCCTCCTGTAATGATTTACACTTTTCACTATTCATGTTTAAGAATAATTGAGCCTGTTTCTCTGGTTTTCCACCTTCTTTTCGGGCTTTTTCAACACAGTCACATGTAACTTCACCCCCACAGTATTCAGTAAAACTACCTTTATCCATATCAACTTTCTGAATCCAATCTTTATCTTCTTCACTAACAACAGATTCGTTAACCAAATGATTTTTGTATTGACCGACCTCACCTCTGTTGTTAACGGTAATACCTTGTGAATCTGATGGACCTTCGTCCTGTAATAATGGTTGTGGACCTGATGGAATATTACCAGTAGCATATCCGTTGTAGAATGCTGAGTGTTGCTGAAGGATTGAATTTCTCTCTTCGTCTGACATTGTAGAATAACCTCTCATGACTATTTTTTTATATAAATATGTTTTACTTACAGAATAATTTGACATCTTAAATAAAGATTTGTATGTTTAAAACAAAAATGGATAAAACTAAGTACTTCGATTTTGCTGAGGGAGCTGTAATGTTAGATGGTTTTGATGACTGTGTAATAGGTATTTCAGAGTCTTTCGGAGAAGAACCTCGTCTTATATACTCCAAAATACAGATAATAAAAAAGTTAATGGAGGATATGACAGAAGACGAAGCTGTTGAATACTACTACTATAATATAGTTGGTGGTTATTTTGGTATACAAAACCCGATTTTCATTCAAGATAATTTGGATTAATTGGTATAAAGTCGTATATTTGTTTTCACAAAAGAGAATAATATGACTGTACATGAACTTAGTGACTACTTCAACCAATCTCCGAACATGGCAAAAGTTTATAAAGAACATAAGTCCATCGGTCGTTTGATTCGTAGTAATATGTTTAAGTACTCTAATCCTCGTCGTTGGAATAATAAGGACTTGACTTATAAAATCACGTACATTAAGGTCGACAAGAGTGAAAATTTAATAGTCAATCTCAAAGTCTCAGGTACGATGGGTAATAATTGGGGTGGAGAAAAGGGGACTTGTGTTACTGAATATGTTAAAGTTAATTTCTCAAGTTCCCGTAGACGTAATGATGATATTCGTAGGGCGGTTCGAGAAGATGTTCAAAAGTTTTTCCGTCTTTTCGGTATGGATAGTTATAGGGTTGAGATTGGTAAGATTAAAGTGTGTAAAGAACTTTAAAGTTTTACCGTAAAATACTTAAAAGCTAACGGACCTAATTTCCTCAATTCTCGGTTAATATTATTAGTAGTTAACTCTTGCTCTTTATCTTGTAGATTTCTAAATGCTACTGATATCATAACCTGTTGTGACTTCTCTGCAAGTTGCAACAGGTTTTCTTTTTCATCCTCATCTTCAATTTGTTGGTAACTACCCTGTAATTCTTGTATCTTTAAATATTTTTCCAAGAAGTCTCTACCGCTCCAAGTAAAATCAGGTGATTGCATCATATTAACAATACCACTATCTCTTAACGCCTTTAAAAAATCAAAGATATAACCACCATTATCCATTTTTAGAAGGGGTAGTAATGGTTTCATTTCATCAATAAAATTTTCATTAATTGTTGTAATAGACTCAGGATATGTATCACTAATAGTACCCTCATTTTTATCGGGGTAATCTGAATTCTTTAATATATGTCTAAGTAAGTTTAAAGAACCAATTCTTTTGTCGTTAGTATCCACAACAGTCCAAGGAACCTCACCTTTACCCAAGTCAAAAACTTTTTCTTTGTATTCTGTATAGTCATCCCACTTTTCTAAAGACTTTTCATCATTAGGTGAAAATTTCCAATATTTTAAAGGCGAAGACTTTCTTAAATCAAATCTTTTTTCTTGTGTTTTAGGTGTTATTGATAACCAAAACTTATATAAGTCAGTTCCCCTACTAACTAAAGACTTTTCAAAATCATTAACATTATTCATAAACCCCTCATATTCTTCATCAGTTCCATATCCCATAACTGGTTCCACAATTCCTCTGTTATACCAACTACGGTCAAAAAAAGTAATTTTACCAGGTTCAATATGTTGTTCATATCTTTTAAACCAATCCTCCCTTTCTTCAGGTGTTGGTATTCCCAAGGCAACCACATTAAAATATTTTGGGTCTAAATATTTAGTTATGGTTCTTATCGTTGAGCCTTTACCTGCAGTGTCTCTACCTTCGAATACTACTGCGATAGATTTACCTGTCTGCTTGATGTGTTCTTGTAATTTTAATAACTCAACTTGTAATGGTAGTAACTCTTTTTTAAATTGTTTTTTACCTATGGAAGATATCTCAGGCTCCTCGCCTCCGTAAACTAACTCATCTTCAACATTAAAATCATCATCTTCAAATTCTGACGATTTTCTATTACCGATAGAATTAACTAAGATTTCTAAATATTCTCTGGCGTTTATTCTTGGGTTACCTGATTTTAAAAATTTTCTTTCTAAGTTTCTTATTACTAAGTTGTTTATATCCTCATCTTTTAGTTGAGATAGTAAATCTTCCATTTCTGACGGGTCAATATCTTTACTTCTTAATACGTTAGATAAATCTTCTTTAGATTCATCCATTTGACTGGGAAGGTCTATCAATCCTTTATCTTTCATTATTCTCGCCAGTCTATCTCCATATAAATCAATAACTCTTTTTAAGAATAAATCAGGATTTTTTCTAATATATTGAATTATATCAAACCTGACATTTTTAGAGTATTTTCCAAATAAGTCTGATATTTTGTCGTCTTTTCTATACGAGTCTTTACGATAAAACAGGTTTTTTATTTCTTTATTACTGACCTTAGGAAACGTAATAATTTTACAATCACCTCCAACCTTACCCTGTGGTAATGAAATACTATTTACACTTTTCCCACTTTTATAATTATTAATAACTAAATCAATTAAACTATCGGTGTCATTTAAACAATATGAAATATATTCATCATTTAAAATAGAAAAAATCCATTTTAGTGACTTTTCTTCACCGGACACCGCACTCTTCCCCTCTGTTTCTCCTACAACGAAAGATACTTTCATCATTAGTTTTTTATATGGATTAAACTCATCATCTTTATCCATTAAATCTATAGGTCTTTTTAAATCATCTATTTCATACCCATCCTCAACCATTTTAATTTTTGCGGCCTTAAACCCACTAGATAATGAACCTAAGTCAAATCGTTCACCTGGTTGTGTCAATTTAACTGAGTAATAATCCTCACCGATTTTTATATCTTCTTTTCGTTGAGATATTATAGGTTTACCTCCTGTAAGTCCTGCTAATAACCCTTCAAAATTAAATCCTCTACCGTCTTTATCTTTTTTAAATGATAAGAAGTACTCATAAAATCTAATTTTATCAACTAATCTTTTTAATGTGTTTTCTAAATCAATATCTTTATTAATGTCAAAAAATGTTAGTCCTTCACTACTTAAAATCTTTTTTATCACATTACTTGAAGACATCTTTGTTTTTGGTATCGGACCTAACGTAGACATTATTTTACTTAGAGTTGTTGATGTCGCGTCTATTTCTTCTTTAATTACATCTTGATTTTCTTTAACCCACACATCTTCATCACCAACTAAATTAAGGGTTCTACCGTTATCCCACTCAACATAATATAATGGTTCATTGCTCCATGGGTCAGACCCAATACCAATAACAGTACCTTTAGTGCCGACAGTTATTGGGGAGTAAGGGTCACTCATAACAATTAAAGTGACTCTATCACCTTTTTTTAAATTTGGGTTAATATCCATACTCATAAAAAATACCTTTTATCATAAATATACTAAATAACCTAATATTTATATTTATAATATAAAGTTATGAAGGTAATTTTAACTGAAAGTCAATTTAACACGTTATTAAAAGAGAATTACAAGGAGAAGGTCGGAGGTTCTCTAATGAATCTTAGTAAATTCTCAAATAAAGTAGTCAGAGACGCGTCAAACCAACTAAAATTTGATTTTAGATTTTTAGTCACTTATGGTGCAGGTATAGGCTCTATACTACAATCGGTATTTGATTATTTAGAAGGTAACTTTACAGGTCTGAGTGAAACTCAGTTAGCGGGATTGGCTGTTATGGCGGTAGGGGTTGTGTTTTTTGAAAATAAAGATTTAAAGTCTCAAATAAAAAATATTGAGTCGATGGGTTTAAGTTCTGAATTAGATAACGTTGTTAGTTATACTCAAAATTTAAAAAATAAATTTTCTAATATTTTAAGGGTTTTAGGTTTGTCTATTCACAGAACATCAAATATTATATCATATAGTTTTTTAATACCATTACTCTCTATTATTATAGAAATTGTAACATTACATGGTGTTGAATCTTCCCAATTTAGTATGTTAATTGAGAGTTTATTAACATCGGGTCTTATTGCCGTAGAGGGTGTAGCGTTAAGAGATATATTAATGAAGGCTGGTGATATTATTAGTCAAAAGACTGTTAATCAAAAGTAAATTCTTTATCCACTACATAGTAAAAGACATCCATAGCCCAATATAAGTTTTTGACTTTACCCTTCTCTCTTTCTTTACTTATTTTTTTAATCTTCTCTTTATCTCCTGAGATTACTCCAACAATTTTTTTACCACTAGGTAGGTCTATATGTTTATGAGTATTAATCGATATTGGTTCAGGTTTATCAAAATCCTTTAACCTCTTCACTAATTGTTTTTTACTCCCACCATATGATAACCTACGAGTTTTACAATAATTTTTTAATTCTACTAATGAAAGTGAGTTATAATCCATAAAGACTAAATTACTAATTTAATCTCATAATTCAAAATCTTTTTTTAATTGTTCAATATCCATTCTAAGTTTTTCATCTCTTTCAATAGAATCTGTAGCACTTTCAAAGTCTACGTCTTTTTTGTTTTTAGATGAATAATCAGTATCGGTAGAATATGCTTTATTATGTGAACCTCCCGAATCTAACCCCTTTTCTAATCTAATTAATCTTTTATGTATTTCCTTAATAGAATTTTCTACATCTGACCAATTTTCAATACTTTGTAAAATTATAGTATCTGATAAAAATTCAGGTAAATCATAATCAACAACGTCTGATGTATTCCCGTAAAGACCTTGTTCTTTAATAGTCTGTATAATTACTTTATTTAGTTGGGTTTCTGTTAACTTAATTTTCATCTTACTTTATATTTTTCTTTGTACTTATTAGTTAAAAAAAGTACTAGTTCATTAATATCTTCGTTATTTAGATTATGAACATTTTTATTTCTATTAAACCAATCCCTCATTGTTTTTTCTATCGGTTCTTTTCTAAGTTTGTTTACTCTTCTAAAACCTTTTAACTCTGCGGGTATTTCATGTGGCTGTTTATAATACTCTTTATCTTTAGGTCTATCATCTGAATTATCCTCAAAAGGGTCTTTTTCATCATCTGGACTTCCCCATGAGGTTTGATAAACGTGTTCTAATTCGTGCGCAATTATATCATTTAAATCCGCAATTACATCATATAAAATTTTAGGTAAACCATTAGGGTTAATTATAAGATTAATTGTTATTGTATCACCCTCATCAACTGTCTGACCATCAATTAAGTAACCGTCTTTTAGGTTAGGGTCTAACTGATATGTAAATTCTACACTAAACTCAGGTATGTTTTTAAAGTCATACTCAAATTCTTCCCCGTCTGTTATTTTTTCAGGTAAGTAATGATTTCCTGTTTCTTTACTTTTAATAATATTAACTAATGTCCTAACAATTTCTCTTATAGGTGCGTCTGTAACTCTTCTTTCAACTACTAACCCTTCTATCAGTATCTTACCCCTTTCTTTCAAGTGTTCTTTAATTTGAAACACTAATTCTTCGACTATAGTATTTGGATTTTCGTCTTCATAAAATCCTGTTTTGATTCTGAAGTAGTTTTTACTCACTAAGGACTCTGCATAAGGAATGTTATTTGTCTTAACGACAACCATTTCCATTATACCATCATAATAATCTTTAAATTCTTCACTCATTATCCTCAAATATAATATCATTAATTTTTAATTCATAGTCTTCCATACCAATTAATCTTGCAAGTCTACCAAATTGACTATCCCAATTATAACTACTACTTTTAAATTGTTTTTTAAAAAAATCAAATAAATCTCCAAGTTTTGAGTCCACAACTAGTGTATTAATATCAGTATCACCTAATATGACGTTTTTTAATACAATATCGCAACTTAACGACTTATAAATTTTACCCATACTATTTATCACTGAAAACTTTTTAGGTATAAATTTAATTTCACATTTTATTTTCGTTGGTGTAGAAAATAAAAAAATCTCATCCTCCATATGTCTAAAGGTAGATAGTAGGTGTAACCTATCTTTAAAATTAACAGAATCTTTTTTTAACTCTTCAATAGTTTCATCCCTGTTTTGTATTACGTCTTTAGCGTAATAATCATCAGGTCGGTTATAAAGATAGTCGGGTAATTCAATGTCTAATTCCATAACAAATAAATATTACAAACTTTGTAACATTTCAATAAGTTTTGGATGTGGGTAAATATCAAACTTATCTTTTCTAAAATTAGTGTGTGACCATATCCCCGAACCACCCTCATTCGCTAATGGTTGGTAGTCAAAAGGTTTCCAATTGTTTCTTTTAGCATCTGTATATAACCTTAACGCATAATTAGTATTTCTACCATGTAATCCGTCTTCGAGTAGCATTTTACCATTCATACCTAAGTACCCCTTACTATTTAAAAATTTCTGTTGTTTAAGTATAGGTAAATCCTTTATTGTATCATCATAAGATTCAAATAATTCATTAATGCCCTTACACACGTCAATATTATATTTTTCAGATAAAGTAGATATCAAATACTTAATAGACGAGATTTGTTTATCTGTATAGTTGTGATAATATCTAAATCCTCTCCAATTTTTACCTAAATCAATTACATCTTCATCAGGTACTTTAGAATTGACATATGTGAAATATTGACCGTCTTGAGACCTCGTTAGAGGTCCGTAATTACATATTTCAATACCTATTGATTGTTTATTTAACTGTGAGTTGTTTGAATTTTTAGTCCCTAAGTGATGTGCCCAATATTTTAAATCAAAACACTCCACAATATTACCGTCCCACTTAGTGTCTCCATCTCTAGTTGATTTATTTCCTATTACAAAATGAGTCGCAACCCTTAAAGATTTACCTCCTTTAGTTTTATCTCTATCCCACGCATACACAACCCAATCAGGTCTATGACTACCAGCAGTATGATGTAGTACTATAGATTTCTTTTCCGTTTCATCCGGAAAAAATTCATCTTTTGGAAGGTGTAATTTATTTATCTTCATAATAATATTATTAGATTTGTCTTATATAATATAAATATGAAAAAAATAACTTTATTATTTAACTTATTACTTTCATTTACCACATTATGGTCTCAAAATGAAAAAAATATTGTTACGGATATTTTTATTGTAAAATATTCTGAAACTTTAGAGCAACCTACATTTATTTTTTATGAGGTAAAGTGCCCTAACGGTAATCAATCAAGAAGTGGTCTAAACTTTAAAAAATATGAAGGAGTACATACCTCGGATAATGACGATTACGTAGATAATATATGGGATAAAGGTCACTTAGCACCCGCAGCCGCATTTAACTGTGATTTAGAAACCTTAAAAAAAACATTTTCTTTTTTAAATTGTGCGTTACAGCATCAGTCGTTAAATAGGGGTCCTTGGAGAGAGTTAGAAGAGTTTGAGCGTAACTTATCTAAAATTTTCGATAAAGTTTTTGTTGAAATAACTTGTCATTTTAGTGAAAATTCGTTAGTATTACCAACTGGAGCAACAGTTCCTGACGGATTTAGTAAAAATATAACATTTAATAATACCATTGAATGTTTTTATTTTCCTAATTCAGATGTGTCAGGAATTGATTGGTCAGAATTTAGAATAACTAATAAATAAAATAATAAAAATTAAATTAAGTATGGGAAAAGTTATTGGAATCGATTTGGGTACAACTAATTCATGTGTTTCTGTAGTTGAAGCGGGTACTCCTATCGTAATAGTCAATTCTGAAGGTAGAAGAACAACACCTTCAATAGTTTCATTTAAAGATGGTGACCGCATTGTTGGAGATGCAGCAAAACGTCAATCTATTACAAATCCAGAGAATACAATATACTCTGTTAAACGTTTTATCGGTAGTACCTATTCAGAGGTTTCGAAAGAAGTTAAAAAAATGCCATATAAAATATCTAAAGGTGACGGTGGAAAAGTCATAATAAATGTTAATGATAGAGATTATGTACCACAAGAAATTTCGGCAATTGTTTTACAAAATTTGAAAAAAACTGCTGAAGATTATTTAGGAGAAAAAGTAACACAAGCCGTTATTACGGTACCTGCATATTTTAACGATTCACAAAGAAACGCAACAAAAGAAGCGGGTGAAATTGCTGGTCTTGAGGTACTTAGAATAATTAACGAACCTACTGCAGCTGCACTATCTTACGGTTTAGATAAAGAAGGAGATAAAAAAGTTGCAGTATATGACTTAGGTGGTGGTACTTTTGACATATCTATTTTAGATATGGGTGATGGGGTATTTGAAGTTTTATCCACTAACGGAGACACTCATTTAGGTGGAGATAACTTTGACGAGGTTTTAATTGATTGGATGATAAATAAATTTAAAGAGGAGTCGGGTATTGACGTATCTAAGGATTCTATGGCGATACAGAGACTTCGTGACGCATCTGAGAAATCTAAAATCGAATTATCATCGTCAAGTTCAACAGAGATTAATTTACCTTATCTCTCTGCAGGTTCAGAAGGTCCAAAACATTTTGTATGTAAATTAACTAGGTCTGAATTTGAAAGGATGGTAGAGGATTTAGTAAAGAAGACCATTTCTCCTTGTCGTAAGGCGGTAAAATCGGCAAATCTAAAAGTAGATGATATTGATGAAGTAATTTTAGTAGGAGGTTCAACAAGAATGCCATGTATACAAAATGCCGTTGAAAAGTTCTTTAAGAAGACCCCATCTAAAGGAGTTAACCCTGATGAGGTAGTCGCTATGGGTGCGTCTATACAGGGTGGGGTACTTGCTGGTGATGTTAATGACGTTCTTTTATTGGATGTAACTCCTTTATCTTTAGGTATTGAAACAATGGGTGGTATTATGACAAGGTTAATCGAATCTAACACGACAATACCCACATCAAAATCTCAGGTATTTTCAACGGCGGTAGATAATCAACCCGCTGTTGATATTCATGTATTACAAGGTGAAAGACCTTTATCTTCAGACAATAGAACGTTAGGTAGATTCCAATTAACAGATTTACCCCCATCACCAAGAGGGATACCTCAAATAGAAGTGACGTTTGATATTGACGCCAACGGTATTATAAATGTAAGTGCAAAAGACAAGGCTACTGATAAGGTGCAAAATATACGTATAGAATCAGGAAATGGTTTGTCAGATGAAGAAATTGAAAGAATGAAGAAAGACTCTTTAAAGAATGAGGAGTCTGATAATAAAAAGAAATCTGAGATTGAAAAATTAAATGAGGTAGACTCTATGATTTTTCAAACCGAAAAACAGATAAAAGAATTCGGGGATAAATTAAGTGACACAGACAAAGACAATTTAAATAATAGTTTAAGTAAATTAAAATCCTCATATGAGGAAAAAGATTTTAATTCTATTGACGAGGATTTAAATTTGTTAAATGAAACATGGTCATCAATATCAACAAAATTATACGAAAATAATCAAGAAGATGATTCTAATCAATCAGATTCTTTAGATGACGATATAGATGTAAATGATGTGGAATTTGAAGAAGTAAAAACACATTAAAATTAAATAAATAAAATTATGAAAGTTAAAAACGGAGACAGTGTCAAGGTCCATTATATCGGCACTTTAAATGATGGAAATGAGTTTGATAATTCATATAAAAGAGGTTCTACACTTGATTTCAAAGTAGGTGGAGGGCAAATGATTAAAGGATTTGATGACGCCATGGTTGAGATGGAAGTAGGTGATAAAAAAAGTATTAACATTAATCCTGAAGAGGCGTATGGTCCTCGTAGAGAGGAGGCGATAACTTCAGTCTCTAAAGATAATTTTCCACCTGATTTTGTAGCTAAAGAAGGTGAGATGGTACAGGGAAGTACAGAGAGCGGACAACCAATCACAGCGTTAATTTTAGAGATAAAAGATGATGAAATTATCTTAGATATGAATCATCCTTTAGCGGGAGAAGAGTTAAATTTTCAAATCGAACTTTTAGAAATAGTATAATTAATTTGTTTTTATTAATTATCATCTCTATATTTATCATGAAGATTTTAATTTAAATTTAAAATGAGTAAAATTTCTTATGATGACTATTTGGGTCATGACCCATTTTTTTCACCTTGTATACATTGTGGATGTTCTGAGTTTCATATGGATTGGGATGAAATGATTTACAAATGTTCCGATTGTCAGAAACCCATAGAATCAGAAAATAACAATTATGGAAAAGAAAAAAGACCCAAAGAAGGAGTTAAAAAATTTAAAGGAGAAGACTAGTCTTTTATACTGGAAAGTTGATTATTACAATACATCAGATATTGGATATCCAGATGAAGAAACCTATTTATCTAAAAAATAGGTATATGAAATTTGATACATCATTAAGAAAGAAAATAATATTTTTTATTTTCTTTCTTATGCCAGGAGGATTTATTCTATTGTCTATTATGCTTTTTTTTGATGAATTTATTTTAAACAGAAACCATGACGAAATTAACCCTAAGTAAAATATTCTTTTTTTTAATTTTTATTTTCTCATTCCCTATGATTTCATATGAGAGAGCGAATAATATAGGGTTCAGAAACTTACGTATCAAACCTATTGAAACTAAAAGGGTTGTTCGAGTACCACAAAAAGTTGTTATCGGGATGATTCAAGTGGAAAGTAATGGTAACGATAGTGCTTACAATAAATCTGAAGAGGCTGTTGGTTGTTTACAGATAAGACCTATTATGGTAAGAGAAGTAAATCGTATTTTAAAAAAACAAGGAAAAGAACATAGGTTTAAAATGAAGGACAGGTGGGATAGAAATAAATCTTTAGATATGTTTTGGGTTTGGAAGGACTACCATCATCCAAACAGTGAAGATGAGGTAATTGCGAGAAATTGGAATGGAGGTCCCAACGGGTACATTAAAAAGTCAACGGAAAAGTATTGGGAAAAGGTTAGTAGTTGTTTGGAATATAAGTAATTGTTTTGTATATTTGTAAAACAGAACAGAACAAATGATTGTAGAAAAACTCACAACACGTCAGTACGGTAAACTTTTCAAACAACTTGTTGGTACTATTAAATCTAATAATAGTAACTTTGACGGTACTATTGAAGTTACTCGTCTTCGTAAATATGATGATGTTAATCCTCAATATCACGGTGGTGAAGTAGATATTATTTACCGTGGAACTATATTGGCGGCGAATGGTAGAAATTATAATGGAAATCAGTTTGGTGGTGGAAGAATTCGTAGATATTTTCGCGCCCAATTTGGTAACCATCTTGATATGTACACTCGCCCTTTTGGTATTGATAAAGTAAAAATTTGTAAAATAACATTTGAATAATGAAAAAGTATATTGTTCGTTTTTATGGGTGGGAGGAAGAGATGAATGGATTTAATCTTTCTCAAGAGCAAGCGGATAAGCTTGATGAAGCACTTGAAAGTGGTGAATATGAATCACTTGATAGTATCGGTATGGATATTGAAGAAATTCTTGGTGTTGAATTCTTTGAAGGTGACGCATTTTCTACGACTAAGGCAAATTACTTAACTGAAAATACATACGTTTATGTTTATGATGAAAATGAGAATGAACTATTCTCCTTTGGTTTGGATGAAATGGGTGATATTGAAGACCATAACGAAGAATACGATTATGAAGATGTAACCCAAATTGAGTTCGTTCCTGAAAAAGGTGGTGTTGAAAATACTCTTTTTGTTTCATCATCAAGTAAAGGAGGTCTTTATGAGTTTCATATTGAAAGTGACGAAGTACCAAAACCTGAAGATTTTTCTATTGTGACGGGCATGATTGAGATAATAGACTTATATTACGAGTTTATTGATAACGTTTACTTTAAGGGTGAAAAACTTGAAATTGAGGAATGGTTGGATAATCGTGGCAAAGGAATTTATCTACATTACACCAAACTTCAAGACCTTTATGATTTTTGGGAAAAAAATGGTATTAAAAATCCATACGTGGATTGACAATATTATTTTAATGTTGTATCGTAATACAACAGGAGGGATGCCAGAGTGGTTAATGGAGCAGTTTGCTAAACTGTCGTCGGTAACGACGCGTGGGTTCGAATCCCACTCCCTCCGCAAAAATTAAAAAATGAACTTTAAATATAACATATCAAACAATACAGAACATTTTGAATACACGGTGTATTTGACTGAAGAAGAATTCAAATCAATTAATTTCGAAAATTACTCAACTACATTTGGTTAAATGAATAATAAGTCATATATTTGTAGAACAAAACAAATAAACAATGTCAAAAGAAAAACTGTATCGTAGTTCAAATGGTGACTACCTTTACTTGTTCAACTGGAAATGTGGTGGGTTCAATGACGTGTGGGCACCCAATAAGCGTGAAGCTTATAAGCGTGTAATGAAGGAGCGTAAGGAGTCGGAGGAAAAATACCCTAATCATTCTAAACTTCGTCCTGACTATGATTCAATGCGTCGTTGCACTTATAGTGAATATCAGGAACAAAATAAAATGGGTTGGCTACTATCAATCTAATTATATGACTTCGTAGCTCAGTTGGTTAGAGCATCTCACTTTTAATGAGAGGGTCCTGGGTTCGAGTCCCAGCGGGGTTACTTCATCTACCTAAAATTATATCAACATGAAATATTAGCAATAACAAACAAATCAGCTTAATTTAAAATTTATAACTAATGTAAACAAAGACATTCTCTGAGTAGGGTAAGAATAAAGGAGAGTGTTATAACAAAACTTCTTGCGTGAGTTGGTAAGGTAGCAGCGCAAGTCTTGTCAGACGCTTACCAAGTCATGGACGAGTGGTGTAAGAAGGTTCCGTTCAAGTTAATGAGAGCGGGTAGACCCAAACAATGGTGGAGTACCAATCAAAATCTCCACTGAAATACCGATGTGGCGTAATTGGTAGCCGCGACAGTCTTAGGAACTGTTGTCGAAAGACGTGTAGGTTCGAGTCCTATCATCGGTACTTATATGGTGACTATAGTTCAGTTGGTTAGAACGTCTGATTGTGGTTCAGAAGGTCGTCGGTTCGACTCCGATTAGTCACCCATTATAAGGTCAGATGTCCGATTGGAAGGTGTAGGTACGCAATACCTATAACGGTGGTTCGAATCCATCTCTGACCTCAATTTGAATGAAAACTGTAAATTATGTATGACCCAAAACAAGACCCTGCCTTTACAAATAACCCTTATCTAACAGATTATGAATTTAATTATGATTTAATGATGGACCCATGTAGTAACCCAAATCCACCTTCATGGTGTGAAGACGGTACTGGAGGTCCTTGTAATAACCCTGACCACGGACCTTATTGTGATGGTGTTCACGCAGTACCATGTGATGGTGGAATTATGATGTTATTTCTTTCTGCAATATTTGGGGTATCATTAATCAAAAAAAGATTTGTTTTATCGAGATACATGTAGTATATTTGTATTCGTTATTTAACATATGCACCCCTAGCTCAGTTGGATAGAGCATCTGCCTTCTAAGCAGACGGTCACAGGTTCGAATCCTGTGGGGTGTACAAAAAATCTACAATAGATTTGGTAGTTCAAAAAAGTTACTTATCTTTGTAGTGTTCTTTACAGAATGCCCGGATGGTGGAAGTGGTAGACACGACAGACTTAAAATCTGTTTCGCCGAACGGTGAGTGTGGGTTCGAGTCCCACTCCGGGTACTAAGATAAAGTTCTTTGATATGATGGTATAGTAAATAAGTAAAACTTTCGCTGATGACCCCTCTGCGACAAAAAAGGGGAACCAATACGGGGACGTAGCTCAATTGGTTAGAGCATCAAGCTTATATCTTGAAGGTCGGAGGTTCGATTCCTCTCGTCCCTACTAAAACTATAATAAAATGGGGGGTCGTCTCTTCGTCCTGATGTGTGGCGACCTCCCGATATAACAAATCGCGTGTGAGGTGAATATGGGGCTTCGGCCCCTACCTCACACACAACAAGCCGTGTAGTCGTGAAAGGAGTGGTGACTGGAAGCGACCTGAGTACTAGAAAACTCAGACCTGTGTGAAAGCAATCTGTGGGTTGGATGCGCCGACTAAGTAGTATCTTTTGATACCTTACCCTTATTCTAGTTTGGGTGTCGTTCGGAGAGTAGTGGGTTCGAATCCCATCACATTGGCTAAATTTAAATCACTAAACCCTCCTACTGACAAGGAGGGGAGGTAAAGATGAACGGGGTATGTCAGAATCCTCAGTAATCGGTGTAACGGTTCGAATCCGTCAGGGGTATTGTCCTTGTAACTATCGGAGTATACACCACCTCAATTGCCACTATAGCTTAGTTGGTAGAGCAGCTGATTTGTAATCAGCAGGTCGGCGGTTCGAGTCCGTCTAGTGGCTCCATATAAAAAAGAGGGGGTATCGCATAGTGGCAATTGCGGCTGACTGTAAATCAGCTCCTTCGGGTTCGGAGGTTCGAGTCCTTCTACCCCCACATTCTCCCTTAGCTCAGTTGGTTAGAGCATCTGACTGTTAATCAGAGGGTCCTTGGTTCGAGCCCAAGAGGGAGAGCGGCGCCTGAAGACTGAGAGAAGGGGAGTGACTATTAATTTAGTCCTCCTCTTTTTGTATTTATAAATAAAATAATAAAATGAAAATAGGATTATGGCACGAAGGGCTTGTAGGGGACGACCTACAAACCAATGAATCAAGTTTTAGTACATATGCAAGTGAGTATGTTAAATTTGTTACTGACAATAATATAGACAGGGCATTTTTTATATTACATGACCCCAATAGTAAAGACGGTAGATACCTTAAAAACGGATGGTTTGAAAAATATTGGTTAAATAAACTACCTAAAAATTGTGAGGTAGGACTTTTAATTGATACCGAACCTGGTTCTTCATGGGTAAACTCCAACCCTATATTAACTTCAGGTGATAGTATGGAAATTGCATTTCAATATATATCAACATTAAATAACACTTCGGGTAATAAACAAATAACGTGCGTGTCTTTTGATTCTGAGGATGTATCGGGTTCAGGTAAGTGGGGAGATGGATATTATAGTGTGGACGGAATTAAATGGATTAACAATATGGTGGGTAAGTATATTACTAACCCAAACTTTGATTGGGGGTTTGCTGGTCAATCTAACGACCCTAACAAACTTAACAACTACAGGGAAGTATATTGGGTTGGTGAGTTACTAAATTGTGGTTGTACTGGAATTTTAGCTAAAAACGATAGTCTTAAATGTCAGTGTCCGAATACGCCTTACTGTAAAAATAAAAACGATATAAACGGAATTTTAAATACTCCGATAGGTGATTACCTAAAAAAACCTGAATTAACTGGTTCTACAATATGGACTATGTTTTCAGTAGAAAGTACATCTAAAACTGATTGTGTATCATTACCTTACGCTAGTAACTCTAAACACCCGTGTGGTATTATGGACGCTTTTGGTGTGTGGGATAAATCGGACTTTATGTCTTTTTTAAATGAGGTTGAGTTAAAATATGGAATTAAACAAGTTATGATTTATGAGTGGCAATTCATTCCGAAAAAGTGGTTAATATAAATATTATTAACCACAACGGCCACCCCAATACTACCCATAATCTGTCCAAGTAGTTCATAGTTATTCCTGATTTCTGAATTGGATTTTCTAATATAACCGCAACGACTATACCTAATGTAAAGTAGATGCAAACAGTTCTAATGTTAGTTATGTCATTAATGAATAGTTCAATAAGGCTCATACCATAAATACTTTTTTATATCAAAATTTAATCATATCTTTGTATTATGACAAACGAAGATTTACAAAAACTTAAAGATAATATTTCAGAATACAGAGAAGATGAAGGATATGAGCGAACTTTTGAAAATGGAGGACAGAATTACTATAATATCTCCTTTTACCCGATGTCTTGTTTTGGAAAACGAGGGTCGTAAGGTGATTAAACCATACCAGGTATATAAAACTTGGGTTATTGACATTAGATAATGTATTACTATATTTACATGAGGAAAGGGTTCTTTGACATAAACAAATATTAAAATTTAAAAATCATGAATACAGAAATAATGTTTTTTGTAGGGGGTATTTTAATGTCAGGTCTAATAGGTTTGGTATTTTGGGTATCTTCGAACAGAAAAGAAATAGTTAGTATTAAAGCGGAAGACGAGTCATTGTCAGACCTTTTAAAACAATTACAAAATGAAGTTAAAGACTTAGAACTAAATGTTCATAAATTCGTTGATAATATGTACAGAGATACTGATGATAAGTTCAACAATTTTGATAAAGGATTGGATAGTAGATTAGATAAAATGGAAAACCGTCTCCACACTATGTATGAAGACGGTTGTAAACCAGTTGATAAACTTAAAACTCAGTTAAACGGGTAAATTAGTTAAAGAACTCTTTCTTAATTTGATAATTACCATTAGTGTATTTTATTTTCTTAATATAAATTCCTGATGAGGTTATCTCACTTAAATTAATCTTAGCACCGTAGATATTATAGTATTCTATATTTTCTACGGTGTTTTGATTTTCAGGAATTTGTATTCCTTTAGAATTAATAATTTGTTTAACCGACTCAGGGATTTCAGTTTCTAACATCATACCATTCTCACACTGTAGACCAAATACGGAAATAAAGTCTAATATATCGTCAACACCAATAATACTATCCTGATTAAAATCTAACGGACTACATTCTACAGTTAATCCAAAGTTTTGTAGTAAAGGAAATAAGTCAGAGGTACCTACAATACCATCTTCATCTAAATCCCAAGGACAATCACCTAATGGTGGACATACATCAACAGGAGGACCCACATAAAAAGGTAATATCTCTTCATCTCCCCAATTTCCTGTTACTGTGTTTAGAGTGTCATTACCATTTATAATAGAAGTCGGACCCCCACAAGGGTAAAACATACCATTTCCAAATAAATCTTCTAAAACTAAAACATAATTTCCTTCTTCTAAACAATATGTGTTAGTTTCAACCTCACATGCGTATACTTCATTATCATAGTAACCCCCCTCATCAATTAATTCCTCAGTATCTGAGTTGTATAGACTCCATTCGAATCCATAAGGTAAAGCATCAAATTCTATAGTAATGTCTATAAAAGTACCTTCATAATTGTTAATTTGAAGGGTATTAGTATTATTATCTTCATATATGTCACCTAATACTTCTACATTAACCTCTATATCTGAGATACCGTATTCTATATTGATATTAGGTATTATTATAACTTCACTTTCAGCAAAACCTAAATTTCCTACCCAATTAATAGAACTACTTTCACCATTTAGAGAATAATTAATAGTGGCTTCAGTTAATGTATCACCAAAACTCTGTAAGTTGAAAATTATATCCTTTGTGGTTGAACATCCCAAATTAGGAACTGATAACCCATTAATAGAAACGTCTATCCCCCCAACGGCACCACATGCTAAATTATTATCCACAACTCCAGGTCTAAAAGTTTCTAATTGGGATAACATTCTTAAAGTCTGTCCTTGGGTAAAACTTTCCATACAATTATCAGTAGTATAATCCATAAAATTCTCTATTAAATCACCACCACAAGCACCTCCATTTAAGGGACATCCAATGTTTCCTGTAGTGACAGGTGTATCACATACTTTATCCCCTTGTGTTTCACAGTTAGTGTTGGTAGGGGTACATGTACTTGTTTGATTAAATGTGTGAAATAACCCACAATAGTGTCCCATTTCATGAACCAGAGTTCTATTTAACCCATAACTACCTACATTAGTAATTCCAAAAGCGTTAGTCCCCATAAATACCCCATAATTAGTTGGGGGTAAATAAGCGAACCCTAACGGACTACCAAAAGGCGCTATAAAAACATTACAATAATTATTTCTATCATATCCAATTTGATTGGATACTTGAATGTGGTTATTGTAAAAAGCCGTAGCGTCCCACTCCTCTATATTTAAATTATCCCAATCATAATATCTAATACCTTCAATAGGTTCTCCATCAGTAGAAGCATTTGCTATACAAAAATTTATCTGTGTGTTTGCAGTAGGTACATCACTAAATTCTCCCGCAAAATTATCATTTAAATTATCAAAAGCTTCTTGTATAAATTCCACAGGTAAATGGTAGTCAGTTCCGTAGGGTTCACCAAAATGAATTACATGAACTATTACAGGAATTGTAATAGGTAAATCTGATTTGTTTGAAATTCTTATCGTCTCTTCTGATTTTTTCGCTATAGATTCAAGTTTTTGGTAGCTCCTTTTAAATTTAGGGTCTTTTAGTTGCTGTTCAAATAATATATCAGTACCACATCTCGTGGGTTCCTGAGAAAATATTATGTTATTAAATAAACTAAATAAAAATACTAAAATTAAAGGTCTTAAAAATGTCATTACTTATGGTAGAGTAGATTGTACTACTCGTATATAAATAGATTTATTTTTTAAGTTATCCATGTAGGATTATTCCTATTAAAATAACTTTGATAAATGATTATTTTTTACTATATTTAATTAGTTGGATTTATATCCATAAACTTTTTAAAACTTATAAAAATGAAAAATTTAATATTTTTATCCGCTGTCGCTTTATTGTCTTCATGTGGAACGGTAAATGAAGAAACTGAAGTTACTATTACAGACACTACTAATCAATGTTGTGATACTACTGTAGTTGACACAACAGTAGTTAACATTTTTGACCCAACAGGTATTAGTAACGTTCAAGAACTTCTTGACACTTTATCTAATATGCCCGAAGGAACTATAGTTAAAGATTAATAACCGATGTCGAAAAAAAACTACGAAGATTTATACCAAGGAAGAAGAAAGAATCAACTAGAATTTAGTTATAAAGTGGTTATTCTTGGGTACTATGGAATTATCCTTAGTATTTTATGTTTTATGTTATATCATTATTTGTAATGAAACGTACTAAAATAATAAATTTGTTCGCGGGACCTGGGGCTGGTAAATCAACCATAGCCTCAGGTCTTTTTCACGAAATGAAAAAACGTCATATTAAATGTGACGCCCCTTATGAGTTTCCAAAAGAACTTGCTTGGAATGAATCTAATAAAGAAATAAAAGACCAGCTTTACGTCATCGCAAATCAACATAGGGGTATTGTTAGGTCTTATGGTATTGTTGATTACATTATTTTAGATTCTCCTTTACTATTATCGTTAGCGTATAGAGATAATTACACTTCAGAATATCCCGCGAATTTATATGGGGAAAGTTTTGAGCGTATGATGTTAGATATTCATAACAAATATGATAATATTAATATATTTTTAGATAGACCTGAAAATATACACGAATATGAAGGTAGGTTTCATAATGAAGATATGTCAAAAAAACTAGATAGAAGAATAATTTCTATTTTAGAAGTTAACAACATCCCTTTTATAAAAATGAAAGTTGATAAAAATACTATAGATAGTATTTTAAATTTAATCAATTATCCTTGAGCCTCAGTCCAAGATATTCTACATTTTACATTACCCGCTTGTGAACCGTTATTCTTAGCGAATATTGTTAAGGTGTCTGGACCGTCAGGGAAAGAGTTAGGACCCCCTAAAACACTATTACTTAAATCTCTAACGTCTGATATGTCAAGAGTGGATGATGTGGCTCTCGTACCACCTTCGTCTGTAAGGAACAGTCCTATAACATCACCACCAATAACCTCAGTATTATCTGTGTGGTCAACGTACTGTGATATACTTCCATTACCCGCAGCATCCCAATTACTTTCAGTTTCGAATAATGTTGATTCTCCGTTTATTTTAACAGTTATCGTAAACTGACCTGTAGCAACAACACCTATTGTTTTTAGTGTGACTAAAGAACGATTGATTAAGTTTCTAACTCCATAAAACCCTGGAATACCATAATCAACGCTAGGTGCTAATCGAATTGTTAATAACGCCTCTTCATTCCCCGCAGTAATTGTTTTATTACCCGCATTTGACGCAGTAAATAAGTATGATTTATCCACATCAAATTTACCGTCCATAATTACTGAGACACCCCAGTGACTTAAAGTAGGTGAAAAGTTTTGATTAACGGATAACCAAGTATCATTAACAGAACCTGTAGTATTTCCTGCTGATAAAAACCCTACATTTCTATTAACTAAATTAAGTGTAGTATTATCACCAGATTCACTTCCTTTAGTATATTCTATATATTCATTATTAATGTTTATAGTACCGGCACTTGGTAAATAATACGCATCTTCAGTAAGTATGTCTAATGTTGTTGATGAGGTGGTCATTGAAGATTTTAAGTAACCGCTTTTAGAAACTGTATTAATTTCAAATCTAGCAGGTAAGTTACCTGTCCTCATATAAGCCTCTGTGTTAAGATTATTATTTACAAATTCATGAAAGTAGAACACTTCTCCTTGCGTTCCTCTCATACCGTACCTAATTTTACCCGCACCGTACCATGAATAATCTAGGAATACCATTTGCATTTTTGATGCGTCAAATACATAACCAGAAGGACCGCTACCATCTAAAACATCTAAATTAAAGTCAGACCTTTTAACCCTTTGTTCTACAGTCTTAACGAGTTTTATTCTCTCTACTGTCGAACCTTTATAGTCAGGTGCTACTGTTATCTGAGTGTCACTATCAATGGATGTTATATAATAAGCTTGACCTTTAATAACTACAAAATCACCTTCATATAGTTGTGTGGTAAATTTAGTGCCGTCACCTGTAACTATAGATGAATCTGTCGTTGCAGTTATAAATCCTGATATCTGAGTAGTACTATTTCTTTTTACGCAGTATAACTCATCCCCATCATGCTCAAAGAATAATCCGTTCTGTTGGTCGAATAGACCTGACCTTACAACTGCATCATTCCACTCATTTACAATAATTCTAATAAGACCACCAGGATTAGTATCGGTAGGTACACTTCCTGAATCTATTGGTATTTGTAGTGAAAAATCTTTAGGACTTGATACTCCATTTATAGATGTGCCACTAACGTTGTATGGGTTTGAACCGCCACTAACAGTAAATCCTTCTAATGTTATTTTAATCGATTCTAAATAATCTCCAGGTAGTTTAAATCCGTGTACTTGGTCAGTCTCAATAAACATATCATAATATGGATATGTTGTAGCGTCGTAATTACTTGTATCTACACTGTACAGAAATACATCATAAGTTGGTTTAAATAGGATACCAGTACTGAACTGTATACCTTTACCTGATTGGTATCTAAAGTACCCTCTAGTCTGCCTTACAATTTGACAATTAGGTGAATATCCCTCAGGGCTAATTTGAACCCCTCCATCAAAGTATCTATGTATTGCACTTCCATTATTTCTAACATAAACTTTAGTTGTGGAATCCGAAACTGTATTAGAGTTCGTATAGTCGCTATCAGACGCACCTAAGAACTCAACTTCAGTATTACTTAATACTTTAGTGATTTCAAAAGAACCTATCCAATCCGTATCCGAAGATGCGGAATCCACCACATAAATAGTAGAACCTATAAATAATGAGTGGTTGGTTGAAAATGTGACTTTGAGGTTACGTCCTCCACTAACACGAGATACGGAGGTAAGAGGTAGTTCGGAGGAAAAATAAAACCCTCCAGTATAAATGACAGTATAATCAGTTTTTTGGTTACCTACATATGTTGTTGGCGAGTTAGGGATTATACCAAACGAAGTCGAACCTGAAGTACTTACAATTAGGAAAGATGTGTCTAAATATGTAGGGTCTTTAGTTTCTTTGAAAATGATGGGTTGACCAACATAGAAAGGAATTGTTGGTGCTACCGTTACTGTAACTTGCAGACCGTCTCTTGATATAGTATCTAGATTTAATGAAAACGCTTGTCTTGTAAAATATGGTGATGTGGTATTAACTGTCGGTGACCACGATAATATTCGTTCAGATGTTCTTGGGTCGTCTAAAGCGACTATAGTTGCCGCAGAACCGAACTTCTCGTAATGACACTCAATTTTATTTTGACCTTCAAAAAACTTGACGTAAACAATTTTATCAACTTGGCTTTGTGTACTAGAACCATTAGGGGCATACTCTGCTTTCCAAATAAACACCCTATTTGGTGAAGTACCTGTACTACGTTTGGAGTATTTAGCTACCTCCATATCAGTACCAAACATCTTCAATATTGGTCCATATGCGGTATTTCCAGGGTAAGACGATTGACCTATATTTGAAATGTCTCCGTTACCCGTTGCTCTAGTTCCAAAAAATAACACACCGTTATTATTACCCCTTACAGTATTAAATGTAAAACCATTGACAGTAACATTAAACCCTATACTTCCATTTCTAGATGCTGAAGTATCATTATTGTCAGGATTACTAAAGTTTTCTATCGTGGTAAAACTCGCACTTTCTAAAGAAGTGTCGTAAGTAATACTAGTCGTATTTGCTGGTGTTACTAAAGTCGAGGGTGATATTGATGTTATTTGTTCCGCGGTAAATGCTGGTTCGTTAGCTTTTTGATATATACCAGGTATGTTAGCTTGTAGTTGAACAGTTTCCCATTTTGTAGGTTGTAAAGAATATTCAAAGTCGGTATCAATAAGTGATTGTGGATTACTTACTCTCATCTTATCCACAGGGTCACTATATGGACCATCGGGTACTATTTTTTGACCTCCCTTATCAGCATATATTTGTAAATAATCAGTATCAGACATGGTCGATGTGTCATACTCTAAAGTCAATGTAGTAAGATTTGTGTCTTTGTCATAAGTGGCGCTACCTCCTCTACCTTGTTGTGCAAAATTATATATTATAAGGTTATCGGTCGTGTTAGTTATTAATAACCATTCTTTTACATTGTAGTTACCTCTAACTATAATTTTTTTCTCACTTGCATCGAAAGTGTAATTTTCTAATAATGTTTTAGCCATATTTTCTTTAGTATTATGACATAGCTATTGATATAGCTATGTTTGTTTAGTATTATGACATGGCTATTGTCATAGCCATGTTTGTATTATCCATTAGGTCACCGTATAAGACCCAATTATCGGTTGATAGTTGTTTTAATTTGACAACCGAACCTTCTTTTTCGGTCATTAGGTCTGCTTTTGATGTGATTGTTACACCCTGAGCACCCACAAAAGTAATCTGACCTGTATTTGATTGCTCTATTGTTATTTCACCTGACGATGTAAACTCTACTGATGAGTTCGCAGGAACAGTAAACACTGAATCAGTAGTTCCTAAATATTCTATGTATCCTCCAACATCATCATTTGTAAACTGATATGTTGACCTATCACTTACAGTTGTTATGCTTGATGGAATTGGTTTTATTTCTACACCCGATATTTTAAGCCCCATATAATTACTCCTTTTTAATAAGTACCTTAAAAACCATAATAAAAAATTTTTTATTTAAAATATTATACTTATATTTGTATTTGTATTCAAACCGCGCCCATAGCTCAGTTGGTTAGAGCATCCGACTCATAATCGGCAGGTCCTAGGTTCAAGTCCTAGTGGGCGCACAAACACATTACGATGAATATTTTTATTTTAGATACCGATGTTAAAAAATGTGCTGAATATCATAACGACAAACATGTCGTTAAGATGATACTTGAAAGCGCACAACTATTATGTGGAGTTCATCACATGACAGAATCTAGTATGGATTACGTACCATATAAGTTATCTCATAAAAATCATCCTTGCTCGATATGGGCTCGTGAAAATATGTCAAACTACTTATGGTTATGTGAACTTGGTCTTGAACTATGTAAGGAATATACATACCGTTACGGTCGTCGACACAAATCACAGGAGGTTATTGAATGGTGTATTGAAAATCGTCCTAAAATACCTGAAGATGATTTTACTACCCCACCTAAGGCAATGCCTGAAGAATATAAAGTAAATGATGTTGTCCAGTCATATCGTAATTACTATATAGGTGAGAAAAAATCTTTTAGTAAATGGAAAAATAGAGATTCACCTGTTTGGTTTAATCTAAATTAGTAATTACATTTACGTAAAATAAACTATTATGATTTACATAGCTAATTTAATACTTACAATTTATGCGGTGACGATTACTTACTCTGTTATAAAATTAATCAAAATAAATAATGAATAAATACTTTCAATTTTCAGGTACTATTAATGGTACAAATTACTTTCTAAGAAATCTGTTGTCTACTTTTATCGCATTTGGCGGAGGGTGGATGATTGGTTATGGGTTGGCTACAGAAGCCACATATCTTTTTATGTTGGGGTTATTACTACTACTTCCAACTATATGGTTTAATATCTGTACAATATTTAAAAGGTCAAACGCTTTATTTCCACAACAAGCGATATGGATTACAGTCGGTATGATAACCTTTCAGGTACTCGGAGAGATTAATGAATTATTTTCTATCGTCCCTCTTATTATGGGATTGATTCTTTTGTTTAAAAATTCTAATATAGAAACACACGAAGGTTAAACCTTTAGGAGAGATGGCAGAGCGGTCGAATGCGACGGTCTTGAAAACCGTTGTACCGAAAGGTACCGGGGGTTCGAATCCCTCTCTCTCCACATAATTTAAAAATTAAAAAAATGGAATACGGAGAAGATTTTAAAAAGTATGCAATGAGTGACCATAATATCTCATCATTTAATATGGATTATTATGAAAAACAAATTAAAGGTTCACTCACACCATATATTCTTGAAGAAAGGGAAATGAGAGTTACTCAGATGGATATATTCTCTAGATTAATGAGGGACCGTGTATTGTGGGTGGCCGGTGGTGTTGATGACCGTATGTCAACAGTGGTCCAAGCTCAACTAATGTATCTTGACTCTGTAGATAATTTAGATATTACAATGCATATCGATTCTCCAGGTGGTTCAGTTAAATCTGGTTTGTCTATGGTAGATGTGATGCAGTATATTAAATCGGACATTGTTACTGTAAATACGGGAATGGCAGCTTCTATGGGTTCAGTACTATTAGGTGCGGGGACTAAAGGAAAAAGGTCGTCACTAAGATTTTCAAAGACAATGTTACACCAATCTAGCGGAGGGGCTTATGGAAATATTCAAGACGCTAGAATTAATTTTGAAGAGTGGGAAAAAGTTAATAAAATTCTTTTTGAATTACTCGGAGAGTTCTGTGGTAAAGACCCAAAACAGGTTATTGAAGACTCCTCAAGGGACTTTTGGATGGACGCTAATGAAGCACTTGAGTATGGTATTATCGATGAGGTGATAAAAGTTAAGTCGTAATCTTTAAAATATTTTAGTAAGAATATTGTTATACTTAGAATTTTAATATATTTATCGTGTGTATAATAACGTTAATATAGTAAAAAATGGATTTTATAAAAATTTTAGAGGTGTTACTTACTTCAATTACTTCAATTGTAGTAGCTTTGGTCGGTGCTGGGTTTTTTAAGAGATATAATGATAAAAAAACAAAATTAGAATCTAAGGGTACTTTACTCGCTCAAATTAAAAAGGATGAGATAGTTCATTTAGCGATAAGAGATGTCAGACGTAGATATAATGCGGATAGAGTTTATGTATGGCAATTTCATAACGGAGGGTATTTCTACACTTCATCCCCTATGCAAAAATTATCAATAACCTATGAAAGGTGTTCCCAAGGACTAGAAAGAAAATCTGAAAAAAATCAAAATCATTTAATAACTAACTTTACCACGTATATAAAAGATGTGATGGACGGTAAAATGTATTTTCCAGATATAACAAAATTACAAGATATTGGATTGAGGTCATTGGCACAATCTCAAGGAACTACTTCTCATTGCGCGACTCCTATTTACGATAAACAAGGCCATTTAATAGCTTTGTTATGTTTAGATTGGGTTTGGAGTGATATACCCTCTGAATTTTTAAAAAAGGACGGAACGTTCACACAAGATTTTATAGATGAGTTTAGTAAAGATTCTGACACATTAGACCCTTACTTATGAATGTATTAAACGCATATAAAAAAAATTACAGTATAATAAAAGTTATTATATTATTATCTATATTATCTGTAGTTAATACGTTAGAGGGGTTTTTATACGCCGAGTATGGGTTTTCTAATGTATTTATATTTACAGAAATATTTAGCTTTGCACTTACTATGATAATAGTGCTTGGAATATGGTGTGGGTGGGAAAAAGATAAATGTACTACTTACACTAAAGATAAATAACTTTAGTAAGCTCGTATACTAACCTCAGGATTATTACTTCCGTATGTTGATGGTTTTTTTTGAATTCTATACCTTGGGTGATTTAATGTGATACCCTCTAATCTTATTGAAACGAAATTTGTGTCATACCCTCCCCATTCGTCTTCGAATAGTATAGTATCTGCAGTGTTATCAATAAGCATAATCTCACTATCGTACTTCTCAGATATTGTTTTAAAGTCGTTTACTGAATTATATTTACCTATATTATTTTTAACTTCATCAACAAATTCACTATTTTGAGTAAGTACTGTTGAATAAACGATATCGATAGATTCCTCATTATCATCAATTTCTCCATCTCCTTCACATTCAGGACATTCATAATTTCCATCTCCTGAACACGCATCACAGTAAACATACTCATCTCCATTACAATCTGAACATGACTCATCATCGTCATCACTACCACACTTATCACATGGTACTTGACCATCTCCACCACACTCATCACACTCTACTTGACCCTCACCTCCACAATAATCACAATCAGACTTATTAAAATACTCATAACCATCGGATTCCATAGTATCAATCATAAATATGTTATCTGTTTTTCTAACTGCTTCGATATCCGTATCACCATTTAATAAGTTATAAGCCGCAAATATACCTCTAACCATTACAATATCTTCAGTGTTTTCTAAAATATTAAAAGTTATAACGTTTTTTAAAGATACTTGAGCGATATACGATACTGAAGGTTTTTTACCTTTAATTCCTTTATTTAATAGTTCCATAGAGACCAATTGAGCCAAAACTTTACCTATTTTTAAAATATTTTCTTCCATAACCTAATAATACTATAAATAGTAAGTATTTATATAATATACGATAGTAAAATGGGTCATATTAGAAAAAATATTAAAAGGGTTTTAAAAGAGTACGATAAAGAGGAATTATTTGACTACACACCAAATTTTTCCGCGGATGAATTACTCAAGTATATAGAATCAGAATGGGACGTAGAGATGTTGAGTTTAGTTAACTCAAAAATAAATGAGAGGATTGATTTCTTAAACCGTATTGCTGACATGAGTGCCAAGAAAGAAGTTAAAGGTTTTAAAAGATATGAAGATTAAATTAATCGATATACTATTAGAAGAAGTTACTGAGTCTCAACTACTACCGTCACCAATCGGACCTACTAGTGAAACTTCTTCGTTTGGTTCTCGTTCTATCGGTGGAGTAAGGGGTCAACATAACGGTATAGATTTACACTCACCTGTGGGTACTCAGATACTTAATCCGGCTAGTGGTAGAGTTATAACAGCAAAAAAAGTCGATGAGACATGGAATGAAGTACTTATTAGAACAGAAAACAAACCTAATGGTAATGATAGGTGTGGTTCTCGTGTTGTCATAGAACATACATCAGGAATACTAAACGGTCTAAAAACTATTTACTGTCATTTGTCAGAAATAAATGTGGGTAAGGGTGATGTTATTGAAGAAGGTCAATTAATTGGTCTTACAGGTGGTAAACGTAATAGTAAAGGGTCAGGTAGAACTATCGGTCCACACTTACATTTAGGGGTTAAAAATAATAATGAACCTTTAGACCCTAAAAACTACTTTTCATTCAAACGGGGAGGTCTTGGAGTGTCATCCGTACAAAGTAATAGTACAAATACAGGAACCACTAAAAGTTCACCTATAATACCTTCGGAGTACATTAAAAATAATTTAAAAAAGAAGGCCATAGGTAAAAATAAAGTTGAAGTAAATAATCAACTTAAAGACCTTAAAAATTACCTTTTCTACGATATTAAGTGTGCAAGAGCGTTTCCTGTAATATATGTACAATGGGAACCTAACCCACAAAATGAACCTGAACGGGTTGTATTATTTGGGGATTTGCAAGATGGTACACCTTATCAAGTGATTCCTGTAGAAAAAAGAGGTGGTGAGTGGGGATTTATTGATTCTTCTGTAGGTGAATGGCAAGAATTTTCAGAATCTAATTGGTGTACGAATAAGTACAGACTTAAGTAAGTAAAACCTAAAACCGTTAATTTATTGTTTTTATTTAATAATGTGATAGGTTACTAACTATACTATTTTTAAGTTTTTAATATATTTATATGTAAATTCATAAACTTAAAAAGTATTACTGAATGGTTTAAACATATTTTTATTAAAATAATTTTGTTTATAACCAATCCCTACCCTATATTTACTAAAAACAATTACACTGTAGAAATACTCGTATATTTACTTTTTATAAAAAATTAAAAATGATGGAAAAGACTGGTAGTATTAAGTTTCTTAACCAAGAAATTAAAAAGCTTGAAAAAATCAGAAGTGAACTTCAGGAGAGATGTCTCCATAAAGAAACGTCAATTAAATTTATAACTACGGATACTACTCCAAGACTTATCTGTAGTAATTGTGATAAATCTATCGGATATCCTGATAAGGAACAGTTAGACGTATTTCTTACAGGTCGGTAGCGTTTTTTGTTTTTATGTCCTAATATTATTACGTATAACCGATTTTAAGGTTGTTATTTAAACTATCTTTATCTTTACATATACCGATAAGGTTTATGTTAGTTTCGTTTAATAACGACTCTCTTTTTGTGCCTAACTGTATTATATTTTGATACTTACTGGTGACTCCGTAATTTTTATTTATAATTATTACATAAAAAATAAACCCCCCACTATTGTGGAGGGTTTATTACTATTCTAAAATACTTTTACTTAAAGTCAAAGGAGAATACCTTTATTTAAAATCAAAGGAGACTCATCCTTGTTTGATTTAACATAAAACAGTTTTTCTGTTTCTTCAATAATCAATTCCTTATTACTGTAACGTCTTGGGTAGTTTTTGTAAACATACTCCGTAACTTTTTCTTTGACTTCCTTGTCCATTGTAATTGTTTCCATTTTCTTTTTTTATTTTAATAATTTAGTGTTGTTGCTTCCATTTTCCAATTACCATACCGACTATACTCTTCGTTAGGTTCTCCAACCTCTAACCAAGTTTCGGCACCCTTCTCACGGCTATCGTCAAAAACTTCCATCTCTGGCCACTCATCAAAAATCAATAGAGAGGCATCATCCTCATCATCAAAGTTTCCTTTGTTTTCTTCAAACCAATCATAATCATCTTTAATCTCTTCAAGATACTCCAACAACTCTTCGGCGGTATTACCCTCATACGCGGGAGTACATTTACGAAGTGATTCAACGTCGACTTCAATAGGTTCGGAAGCCTGTGCTATCCGATAAGATTCGCAAAAGCGAACATAAACTTTTTCTTCTGACATTTTTGTTTTATTTTTTGTTCAGTACAAATGTAAAACAAAAATCCCTTACAGACAAATAATTTTTAATAATTAATCTCTTTGTGTACTAGAACTATAATTAACCCCTTCTTTCCATCCGTATTCGCTGAGTATTTTTTTCATCTCATTTTCAATTTCTCTTTGCACACTATAAGTATAACAAGGGTGAATATCTCTCCATCTTGGGTGTATTTGCACTTCACTATTGTAACTTTTCCTAACTCGGAAAACTATACTATGAATACAATTATGAGTATCTAAGTCCTTTATTCGTTTCCTAATTTCTTTTCTAAATACGTTTTTTATATAACTTTCTATACCACTTATTACGTGTCTTTTTATAACGATACTGGCCTCTTGAGGGAAATATCTTCTAAAAAATGAGTTTAGTCTGTTATCTATTATGTTTGTGGTACGAGCCCAATTGCCGTCTGTTTGAAGTGCCTTTTCCAAATCAATAGTTGGTGTTATAGAATATGGGTCACTTCTGGATGTATTTTTTTTAACATCAGGAAAGTTAAACGATAACCAATCAGGATATAAACTTGGGTTTTGTCTTTTATCCATCACAATAAACGCACTTGCATAATCTATGACAGTGGAAGTAATTTTATTTCTTTCCCTACGTACAGTATCATATAATTTTTGATTAGCAGTACGGTATTGTTTTTGTAATTCATCGTACTTTTCTCTACTAATTTTACGGTTTGTTGTCTTATGTCTATACACCTTTTCCTCCCATTGCCAACGGTAAGAATATAACCTATCCTTAATTTTTTTAACTCTCTTATCAAGACGGTCAATATAGTCTTGGTTCACCTTAAGAACCGACATTTCATTTAATTGTTCAGACATTACAAAACTTATTTAAATCAATTTTTAGTGTTTCTAACTCATTTTCATCGACAATACTACCAGGTACTAAATTGTAACCATCATTTCTTGTTAATTTTTTAGAACTACACCTATATGTTATTGAATGTGATTTATTACCCTTACTCACTAAGTCTGCACTTATCAAATCACCCTCTCCTACGATATTTTCTAATTCCAATCTTCCGTCAAATTGTACATCGAGTCCTTTTTGAAATCCCACGTCATAACCTGTTTTAGCAAAATTAATAACTTGCTCATTTAGGTTATAAAGACCCCTAATTTTACTCTTTTCTAACTCAGTAATCGTAAACTTCATATATTATAAATATTACCAACCTATTAAACGGCTAACAGGTAATTTAAAAGTTTTTTCAAACCATTTTTTATATAATTCCTCAAATTTATTACCTAAATACCCTATTTCCGTTGAAAAATAATCTTTTGAGTAATAGAGTAGTGGAAAATCTCCTTCCATAAACTCGTTATTTGTAAAAGTAACGTTTTCTAAGTATTTTGGGTCATATAAGGCGAACCAGTCATTAATCTCAGGTAATGAATCGACATCGTCTTTAAAAAACTGTAAAACGTCCTTTTTACCGTCAATAAACTTATTAAATTCACCAACATCACTTAAATCCCACACATTTGTTACGGGTTTTTCGTGTTTTTTCATTAATTTGTCAAAAGCTGAAACTAATTGTGACTGTTCTATCAGTATTTCCATACATATAAATATATTTTTATTTATATTTATAAATAAAAAAATGAAAAAGATTTATGAGTTTAGAGATGAGTTAATGAGAAGAAAAATTGAAGGGTTCGCACAGTTCTATATAGACGAAAAAGGAAAGTACTTTTCAATTGATGAATTTATTAAAGAAGTTGACGAATTAAGGGTATGTAGTTGTCCCCCAACTGTAAATAAGGACTGATTACCTTTGATTTATGTATTAAATTTACTATATTTGTAGTATTAAACTAAAAAAATACTTATTATGAAAAAATACCTTTTTATTACCTTATCAGTTATAATTTTATTCGGATGTACAAAAGAAACTTACCTCACCGAACCATTAATCACCCCACAAGTCGATAGTTTAACCAATAATCAGGAAGAGTTGAGTAATATTGAACTTTTCAACAGTATGAACCGAGATGTCGAGGTTGAATTGACTTTTTATGGTAACTTAGGTGTTGGTGCTCTAGTTATGGCTCCTACTTGGACAGATACAGTATTAACTCCTATTTACACCACGGTAGTAGACACTACAGAAACTTATACTTTAGGGGTCGGTGAGAGCTTCACAATTATGGTACAATCATTTAATAGCTGTTACGTTCAACTGGATGTAACTTTAGATGATAACGAAACCTATTCACTATATGACGATAGTAATACTGGTTATCTATACCACACCCTACAAAACTAATTTAAGACCCATAACCTTTTTACCGATTGTAAGTGTCCTTAAACCGTAAAATCTGTTTATACCCCTCTATTGTCCATTACTGACCACACTTTTAGAGTCATATCACCTCTTAAAAGTGCCGCAATTAGTCTTCCTACCCCCCAATATAACTCTCCATTAACCATTGTTGACGGTTCTGCAGTTTTTGGGTCATAATTAATGTATTCTTCGTATCTTTCGGGATTTTGGTCGAATATTTCACCAGATTTTAGACCAAATTTACTTCCAATTTCGGTATCTGAGATGTGTTGTACGTCTTCTAACTCCAGTCTATACTTTGGGTTGGTCTTAATCATCTCCATAACATGTCTTGGAGTCCTTCCGATTGACTCTTTTACTGAATCTGTCTGTAATAAGTTCAATAAATTCATAGTTATTGGGTAATTTGGGTCTAGCTCCCAATTTTTTATCAAATTTATGTCACTTTTTGACCCTTCAGGTCTTTCATCGATGATTTCTCTCTGAAATTCATCAGGAAAACGGTCTAAAATCTCGACCCACTTGTTATTTCCCTGTTCTATGGCTTTTTTTTTGTAACTTTCGAGGTTAATTTCAGACATTTTACTCTCAGAAATAACGTTCATCATATTTTTTATACGATTTACATCCTCAGATATCTGTTCCATATCAATTATATTCCAATCACCCTCTCGGTCCAGCCAGTCGACATCAACCTCTTCTCCTTCATCATAACAAGGGTCACAATTATTTAAGGCGTTTTTTAAGTCATACTCATCATACGCTTCAACCTCATCTTGGTACGTTCTTCTTACTACCTCAGTACCTGAAAATTCAGTTCTTATCTTATATTTTTTGAGTTTTGGTATGATAATATCTTTATCTTCCATGTTACCCCAATCATCAAAAGTTTCTTTATTTTGAAACAATAATGCTGTTAAAAAATCGTGGTTTCCCACAATTGATGTTAAAGGGTGTGGTATCGGATAGTCGTAAATGTCGTAGTTTGAACTGTTCTCCCAAGGGTCTTTGTCCTTATACAATAATTTAGCAATACTCAGTACCTTATTAAAGTGACTTTTATCCATAACAGTAAAAAAATTCCCTATTAGAAGGATTTTTATTAATCTTCGTCTTCGTCTTCGTCTTCTTCGTGACCACCTTCTAAGTCCAAGACTAATTTCTGACCACTGCAAGAACACTCACCATCTTTTAATAACATTGCGATATGGTCCAAAGTGATTTCAATTGCATCACCTTCTTCTTCGTCTTCTACTTCCATATCCATGTCCATTTCGACTTCTCCTTGCTCTGCAAGAACTCTTTTTACAATATTTTCTAAATCTGATTCCTTAAGTTTAATAATTTTTTTCATGATGTAAGTATTTTATTTAGTGCTAATATGTTATTTAAATTATTTTTATAATTCTGAATCGCCTGTGCCATCTCATTAGACATTCCATCAACATTCGGAACAACTCTATCGATATTTTTCAAAGCATTTTTAACATCATTATCCATACTTCTAACTAATGATTTAAGTTCTGCCTTTACCTTTTCTTCCTTTGGGTTTTGACCTTTTGGTAGTTCTTTTGGTTTTCCTGTTTTTACGTAACTTTTCTTAGTATCTCTAAAAGATTTTCTGTTTTGTTGTCTTGCTTTTACTGCTCCAACACCTCCGGCAACTTTTGCTTTTAATCTATCAACAACCTGTTCGGTAGCCTCTTCTTCTTGCTCCGCAAGAACTCTTTTTATGATATTTTCTAAATCTGATTCCTTAAGTTTTATAATTTTTGCCATAATAGTATTTTTATTATAAATATAAGACTTATGTAAAAACTTTAAAGTTTTTTGGCGATTACAGAACCTTTACATTACTTTATACATTTTATTATGATTCGAAATGTAATTTTATACAAGACTCATGGAATGGGAAGAACTTATTCATCCTGTTTTTCACCGATTTTTCTACTCTATCAATCACCCACGAAGCATCCTGAAAATAACGAAGTGTGACACTATGTGGTTCCGCGTGTATGTCAAAATCTTTACCCATATCCTCATAAAATACAAATGAGTGTTCACTCACAGGGCTTATTACCATATGTACTATTAAATCACACCCTTCTTTTTCTGAAGATACTATCTCCACACTATCGACTTGCCATACACCGTTTACGGACTCATTTACATCGGTTTCACCATCCCAATATATTCTATTGTCTTCAACATAGTTGTTTTCAAATGCATCTTTATTTAGTTTATCTCTTATAAGATTCTCAAGTTTATTGAATTCTACAGACTCATTAAATAAACCAAATTCACTTTTATAATACCCTTTGTTACCATCCAACGATATCTCATCATCAATCTCTTTCATTTTATTTTCTAAGTATTCACTAACATCAGATGGAAGATTTTCATCGTCTATCATACCATACTTTTTCAAAGAATTTCTAATATTACTAAACTCATTTTGAATTTTGTAATGTTCCGACCATATAGAATCCGGAGCGTCTGTAACTCTAAGTATTTCAGATTCAGTAAATCCGTTTTCTAAAAATAAAGACCTTAATTTTCTATATAATACGTATAGATTACTATCTAAGTCAGTTTGTATAATAAATTTTAGTGATGGTGACATATTAATTATTCATTACTTAATACTACAGGTAAAATAGCCGTTAATACGGTGGTTAATATTGTGACATTACGTGTGTTTCTTAATCTTTTTATTTTATCCTCTTTAGATACAATTTCTAAAGATTGGTAAGTAGTCTTATCAATTAAACCTTGATTTATGAACATCAAAGAATCTGTAGTCGTTTTAAATTTATCAATTAATATATTGTTCTGTTCTACAATACTATTCAAATCATTTACTTGAGATAAAAGGGAGTCTACTTCCATTTTACACAAATCATACTTAATTAAATCACTAGCGATTTGTTTGGCTTGGATTGTTGGAATGCAAACTAAGTCTTCACTCACTGTATCGCTTTGCGAAAAAATCGGAAAGCTCATTATGAGACATATTGTCGATACCATTAAGTGTCTTATCATAATCTTTTTTTAACTTATCTATCTGTTTATTCCTGTTTTGAATTGTAGTGTTTAAACTATCTACCTTCGACTCGGTTTCAACTAAAGTAACCTCTAAACGTTCTTTTAATTTAGTTGCGTCATCAACTTTATCCTGTAACTTGTCTTTCTCTTCTTCTAATAAAGAATCAAATCTTTCTTCAGCAGCCATAACAGCCTTATCTACAAAATTTTTAGTCATGGACCAAACCGCAACTCCGCCTAATATACCTCCTATTAGTAATCCGACTCCTAAGGAAATTAACCTAACATTTTTCATACTTCACCATATGATTTATGCCTTCATCATCGAGGATGGAAAATCGGGTTTAGATGGAAAATCAGGTTTGTTAATCTTATCTCTTGGTGGTACTTTACCTCCTTCAAAACATTGTCCTATACCAACACATTGTAGCAAACCTTTTATTTTATCTTCATCAATACAGAAATCCTCTTTTAGTCCTCCCATAAACTTAGATATACATCCTTGTACTTTCTCACAGTCCACATTGATACCACCGTCTTTAACTGGTACAGTACCTATTTGACCACCACCTTTACACTTATCACAAATTTCTTTAGGGATACAACCTAATTCACATAATTTACCTGTAGTTTCAGGTCCGATACCACCGTCAACTTTAAGTCCATTTTTTCCTTGAAATACTTCAACAACATCCTTAGTCATACTTCCAAAGATACCATCAACAACTAATGGTTGTAGAGGTTCGATACCACATGCGTTTAACGCTTCTTGAAATAACTTAACCAACTCACCTTTAGCACCTCTCTTAAGTTGTCCTTTACCGACCAATACTTGACAAAATTCGTCAGCAATTGGTAAGTATTTTTTTACAGGTACTTCTTTTTTTGGTGGAGCGTCGGTCATTGGTGGAGATACGACTTTCTCTTGTTCATTTAATAAACCCTTATATAGACTCTGTATACTCAGTTTTTCATTTTCGGATAGTATGATTCTTTTTCCCATAATATTAAGTTTTACTATAAATACTTTTATAAATGAAAAATCCCCATTAATGAGGATTTTTCTTAATTAAAACATTTATTTTTCATTCTTAAGTTCATCTCTTACGTCCCAATAATGTTCTCTAAGTCTTCTACCGAGTTGTTGCTCATTAAGCTTTTCATCTATAATCCATTTTGTTATTACGGAAATAGGTAGGTGGTGATATTCTTTATTACTCATTTTCTACTCTATTAATAATTTGTGGATTCTGTTTAATGGTTTGTATAGTAATTAAGTCCTTAATCTTAGTCGTAGACCAGTTATGTGAACGAGTAGTATAGATAACGTCAATAGGTAAGTGGTCACCTGTATATCTTTTACCGATATAATCATCACCCAATATACGAATGTCAGGCTTATAAAAGGTCATCAATTCGAGGAGTTCTTCTTCCGTCTGATAGCAAACCACCTCATCGACATATTTTATCGACATAAGGGTCTTATATCGTTCATACAAGGGTATTACAGGTTTATACTTAGTGTTCCTTGTTTCAGAGGGGTCACTTTGCAAAAATACCATAAAGTAATCACAATGTTCTTTAGCCGTTTCAAATGTATAAATGTAACCAGGGTGTAATAAATCAAAATTACCCGCAGTAAATCCTATTTTTCCTTTTTTACTATCCATGTGGTAATAGTATTACATATAAAATATATTGTAAATAAAAAACCCCTCAACAATAAGGGGTTTTTGTAATCACAAAAGGAATTATTGATTATCCACAGCAGGACATATCACAACAATTTCCTTCACACTTTGTTTCATCACAGTGGTCCATTTGACAACATGTTGTCTCCTTAACACACTCTGACTCGGATTCACAACAGGACATTTCTGATGACGTTGCACAACTAAACAATCCGACAGATAACAGAATAAATAAATGTTTCATGTTGTTTTGTTATTATTATTACAGAATCCCTTAACAGGTACACCTGAACTGGATATAAAATTATCGATAGCTTTAGCCAATTCATCACCCCTATCGTAAGAGACTCTTAATTCTTCGAGGACACCGTCTTTTAATTCCTTAGACATCTCAAAACTTCTACCCTTATTTACTGCTCTAATTATATCATCGATGAGGTTCACCAACTTACTATCTAATTTATCTAACAATAAACCGATAGCTTCGTCAGGTGTGTTTACCTTTTCACCCACCTGAACTTTTTTAATTACATTTTTAATTGCAAATACACACTGAGCAACAGCACCTTCGACGTTATCACAAAGACTGTCAGAATCTGCAAGACCATTTAAAGTTTTAAACAAGCTCATCATAACATTTTTATACTTAGTGACCAACTCAAGGGCAGTAATTTTAGGGGGTCTGTTCTGAACTTTATCCTTTACCTTATCAATAATATTTTCATCGACTGAATACATGTTAAGAATGTCGTGTTTTTCAGACTCAGATATAATAATTCTTTTACTCATAATATTCTTTTATTATAAATATCACAAGAAAGAAAAAAGTTAACCCACATTATCTTAAAGAGTCACTACAGGAGTTCCCATAAGAAGTCGAAAAAAACACGTCCGAAAGGACGAAAAAAAATTTTTCGGTAATCCGGCATCAGAGAGATTTACAAACAAATAAGCAAAATAAAACCCCCAAACCGAAGAAAGGGGGTTAAATTTACAAACGTAATAGGATTACGCTCTACGGAGATAAGTTTCATCACGAAGGATATAACCAATAAAGGCAAATGAACCCAACATAATAGGTGCCATAACTCCTGAACCCCCCATCATAGAGAGATGCATGACCACAGCTCCCGTCATAATGGAACCCAAAAGAACGGAACCATATAATGAAGTACGGGGGTATACAAACAAAATAACACCAAGAACTTCAAGAATACCCACCATAGTAAGGTAAGGGGTTAAGTTCATAAATGTAAAATTGTTTATCATCTCTTCTGTACCGAAGATTTTAGAGAATCCTCCCATTCCCAACATAACAGCAACAAACGCCGTAAATAACCAACCTAAGTTGGCAAGTGTTAAATACTTTTTCATAATATATAATTTTAGTTTTATATAATATATAAAATGATAAAATACTTGTAAATAGATGATATATGAAGAAACTTAACGATTACCGTTAATAAATTCCAAATCCTCGATTTCCTTAATAATACTGTCGACACTGAAATTAACACCGTTAGTCGTAGGTATCTGAAAATGAGTGGTACCCCTTTCCTTGAGAATATATAACATGTCCTTAACTTGTGAGAGATTATTCATACCAATAAATATATTAAATTATTTAATACTAACAGTGATTTCTAAAGGAATCGTTACCTTCTTCTCATAAGGGGGACATACTTCCGTGTCGACGTCCCCGTCATAATCTATATACGTAATCTCTACTTTACCCCCGTCAAGAAGAACCTGAGATATAGGGGGGTAAATTCTTTTATAGTTATTTGTTGATGACCCTATGAAACCATATTCTGTAATTTGATTATTGTTTTGTGAATCACCTACTAATAGACATCCTGATGTATCCTCAGCAGTATTTCCAATATGAATTAAAATATATTCAAATCCTGGTACATCCCTAACCCATAACATCCCCTTATTAAAGTCTGTACCAAATCGTTCATTATAATCTTGGTTCATACCTCCTTCTGTTCTAAGAGTTACGTTGTATGTTCCTGATGGTACCCGTGTCTTACCTGATACCTTTTCATCTCTATACTCATCTTCCAAAGTATAAGATAGAAACTTACGTTTACCGTCAGTTACATCAAATAAAATCCCATTAGTTGATGTCCCCTCACTTGATATTCTTAATACTTCTAGTTTCATATATTAATCATTTAATAAAAGGTACCATATCTATATACCTAATATTAGCGTTTAATTTCTTATCGTTAAAAAATGTAGAATGTATTTCCGTTAACTTAGCAAAAATATCCCCCTTCACTCCCATACTGCCTATTCCTCTCATTCCTTTACAATCTTCTTTAACACTAACTTTAATTTTAGGGGTGATATATTCGTTAAATTTATCATTCATTCTTCTCTCAAAGTCATCTTTGGGTGGGTGTCGAACTAACGATTCACTACCAGAAACAAATCCATCAAACTCAATCTTATCAATACATTTATGTACTGAAGGTAACATGTACTTTACGAGTAAACTATATTTTTCTTCAAAGTCTTCCATATAAATAAATATCATTATGTTTGGATAATTGTACAGTTATCACTATATTTATAGTATGAAACAATTACTAAGTATTTACCTTTCTTTTTTTTCGTTGTGTGTATATTCACAAACAGATAGTTTAGTTTATTACAGACCTAACTACTACACACAGTTTTTGTTGGATTCTTTAAATGTACCATTTATTCCATTGGATTTAAGAAATGATACATCATATAATAACAATGAATATATTAGTGAGTTTAATAACTATTTCGGTAATGACTTAGTTTATCTCCCTAATCAAAATACTGATTACTATGATTTTTTAGAATCTGACCTTGAGGACCTTTTTGGTAATTTAAAGTCTTTATTAAAACCCGATGGTGTAATTGGTGAAAGATTTATTGAGGACGGAGATAATTTATATCGTTTAATTGAATACTTTGATATTGTAGATAATGAAAATATTAGGGTCTATTACTTTAAAACAACTCTATATAAATTAAGTACTAATGGTGGGTGGGTCTCAATTATTGACCCTCCTTCGGATAAGTTACCAAAATTTAACAAAACTTACATGTAATAAAAAAGGGTCAACTGACCCTTTTTTATTTAATATATGTAATGACTTATAAAGAATTTGATAATTCACCAAATCTCTCACTGATTTTATTACCAAACAATTTAATAACTTCTTCTTTATTTGATATAGTACTTAATGCGTTTTTAAAACTATCAAATGCGCTTTTCTTATTATGTTCAAAATTAATTCTAAACCATGAAGGATTATCTGGATATGTCTCAACATTAAGGCCATTCATGTCTTTTCTAATAACTACATATACTCCTCCATAAGTATCAGATTCAGAATCTGATATATAAGGATAACCGTCCTTCGAATAAAGAGGTTTATATACATTCCATTTTAGATTATGTATATCTCCTGCAATATCCTTTTCTTCATTATTTTCACCATAATTTTTTAATTTAAAAATGTATCCGTTAAAAAAAAACGGAGTTTCCTTGTTTTGACTAGCAACCGATAAGAAATTATTAAAGTTTCCATTATCTAATCCAAAGTCGGCATCGAACTTACTATATTTAATGTTTTCATATAGGTCAACCTGACCCAATTGTTTGTTGACCATTTGCTGGAACTTCTCGTTCATCAGCTTCATACCACCTGAATGTTGTTCCCTTATAGAGTTTTTTTCTTCCTCCGATATGTTATTTAGTAAATGTTTCATATTAATATCATTTTATTATAAATACTCAGTAACATTAAAAAATTACAATTTTATATACCTAATTCAGTTACCCTACCCATAATATACGATTTCTTCTTTTCCAATAAGGTAATTTGTTTAGTTTCACTTTCGTCTAAATCAAATTTATTCATTTTAATTGAATTAATTTGATTCTCCAATCGATGGTATTCATTCAAATAGTCATCATATAACTTAGCCTTTGCATTATCATTCATACTTAAAATTTAACAAATTAAATAATATAGTATATGGTAAATTACTTTTTACTGTATTTTACTTTTTTCTTATCATTTGGGAATCTACTGAAATTACCCATACCGTCGATATCCATTTCATCAGCCTCATTGGATAAACTCTTAAATTCTTTTTCTTGTTCTTTATGAGAACGATTAATCATTGTTAATAACCCCAACATATATAGGATGAAAATAATTGACCCGACAGTAAACATAATAATTTGCATGATAATCAGTTTTTGTTTTTGTAGTAATCATTTCGACGTTGACGAATAGTTGTCGACATACTCAAGATTGAAGGAACCCAAATCCCAACAAAGATACCCTCAAGTTGATATCCCATAAACCATAGTGTAACCGAATACAGGAATGAGATGAAAGCAAGAATAACGGGATAATAAATTTCCCAAAATGTAATTAGTTTGTTTTTCATACCAAAAAGATAATAATAACTTTCCAATTTCTCAAGTTTTTTCTGGAAATTTTCAGAGAGGTTTTTACCCCTTTTTCAGAAAGAGGGTCTTGTTTCTATATAATAAAAAACCCCTCCGAGTTGGAGAGGTTTTTAAAATCAGATAAGGATTGTTGGATTATCCACAGCAGGACACATCACAACAATTACCTTCACACTTGTCGGTATTACAGTGGTCCATTTCACAACATACAACATCTTTTGTACAATCTGTTTTAGATTCACAACAAGCCATCTCTGTTGATGCCGAACAACTGAATAATCCTAACGTTAAGATTACTAATAAATTTTTCATGATAATTAATTTATAATTGTTTATACCAATATGTATGCCAATTTTCCCAAAAATTTTAATCAATAAAAAACCCCTCCGTATTGGAGAGGTTCTTATTTTTTATTTTGGTCATAGAGGTGGTTTTGTCCCTGTTGGTTTTGGTACTGTACCTCCAATATGCGCAATCGAGTCTAAATAACGTAATGCTTTAGACAACTCTTCAACCCTATACTTTAAATCAGGAGGAGTCATACTCATTAGTTTTCCCTTTGAAGTTCCACTATTCCTAACTTCTTCTACAAAATCTGGTAGTCTAGATTTTTTAACACGGTTTATAAAATCTTTGAATTCAGTTTTACTTAAATACAACATGTCTTTTAACCATTTTAAGGGAAGATAGTCACCATCAATTTTTTGAGTTTGTATTAAATCACTTACGATATCAAAAGGTTCTTCGTATTGGTCTTCATATCCAGTACCTTTGACAGTACTATTCCAAAAACCACCTATGTTATTCAATATACTACGATTTGTTTCATTAGTATTCATAACTTGATTCACCATTTCCTTATTACGAATATCAAGTAACTCTTCCCTAGTTTTATTTAAGATAGGTAAAACTTCAGATAATGATTGTTGAACAGTTTTCATTTTTGATAGTTGGTCTAATTGGTCACCCACTTTAAACTCATCATTAGATTGTTCATCAATCAAACCATACATCTCTTGTATGTTTCTTTTTTCTTCTTCGGATAATAATATTTGTCGTCCCATAGTATTATTGTTTACCAATAAATATCCAATTTTTCCAAAAAATTTTAATCAATAAAAAACCCCTCCGTATTGGAGAGGGTCTTATTCCAACCTTCATACGCAATGGCTGTAGTACGTTCAAGTACTTCTGCAAAGTATTCTTCATTATCGTTAATTAAATCAACCATTACTGCCCTTTCATCTTCCCACCAATTATCAGTCTTTAAATTATTTCTCATCCACTCGTTTTCAGACAGTGTTATTAAATAACGAGTTAAGTGTAATGATTCATGAGCCAAAATTCTGTTAATATATCCTGGTGATGATGCTCTTTGCACATTTATAAATTCAAATAGTTGGTCCCTATAAAAATTGGTTAAACCACCAATATATGCATCATCCATTTCCGTCCTTCCTTCAGATTCCATTTTGGTTATGTGTTCCTCAGCACCTTCTCTAGTTAGACCTGCAATTTCATTAGTACCAAAAGCATCAAAAATAGATAAACTACTATCCCCAAAAATTAAATGATAAGGTTGTAATTTAATGTCCTTTTTATCTATAACATCAAATACACCAACGGTAACTAATTCATGTAGTAAAACACCTGTTTTTTTGGGTAAAGAAATGGACTTACTGATAGATTTTTGTTCTCTATCTTCCAACTCTTCTTTTAATACTTTTCGGATTAATTCTTTCATACAAATAAATACCAAATTTTCTCAAAAATTTTATAAACAATTTTTTCAGGATTCCCATACAAATTTCATTTAGGCTATTGAACCCCCTTTTGACCCCCAAAACCCCCCAGGGGGAGGGGGGATACGGGACCCCATACAGGAGGGGGGGACCCCATAGGGGGGTATATAGGGGGGTTCTTAGGTAAACTCCATATGGGTCCCCCCTTAGTGTATGTTTTTCTATGGGAGTCATGTCAGGACAACTACATATACAAATATAATAGGGGGAAGTTATGAACAGACAATATGTCAGGTGTTAATAACTATAGGGGGAATTGTTTGGTATTGTCAAATATTATTCGTATCTTTATGTTGACGCTCTGGAGTTTGGTAGGGGGAAAGTATAAGGCAGGTTGGAGTATACTCGGTCCCCCTCGAACTTGTGATGGTTACACCACGAAGTTACAACAATCTTTTTTAATACACAACTTGTTTCTTAATTATTTTTGCCGTATATTTGTATTGACGCTTCAGATTTAGATAGGGGGAAAAATAAAGCATCAACCTAAGTTACGGCGAATTAAACTAATATCCAAATATTTATTGTTAAATTATTCTATATGGAACAAGATTATTTCAAGACTCTCCCCTCAGGTTACCTTGAGTATATTGATAAGTTGATGAACAACTTGGTTGTGGGTAATCACATGAGAGCTAATTGGAGTACTGAATGGGAAATACGTTTGGATGATAAGAATGGTAATCCCGTATTTTCTATCTACGGTGATGTAGGTAGTGACTCCCCCATATATAGAATCATTTATTCCCCTCCAGCTTTCTTATTTAATATGGTTCCCATGGGGGGTGAAGGTCATCAGTTAGAATTCATGACTCAACTATATGAGAAGTATAATATTGAAGAGTTTGTTAATAACTTCTTTGAAAAGAGGAATGAAGATATAGATATCATTGGTCACCATAGGGGGTTTGTCAAGAGGTCCGTCTTTTAATAGGGTTTTATTTTATAACTTGTTCATAACTAATTCCTCCTGTTGATATCATTAGGGGGAATTGTTGATAACTTTTTATGTCATTTTATTTGGTTTTGTCAAAATGTCATGTGGACTTTGCTCACAGCACAATCCCTTTGGAGGGTTTTGTATTAGTATCCCCCCTCATATTTTCCAGCTAATAATAAATAAATCGATGATTTCATCGGCAGAATCCCCGATTTTCTTTAGTTCCCCCTTTTCTAAATGTCCATTCTGAGTGTATTAAAAGGGGTATATAATTTCCAGATAAAAAGGTGCATTATAAAGGGGGTGTGGGTGAGACGAAGTCCTATAATCCCCTCCAACGTTTCCCTATCCCCAATTCCTTTAGAAACCTGACAAAATGTCCATGTAAATAGACTTTCTTAAGTGGTAAAATGTGGTAGAAAGTGGTGTAAAAATCCGAAGGATTATGTATTACTTATGAATACATTTTCGTATATGGTTTTCCTTTTATAAAACCTCTTAGTAAGTATGTCTTTAAAGTCTCTGAGGGGGAAGACTTCTTCGGTTATTATGGGGGGAATGTAACTATGAACGAAACATAACGACCCGTGTAACGGGGAGTGGTTCACGAAGTGAAATGTATAGTGAGTAGTTACATTTACTCCATAATAATATCATTCTATATAAGTTATAGAAAAGTTTTATTGGTATCATCACACTAATTCTAATAGTTATTAGTTTCTTGGTATCTTAGAATCGTCCACGTAGTGGCTAGTTGTAATCCCCTACCCCTTTTGTTTTTATTAGTGAGTCTAAGTTAATAGTTAAGGGCTGCCCTTACTACAGGAGTCTTAAATGGTAGGTCTATATCTGCGTTCTGTCTTTCGTAGACATCATCAATAGGTTTCATAAAATGTTTTAAGAATATCTGTGTAGTAAAGACTGTTTGTTGTTCCTTACTCATGGGTACCATATGGAATAGAAATATTTTGGAACCGTAGAATACAAAATACGTTTCTTGACTAACATTTCCCTGAACACCGAAGACCAAATCATTACCATGGACTATTTGACAATCAAAAGAATCATCCCATGTGGGTATCTCATTAACCTTTACCTCACATTCACTAACCATTTTATCTATATATTCTAAATAAGATGGTGGGAGAACAGTTAATGGTTCAAAATCATACTCACTTCTACCTAACCAATTACCCATAGTTTAATTTATTTAATAATAAGTATTTGGTATCCCCTAATTATTTTAGTTAGTCCCCATTTTATGACATATATCAGCTATAAATTATGACTGATGTATTCTTTCACCGATATTTATTAGTATGAGTGATTTATTATTTTATGTGTTGGTTTCTTTGGGTATTATAATATCCCTTGTATTGGTAATTAAGTTAACAATGAATCTTTTATTTAAAGTGGAGTATTACCACGATTGGAAAGATAGAGACGAGAATATGGAACCTAAGATTAAGAAACGTTACGTAAAACGTTAATTCCCCTGCTTCTTACACAGTTTGTTATCTATTACTACTGTGTTTTCGGTAATATTGTATTTGGATAGTATTTCGAATACAACCCTTTCCATATCTTCTCTTGGTATCTCTAAATCACTACAAAGAGAACTATTTGATTCTATATACACTGTAAGTTTCCCCTCTGATTCCCATGCTACGGGATATATTCCGAAATTATATAAACCGTAAAAGTAATCTGATGTCATATCTAAGTTATATTCAGATATAATCTTTTGTACAATCTCTTCTGTTATTGATTGGAACTTTACACTCATCTCCGTCCATTTCTTTCCGTCTATAGAATCCCAGTCATAGTATGTTTCGATAATTAAGTTTGGTGCCCCTAAGTATTTTTTGATATCTTCTATATTGGCCGATTTCCATATTGTATCTACATACTGTGGGTCAAAATTTGGTGATAATGGATTTAGTTTATCTAAGTCAGGTTTGATTTCTATTGTTACGAGTGTGGCTCGCTTATTTTCTCTCCCCGAAAAGTACGCGTTATTGTGACCTAAGTATGCTTCGTAATCTAAAATCCCTTTCGCATATAATGTACCGAACAGTTTCTTTACTGTTTCGAATAGTTGTACTTCCTCTTTAGAATATCCTATTTCCATTGATTAATATCTTTCATTGTGTGGCTGGTTTAAAATCCCCTACCCCTTTTTTTAATAATCCTAATTATAAATATACTTTTATTTGATTATCTTTAACTTATCATTATATTAGTTAATATGATTTTTACTGAGTTATCACACGCACATATCACCTTTGTAATAGGTTTACCAGGTAGTGGTAAAAGTTACCTATTAAATTACCTAAAAGAAAACCCTTTTATCGAACCTGTCGTTTATGATGATTGGTTAATAGTATACGAAAATGATTGTGGTAATGAAAATTTTAATTGTGACAGTAGATATCCTGAATTAATAGAAAACTTGAATAATAAGATACCTTGTATTATTTCTTCTATTAAGTTTTTGGAGCCTGAATTTTTAAATAGTTCCATAACCACATTAATTGAAGAAATTAATGATTTAAAAATAGAATATTTATACTTTGATAATGACATAGAATCATGTAAGTTTAATGTGAAATGTAGAGATATTGAGTTGGGTGGTTATTGGAAACCTAATAATGAAGGAATTTTATGGTATTATGGTACTATATATAATAATAAACCTTTATATCTATCTGAGTTATCTAATATTGAGAATCTGTCATCCACTTATGAAATTCCTACAAAATATACTCCGATAAAGATTGAACGTAATAAGAATATAACGAAATTACCTTTTGGATATGAATAAAATAAAATCTCTAACTTTATTAACTTTTCTTTTAATTTGTAATCTATCTTATTCCCAATATTGGTTGGATAGTTTAGATATAAAACCTATTTATGTCCCTAACGCGATTACCTTAGATAATGATAACATTAATGATGGGTGGAGAGCTGAAAGTTGTGTAGAGTGGGATGATTATGAGGTTATGATATTTAACTGTTGGGGTGAATGTATTTGGTATAGTAAAGATATAGAGGAGTGGTGGATTGGTGATAAGGTTAAGAGTGGTACCCACTTTTCAAAAGACGGGTTATATACATATAAAATACAGGCTCGTAAAGGTTTTGAAACCACGGTTAAGGAAGGAGTAATTTATGTAATAAGATAATGGATTTATACGAAACAATACAAGACTCATTTACATTATCTTTAATAGTATGTTCCTCTTCGATTTCACTAGCAGCAGTTGTCTTATTAATGGTGTGGTTATTTGTTAGAAATAAAGATGAATATTACAAAGACGGTGTAAAAGTAGAGTTATTTGAGGATTCTCATTAATCGTGGCTGGTTCAAATTCCCCTACCCCCTTTTTTTACTTCTTTAATATTTATCACTAATGGAAGATAATCTATCAGAGAAGTATAACGAGTCACAAAGGATTAAACTGTTGTTTGACGGTTTGTTCTTTAACAAGATGGGATTGCCTTGTGATGTAGTGTATCTACCATCCATTTTTCAACATTTGGTTGTTGTAAATATTGATTTATCTAAGATGTATCCATCTCTTGGTGGGAACCCTGATACGATTGAAGAACTCAAGAAAGGTAGGTTTCATAGGGACTTAACTAATTCTTTGAGATATATTGATGTTCTACCTATGGATGTTTATCCATATCCTGTGTTCTCTCTCGATAAAAAAGGTTTTGATGATTTGGATAATATTAGAGATGGTGTGTTGAAATCTTATGAAGAAGTGAAAGATGAGATTGGTCATTGTCTAACTGAGGTCGATGTTGAATGGGTTCCTGATTTGGATACTATTTTAGGTAGGGACACAGTGGATGCAATCGATGAGTATATACTTAGTTTAGATGATGATATATCATTAGCCTTCAAACCATATTTATATTTCATGTATGGTCAGGGTAAGTGTGATGATATGAGTTTACCGTCAGCATATAAAGTATTTGACGATATCAACCCTGATATAAAATACATGAGACCTGAAAGAATTAAGAAATGAGAGATTTAATTAAGAAAGTGTTAAGAGAAGAGTCCGAGTCTATGGACCTGATGCATTTTTGGAGTAACTCACCTAAGGTTACTGATGCAGATAACACAGAACAAATGGATGATTTCATGTGGCACATCATCAACTATGTGAATTTTCCATCTGACGGTAACTACAGAAGAATTAAAACTTTTATCAAATCTTTAATTAGGTATGGTTTGATAGATGTTGAATTCTATACCAACATGTATAGATGGTTGAATCGTAAGTTAAGGGAGATATCAACAATTGAAGAAGAATTTCAACTATCTTTGGATTATGTAGGTGGTGACGACTCATATAACGATTGGAAATGGTATGTTCTGTCTTTTGGTAAAGGTAATTTTGAAAGATTAAAGGAAGGTTATGATGATAATATTACATTTGTTGAGTCACTAAACCCTGTAGAATCATTTCAGTATGCATGGCCTCATCCATATGATTTTAGAGACTGATTAATTATCCGAAGTTATTCTAAAAGTACATGCAGGTCTACCATTAATTAACGGCATTCCGTGTTCATCATAAGTAATCGTCTTTACCTTTGTCTTCTTATTCTTAAATCTCCCTGTTAGTATTGTATCACCAACCTTTATGTCTAACTTAATCATTTGGACATGGTTGGTCGTGGTATTGAGTTTAACAGTTCTTCCCTATCTTTTATCCATTCACTAACAAAGTTAGGATTATTCACATAAGTTTTCCATATGTAAAAGTCTTTTAAGTCTTTGAGTAGTAACCCTACATCTATAATATTTTCGTCCATTTTTTGATATTAAGTCTTTTTTATTTTAAAAATATTTCTTATATTTGCTTTATGGATAAATCAACACGACAATCGAATATTTTAGTCACTACCTTTTTTATTATTATGTTAACAATTGCATTTTTAGTTAGTTAGATAATAATTAATCGTTATATAACCATTCTTCTAAAACATTTAAACTAATTTCTGTAAATGTTTTTTTAACTGTAGATATGTCTTTTTCGTCTAAACTCATATATAACTTTAAACTATCTATTACTTGGTACATATCTGCATCTCCAACTAAGTAGGTATTTTGACTTAATGGTTTATTATTCCACCCTTTTTTAGCAGGTCTAAAAGTTATATAACCTTCCTGACCTCCAATCCCCTGAAATGTTACTTGATAGTTTTCATCAATTTTAGTGACGAATGTTTTAAAGTTTTTATCTAAGAATTCTTTAATCATTTTACCAATTTTTAATTATATTTACTACGATGAATAAGTTAGCTATAAATGCCTGTAACACAATTAAAGTCCTAATAATTGCAACTTTATCACTATACCAATTATCTTCTTTATTAACTTTAGAACCTAAAGATTTAGCCCATATTTCCCATACTCTTCTCATAAAAAAGTTTTTATAAACAATAATAATTAATTATTATTATTAAATCAACTTTATAATTTTACTACATCCCCCTTTTCTAATGAGGATTTAAAAGAAGTTTCAATAAAATTTATGATTCTTTTATTCTTTACGTAATCATCTTTTAACTTTATATCGCTAGATATTCCCATGTTCGGAATAACAATATTGTTGTAAAAGTATTTTATATCTTCTATACTATTTATCCCAAGATAATCTATAATAAAAAAATATTCGTAGTTGGGTACAAAATTCTTAATCTTTGTGGAGTAGTATCCTGCCAATTTTTCTTTTAATGGGTCGTAAAATATAATTACTTCTTCACCTACTAAGTATTTATCTAACCCTTTACCTAAATCTTTAATTTGATTTAACAATGGTTCTGGTATGTTATTTAACTGTTCCATTATCTCATACCTTTTTCACACATGAAATTATGATATGGAAATCCACTTTCTTTAACTCCGTTAGTTTCAAACACACTGTCGGTAATCTCAATAAGTTTATCACAATCTACACCTCTATCCATAAACCTACTATCAGTACCTAATCCACTTTTACCTAATGAGTGTGAGTAAGCTAATATGTTAGTATCGCTTGGATAATCAGGGTTTTCTTGTAGTTGAACTAAAATATCATACTCTTGTATTAAGTCATACGGTATTTTGTATTCATGGGTTAAGATATTAATTATATCATCATTACAATTCTTAGCAACTTCTTGTACGTATTCATCATTTATGTACGTGTAATGTTGTAATACATCCGGACCTATTGGTGAAAGTCCTATATATTTTAAAATATCGTTTACCTTGTGTTCAATTTCATCAACTGTTTTTTGATAGTTTTCGTCATAGGTGGGTGAACCTTTGAATTGTTTGTCAATGTCGATATAAAATTGTAACAATACATAGGGACGTATGGAAGTTTTGGCTACGTGAAAATCATGCTTTACTTCGACATCTTTGAAAAGTACTTTGTCTACTATTTTGTCGAGTATATTAACTGACTGTTGCAAGTCCTCTATTCGTTTTTCCTCTTCCATCATCCTATCTCTTGGTTAAAATATTCATGGAATAACTCCTCAACTCTTCTATGGTCAGGATAAAAATTGTCAAGATACATTGTTTCAAGATTATGATAACTATCATCATAGTTTCTCATTTCAGCCAAGAAACAAACAAAATTACTACATTCTGAAAATACATCAAAATCTTCATACGTACCATTTGTGTAATAATCGTGAACTATGTCGTTTAAGAAGTTGTCTACGTTTATTGATAACAGTTTACCATTTTTGTTCTCATCAAACTTTATGTCGTCAGTTTTAAAATAAGTTTTAATATCACTCATTACCCTTTCAAATACCTCATCTTCTGAAGCCTGTCTATAAGCCCAAGTATATATGTTTTTAAGCTCATCAATAATATCACTATCTTCTAAATCATCAAAATCAAAGGATTCTTTACCCATTATTTTAGATAGAGTATTCTTTTCTTCATCATTTAAGGCATTCTCAATTTCATCATTTTCAAATTCAGGGAACCAGTCTTCGAACAATCCAGAATCATCTAAAATACCAGCCAAGTAATCAGGTCTAATAAGATTAGCCAAATCTTGTTTATCTAAAAGAAGTCTGTTATCATCTACTATATCATACCTAAAAAGTTCTTTAATATCGTTAACGATATAATCAGCATCTTCGTAATATATTAACTTCATACCAACGTGTTCACAACCTACAGACTTTGATAACTCTAAAAACTCAGACTTATCTTCCGATAATTTATTATCTATAATATATTGTAAGTATGACTCACAGTCTTCATTAAAATAGTTTTGAAAAAACTCTATATCGAAAACATTATTACTGTAACTTTCGAGCAGTTTTTTCCTATCAGTCAGTAAGACTTTTATTAGACCTTTTTTTCCTCCGTTTTTCACTTATCTTTAAGTATATGTAATAAATACTTATAAGATATGATTATCACCTCTAACTATGAATTAATTTGTTTATATCTACTTGTTGGTACGATTATTGGTTTCTTAATGGAAAAGATGTTTCGTTGGGTTGATGAAGACGTTTCAGGTATTGAGCGTTTTTGGTTAGTAACACTTTGGCCTCTTATGATATTAATTTTTATATACTACTTATTAGTAGGAATATTTGATTCAAATGATTAAATTTTATACAACTATATTATTATTATTCTCTCCATTACTTTTGTTAAGTCAGAGTGAAAGAGATGAAAAGATAAGGAAGAGAAGTGAACGTAACGCTCCTACAACTAATTATGTGGAGTCTACACCTGTGTTTGTACCAACTCCTGTACAATCACCTGTTTTCTATCCTAATAATTATTATTCCTCTTGGAATCCGTATGTACCTTACAGAACAAGAAATGATAATGGTATTTTTAATAGACGTAACTCAAATAGTCAAACTGAAAGAAATTCAAAACCTCTTAAAGTAAATTTAGGGTTTACTTTTAGTCCTAACAAACCATCGTCAGTTGGTTTATATGGAACTATAGGTCGTGAAACATTTATTTATTTATCATATGAAGGTAGTAGTAAGTCTGAATATGAGCACTACTATAATATCACGTTTGAAGAAGTGATGAGCTGGGGAGATGAACAAATAGACACTTTTGAGGAGTATAGTTCTTTCTCTATCGGTGTTGGTGGTAAAGTATTTAATTCATTATCCCATTTTGCAGGTATAAATCTAAGTACAAAAAAAACCGATTTAGTATTCTATGATGAGTTTTCAGTTCTTTCTTCAAATGGAGAATATAGTATCACAGATAAGGTTGAAGAGGACTTTAATCTTATGTATGGTTTACTATATAACTATGAGAAGGTTACTTTCGGTTCTTCTGTGTATTTTTTAGGAGACACTCGTTTTAATTTAAGTATTGGTTTTAACTTTTAAAAATAATAATTAAAAATCTTACAGTTAGGATTCATTTTACTTAAGTTAGGGAATGTTACATTTCCAATTTCGTTATTATCTATGTGTGATATATGTAATTCGGTAAAAGAATTACAGAATTTTTCATAGGTTTTTTTCCCTCCGATACACCAATCAACATCGTAATAATGATTTTCTGAGTGTTCTATCCTATCCACAACTATTAACTTTCTATTCCTTAAAGGTGGAAGTGCTTGTGCGGTTCTATAACCAACTAAAAGAGATGAATGTTCTGTGAGTTTTTTAAAGTGTAATAAATCCTCTTTATTGTACCAAAGTAATTTGTCATTCAGACCAATAAACCCTAAATTATTTACCGCCACTATAGCTTTCATATCTCTTCTATTCTTTTGGCTTTGTCATCTATAACCAAATCAAAATGTGGTTTAGGGTTTGGGCTCATCCCTGTTACTAAGTCATGAAACTTACATCCCCAGCCTGTCAGTTGGTCCCATGTGTAATCGGTATAATCTTTTTTAGATACTGAACCTCTCGCAGTCCAATACACTATTTTCCAACCTTCGTCGTATAATTTATTTATCTTATCAATATTCTCTTCAATAGGTATTGATAAATCATACCTACGGTTGTTATTATCTTCGTAATAACAAATAGTCTCGTCAATATCTACGAGTACTACTTTTTGATTACCTTCTTCGGTAAGTCTTTTTGCGTTGTGAAATTTCATTTATTTCAGATTTTAAAATTTATATCTCATAAGGTGACTCACTAAAGGTTACTTCTTTCAAAGTTGGACATTCTTTAACTAAGTGTTGTATGATAAACCCTTTAAATAACCTTTTATCATTGAAGGTTAATAAGTTTCCATTTTCTTTTAGTTTAAAGGTCTTCACTTTCTCTAGTACGTCAATCTTATTCATAATTAGTTTATTAACACCGTTAATCTTAATTCCTTTTTTTAAATCGTCTAAATCTAACCATCCAATTTGTCTAGGTCTACCTGTGGTTGCACCAAACTCATTACCAACTTGCCTAATTAAATCAAAGGTTCTTGATGGTTCTTCAAATTTTTTATTACCAACATAAGTTCTATAGGCTTTAGCGATTCCATGTACATCCCTTACGGTTTGATATGGTATTCCGTTTTGTAATGCGCCGGCAACTGTACAATGAGATGAGGTCACGTATGGGTAATCTCCCCAATCTATATCCAACTCAAACCCTTGAGCACCCTCAAAAAGTATCTTAACCTCATCTTCTCCATGTAGTTCATCAAAAATATCAACCACATAATCAAATATCTCTTCACAATCCTCTGCTCGTAATCCTGTTCTGTTATACTTTTCTCTGTATGTAGGTCCGTTACCTGTTTTAGTTGTACCTATCTTTATATCTTTAGAGTCTTCTTCCACATACTCATCTTTAGTTATGTGAACTCTTCTATCTATTAGTAGATTTTCTCTTACCTTGAATCCTCCTTTTTCTAATGTCCTTATCTCTTCTTCAAGTTTTGATGGGTTTACTATACATCCAGGTCCAATTATAGACTTAATACCATATAAGACCCCAACAGGTATATAGTGAGTCACAAATTTAGTACCGTCATGGTAAATAGTATGTCCTGCATTTCCACCTCCATTATATCTTATTATGTGTGTATATTCATCTTTTGTTGAAGCCAATGCATGGGCTACTTTTCCTTTTCCTGTGTCACCGGCTTGTAAATCGACGATGATGTCTGTGTATTTAATCATTTCTTTTCATTAACACTTAATTATAATATTTATAAACAATTAATCAAGTATGTCACACCCATTATTACACGCAAAATCATCAGTAAAAAAGTTCGGAGGAAAGGTCGAAGATTACATTGGTATTCACAATTGGTTCGATGAAACTAAATCGTGGATTGGACATAGTTACCACAGAGCCTTCAGACACCATTCAGAGGGTATATTTGAGTGTGAAAAGGTCTTCGGTGAGTCATTTATCAACTCGGACGGAAAAGTCGTTTATACACGATATGTGGGAGAACAACACGTAAAAGAAGACTGTTATAATACAATACCTTCTGCTAAGGATTGGATAGACGCATTTAATAATAAAGAAAAACCTGCATGGATGACCCGTACTGTGAATTTAAAGTTTGATGACTGATATTTATTGACATGGAAAAAGAACTTAAACAATTAAAAGTGGTACTAAATATGTTCCAAAAGTTTATGGAACTTAATAAGTGTAGTGTTGCGAGTTTTGACGTAGATGCTTATAACTTGCAATTACAATCAGGAAATAAATTTTATTGCAATAGTCAGTGGACAAATTCACCCATACCTATTGATAAATTTATTGAAGATTTTATGGACGTTTTAAAAGGTAATAATGAATTAGATACTTGGGTTAACCTTCCTGGAGGTGGTGACGCCGAGATATATAACTATACTTTTGAGATTAATCCTGAGGAGCGTATGGTAAGAATATATGGGGATTATAGTTACTATACCGAGGGTGAACAAAACAATAATGTATATGATGCTGACGTATTACCTGAAGAAATTATTGAATTTTTAAATAAATTAAGTGAGGAAGGTCACGGTGAATTGGAGGTAGATTTCCAAGGTTCAGGTGATAGTGGTTGGCTAGAGGAAGATGGTAGAACAAGGAGAGATGACCATTATAAAATACCTGAGGTCGTAGAAAACTATTGTTATGAACTTTTAAAACAATATCCAGGTTGGGAAATTAATGAAGGTTCTCAAGGTAATTTTTATTTTGATTCCTCAAAAATGATAGTTTCTTTTGAATTCCAATATAATGAAGAGGTTAGTGAGAGAGAATTAATGTATCAGTTCAAATATTAATTACTTAATGGTGCCTTAATCGTTGGGTGTGATTCGTAGTTAATGATTTTATAATCAAACTCACCATTTAAAATGTCTTGTTCAATAAGATGAATCTTAGGTAATTTAAAAGGTTTTCTTTTAATTTGTTCTTTAGCCTGTTCTATATGGTTATTATATAAATGAACATCACCTAAGTTACCAATCAAATCACCAGGGACCATACCAACTTCATCGGCAATAATTTCTAATAACATCGCATAAGACGCGATATTGAAAGGTAATCCTAAAAAGGTATCCACACTCCTTTGGTTCCACATAAGTGAAATCTCACGTCTTGGAATACCGTATACGTCCATATGTTCATGGAAGTAGTCATTAGAACGACTCATAGGATTTACCCCTTCATTATAAATGTCAATTCTCTCATCTAAATTCAATTCTCTTGTGTATACTTGAAAACCATAATGACATGGAGGTAATACCATTTTATCAATATCACCTGGATTCCATGCGTTAACCATAAGTCTTCTTGAATCAGGATTATCTTTAACCTGCTCTATCAAATTCCTTATTTGGTCAACAGAAGACTTAACGTTTGGGAATCCCTCTTTATCGGTTAGTTGGTGGTCGTACTTATCCCACTTCTTCCATTGTTTACCGTAAACAGGGCCTAACTCCCCATACAAATCCGCAAAACTATCATCAGTTTTAATGTTTTCTATAAATTCTTCCATAGACACATAATCGACATCCGTTACTAATAAGTTCATGAGTTTATAATTCTTATAAGCATCTCCGTTCCATATCTTACAATTATTTTCAACTAAGTAACGAATATTTGTATCTCCTTTTAAAAACCATTTAAGTTCTGTCATAAGTGATTTAATCGCCATCTTCTTAGTTGTAAGAAGAGGAAACCCATCTCTCATTTTATGACGTATAGAATAACCGAAGATTGACTTAGTACCTGTACCTGTTCTATCTTTTTTTTCTACACCATATTCCAATATGGTCATCAAAAGTTCTTGATATTGTTTATCTAATTTATTCATAAGATAGTATTATTAAAATCTTCTTTATTAATCATAACGTACTCACCTCGATATTTTCCATACATTTCATAATCATATTCTTTGATTGATTCGAAATATTTTAAATTAAATTCTTTAACCAAAACGTAGTCGCTTTCATTACTAAATCTCATCCTAACTGTTTGTAATTCACTAATAGCGTGGTTTAACACTCTATCCAATGCGTCTTCCTCATCAAATTCTATTTCATCCATAATGATGTATGTTAAAATTTATTCATGATTAAATTCCAAAATAGTGTTACTAATCGGAACCCTTAGTAGAGGAGCGTTTTTTTCTGTTATATTTTGTTTTTGTAAAACTTCGTAATAATTTTCATGAGTTTTTATAGTCATTACATTTTCAAATGTACGAGTAATATGGTCATACGTGTATTCTAACGAATGATTTAATGTATCAAATTTTAGTTCAATCATAATTGTATTGTTATTTTTTAGGGTATAAAAAACCTTTCCCCTAAACATAAGGAAAAGGTTTTAATTTTTCAAGTTTATAATTATTTTAGTTGCCTATAACTAAATCATTAAAATCTAATTTATCCATTCCTCCTACCTCACCCTCTATCTCATCGTACATAAAAGCCTTAACAACCGCAACTATAGATTGTTCTGACTGTGCAATTTTAGACTCCATCCAATCCTCTAACTGTTCACCGTCTTCCATCGTTTCCCACATCTTATAAGCTAAAGTTGCTATGGTAAACATTTGTTGTTTGGCCATATACGACCCATCTTTATTCTCTTTGAGGTTCTCTTTTAATTTTTTAAGTTGTTGTTCTGTAATAACTATATTACTCATGTCTTATTGTTTTATATTTTATAAGTATCCCGTATAACGGGTTATTCTATTATACCTACCGTTATTCTTTGTATTTCTTCTTCCATAATAGTATAAATATTATTATTTTTTTAATCCTTAAACTATTTAATTTTTGACTTATTTTCAATTGATTTAACCCACTTACCCAGTTTAGTTATCTCTTTATTAAATTCAATGAATGTTCTTTTTACTTCATTAATATAGTTGACATTTTTTTTAACTTCCGTTTTAACCACACCAACAATATAACCTATTAAAAATATAGATATTGCGATTAAAATAAAACCAAGAATTTTTAAAATTAGAATCATGTTTTAAAATTATAGATGTTTATTCAATATTCTCATATTGTTCACAATATTTGTACTTACCGTTATTACTTCTAACCCTTATTTTAATATAATAATCGCGGTTTTCTTTTGTTTCCCCAATTAATTTTAATACTCCATTTGGTATTATATGTGCCTCCCACCACCCTGGGTCTATGTTATAATAAAACCATAAATCATCACAACTAATATACTCTTTATCAGTGTTTAAATACATAGTAATATCTAATAATTTACTCATGTCAGGTGATGACCACCTATCTTTAGTCTCTGTACTTTTCGATATTTCTTTCAATTCCACATTAAACCTATCAATATCAGAATCTCCTTCTTTATTTTTACCTAAGTAATTTAAATACGTTGGTGTATTTAATATTTTTTCAACTAATTGAGCTTTTTCTACCTCCATAATAATAAATATAACATGTTGATAAATATAAGTTAAATAAAAAAGGTGGAGAGTTTCCTCCCCACCTGTAAGGCCGACTTGGATGTCGAACTCCACCACTCGTTTCACAACGAGATTAACTAACCCCCTCTTTCATTTTAGTAACTGCGTACTGTCCGAGAGTCATGGAAGATGTGTTTCCTACAATCACACATTCCTTTAGAATATCATAAGGGATGTGAATAAGATTGTCAACCCCGTTGAACATAGAAAGTGGATTTTTCAGAGCCAAAGCTGAGTGAACCGCATTAAGATAGATTTTGTGTTGGTTTTGTTCGTTATCAAACTCTTGATTCAACAACTGTCCAAACTGTGGGTGAATAATGACTACGTTTTTCATATCACAAATATAAGAAAATTAATTCATACAAACAAGTAATTCGTCCCTAATATCTGTTAATTCTTCGATAGTACAGTCTTCAAACAAATATTCATATTCTTCAGGTACCTCATCCACAAACAACTCATGTATTGGGTTATGTTTGATGTAATTGTTTAGGTGATGTAGAAAAAATGTATTGTCTTTTAAGTCACATTCGATTGATTGCCACCTCATAGGTTCGTTATGAATCATATTATCAAATAGGTTGAATGAGATTTCGTTATTTTCCATATGTCAAATATATACATTTATTACGATGTATCCTATTTTTTTAAAAAAAAAGTTACATGAGAATTATAGTTACAGGAGGATTAGGTTTTATAGGTTCTAATTTTGTTAATCTATTGAATGAGAGATTACCAAAAATCGAAGTAGTAATTTTAGATAAGATGACCTACGCAGCAGACCCAAATAGTATTATTAAGAATAATAAATTAATTAAAAAAGATATTTGTGATGTCACACCTGAAGATTTAGGTGTATATGATTATATTGTTCATTTTGCCGCTGAAAGTCATGTAGATAATTCAATATCAGATGGTAGACCTTTTATGAACACGAACATTATTGGAACATTTAACTTAGTTGAATGTGCAAAACAAAATAAATCTTTGAAAAAGTTTATTCACATATCCACTGATGAGGTATACGGTGATATGGCAGATTCTGAATGGTTAAGTTCGAATGAGGACCACAACTTATCCCCAAGTTCTTATTACTCATCATCTAAAGCATCTTCAGACATGATTGTGTTGTCGTCTCACAGAACATTTGGTTTACCTTACCTTTTGACAAGAACTTGTAACAACTATGGTGAAAACCAAAATAAAGAGAAGTTTTTACCTAAAATTTTTGATTCTATAATTAACGAAAAAACAGTTCCTGTTTACGGTGATGGAAAACAGATTAGAGAGTGGATGTATGTTAAAGATAATGTTGAAGTAATCTTTGACTTGATGATGGATGATAAAGTCGTAAATGAAGTATACAATATTGGTACTGACAATACTTTCTATAATTTAGAATTAGTTAAAAAGATATCTGAAATTATCGGTAAAGACGTAACATTTGAATTTGTTACTGACCGTTTAGGTCACGATAGAAAATACAATTTAGATTGTACGAAACTTAAAGAATACTACAAGTCAAAGGGTAAAGAGTACCAACCAAAAGATATTATTGATTGGATGAATCAGTTCCTCCTTGAAGAAGTGGTATAAGTATATTTAAGTACTTCTTTTCTTCTGTTCTATTCAATACATAGGACATGTCAAAGTCTATACCTAGTCTTTCTTTTATACTGTTTTCTAAGTACTCCTGCATTTCAGGTGATTGTTCATAACCATAAAGAATAAGATTAGAAACTGATGGGAGTACTTTTAAATCAATAAAATCCAGTATATTTCTAACAATTATAAAGTAAGGTTTACCATTCTTATGTAATACCGCAGTATCGTAGAGAAAACCTGGTAGGGTTCTATCTTCTAACTCTTGAAATTTGAGTCCATCGACAATATTGTCTATTTGTTTCTTTAATACATCAGGTAGAGTACTCATTTTTTTAATTTTTTTAAGTTAATAGGTACTACATTTCCTTTATCTAAATACATTAATATATCCACTGATTTATAACTACCATTCAAATATCTTTTAATGAAATCTTCTTTTTGACCTACACCAGTTTTTACCTGTACAGTATATAGTTTTCCTTTAAATTCTACTATTAAGTCGATACCTAATTTCATATCTATAAAATCACCATCCCCGCCTTGTCTTACAACTGTACCTCCCCACTTATCACTTTCAATCCACTTTACCGCTTTATTTTCAGTCGCTAAACCTATTCTATCCGTAACCCCTAATTTTTTATCTGCTATATCTATTAAGTTATGCCCATCAAACATATTACCAAACTCATCTTGGATATCATTTTTATATTTTTTTAAGATGTCTTTTAATCGGGTCGGGTTATTTTCCTCAGAAATTTGTTGTAAGATATCATTTCTACCTTGTTCAAATAAAATGTCAGTAACCAACTCAGAAAGTAAGGTATAATTTGTGTTTATCTTATTTGAGTGGTGCCACCTTCCGTTAACTTCAACTCTTTTAAAATTTTCTAACTCTTCTAAGAGTTTATTGTAATACCAAGAATTTATTTTATTAGCATTTTTTAACTTAAGTAACCATTCTTTTGAGTTTTCCTTTTCCTCGTTACTCATAGGTGATTTTATTTCATCCTGAATGTCGTTAACCAATTTTTTAAGACCTAATCCATTATCACTATGTAAAAATGCTCTTAAATTATTAATTTTTTTTCGTATCTCTGACTTATTAAAACTCACGGGCTCGTTATTGGGTATACCGTCCATATTTGGTATACCGTCATAGTTGTCCCCCCGCGGGTGCATTGGGTCATTGGGTCCGATAAGGTCTTGTTCTCTTAATATTTTACGTATAAGTTCTTTCATACTTCAGGTAATTTCATGTTATTGTTTTTATCTATTACTTATGACCCATATAATCTCCATGCATTTCTATAGTTGTGGTCCATACCAGTCATATACAATCCGTACTTATCGATTATATCTAAAAAAGATTCTTTTGCTGCCATCCCTATTTCAGTAGTTACTTCATACAAATCATCTTGATGAATATCGTGGTCAATCATAAATAGTTCGTCAAAGTCCCATCTAGTATCATCATCTCTATCTAAAAATTGTACTGAACCGTTAGTTATGCGGACCTTCATACCTAATTCAGTACCATATGGATTTTCATCAGGGTTACCTTCCGTCCTACTGATAATCCCAATAGATAAAGGTGTCACATCCATTTCATATCCTCCTGAAGATATATGTCTTTTTTTACCTATACCTATTTCTTTTTTGGCTAATTCAAGTGCTTTATCATATCCACCATAGAATTTTATTTTCAGTTTGTCAATCTCCTCTTCGTATTCTAAACAATTTATACCAATATATCTACAGGGTGTTAGTTCTGTACCATTTTTACTCCAATAGTCAAATAAGAATTCTTCTACTTGAGGACTTAGTTCCTTTTTTTTAGGTGCTCCTTGCCAACCTTCACTCATTTCATACTCATCACTTTTAGGTGAAGCGTCAGTAACATGTGAATACTCTAAGTCTTCTCTCAATATTTTACGTATAAGTTCTTTCATAGTATGTTAATAAATATCGTTAAAGTAAAAAAACCTCAGTCGACTAAGACTGAGGTTTTTAATGTTATATATATTGGGGTAGGGAATTAAAGGACGCTGAGATTACACGTTTGAATGACTCGTCTTTTGTGGGATTATTATTACTTTTTCCCCACTTATCCACCCCATTGACAGGGGTATCGAATCAGTGTCGGTTACTATCGGTAACCACTCGTATCGTTGATAACTACTCAACCGTTACTAAAATCTCTTAAGACTTGCGGTCTCATAAAGGGTCGGCCAACCCACGAGTTGTTTCACAATCGACATCCTTAGACTTGCGGTCTGAAGGAAAACTTCGTTGACAAAGGTCCGAAGTATTAGACACCTTTCGTCATCAACGCTCGAAGACTCTTGCTTTTCTAATTGATTTTAGATAAACAACATGGATTTATGAAAGATGCGCTTCGAGAGAAGTTCTATACCTTTGGAGTACAGAATGCTTCACACCTCTCTGTAAGTCTGTCAACTTACGGTAAGTTAGGACCACGTCGACTTGTCGTCTCGGAGACCCCTCATACTGGTACTCAGCCCTACAACACCTGACAGGGTGTGTCGAACCGTCACCTGTAGCTTTTCCTATTGATATCACTATCTCAACTCTGATATTCCACGGACTCAGAGTGGTTTCATCCCTTTAGCAGTTGCCCTTAGGGTTTTGACCGTAGCCACTTTGTTTAGTTGTCAGAGTAAACTCTGCGGATATCTGAGAGTTGCTCAACACTCTTCAATCCCTTTAGTCCTGTTACCAGGGTTATCTAACGACGCTAAACCGCCGATGACTAATAACTCACTGTGATTTTAAAAAAAGGGGGTTAATCTTTTTTGATATAAACTCGATTCAGTGAGTGTTCGTCATTATTATTTCAAAGAACTTCTACAAAGATAAGAAACTTTTTTCTTAATCTCCAATTTTTTTTTACTTTTTTTTAAAAGGTAATATATAAATATACTGTTTTGTCTAAAAGGTTGTACAAATATATAAAAAATCTTTCATATATCAATCAAAAACACCATATTATTTAGAATACTGTTTATAATTACTATTTAATGTATCTAAATTACCCTCAGCAGTAGCAAGTTTTTCTATTAATTTATCCATTTCTTCAATAATACCTGGATGTTCTCCAATACCCGTGGGATTGTTAAAGTAAATTTCTAATGTAGCTAAACACTCTAACTTGTCAGCCTCATACTTAGACTTTAATGCTTTGTAAATATAGTTTTTCATTTTAAAATTATGTTTAATAGTTTATTAAGTTGTTTCGTCATTGGTTCCGGTAATTCGTCTTTACCGAAGTATCCACATTCACTGTGTTCATCACCATCTATAGCGTTATCCAAGTCAGGATATATAGGTTCTTCTGTATCTAAAAGATGACAATACATCACTCCCTTTAAAATTTCTCCGTCTCTTGTGTACCTTTTTATTGCACCAATAAATTCGACATTACCGTAGATAGGTAAATCTGTTTCTTCAATAAATTCCCTAACCGCAGCTTCTCTCGGTGTCTCTCCTTGCTCCATTTTCCCGCCAGGACAAGACCAAAAACCTGGTAATGTTCCTTCATTGTTTCTTTTACATAGTAAAACTTTATTTTCATGTCTCACTATTATTCCAGCATATTTCTTCATGTATAATATTTATGTATATGAAGGTAATGATAAATAATAACATTTTTAAAGTCAAATTATGTACGAGACAAAAATCGATAGAGGAGGGAATGCAAAATAAAAACTTTAACGAATCTTTTAATGGAATGTTATTTATGATGCCAAAAACTACCGAACAAAGTTTTTGGACGTATAACTGTATTATTCCTTTAGATATATTAATGATTAATAGAGGCGAAATAAATGAGGTACATCATAACTGCAAACCTTGTCACAAACAATCACAATGTGATTCATATAAAGGTTACGGTGGTGAAGTATTAGAATTACCTGGAGGTACTTGTAAAAGTTTAGACATTAAAAAAGGAGACTCAGTCTCCTTTTCTTTAGTTTGATTTACTTTCGTTAATCTTTTCTTTTAGAACTTCAACGAATCTTCGTTGAATCATCTTTACAAACTTAACGTATGGAGTGTCTCCCTCTTTTTTACCATACTTCTTCTTACCTGAAGGAGGTCTCTTACTTCTACCAAAATAATTTAGTGCTGAAATATTTGTAATACATTTATGTCCTCCTGAATTTGCTTGAATCATCTCCCAAGCAGGAACACCTAACTTATCAAGTATTGCCCATTCACCATCCGTTAAATCATTATATGGTTTGTTCATTATTGTCTTTAATCTATCCATATACTCTTCACCACCGTCTATAGACCTAACTTTATCTCCATAAAACGCTTCTAAATCGGCGTTAGTAAACCCTACAGACTCTTGGTCAAAACTTTTACCTGATTCTGATATCCACTTAATAGTTGATAATGGTATTATTTTATCTCTGAGTTGTGGTTCCCATTTCGCTAAGACTTCTTGAGCAATCTCACCTAAGTTTACACCTTTAAGTTCTCTCTCACCCTTAAATGGATTACAACTTGCCTGAACTAATCCCATGGGCCAAGCGATAACTAAAAAATCTGCGTCAGGATTGTTTTTAAATGGTGTATATCTATCATATGAACCCGGTTTAAACATAGAACCTCCACCATATTGAACGATTATTCCGTCATCTACTTTTACTTTATCACTACTATCTTGTTTTTTCACATAACCTTGTTGATTTAAAACCATTTCCTCAGGTGATGCATATCCTTCTTCTTGTGCAATTCTATTAATATTTTGAAATATATTTAATAGTGATGGTGATGAAGACATAACTAATTTTTCTAAGAACTTAGGTTTGTTTTTATAAGCCAGTAGTAGTTTATTCGTGGCCAACCCTAAAGCCATTTTATTTTTTTGTAATGATTTATCCTTTTGTAATTTAAATATAAAGTTCATTATATCTTGAGGTTCAAGACCAAATCTAGCGAAATCTGCCGAATCAACTGTTGATATTAGTGTAATATCATCTGATGGGAATATGTCTGATGGTGACATAATATCAGAAAGTGTTGCCACATTTGAACGAGATGACCTAAAGGATGTTGAAGTATCTCCCTCAACACCCGTCTGACTATCGTGGTGGTCTGTATGAACCACAAACATAGGTTTACCATGTGCAAAATCTACAAGAACTGGCATTGTGTCTCCTTGAGCGTCCTGTTTTTTGACTGCAAACTCTTTATCTCCGTATTGAATTATCTCAGAGTCTACTACTTCTATTCCGTTATTTTCCAAATAGTTTTTCATCGCTAAGGCGGTAGTTACACCGTCTAAGTCTTGGTGGAAATATATCTTAGCCTTCTTGTACCTATCTGCAAGTGCCTTAATATTTCTTAATCCTGTCTCGTTTAATATTTTTTTCATTACGCTCCTATACTTCCAATGTTTAAGTCACCATCCAAAGCGAATGATGCCACTTTTAAATCAGGGTTCTCTTCAACTCTAAACCTATACTGAGTTCCGTATCCACCATGACAAACTTCACTTAATTTATCACCTCCCAACTCTATTAACCAATTTAGTTTGTTTTTATCTTTTACGACTTCTTCAATACCTTCTACTTGATTTATTGGTATACATTTACCTTCTTGCTCATTCAAATATTGTCTTTTTGTTGCTGACTCGTGAAGGTTTAATATTCTATCTTTTTCCGAGTTATCAATTCTGAATTGTCTCATAGTAACTTATTTTAATATAAATATCACGTATAACAAAAAACCCCTCACAAGGAGGGGTTTTAAGTTAATTTAAATATTTTAATCTTACTCTTGAGTCATAATATACTTCTTACCATTATAGATATATAAACTACCAAATGGAAGGTCTAATAAATTATCGATTCTCTGACCCATAACATTATAATAGTTATTATCTAGTGGTCGTTGAGTATTTTGAATCTCACCTACACTGTTAGTAGTGTTGTCTAACAAGACCGCATCAATTGCATGTACTACACCATTTTGAGCTTCTAAATCAGCTAAGACGACTGTAGCAGTGCCGTTAATTGTTACTGTTTCACCGACACCGACTGTCAAAGTACCACCACCAACTGTGGTCGCTTCCAGTCCATCATATAAATCAGTACTCATAACAGTAGTACCTAATACGTGATACAAAAGAATGTCAGTCAAATTAGGAAGAACTAAAAGGTCAGTAACCTCAACACCCAACGTAGTTGCCAATGCGACGAACGCATCGTCAGTCGGTGCGAATACTGTAAAGGTACCTTCACCTTCTAAAGTACTTTGTAGACCTCCGGCAATAACAGCTGCTTCGAGGTAGTTATGGACATCACTTCCTTCAATCCAGTCCCATACTGTTGCCACTGCAGGTGTACCCGGTGGAAAAACAACCGCATCGATAACGTGGACTACACCATTGTCAGTAATAAGGTCTGCCACAGTTACTGAAGCTACACCATTTATTGTAATAGTCATACCATCTGATTGTATGTACATTGGTTCTTCAGGGAGTAAAGTGCCTAACATAGAATTAATTGACGGTGGAAGAAGCACCTCTCCTAAATATACTTCCGGAAGTACGTGGTATAAAAGAATATCAGTAAGATTAGGTAGTGCAAGTAAATCTTCTACCTCAACATTCAATTCATATGCTAACGCAATAAATGCATCATCAGTTGGTGCAAATACGGTAAAAGTGCCCGATGTGTCACTTAATGCATCGACAAGACCAGCAGATACAACAGCGGCTTCCAACAATGTATGGTCTTCACTATTAACGATTACATCTACTACTGTAGATTGAGAAAAACTAATTAGGGATGTTAAGGCCAACCCAAAGGCCATTAGTACTTTTTTCATTTTTTTTGAAATTTGTTTTTTATTGTTCCTTTAGTATAGTGTGTAGAGTTTTATTAGTCAATTGTTTTTTTGTGAAAGTTTTATTAAAAATATTTAAACAAAAAAGACTCCTCATTATAAGGAGTCTTTTAACATAGTAAAAAATTTATCTTGTCTATTATTATCAGGTTTTTCAAAAACTTTTTCCATATTGTACTTACCTATTCTTTTTGGAATTTTTAATTCATTGTATTCTATGTAATCATCTTCATAATCTCTTTCAATAACCCCATTAATAACTCCACGGGTTTGTGATAATGAGAATCTTTTATAATTTTTATCAAAACCTGTATTCACTAACCACACTTTTACTTTGTGGTTATTCTCAACCCTATTTCTAAACATATTGGTGTAATCAGATATTTTCCTTGGTAGGAATGGGTCCCCAAAACAAGGTGAGAACGTTGTGGTAGGTTCAGTAACTCCAACTTCAGTACCCGCAACTTTTGAAGTATACCCTAACTTAAAGTACTCAACTGCTTGTTCTGTATTTAATAATGATATAGGTGGTAATACACCAAAAGCGTCAAAAGATAGAAAAAATATATTCTCAACCCCTAAACCTCTACCTGGCATACTTACCTTAACCTCACGTCTTATTTGGTCCAATGGATAAGAAACCCTAATGTTCTCTGTTATACTACTATCACTAAAATCAACATCACCTTCCTCATCAACTATAACATTCTCTAATAATGAGGTATTTGTTTTAGTGAATTTACTATGTATTGCGTCCCATATTACAGGTTCTTTATACTCATCTAAATCTATGAGTTTAGCGTAACATCCTCCTTCAAAGTTATATATATAATCATCATACCATCCGTGTTCATCATCACCAATAAAATACTTTAAAGGGTCAGAAGATAGGGTAGTCTTACCAGTACCTGATAGTCCAAAAAATAAATTAACACCTCTACCGTCTTTAGTATTAGAATTAGCAGAACAATGCATCGGTAAGACTCCTCTATCAACTAAAAGAGTATTCATAACGGTAAAGACACTTTTCTTTATCTCACCCGTATAACTCGTACCAGCTATTAAGATTTTTCTATCATCAAAATCTAATATTACAAAATTTTCATTTTTAACATCTTCAGGTCTATTTTTACTTACAAAATCAGGGCAATGTAATATTTCCCATTCAGTAAATGTAGTTGAGAATGTTGTGACAAAACTTTGTGGGTCAATTAACATATTATTAAAGAATATGATAGCCCATGGTTCTGTACTTTCTATATTAAAAGTTGCACTGTGTTCATAATTGTAACCTGCAACTTGTCTAGCTCTGAAAGTTTTTGCGTTTTCTATATATTCTTTAATTTCATTTTTTAATGAAATATAACTATCTCTACTAACTCGTTGGTTTATGATTCTTTCAAAATCGATAGTCTTATCTGTATATTTCCCCTCAGAAAAGTATCTATCTTTAGGTGACCTACCCGTAAATTTACCAGTATTAAAATGTAATAAACCCTCTTTGGTGGTCTTCATTCCTCTCTCCTTAGCAAGGGTCATTAATTGCTCAGTAGTTTCGTAATAAACCATTTTTTTTAATTTGTTAATTCATCAACCTGTATTTTAAGTTGTTGTTGTTCCAACTGATAATCTTTAATTCTTTTTTTGGCGACTTCACAATAGTTTTTTGAGATATCAATTCCTATCCATTTTCTACCTAACATTTCGGCGGCTAAGCAAGTTGTTCCTGAACCGTTGAATGGGTCGAGTATTATATCTTCTTTATATGAAAGTATTTTAATCGCTCTGTACGGTATATCTAAAGAGAATGTCGCCTTTGTTTTTTGTTTGGTATCTGCAAAGTAATTCCATTGACCGAAAACTAGTGACATGAAATCTTTCTTATCTTTATCTTCATAAACAAGTTTCTTTCTCATCCCACCTTTTTTAGTGTCTTCAACCATTTGGTGTTCACCTTTCCATTGTGGAGTACCTTTTACCTTTTTCTTATGTAAGTTTTTATAAGCCAAAATGACACATTCCTTAGGGTTATAAATATACGGTGAAGAAGGACTCATCCAACTTCCCCAAGCAGTGGTCTTACTTCTATGAGGTGAACTTTCCTCTAAATCAACAATACCGAAGAATCCAAAACCAATCTCTTTCATTATCATCCACATCTCTGCAGAAAAATAAATTCTACCACCTTTGTCCTGTCGGTTTATTTCATAAGGTATGTTGATAGCAATCCTACCATCATCTTTAAGTACTCTGTAAGCCTGTGTTAACCAATCTTTCGCAAAGACTTTATACTCTTCGAAATATTTGTCGTCATCCCAACTATCATAATCAATACCAACACCATAAGGTGGTGATGTAACAATAAGGTCAATCGACCCCTCCTCCATCACCTCCATTTTCTTTATAGAGTCTGACGTATAAATCGTGTTTGTTTCCATCTTCATTTTCAATTGTTTTTATTCTTCTTTCCAAATACCATAAAGCTTTCTTTAAGTCTTGTAAAGGGGGGTTATCATCTTTTTTTCCACTACGTCCAATATATTTTAAAACATTAAATAGATAGGCGTCTTTATCTATACCCCAAGCTTCCGCTACTTTTACAACCTCATATGGGTTATCCTCACCACCGTAATGTGAAGGATGATTTACCTGTTCTTTCATTCTTCTAATAGTTTTTTTATCTTTTCTTCTGTTAAAACAGCCTGACTGTAGTATTCATCAGATTTTTTTCTGTCAATATTTCCGTATTTATGAGAAAGTTCAAAAAATTTATCTTTTTTACTATTTAATCTCTTTAGTTTTATGTTTTTAAAAATACCCATATTACTTTGATTCGTATTTCTTCTTTTTATTTTCTTTCCTCATTTTTCTCTTTTTCTTATCTGACATATTGTCAGATTCATACTCTAATTCCTGTACAGGTTTTTTCTTACTACCTTCTTTCCATAGGTTCTTTGGGCAATATTCCCATCCAAATTTAACCATATTAATAGCCTCTTTATCTGAGACTCTTTTTACTTCTACACCTCTTTTAATTGTTTTCATAGTTTTTGAGTTTTTCTTTTATTTCATTTATTGGTTTGTTTTCCGAAAACATTTTATAAAAATCGTGTGACCAATCATCACCAAAAATTAACGCATCTGAATTGAAGAGGTTATCTATGTAGTTATCCTCAGTCATTTCAATTATTTCTTTAGTTATAAATCTTTTATTGAAACCCATTTTAGTTCTGAATTTAATTTTACCGATACAATATGTTCTTGTTCTTTATCCCATTCATCTGGTGATATTAATGATAAGAATTTTTTTCCATTATTTCCATAGTATAAGTGATAGATATAACCTACCACAGGCTCGAAAGAATAAGTCGAATTGTAAATCATATTATTTAGGTTAACTTCTTCTATTAATTTATTGTATTTGTCGACAATTTGTTCAAACTCAGATTTAAATATTTTTTGTATTTTATGAGTCCCTTTTTGTCTAAATAAATCAATGTCCTCTACTTCAATTTTAGGTCCTGATAAATTAGAAGCGTATGGTAATATATTAGCGTGGAATTTTTCATTCTCTTCGTCCCATACGATATTATCAGGGTATCTAGATTTTTTACTCATTTTATATTACTTTCTTTGAGTTCATCTAATTTTATTGTTTGAGTAATGTAATTAATTACCTTTCTTTTAATTATCGAAAGTAGACACCCGTCAATAGGAAATTCACTATCGAATTTTGCCTCGAAAATTATGTGATTCTTTTTAAATTTATGTGTGATTAATTCTCCCCTTTCTTTTAATATAAAATCACACTTCTTTTCGTCATATCTTCTATGAATTTTTTTTATACGATATTCATATAAAAATTTTTCGTCATTATAGTCAAATATTAAATAACCTTTATTCGCATTTTTATTATTTAATTTAACTTCTCTGTTAGTAGGCTTTACTAATACAGATTCAAATACGATAGACCATATTGACTTGGCAATTAAAAAGTAATCTTTTAATTGTTCATTAGCCTTTTTAGATATTTTTACAATTTCTATTAAGTTATCGTCACTAATACCTGTTAATTTTTTATGGGATAAATGAGCTAAAAGTATTTCATCGTCAACATTTTCAGGTTCTTTTTTTAATACTATTCTAGTTAAGTTTTTACTTATAGAATTAAGATTGGCTAAATGTAAAGAAAGTTCTTGAAATGTTGGGTATAGTTTAAAGTTTTCTAAGTCTTTATCTATTTTAGAAATATAGTCTAATAGAACATACTCTTTATGTTCCATATCTATAGGTTCTTGTAAAATCCAATCTAAAGGTAATCTCATAATTAATTATTATACCTTAAGAATAAAAAAAACTTTTAATTAATCAATTAATCTACCCTAAATACATAATAATCGTGACCATCAATTCTAATATCATATTCTACACCATCATAATGTGATATATTGTGACCAACACCATCCGTATCCACCGCATCCTCAATTATCTCATCTTTATTTAAGAATTCCTCAAGGTCTAAATCGTAATCTTTAATATAATTTTGTGGGTTAGACCTAACGTCACTTAAATACTCATCCACCTTTTTTTCTATCATTTCCTCAGTGGGTTCTCCCTCAGGACTTAATGTTAAATCATCTCTCTCCTCTTCTAACTCATCTATTTTATCATATACTTCACCCCTTTCATCACTACTATAAGGTAACGAGTCAGTATCTCTTGTCTTTCTATAAAGTTCTTCAATCTCTTGGTCTAATTCTTCGTGTCTTTCCTTTTGTTCTGTAGATAACGGTAGTTCATCTTCATCGAATATAGATTCCCAATCATCTCTAACATAATCATAATACCAACTCTCAAAATAACTGACAATAGAATCTATGTCTATGTAATTCATCAAATAGTCTTCGTTAAATGACTCCATTAACCCTACGTCATTAACCAAGTCGTTTAATCTAGATTTTGCGAGTTCGTAAACATCATCCCATTCACCCACAATATATTCACTATCTGTTTCATTTTCACCCATCCATTTAAATGCTAAAATTTCTCCAGGATAAAAATTATTAGTCTCAGGTATTAAATTATATATGTCCTCATCTTCACCAACTTCATTCACTAACCACTCATTTCTTAAACCACTCATCACAGCATTTGCCTTTCTTCCTACCTCATCTAATTCGTTGTTTTCAGGATTCCACGCATCTCTTTCTCTTATATCGTCCATCCTCCTTAGTAATCTTTCTCTTCTTATTCTATCATCTCTTTGGGTTCGTCTTTGTAACTCTTGTTTCGCTTTAATTTCGTCTTTAAATAATTCGATATCACTAGCGTAATTTGTTGACATGTATCTTTGTATAACATTATCAATCTTTTCAAACTCAGGTGTCCCTAAAATCCACCCCACTTTAAATGAATCATCAGGCGCATCATAGAAAATTTGTTTTCCATCATATTTTTGTAACATTGCAACTTTATAAAACTTACTACCTGATTTAGCTTTTTTATCTAAAAAATAAAATAATTTACCGTCTCTATTGTAGGACATAAAGTGACTATCACTACTTTTAGCTGCTGTACACCATTTACTGCCCGCTCCGTAATAACAACTAGCCTCATGTGTCTTTGGTGTTATTACAGTAAACCTGTCGTCTTCATACACTATGTCGGCCCCATCTATTTTTTTAACGTCCCTCCTTACCTTATTTTCGTGTTTTTCAATCGCATCTGTAATATCTTTTAAAGTATTGTATTGATTAATATCTTTTATTTCTAAATTTTTTTGAAATTTTATAAACTTCTCTACCGCAATTTTCGCTTTAACTAAATCATCATTTACATTTTCAGATGAAATGACCTTACCTAAAAAGTTTAAAAACTTTTGGTTGGATGATAGTTCTATAGATAATAAAAATATTTTTTTTATATCCTCAGGTTTGAACTTATCTTTATATCTTAATAAAAACTCGTCTTTTCTTCCTTCTAATAATACTTTACTAAGATTCATCTTATAATACTTTTATGATAAATATTAGTAGTTTATAAAATAAACTTTTTAAAGACTATTTATATATTAAATAAACTCTCACTATTAAAAAATTAAACTCATGGGATGTGGATGTAAAAAAAAGGCTCAACAAGCTCAACAACAAGCACAAGTTCAGCAACAAGATAATACTAAGTCTGTACAAGAAGCGGTAAATAAAACTGTGGAAAAGTATTATAAGAAAAAAGACTAAGTAAAATCCGCCATAAACTTAAAAAGGGGTGTAATACATCCCTTTTTCTATTTATAGTATTTTTATTTATTGGTATATTTCATAAAAAGTATAATATGGAGACAATTTTTTTTGGGGAGAATTTAGGGAATTTATTTTTAAATGAAATAATAAAGGAGTACGATAATATTGACACTTCTCATAAAACCAATTTAGAGTTAATTGATGTTACTCAATTTATTATATTAAAAGGTAAAACTTCAATATCTAACCCTATAAATTATTCTAAATTATTTAGAAATTATATGGAAAGTAAGATAGGTGTTGAGAATAACTATAGTATTATAGACTTAATTGAGTACGGGTCTTCAATTAATTACAAAGATGTAATAGTAAAAAGTGTTTTCGATAGTAATTCGTTATACCCTAATCGTCTTTTTTTAGATTCACATCAACAAGGAGAGTATGTGATTGACGACATTCAAAATATAATATACACTACAAGTGAGTCGTTATATTCTAAAATATTATTAGAAGGTGATTATTCTCAATATATAAATAAGAGGTTAAAAAACAATAAGTCATTTATTTGTGATAAATTTTATGGAATGAGCTTATCCCCACTCAAAATATATGAAACATATTTAAAATATATTTCACATAATCTTTTTGAAAAACAACTGTGTAAAGACATATCTTATAATCTATACTACGAAGGTGATATAAATAAATTAAATTGGGAGACCATGTCTTTTGTAATTGATAGTAATTCTTTAGTTGTTAATAAAGAATGGGTGAAGTCATTAATATTGGACTTATTTGACTTTAACATTAATCATGTGAAAAAACATTTATCTTTGGATAAATATGACTTTGAGAATGACATTACTGGTGTATCTCCTTGTTGGAAGGTTAGAGATAGAACTTCAGAAATGGTTCTACTATAATAGGAATTCTTTGACCTTGTGAATTGCTTCATTTAAGTCTTTGAACGATAGGTCTGGAGCTAACAATTGTATATCAGGTTTTTCCCCTTCTTTAATCTCTACTAATGTTAGAGCGGGTAGATATTCATTTTTAGTTACATCAACAAATTGTTTATATTCTTTTTCATGTTCATCGACATTTCTTTCAATATACTCTAAATTTTCTTCTTTAAACATTTTTTTTAAAGAATAACAGTGAGGACACCCTTCCATACTATATAAGATTACTGTTTTCATTATAATACGTTTTTAACCATTTCTAATATTTGATTTTCACTAACTAAACCAACTTTATTACCCACATTTTCTCCTCCACTAAAAATTTTAATATAGGGAATAGAACGTACCCCTAGTTGAGTAGCCATTTGTTGGTCTTCTTCAATGTTAAATTTATAAACTTTCATTTCACTTCCTTCTTCCTCCAATTTTTTAGCAACACTTTCGATAATCGGACTTAACATTCTGCAAGGTCCGCACCAATCCGCGTACAAATCTACTATAAATTTTTCACCTGAATTTATTTTTTCTTGCAATTCCTGTGCATTTATTTTCATATTGTTTTATATTTTTTAAGTTGATTTAAGTAGAAGATTATACTATCAGAAGAATCTTCATTACATAAGTAATAAAATTTATATGTATTTTCATATTCATTTTTAGTAAAGTATAATAATGTTTTAGTATCTAAAAACTGTATTAATCCTTTATTGTAAATAGTGACTTGACCATCAAAATATTTTTTTGACCATATAATTTTATTTTTTTTTAAAGTTATTCTTAACGCGTCAATAGTATAAAAATCAGTCTCAATAATAGAAGGTAAACTTCCAATTATATTCTCAGATAAGATTGATACTTTATTTGGTATACCATAATTGTTATGTTTTTCTTTATCTTTCATTAAACTTCAAGTAATTCTTTTTCTATACTTTTTGAGTTTTTTACATAATCAATACTATCACTAATTACTTTAGTTATTTTATATGGGTCAGCGTTAGACGCAGGTCTTCTATCTTCTAGATACCCCTTCCACGTTTTACTCGTTTGTAGTGGAACTCGTATAGACGCCCCTCTATCAGAAACACCCCAACTAAATTTAGTAATATTCTGGGTTTCATGTAACCCTGTTAGTCTCATCTCATTACTTGAACCATAATTATTAATGTGTATATCATGTCTATCCTTGAAAGATTTAAATATATTTTGATAGTACTCTTCATCTCCGTCTTCCCTCATTTTTTTATTAGAGAAGTTACAGTGAAGTCCTGAACCGTTCCAATCACCTGTAACAGGTTTAGGATGAAATTCGATATCATAACCGTAATCCTCAGACATCTGATGTAAAATATATCTAGTAATCCATAGGTCATCTCCAGCCTTAATTTTACCCTTACTGAATACTTGGTATTCCCACTGACCTAGCATGACCTCAGCGTTCGTTCCAGTGATGTCTATACCGGCCATTATACAGTTTTCCATATGTTTATCAACAAACTCCCTACCTGTTACTTGTCCGTTACCTACACCGCAATAGTACTTTCCTTGTGGTTCAGGAAATCCATTTTTAGGAAAACCTATAGGTTTGCCGTCTTTCATTAGAGTATATTCTTGTTCAAATCCAAACCATAAATCCTCATCATCTTCATTAAATAATCCCCTACTATTACTTTCGTGTAATGTACCATCAGGGTTTAAAACTTCACATAGAACTAAATAACTTTCTAATAATCCATTATTCAGTGGATTTGGATAAAGTGTTACAGGTTTTAGTATACAATCGGAAAAATGTCCCTCAGCTTGTTCAGTGGACGACCCATCGAATGACCATTCAGGGCAATCAGTTAACCCTACACCATGAACCGTTTTACCATGAATAGTGTGTGTAGGTGGGTTGATTACTTTTACTTTACTTCTGAGATTAGGTTCAGGATTATACCCATCTAACCATATGTATTCTAATTTAATTTTCATTTTTTATTTAATTAAAGTTTTATGTAAATTTATTTAACCGGAATTGGAGTACCAACGGGATATGGTGACCCTTCTTTCGCAGCAGTGACAGAAGTCATACCTGAATCTACAGGAATAGCAAATCTTAATGGAATTGCCGCCTCATTTAAAGGACCATAACATTTGGATAATATTATACCATTGTCAAGTGTGTCTATTATGTCACATGGCATTGCGAACATATTACTCATACTGGTACTTGGTGAATTTGTGTCAACAATAAACTTACGATTAGTTGGTGGTAACCATTCCCATCCGTTAGTTTCAGGATTAAATTGTGGTACTGTATCACTTGATGTAAAGAACCAAAAGAATGACCATGTTGTTCCGTCTGTCCCATCAGGAGTTTGTTGATTTTCTTTTACATTAAACTCTCCCCAAGTTTCACTTTTACCTTCCATAGCCAAGTTGGAAATTGATAGTCCGTTCATAACAGGACAAATTGCACAACCTTCGTCGAACTCAGTTCCTTGTACAGTTATTTTTTTACCTGTAGGTACAGCACCTGACGCCCCACAGAATGAGAAAGAACCTTCATGTAGTACAACCACTTCTTCAGGTTCAGGAGCGCATGTATCCACTTCCGTTTGTTGTCCACAACTTAGTAGTAAGAAGGATGACAACAATGTTAATAATGTTTTTTTCATTGTTTATGTTTTTTAATGAGTTTATTTGATATTAATAATATCAAATTATAAGTATTAGTATACCTAATATTTTAAATTTTTTTAAAAAAAAAAGGGGTTCAAAAACTGAACCCCTCTTTCATATATTTTATAATATTATCGTAAATTAGAAGTTATATCTTAAAGATGCATTCCAAGTTCTACCAAATCCAAACCACACTGAGTTACGTGTGTCAATACCGTTCCACGTATCTGATGTTTCAGATGCGTGAATATTAGTGTTTGACTCCGCAATGTATGTAGTGTCGAATAAGTTATTTACGTTAACTCTAAACGTTGCATTGTTACCTAACAAGTCAAAACGAGTGGTAACACCCAAATCAACTAAATTGTATGACGGTAACTTCAACGCCCCTTGGTTATCGGGTGTGAAGAAGTCAGAACCTGTGATTGAGTAGTCAGCGTAAAGTCCGTCAACATATCTCATACCTAAGTCTACATTCACACCTCTAGTTACTCTGTAGTCAACACCTAAGTTTCCAACAACTTGTGCTGCGTCACCAACTTTAGCCCCTTCAGTATAAAGAACTCCTGTACCAATCTCTTCTTGATTCTCATCAAACAAGGTGGTTTCAAAATCCTTTGTATACTTCCAATCTCCCAATGATAACATACCTGTAAGTTTTAGGTTGTTAGTAGGTCTATATGTAGACTCTAACTCGATACCATTGTGTTGAACGTCAATATCTCTAAACTGTGCAAATCCATCGACACCTTGAGCATTAGTCAATGAAAGTGCTCTAAATCTATTACCCCATGTTGTTGCATATGCATTAACATTAACAGTAAGCTCGTCACCTAAGTATCCGTAACCTAACTCAAATGAAGTAATTTCTTCATTTTGTAAGTCGTCATTAATGTCATTACCATAACTTGGGAATACCGCTGAGAAGTTTGGTTGACGTGAGATGAATCCCGCGTTAGCAAAAACATTAGACTTTTCATCGATATTATAGTTAGCACCACCTTTAATGTATCCACCACCTAAATTAGCCGTTTCTGAAATTGGATTACCTGGTTGGTCAAAGTAATCTTCTCTTTGGAATGATTGGTTCGATAACCCCGCTTGTACAACCGCGTTTATTCTTCCATCATCATTATATTCAATAAGTCCGTTTACACCGGCCCATCCAACGTTTCCTACATTATAGTAGTCAATTTTTGGACCGTTAAGACCTGTGTTATTAAACGGACTAGCGTTTACAGTTGTGTTAACAAACTGACCTACACTATTATCATTACCTGTTGAGTAGTATGCGTCAAAACCCATTAGGTTATTTACTGTACGATAGTGATAACCTTTGTACTTTCTGAGGTCAATACCTACAGAAGCCCTAATCTTGTCTTTATCGTACTCTAAATTAGAGATTGCACCTACCCAGTCGTGTGAGTTCATAGACGCTCTACGAATCATCCCACTTCTATTAACACCACCTTCATCATATCCATTTGAACCGATGAGTTGTCCGAAAAAAGGACTGTCCATTAAGGTTGAGTCAGGAATTGTTCCGTCAGCATCAATACCATAAGTCTGTGCCCCTGATTGGTTATCAGCGACAATAGCGTCAAAATCAATTGTACCATCATCGTTACGAAATTGTGTTGTACTGTCTTCATACATGAATTCATACAAATCCTTTCTATAAGGATGGACATCGTAGTTTCTACCACGAGGACCTGTTCCTCCACCTCGACCAGCAGAACCATAGACTGAAGTATTCAATGTTAAATCTTCGTTGATGTCCCAATCCCAGTTAAAGGTTGCAAGTGGTTTGTTATAAAAGTTTCTTCTCATAGAGAACTCTTCCCCATTTAAAGTACCTCCGTTTGTGTTCCAACGAGCGTTGATACCATCGTCATTCTGTTCACCAAATGTTTGAAAGTCTCTAATAGAAACCCAAACGTCTCTTTGGTGGTGCCATTGACCCGCACCTAAAATAGATAGGTTCAATGCGTGTTTTGAACCTTCAGGTTGGTAACCTACAGCTCCGAAGTATGTCCAACCTTCACCACTGGTGTTGTCGACATATCCATTACCTGCCCATCTACTCATTAAGAACGATGACGCCCATCCATTCTCATTTTTACCGGTATTGTAGTTAACACTTGTCTTAGTGTAACCATCATTACCAATAGTTTCAGATACTGAACCACCTTGTTCTTTCTCCGCCGCTTTAGTAGAAATAGAAACGGTACCACCAACAGATGGAACCGCAAGACGAGTAGCACCCAATCCTCTCTGGATTTGAATACCTGAAGCAACGTCAGTAAGACCTTGCCAATTAGACCAATATACCCATCCATTTTCCATATCATTAACAGGTTGACCGTTAATTAGGAATGATGTGTTACGTTGGTCGAAACCTCTAAGAGATATTCTTGAGTCACCATAACCACCACCTTGTTTCGTAGCATAGACACCAGGTGTTCTATTCATGATTTCAGGGAATTCTTGGTTTCCGACTTTCAAAGCAATCTCTGACGGACCAATGGTTGATACCGCAACTGGTGTTTCTCTCACTTTCGCAAAGTCAACAACGTTAACGATTACGGATGCCTCATCCAAACCCAACGCAGTAGCGGTTAATGATATGGTACCCATATCTTTTAGTGCCGGTGTAGTTATTGTTTCATACCCGATAAAACGTACAACTAGGTTTCCTGTGGCCTCACTGTTGAGAGTGAATTCACCTGATACATTAGTTGATGTTCCTCGTGTGTTACCTTCAAGATAGACATTCGCTCCGATGAGCTCATTACCTGTCTTAGAGTCAACAACTTTACCTGTAATTTGGGAGAATAGACTCGTAGTTGAGACCATCATTACTCCTAAGATAAACAATCGATTAATTAATTTCATTAGTTTTTTTTTAAGTGTTTATTGGTTGTTTATATAATAAAAAACTACCCCCACTCTGAGGGTAGTTCTAAATTCAATTTATGTGGTTTTTTCGGTTTCCGTTTCCGTAAACACGAAGGGGTCACCTTCCCCATCATTAATAAATGCGTAACCTCTTTCTATAAAAGCGTCCTGTGTCATACCAACACTATCATAAAGTTCCATCATCGCATCTTCATACGCCTCTTCATTTTCCATATCATCCTCATCAGGATATTCGAAGTCCTCATCCTCATCTGCGAATATTTGATTTTTATAAACCAATATACCACCGACTGGGTCGTATCCTTCATCTTCATATCTGTTCTCAACAGCCACATCGGGGTCTAACTCAACAAGTAAATTGTAAAGGTGCATCGTAAATTCTTTAACCGGATGCCATGCCGATGTAACTTTAATTTCGTTATCATCTATAGTGTGTTCAAAATATGCCCATTTAGCTCCTAAATTTTCACCAGCCCATGAGTTGAATGTTCCTCCATTTTCACTTATGTGTGGGTTTTTATAAAAGATTTTTGCGAAACCTCCTGTGTCTGAGTATTCTAAAGAATCAAGTAAATCGATGTACTCATTCATCTTATTAGTTACTTTTTCATTTCCAACAACTCTAATGTTGTTACTTACGTGATTTGCCATTATTTTAATTTTTTTATTTTAAACTTGTTAAAGTTAATTGAACTAAACCATAAGGAAAGTCTTAATATTAAATAATATTATCGACCTTGACCTCTATAAGATTTACGATAATTTTTAGAATTTTTATTCTTAGATGATTTTGTTTTGGAGTGAACTCCTGGTCGATTTACTTTGTTTTTACTTTCGTAACCTCCTGCAATTTTTGCCATAATTTTTTATTATTTAAAATGTTTTACTAATCAAATATACAACATTTTTTTTAATAAATCAAAAAGGTAAATCGAAATCTACGAATTCATCTATATTTCCAATATTATCTTCCCATACCAAAAAATCAAAACTATTATTAAGTTTTTTATTTTTATGGAAATATGATTTGGTTTTCATTACTTTACCATTACTAAACTCTTTAATCATTTTAGGTAAATCAAAATTATTACTATTAAACAATAATTCAATTTTATTATCTAAAACTTCTAAAGGAACGTTCCACGTATCATCTAAATTACTATTAAATTTTCCTCTACTCTGAACTCGTTTTAAACTACTTTTTAATATTCTATATTCTACTGTTGCCCTGTCTTTATTCAATATATCATTTTTTCTTAATGATATAATTAAAGATTCAGGTTTTTCAATATAGGTCCTAACACAATTGGACTGTACTTGAGACTCCTCATTATATTCTCCTGAACTTGTTAAAACTACAGGGTAATAATTTTCATTTGGCAGTACTTCTATCGGTATTTCTATAACCTGAAGGGTATGGTCGTTATATATTCTCTTTATTTTACCTTTCTTGTATGTTTCAACTAATTCACTTATGATATAATGTTCATCATTAAATTGAGTTATGTTAGTAAATTTCATCTTGAAGTCTTCTCCATACTTTTTTAAAGATTTTATAATATGTAGATGGTCTTTTATGATTGACCAATTCATATCTTTATTTTCGTTAATTAAATTAACTATTCTTTTTTTATCGATATTACTAAGGTCGAAGTAAGACCTTCTATTAAAATCAACGAAATTGAACCATGTGGAATACATATCCACACTATTTTTACTAAAAAAACTTTCTCTTATTTTATTAAAATAGTCTACCCCTAAATTGTGAAATACTTCGAATAAAATAAAAAAGTCAATATCTCTACCTTGGTTTAGTATCTTTCTGACTTTCTTACCCTTTAATCTATTTTTATCCATAAAAAACTGTGTTAGGTTTCCCTTTTTAATAAGTTCTCTTTTTGGGAGTTGTAGGACTCTATACTCTAATACCGAATCAGGGTAAGACACTTTGTTAACTTTTAAGTATAGTTTATACATTTCACCCTCTAAGTGGTTTGACGTATATTCCATTAAAATATTGGTTTGCTTATGTAGTTGATTAATAAATATTTTTATTGATTGTAGAGCAATTTCATCTCCTACCGTATTAAAGTTATTAGTTGTGGAAATCATATCTTTCCATTCCTTATTTTTACTTACTACATGATTAAAGTTTCTTCTTACAGCAAGTTTTATTTCTGTTAAAAATGGTAACTGAAATCCATTACATCTTACTTTTTTGGAAATTATCTTTTTACGTTTCTTAGATATGTGTCCGTGGTAAAAATTTTTACTTTTAGTATTATAAGTAACAAAACTAATTTCTTTATTGACTTTAAAGTATTGACTACCAACCAATCTTTTAAAAATATTATGATAAAACCTAATACTGATTTTATCGCCTGATTGTACAACTTTAACCTTTATTTTAATAAGATGTAGTTGTTTAGTCTTATCAGAATAAAACTTTTTTACATCTTCGTCTTTAATTATCTCATCTTTTTCAAAAAAAAATTTTCCGTATTTTAGAGTTGATTTTTCGGACTGTACGTAACTTATTTCACAACTATTTTTAAAATATTCTAATATGTTAATTGTCCCTTCTTTTTCATACAGTATAGTTTCACCCATAGTAAGTTTAATTTACTAAAGAATAAAATACAATATCTGAACTTTCAACTCAATTTAAATATATTTTACCAAACTTACCTTCCATAGTTACTTTATATTCTTTCTTACTTTCAACTACATTCAACTTTAAAATAACCTCTATCATTTGTTTTTGGGTAAGTTGTATGTCATTACCTTCTTTATGGTTAATTAACGCTTTCTTATATATTGCATCAAAAAAATTATCAATAGGTGAGTCACCGATTAAACTATACAATTCTTTTGGATTTTCTTTAAAGAATGTTTTAATCTGTGAAAGATATATTTGCACGTCAACATCACTCATTTAATTATTTTTTAAAAAACTATGTAAAATGAAAATAACCGATTTAACGGTTATTTTCAAGTATTACCTAAAGATATGTAATTTTTTATTATTCTCAATCTCGTCAGGTATTTTAACGTTTGGACTATTCTTTAAGTTAATTACCTGTAGGTTTTTCAAGTTACTTATCCCCTTAGGTATCGTTGTAAGATTATTATTGTTCGGTAAGGATAGGAATACTAAATCTTTCAACTCTTCGATTTCTTTAGGTAGTTCTTTAATAATACCTTCCAAGTGAAGGGCATTTAGATTTTTAAATCTACCTAGCGTTTTTGGGATAGTAAGTGCGACTTCATCTGAAGATTCCCCGTATCTATTATTCGACTTAACAAAATCAAATCTTTCAAGATTATCAGGTAGAGTTTCAAAAAACTCATCAAACCCATATAATGATATAAACTTAGAAGCGGAATCTTTTGGATATTCAACAGATATCGAAGTTCCTTCTCTATTAGTTAAACTTTTCATAAATTCCGGTTTAAATACTTCTTTAAGTTCTTCGTTTTTATTCAAAAATTCTATTAGATTAATTTGTCTATCATTTGCCCCCATATACTGATTAGATGGGAAATGAAACTGATACCTATTTGCAGGTAATCCACTTTTTTCTCCTGTAGTCACACCTCCATCTCGGAAAGATTCAGGTTTGTTTGGAATTACCACATATAAAGGACCATCTTTAATATAAGTATTAAAGTAGTTACTTCTTCCAGGTGCAGATGTACACCAACCACTTTCACCTTTTGCAATATCTAAACCATATCCACCGTAAAAACAAGCCGCATCGTGCCCTAACTTTCCAGTGTCTTCGATTTTTACAACGGTCCACTTACTACCTTTAAAAATTACTTCACCACCTGGATGTTCATAAGTTTTAGCGGCTTCTTCTTTTTCTGATTTAGAAGCTTTAGTTTTATCCAAACTAAAATCTACAGTAATATCTGCTAATTTTTCAATATTAAGTTTATTAATATCTCTAAGTTCTTGGTCAAGTTGACCTTTGAACCTGTCGAACTTTTGTAAAGACTCTGTAGTTTTATATAAATCCTCAAAAAATAGTTCTTGTAACCTACTCATTTCACTTTTAAATTCTGAAGTACCATACTCCGATTCAGGCTCAAGTCTAAGAAATTGTTTTACCAACCACGGTGTATATGTACCGGCCTTTTTAATTTCGTCTCCGTCTCTACGAGTCGTAGGGTCAGCTAATACTATTTTATTCAAATCCTCTAAAGACATTCTAGCAGGTTTTACTTTGTCACCTTTTTTCTTAGGTTCAGTATAAGTCTTCCTAAGAATTTCATAACGACCCTGTTCTAAAATTATATGTCTAATAATACCACTAAATTTCATATTATTCTTTTTCATATAAATATATAGTTAACTTAAAAGATTACGAATTATAATTCAAAATTAATAGTTCGGTTCCTTTATTTTGTGTTTTTCCTTTTTTAGCTGACGCCGCTTTGACGAAGTCTTTCTGTTCCCAAAGATAATCATTTTTTGGAAACCACCCATTTAAAAGTTCAAAATCATAGTAAGATAATGAAAACTTTCCTTTGATATTGTTTAGAATTTTTGCCAACCTTTCGTGGTCATTCCTATCAAAGTCGTGATTAGAATAGTAGTTCTCTGTTTTCCAGTACGGTGGGTCTAAGTAAAAGTATGTCTTATCTCCATCATATTTGTTAATGAGTTCTTCAAAGTCCATATTTTCAACAAAGTTAATTTTTGAGAATTTGTCTATCCACTTTTCGTTTTTCAGTTTATCTCTAAAAGTAAGGTATTTTGATTTGTACTTACCCTTTAAGTCGATGTAATTTGATGACTCTGGTTTACTGCCGCTGAATACCTGTGTAAGAATGTAAGCATACTTAGCAGCAACATCATAGTCAGGGTAATTTATTTCAAAGTCATCTGCAAATATCTCAGACTGGAACTCTTTGAATAGGTCTTTATATTCTGTAGGTGTGTTCTCCACTCCTCGTTGTTGACAAGGGATAGACTCAACAGATTTAAGAAGTTCTGTAGGGTTTTGCACACACATAAAGAGATTGTAGTTCAACGGATTGAAATCGTTATAAACAATGTTCTTTAGATTTGGGTACTCATCCAAATCCATATTGTAGTAACACCAAAACATACCTCCGAATGGTTCAACATATGTCTCCATATCTTTAGGGTAATATGGGACTATCCATTTACCTATCCTACTTTTTCCTCCTATATAACTAAGCATACTTATTAATTTTACTACAAATATAGTAAAGAAAATTCAAAAAGAAAATTAATCTTGATTTTTGAATTTTTCAATCAATACAGATATAACGGATATAGTTATTATTGAGATTGAAAGGATTAAAAAAAGTATGTCGAATATTGGGAAACCTTTATACATAATGTATTAATAATACTATAGCTACTGAAACAAGTAGACCAACTAATAACTTTAAGAAATCTTTAGCTACTATAGGAAATACTTGTTTTAAATTACCTTTCTTAGTTAGGTATGTGTTTAAAGCAAGTTCTCTACCACACAACAATCCAACAAATACCCATGTAGTTGACATAGGGACGTTATTTAATTGTTTAAAATACAATAGTAGGAAAGCATACACTAAGTCAATTAAAGTCGCTGAGCGAACGTATTTTGTATTTTGTTTGTCAAGAACTATCTGTTGTATCTTACCACCTTGTTGATAAAATATCCATCCCAATCCTATAGTAAAAAAGGTTATAACACCTGACAGTTCAACAACTGAAAGTTGTCTTGGTAAGAACACTGCGATGTTTGCGATATCGTGTGAAAGCCACGTAAACCACAAAAAACTTGTGGTTAACCATTGTCCTATTCTCCAATATTTTTTATTACTTTCTTTTATGTCGTTATCTTCGTTGAATACTCCTGATATTAAGAACCATAATCCGTACGCCGCCACAGCTGCCAGACCATATCCTACAATACTTTTCATTAACATCTTCTCTAATACAAATGTTGACGCAAAAGCCGATAATACCAAAAATGATGTAGACACAGGAATACCTTTTCTTGTTAGTGCAACTAAAGCAAGAGGTGCAAGTGCGTGATACCACTGTACTTCTTGGAAGGGTATCTTATCTAATCTACCAAAGGATATGTCACCGTCATATACATTCCATCCATATATTAATGTGAAAGCCATTACGACTGAAGCTGCTAACCATAATACATACCATTTAAATTTTTCTTTATTTGATGCAATCCATGTGCCGAGCGTTTGTACACTATCATTGGCAATTACTGAGTAACCCGCCAATGTAAATCCTATTAACGAAAGTAATGTCATATTTTTAAATTTTTATAGAAAATCTGAATCTTATGGTTTTAGAATTATCCCATCCAATTCTGTAAACAAATTTATTATTTTTATATGGTATGTCAACAGCTACTGCCAAATTATATAATTTATCATACCAAAATTCTTGTTGTACCCAAAGTTTGAACTTTTCAAATTTGTAAATTAATCTAGGTTCAAACGTTGGTTGGTTATTTTCAATCTTATAATGTAGTGGTACACTAAATACTATCGGTGATTCTGCAAAATTAAAGTTGTGTCTGTATGTGACTCTATTCTCATCCAACTTTGTTTTGTGTCTGAGTTCAAGTCCTCCCTTCTCAGTAATTTTGTGACTAAATGTTATGTAGGATTTTCCGTTGGTTCTCATCTCATAACCTATTTTTTGGGATAGGAGACTACAACTGATTAATAACATTAAAAATGTTAGTGTTAGTTTCATAATAATCTATTTCTAACCATATATAGAAATAGATTATTTAAAATTTCACATTATCTAATATGTTAACCTTGTGTTAACAATTAAGAAACAATATTACTTATAGCAATTCTTATAAGGTCTACACGAAGCTTTCTGTGAGAACCCCATATCTTTACAAAGCGTTTTTTCACAATAAGATTTACTCATCTTACGAGTTCCCTTATCATTACTTTGTTCTTTCTCCTCTAAGTAGGATTTAATAACACGTTTAATAATACTATTCATTAAAAATAAATATCATGAAAGAAAAAAAAGAAGAAGGTTGTAGTAGTTGTAAAAAAGGATTAGACATTAAACAAAAGTCTATGGTAGTATTATCAGTTTATATATTTATTACCTCTATATATGGAACCTATAAAATAATACAGAATGTAGTTTCACACTTTTAATTTTTCTATAATATTATTTTTCATCTCTGCATCCATAATTTCGTTAACTACACTCATTTTAACGTAAAAATCACCTACCCCACCATTAGTTTTATATCCTTTACCTTTTAACCTTAATGGTTTACCCGTCTCAGTATTTTTAGGGATACTTATTAATACTTCACCGTCAGGGTGAGGGAGACTAATTTCATTTTCCATAATTAAATCATATAATTTAACCGATTTAGTATAAACTAAATCATGATTAATTTTTTCAAAGTTATCACTATTAATTACCTCTATTTGTAATATTAAATCACCAAAACCTAAATTAGGTGTAAAATCACCCTTACCTTTAACTCTTAAATATTCACCCGTATTTACATTTGGTGGAATATCTACAGTTATGTTCTCTATTTTTTGTTTAATCCCCTTACCCTGACAATTAAAACATGGGTCTATCATAATACTACCCACTCCATTACAACTACTACACGGAGTATCTATTATATGGTTAACAAACCCTGAACCCATCTTTCTTCTTATGTTACCACTTCCTTTACAAGTTTGACATACATTCTTTTTACCTCCACTTCCAGCACAGGTACCACAAGTATTATTGGTTTGATAGGTTATCGCTTTACTAACACCTTTAAATGATTCGATAGGGTTAATTTGTATATTTATTTTTTTGTCAGGTCTTCTTCTATTTTTTTGATTTTGACTCCTAAACTGATTCATAAAATTAGAAAAAGGGTCAAATCCATTACTTCTTTGATTATTGAATAGATTAGGATTATCGTATTTCGCTTTTTTATCATCATCCGTCAATGTTTCATATGCCTCAACAATCTCTTTGAACTTGTCTCCCCCATTGGGGTTAACATCAGGGTGATACTTTTTAGATAACTTTCGATAAGATTTCTTAATCTCATCTTTGGTTGATTTTTTATTAACACCTAGTATTTTATAGTAATCCTTCATTTATGGAAAATTTTATAATAGTATTATTTAAGAATAAGAAAAAGAAAAAAATTATCAAAGGTTATTCTACAGAGAAAAACGCTTTATCTAAATTTAATTCTTTATTAAAAAGTAATAACGTTTTATTTGATACTAAATATGAAAATTCGGAAAAGGTTAAGTACGAGTTAGCACTACTCTCTAAGATAGACGACTATCAATTACCCTTATATAAAATGGATGAGATTGGTCGAAATAATCGAGTTTTTATGGATGACCAATCAGGTTATATAATTAAAAATATATCAGACTATAAGTTAGAAGAATTAGTGTATGACTGGCAGTCATCTTCTCGTATTTCTTTTAATCAATTAATATCAAAATATTGTAAGAAAAAAGACTTTAAAGTTATATCTAAATTAAATAATAAAATTGTTATTCAAATAGACGAAATTTTTAGTTTATTTTCTCTAAAAAACACAGAAGACTCTGAACGTCTAATCGACACTCTAGAGTCTTCATTTAGAGAGTTAGGAAGGAGTGACGCCATGTTTATTAAAGATAGTACTCAAACTCAACGTAAATGGTTATATAACGTATTAGAAAAAAATGGATTTGATAAGAAAAAACTTTATAGACAAAAGACTACTTTTTCAAAACGAACTTAAAACTAACCTTACCAAAAGTAATAAAAAACTTTTCTGAATTCCAATCAATCTCTCTAAAGTGTTTTAATATCTTATCGTATTTAGGTTTTTCTAAATTAAGTTTTATCTGTACTTCTTCATCCTTTAATAAAGAATTTTTCTCAATTAAATCTGCAATTTCCGCAAATGATTTTATGTTATCCCCAAAGTTTTCTTGATTCTTTTCCATAATGAATATTTTTCTTCTTCGTTAACTTTAGTCTCTACTATGAGTTTTTGAGTACTTTTTATTTCTTTAATAAGAACTTGTTTATGTTGTTTTAGGTTCTGTTGATTTTTCTCTATCTGTAGTTTCAACTTCTCCACTTCCTTCTGAACTTTGTCCATTTTCTTCAATGTTATTAGTTAATAGGGTAAACTCATCAATATCAAACTTAAGATTCTTTAGTATATCCAGATTTTTATCTTCAAAAATACTCTTTAATTCTTGAACTTTATTTTTAAACAGTCTTTCTTTCTCCTCTTTTTCGATATTGAATTTAATTATAGAGTTAATAGTATTTTCTATTTTATTAATTGACTCTTCTTTAAAAGGAGTTACGAAGGATATTATAATTCTTCCAGTCTCACCTTTATTTTTAATTATTTCAATTCCTTCTGAATGTTCTTTTAGAATTACCCATTTATCAGGAAATGACATATCAAAACTTATATAGTCTTTTATAACCCTAACCGACTTAAGGTAGTCTTTAGTAGAATTTATGAAATTATAGTACGACATTATGTTATAATATTAAATAAAACTGTAATTAAAAAAGATAAACATATCCCATAGTAAATTAGTGCGTTATTACCCATTACAAACTTTTCTGGTGGTGTGGACAACAACGCACTAATAAATTTAAACAACAACCTAAATAATGAAATTATTGCAAAAACAAATAAAAAAGTGATAATATATCCCAGTATAGGTATTTCTATATTCATATTATTTACTTCTCTCTTCTAAAATTTCTTTTCTTAAGTCTTGAAGTAAAGCTTTTAGTTCCTGTGCTGACTTTCTAGCTCTAGTACCCGCTGATTTATTACCTCCGTAAAATTTAACAGTATCTACTGATAGTGTTTCAACAAGTGTCTTAATGTTTTCTAAAGTTTCCATTTGTGTATTTTTTTTATTTTTATTATTCTATAAAAAAGTAATTTTTTTACATTTATAGTAAATAGATAACCACTTTTTTAAATATGTAAAGACCTTTCAAGTGTTTTGTAAACATCAGTAAACATCTCTAAGTCGGACTTACTGGTTGGTCTTTTTCTATTGAACATCTGTTTTAAGAAATCGTTAAGAGCCTCTCTCATTTCCTTATCTTCTTGGTCATAAAATACTTCGAAAAAAAAGTCTTTAAAGTACTCTTCGTCTTTTTCACTAAATTTAAAGATTATATTTTCTTTTTTAAAGCTGTCTATTGTTTTATTCCAACACCACTGATAGTGTTTGACTTTATCTACTGTCGTCATACCTATTTTAGTCTCTTTAGAATCATTATAACTGTCTCCTAAATATGTACCCCTAACTAAGTAATAAAAAGAGAAACAGAAGTCTTTAAATAACTCTGTCAGTTCTGGCATTATATTATGAGCCATATTCCATGTATGTATGTCTTCCTTTCTCATAGGTTCAGATAACCACTTAAAGAATTGGTCCGGATTATATCTCTTCATATAAGAAATATAACACGGACCAATAAAAAATGAATAATAAGTTTTATTATTGTGACTTATAATTGTGTGAGAATAATTTTTTCATTCTGTCAACATTCTCATTAATTTTTAATTTATTTTTATCTTCTTTTTTAGATTCAGGTAACGTAATACCTGCCATCTTACTATTATGTCTTTTTTTACCTGGGTAATCAGTTATAGGTTGGGTTGCCTTATTATAAGCCATATTTTTAAGTTGAGCTAAGACATTCTTTTCCATTCTTTGTTTAACTTCGTCTCCGACATCAGTAGCCACAGCATTTCCCCACTCAGGATTATTACCTGTATCAGATGAACCCATAATGTTTTTATCTAACCATTCCTCATCTGGCTTAATTTGGTCGTATTCTAAGTTTTCTTGTCCTCCTGAACGTGCAATTTGTTCTATATACTCCTCAACACCATCCGAAGCCGTATACATCATCTTATCATCTTTTATGTCTCCATTACCTGATGGAAATTTTTTGGGGTTAGTTTCATACTTCGCGTTGGAACCTTTTAAAAAGTTTGATAGTTTGGACGCTAAATCTTTCATATAACTTTCGGTGTCTTTTTTGCTCTGTTTAAGAGCTTTGTTTTGAGAAGTTATTCCCTCTATCTTTTGTTCTTCAATTATTTTTTCAATCAAGTCTATCATATCCTCCTCACTTAACTGTAAACTCTTTTTACCTTCATGAAAATCTAAAGGTGCATTAAAAGAACCTGAAGATGACGCACCAGTGGCTTCTTTAGTCTCTTTCTTTTTCTTTTTCTTATCTTTAGCAGCTTTTTTCATAGATTCTTTTTTGTTTCCATCACCATCTAAATCTAAAAAGTCAGGTTTTTCATCTTCCTTCATTTCATCTTGTTTTTTAATGTTAGAATCAACACCAATAACTTCTCCTGGTCTACCATCAAATTCATCTCTGTCTTCAGGAGCCTTACCCATATCTTCTTTGGTGACCATTCTTTCCTGTTTTCTCTGTTTAGCAATCTCATAGAATTCAGTCATATCATCAATTTCTTCTGAGACAGACTCTGTTATATGTTTGGCTTTTTTATTAATCTCTTCAGACAGTACTTTGTCTACTATCCCATCAATCATATTTTCAATTTCTTTATTCATTTCGGTACTTTTATAATAAATATTAGTGTTTTCTAAAATAACACCTTTTATGTAATCTTGATTTAATTTATATCTTGTTGATATGTTTTTTATTGCTTCGTTTACTAAATTATTTTCAAAAAACTCTAAAGCTTTTATATCTCCCTGATTACAATATGGGAAAGTTTTACATTTATTTTTTATCTTAACGAACTTACCTCCCGGTCCTCCATACTTTGGGAAGTTCTTGTCTTTCACAGACCTTAAATCTTTATAAACAGTATCAGGGTTGGAAAGTTTCAGTGGGTCTTTCTTTGGTCCCCCAAATGGTGCGTCATAAGGTCCTGATGATGATGCTGTTGTCGCTTCTTTGGCTTCTTCCTTATGTGATTTAGATTCCATATCTTCTAATTTATCGTAATAATATAAATCTTCATATATATGGTCCATAGCAATTTCAATAGCTATGGATTTATCATTAGTGTGTTCCATTTCAACATTAACACCCTTTTCCATTTTATCTAAAAGTTGTGTAATATCGACCTCATGTTTATTAGCTAAATCACTAACAGTCATTCCGTCAGCTAATCCTCCAGGTATTTCATCTTCATTCACAGATTTAGATAGTTTTGTTTCAGTGTCAGGTTGAAATAATGTATTTTTAACGGGTTCGGTAAACATCGGCTTTTCGAAAGACCCTGATGAAGATGAGCCAGTCGCTTCTTTAGCCTCAACTTTAGTAATCTCCTCGAAAAACTCATCATAATCCTCTTCCTTTATCTCTTTTTCCGCTTTACTCAAACTAGTCATCATTTTTCCATAATTTTTTATCGGTATTGGGTTTTTGCCTGTGGTAATCTGTGTAGCGGCGTCTCTAAACTCACCGCTTAAGGCTTTTTTAAATTGTTGGTTAACTGAACTCATTACTTAACATTTTTTAAAGATGGTTCCCAAAAACTTCTTCTAGTCCACATAATCTTATAGAACTCTTTCATGATTTTAGTCACTATTTCGTTTATATCACCACGTATCTTTCCGTTATTAATTTCTTTTTGAATATTATCTACAATTTTTTTTTCGAATTGTTGAATCGTATTAGAGTTAAGAAAGTCTTTAATCTCTTTCCTAACTATCACTTCAATATCCTTTTTATCTGTATTACTTAGTGCCATCACATATAAATATCACTCATTCTTTAATTTCCAATGAATACCTCCTCCAATTGATAAATTATTTTCTATATCTGTTCCTAAACCTAAAATAAATAGATTTCCTTTTCTACTCTTTACCGCACCTTCTAAACCCATCCAATTAATTTTTTTCATATTATATCTTGTCCCAAAACCCACGTATAATTCTAACTTATTAATATCTTCTATTCTGTTAATAGTTTTTATTGGTATTTCTATATCTTGAATATAACTTCTTGATAAGATATTATTATTATATATGGTGTCAATCACCTCTACATAACCTATACTATCAATCTGTAATGTATCAATATATACGTTTCTTTGGTGGTATCTTTGAATAATATTTAATGTATCTACTTCTATAGGTACATTAACAATTACAGTATCATATATAAACTTTGTATTTGTTTTCCATAGTGTCTTAATCTTAACAGTCTCTATGGTGTCGATTAGAGTTTCAGTCTCAATAATAGTTATAGGCTCAGATATTGTAAGTTTATTATCCTCTTCACACTTAATTAAAAAAAGAATTACAACAATTAAAGTAAAAATTGTTATGTTTTTTACTCTTCCCCTGCGGGCATAGTTTTCTTTCTTTGTGCTAACGTTTTGGCCCATTTTGATTTAAATTTTTCATAAAAAGATGTTAATTTATTTATTAACTCAACTAACTCTGTATCTAATTTAATCATATCTCCATTAATATATACGCCGTTATTTTCTCCTATAGTAAAATAAAATTCTAAATCAAAGTCAATTACTTTACCTGACCAATCAACATTATTAGGGTAAATATTTAACGTACCAAAGTCAGATAGGTCAGAGACTTCATTAACAAAATCATCCATAGTCTCTTGGTAGGATAGCTTCTCATCTGTAGATAGTTCTAAGTCTTGCTTATTCTTTCCATGAAGTGTTATTAAACCTCCAGATACCCTATATGTCTTTTGCTTATCTTCTTTAGGTCTTGTATCTAATTCAATCTCCTCCTCACTATCAGCGGCTAAATTATCTGGTTTAATGTCCATTTCTTTTAAGAGTCCACTTTTAATTAAAGTTTTTTTAGACTCCTCTAATCCACTAACACCCATTAAGTTTCTACTACTTTTTAGTAGATTTTTGATTTCGTCGTATTGGTTACTCATCTTTTATTTTATTTATAAATATATCGAAATCAAAAGCAGGATTCAAATCAGTATTAATTATATCATAATTACTATTACTAGATATACCTTTAAATCTTTCTATTTTGTCTACCTTAACATTATGTCCTACACTCATTTTAGGTATTTCGTAATCCTCACATAGTTTATTCACTACATTAATCAGTGATTCCATTTGGTTATCTGTGTATGGTTGCCAAAAGTGATGACCTCTCCATTTTCTACTATATATTTCATCTTCATGTATATCACCTATCCAATTAATAAAATTATGAGTTAAAGGGTTTTTTCTCAACCACCCTAAATTTTCCAAACAAACGATTATAGACTGTTTGTTACTCTTGTTAGTTTCCATATAATAACTGTACGTGTCCGTTGGTATTATACTATATATGTCCCCTTCTCTTCCGATAATAAAATGTGGTAATTTTTTATTATCTCCATTATACCTGTACTTTAATGAGGAAATATAATCTTTTAGATTTCTAGAAGTATGAGTGAGAATTATTTGTTTTTTTTTCTTATATCTTCCTACAGGTTTAAAACCATCAATAATATTAACTTTTATCATTACGTTTTTTATAAACTAACCTTTTATTGTTTTGAACTTTTTCCATTGTAATCGGTTCTTCTATAATCTCTTCTTTAGGTTCTTCTATAATCTCTTCTTTAGGTTCTTCTATAATCTCTTCTTTAGGTTCTTCTTTAGGTTCTTCTATAATCTCTTCTATAATAATAGTATTATTTTTTTGTGATAAGTCATTATTATTTTCTTTTTTTCTTATAGTTTTAAATAAGAAGTTAGCCGCAATTACAAGTGCAATAGCGAGTGGGTCAAATACAAAAATTATAACTAAGAGTAAGTAATTAATAATTTTATTCATCGGTAGCCCTGTTAATTCACTTAAGTATTTTAACGGTCCTAATTCAGCTGCTACATCAGAATTAGATTCTATATTTAATATTTTAATATCTAAAGATGTTATAGAATCTGTAACTGATTCTAGTTTTACTGATAAATTATTTTTATTATCTATTGCCTCGTCTAACTGTGATTGTAAAGCTCGTCTATTAGAAGATGAAGTTGTTGTGATTATTTGACCTGTCTCTTGGTCTTTATATTGAATTACATTGTTGGAGATACCGTCCCTAAGTGATGATATACTTTCTTCAACAATTTTCTTTTCTTCTATAATATATTCTCGATTTTCAATGAAACGACTACGTTTAACATCTAATAAATTAATTTCTTTATCAATTATTCCTGATTTTGAGGCGGTTTCTTGATATGCCGCAGATAAAAATCCATATATACCCATAGAGGTAATAATAACTAATGTAGTTGCCGCTACGGTTAAATAGAATCGTAACACTTTATTTAATTCATCCCAATATTGATACAGTAATGAGGCGATAATAAGTTTAGAAACTTCTAATGAAGAAGCCATAATTATTACTTCAAAACTTGCACCGGCAAACAATTTACTTAATCCAGTTATTGAATAAAATGCCGCGGAAGCACTAACTGACAACGCAGATAGTGCAACCATGGTTGGGAATAATATTTCTTTTAATCTTTGTATAAATCTCATTTGATTATTTTTAGTCTACCTATAAATAGACTAAGTTATTACAAATAATCAAAAAGTATACTACTCTCGTTTCTTAGTTTTCTTAAAGCCTTTTCTTTAATTTGTCTAACTCTTTCCTTTGTTAGGTTAAAATCTTTACCTATTTCTTCTAAAGTTTTAGGTGTTCCGCTTATTCCGTAATAATCTTTAACTATTACTTGCTCTCTTTTATCTAAAGTTTTCATAATCGCAAATAATTTACCTTTTAAAGCCTTATCATCATTAAAAGTTGCGTCAGGACTGCTAGAGTTTTCATTCTCAATTAAATCAAGTAACGTATCACCTTCCTCATTGATGTGATTATCTAAACCTGTAACTTTCGGTAAAGAAGTGAATTTTGCATCCATCTCTTTATTTGTCTTTTGACACTCTTTTTTAGCCTTATAAAGGTCTTGGACTACATTTACCGGTAGACGGATTGTACGAGAGTTCTCATTTAATGATTGCAAAATTGATTGCTTAATCCACCAAACCGCGTAAGATATAAATCTTAGGTTCTTAGTCCAATCAAAGTTTTTTATCGCCTTCATGAGTCCGTAATTACCCTCAGCGATTAAATCACTTAAGTCTAACCCCTGATTTTGGTATTGTTTGGCCACTGTAATAACAAACCTTAGATTACCTTGTAAAAGTTCTTGGTGAATTTCTTCTTTTTGTTTTTCAGTACATTCGACTGAACATATGATTTTTGCCAATTCTTTTTCTCTTTCTGGCGTCATAACTTTAATCTTACGGATATCTTTAAGATACATTTGTATCTCATCTTGATTGATAGGATTGTGATTGTTCATTAAATTAAGTTTTTGAGTATTCATCTAAAATTTGTTTTTCTATTTTGGTTAGTGAGGTCATACCTTCCTCTTTTATTTTTTCAAGGATGTCGTCCATACTTGGTTTTTCTTCATTTACTTTAGCCATAATATTCTCAAACATCTCATTCATTTTTTCCTCTGGTAAAACGTTTTCAGGTAATATAGTAGATGCCGCATTTAATAAAAAGTTGTCTATAATATCTGTCATATCTTTAAAATTAAAATCTTTTTGTTCAACATTATCATTCTCTTCATTTAAATCAAATAGATTTAACTTTAATTCAGGAGGCATAAAAGCATACATATGTTGTGGTCTCTCTATGAGAAAGTATTGTGGAGCCACCTTTTCTAAAACCAAATGAATATAATCCCTAATCTCATAAAAAGGTAGAAGACTTTCTAAATTCATTACGATACCATAATCACCATAATTATATTTTAGATATGAGTCTTTATTAGTAAAAGGAGATATTTGAGTCGCTATTAATCTGACTAACTCGTCGTCGTTTTTGAAGTTTCCAAAAATGAATATCATGTATTGGAATTTCTCGGTTTTATTATCCATATGTTGTGTTTTATATTTATATATACTTATCTTAATATGTAAAAATTTACGTATTAAAGTTGTATTTCAAATCTGTTCTTCATTCTCTCAATAGATTCTGAAGGAACTCCATGAATATTATCACCACTATGACGATTTTCCACAATCAAAGAGAATACCAAATAACCTTTTTCTTCAGACATATCTATATATGGTTTCATCTCCCACTCTTGTGTTGAAGTGTTAGATACTACGATTCTCTCAACCTCTTCGTCCATCCATTCATTAACCATATTCTGACACCACTTGTGTGCGATAGGTAGACTCGTAGGGTCAAAGTTATATTCTCCATCATCATTAGTAAAATACATGTCGGCTTCGATGTGATATCCACCAAGAGATTCTGCAAGAGTGGACTTACCACTACCGGGAAGTCCTCGAAGGATATAAAGTTCTTTTTTCATTATGCAAATTTTACTTCAGTATTAACAACTTTAACCACATTCACAACACTATCGTTATTAATCATCTCAATAACACGGTAAGTGAACCCTTCTTTGGTTTCACCCGGTAGATTCTCTACCGGAAGTTTGTTACCTTTACGGTATCCAACCTGCATGTTACTCAACGCAAATGCAGTACCACTACTACTATGACCTCCATAAAAGCTATACTTAAGGCTACCATCGACCAAGTTACACACAAGTGTTTTCTTGTTCTTCATACCATCTTCAAGATGGAAATGGAATATTTTTTCTGACATGTTTATTTTGTTTGTGGTACAAATATAGGTATAAAGTTTTAACTGACCAAAAAAGTATCACTAATTGAACGATTTTCTACTAAACAATGTAATGTGGTTGCAAAAAGTTCGTTAGTTGGGATTACTTTTATCTTACCGTTAGTCTTGGTTTTGTCAATAGGTATTGTGTCTGTGACAATAAGTTCTGTTAGAACACTTTCTTCAATTCTCTGATATGCGGGTCCACTAAGAACTGCATGTGTACATAGAGCTCTAACGGATTTTGCTCCGTTATCCATCATTAGTGATGCGGCCTTAGTTAAAGTACCCGCAGTGTCACATATATCGTCAACCAACACCACATCCTTACCACTAACGTCACCGATTACTGTCATACTGTCAACTTGATTAGCGACCTTACGTTGTTTGTAACAAATAGCCATATCAACACCCAAAAATTTTGAGTAAGAATTAGCTCTCTTAGTTCCGCCAGTGTCAGGGGTTGCAATACATAGGTTATTAATATTCATTTTTTGAAGATGTGGTACAAATAGTGTATTAGCATATAGGTGGTCTACAGGTACTTCAAAAAACCCTTGTATTTGGTCTGCATGTAAGTCCATAGTCACTACTCTATCAACACCTGAAGCAGTTAAAAGGTTAGCCACAAGTTTTGCTCCGATGGGTACTCGTGGTTTATCTTTTCTATCTTGCCTTGCATATCCGAAATAGGGGATAACTGCGATGATTCTTTTCGCACTAGCTCTTTTCGCTGCGTCAACCAATAATAATAATTCCATAAGGTTATCAGTTGGTGGGAAGGTTGATTGAATAATTGCCACCTCATCTCCTCTAATAGTTTCTTCAATACTAACTGAGAATTCACCATCACTAAACCGATGTGTCTTAACAGGAACCAATTTAGTTCCAAACGATTTTGCCACTTTTTGGGCATACTCTTTTGATGCCGAGCCAGCCATAATTTTTAACATTTTTAAACTCTTTTTGAATATCCAACTACTTGATAAAAATCCTTTTTTCCTTCTGTATACTCTTTAACAAGACCCAAAAGGTTTCTAAACATAAACGCCCCCTCTGTCTGTTTCTCACATTTAGTGAATAACTCAATAAATGTTGTGAGTGTACTTACAGTGTAATAACCACTTTTAGATAAACTACCGTATTTTTCTTGTAGTTGGTTATTAACGTATTGTAATTCGTAACCATTTCTCTCATCGATACTATTGAATGGTTGTATGGTATCATACATACCAATCATATCATTAATGTAATTTTTTACAGTATCTTTTTGTGTTTCACATTTAACCAATAGGTCCACAATCCAGTGAGTGTGGGAAGGCGTCCGAAGACGCCCTCCTTCCTCTTTATATTTGACGATGAAATCTAACTCAGGATTCCCGCCACGGAACCCCTGATAGATAGCAACGAGGGTTTTCTCATCTGTCTCGTAATATTTGAGTGGTGGGTAATAAACATCCTCACCTCTCTTCTTATATGTAAGTTCTTTAATAGTGTCCATCAGAAGTCCCCATTTGCAACTTGAAAACACTGAAGTCCGTTATCCCTCCACATCTTTACCACCTTATCACGGTCATCAAATACACAAAGAATATCATTCTTCTTTTCACCAGGGAAAAGACTGTCCAACCAATGTTGTTTTAGTTCATCATCAGGCATGTACATCCAATCTTTACTGGTGGGTCGCATCTTAATCACATCAAAGGGGACATCAAACTTCTTCAACCACCTCTTGGTTTCGTCTTTAGTTCCTTTGGAACGTCCAGAGAAGATAACGATACGGTTCTTTTGGCTCAACATCTGTGCCATTTGAATCACCACTTCGTTGGGTGTATCAAACCAAATGTTTTCAGGTGTGAAGAATGTATCCCAATCAATCTTACCATTCTCTTTGGTTGACATCTCACGACGCTTGGTGATGTCTGCCAACGTTCCGTCCAAATCAAAAATAACTGTTTTCATAAGACAAATATAAGGAAAGTTTTTTATTAATCAAAATATTATTTCATCAAGAAACCAAGTTCGTAAACCAATGGTCTCATACGGTTCTCCAATGATTTGTAGAGTTCACGGAACTCTTTAAAGTCCTCAGGGAAGTATTCCTTCCATACGAGTTTGAGTTGAGCGTAACCCGCATCCCATGAGTTCAAGTGGTTCTCATCGTTTGCCATCATCTGACGCATTTGGATGGAGTTCTCAACCATCTCGGTCGCTTTGTCCAACACCTCTTTTGCATCGTCAGAGAGTTTGTCGTAGATACGTTCTTCACCAAAGAGAAGTTTGTATACGTGACGGTCTGATGCGGTACGAGCGTCGTTGTAAAGTTCATCGTAACCGTTCTCGTCAGCCAATTCTTTCATTCGGTCAGCAGACATCCAAAAGAATTCATTTTTGATGTCCCATAACTTGTCTTTGTATTCAACCTGACGGAGAGAGGATTGATTCGAACCTGAATGAAATAATGAATACACTAAAGAATCATATTTAAATTGTTCGAAATGTTCGTGTTCTTCGTTCGGCGCAAGGTACTCGTCTTTTTGGTTAACCCAATCGGATTTAACAATTTTTCTAACCGAAAATAATGAGACACATCTGAAAAAATTAGAGGAGTGTACTGATAATCCATGAGCCATCGCAAAGGTAGAACTCCCAATAGACACACCTGTACCACTCTTATAAATATTATTGGAATTATTAATCATATAACCCAAATACCCATTAACCACAGAACCCCCACCTGTTTGTTTGTACGATAACGCAGATGTCATTTGAGGAGCATCATGTGTTTTCATACCCTTAAGTGGTTCTCTAACCCATTTTGATGCTGGTAGAACATTATCAGTATTATAAAGACTCTTAACTGAAGTTTTAACAACTTCTAAATCTTTATTCATTTCTAAAACGTCAAATTTAAACATACTTTTTATTTTTATTTATACAAATATAAGGATTATTTCTTAACTGACAAAATAGAAAAGGTTAAACCCCACGATTGAACATCGGCAAAGTTAGCAGCATCCATAATAAAACCACCGTCAAAACTATACGAGTCAAGGAGTTTCTTTCTGATTTTAATCGAACTTGGACCTGTCAAGTACAGTGGTGGACTAAACATGACAATATTAGACTTAACCTCATTAATAATACGGTAAAGAAACTGGTTATAAATTTGTTGTGTTGACTTACCCATATCATCATTTCTCATTAACCCTCCAACTTTAGTATCCGACAATCCCACTTTTTTAGCACCTTTATTAGCACCGTCATTGGCTGCGGCATATGGAGGATTCATCAACACAATGATTTGACGACCTTCCTCAATCGCTTTACGAAGACCTTCAGGAAGTTTCTCGTAGTCATCATTCAAGAAGTCGTACTGAAACTTAACCGCCTCAGGGTTGTAACCCATTTGGTTTGCAGTGTCAATATCTGATTGGTTCAAAGTTGAAACATACAACTCACCGAATTTGTAGTCACGAGTCAAATTACCTGTTCCCCAAGCTGGGTCCCATACCACGTACTCCTCTTTCCAATTCTCACCGTAAACAGAAGCAATATATTCGTGAGCTTTATCCACCCAAATTGCCGGTGTGAAGAACTCACCTTGTTTGCGACGAGTTGTATCCTCAACGATACGGTCAACTACCGCAGTCAACTTATCTTTTTGAGATGGTGAGTAAGAGGAAGAAAAGTGAGCGAAGAACGATTGAAAACCTTCGCGAGACTTAATAGATACCTCACCAAAAGCTTTAGTTACGACAGTCTTTCTACGTTTTGCAGGGTGAATATAGTTATCTTCTTTATTGACCAACAACTGAACAAAAAGATTAGCCAGCTCATTTGTACCCAACTTAGTACGACTAATAACATTCTTTTCAAAATAACGAAATACCTCAGTAATATTTTTGTCAGTAACTAAAACCTTTCGTTGAATGTTATCTGTCAATTCTTTTACTTTATCGATACACTGTGTAAATCCATCGGGATTAAAGATGAATGGATTAATGTTTTCGTCTTGGATAAGTTCGGTAATCAACTCAGGGATACGATAGGCTGAAGAAGGTGCGATAGACCAATCAATGTCCATATCCAAGTACTTAAGGACATCGTTTACGTGTACTGCAAAACACTCATTACGGTCTCCAACAAAAATTGTAGACGGAGGAATGATACCTTTATCATAAAACTTCTTAATGTAAAAAATTGACTGAGCCAAAACCTTACAAACTTCAATTTTATTGGTGAGTTTAAGGTCGTCTTTGAATTCTAATAAAGTACGAATATTGTGTTTTTTGGAAACCGCAAATCCGTCACAGCCAAAAGGAGAAGTGATTTCAAGGTCACTAAACTTATTCATCAAAGTGTGACGATACAGGTTTTCTACATCCTTTTCGTTGAGCGTTTTATGAAGTTCTTGTAATCCCATGACAACAAATATAGAACATTTTATTCATAAAGCAAAATCGTTAACATATATTTGAAAAAATATGTCGACTGGAACGGTGACTACATCTCCGTTTGGAAAGTAAAATTCAGAACTTAGTTTTTTTGATTTAATAAGCGTTAATTTCTGTATCTTATCTACACAATTATATTTCGTTTTATACTCAAAGTAGTCGGGTAAGATGAACGCAACCACATCCGAAAACTGTGAAGCATGATTTATAAATTTAACCGCTAATTTACCTCTGTTCCCAAATGGTGGACCACCTATAGTTATATACTTACCTTCATCTTTAGGGTTCCACTCAAGAAAATTACCTTCAACAATCTCTTCATGTCTAGGCTCTATATCTATCCCGAATCTCCTATCTTTAGGTAGTTTAGTTAAAAAAGCTCCGTCACCGGCTGACGGTTCAATGTATGTATACTCATCTGAGTTTATTTCTAACTCATTTAGTTTTTCTTGTAGTAGACTTAAACATTCGTTAACCATGTCCTTATGTGCAAAGTATTGGTCTCTTTCCTCATATTTTATAATATTTTTATTCATAAAATAAAACCTCTACTCCACTTTCTTCAAACATTATTCTAGACCTTGCTGCGTGAGCATCCCAATGTTCACGATTACGAGTGGTGTCTTCTTTTTTAACATATATCTTTTTAATACCAGCATTAATTATACCTCTACAACAATCAGAACATGGAACACCACACGTTAGATACATCGTACAATCCTTTGTAGATACTCCGATACGTGCAGCATTCAATATTGCATTCATCTCAGCATGGACAATCCAATAATACTTCTCAGGTCTTACTTGTCTTTCATCAACTTCATCATCTATACCACGAGGAAATGAATTATACCCTGTAGACACTATTTCATTGTCTTTACCAACAATTACAGCCCCTATCTGTGTACGTTTATCTTTAGACTTTAATTTAACAGTCTCAGCGATATTCAAAAAATATTCTTTCCAATTCATTGTACAACTTTTGATACGTTTTTAGTTTTTTCTATTTTTACGATAGAGTCAGACCATTGACTAACCATCGGATTGTGTGTTATAACAAATATTTTTTCAAAGTATGATTTAATCTTATGAAAAAACTCTGACACCATATCAAGGTTATCGTTTGATATCTTACCAAACACCTCATCGAACACCACAATATTTGGTTTAGGTAATGAACATACTTTGGATAGTACCGCTCGTAATGCAAGTGAAGCTATAGTTCTTTCATATCCACTACCACTACTCATAAGTTTTTCTATTTGGGTATTGTTATCTACCATCCAAAATTCCACTTCATCTTTTTCGGATATACGTACCTCAAGCTTAAACTCTGCAGAGTCCATAAGAAGTCTTTGTAATTCAGAATTAATAACAGGAGTCATACTTCTCATAATCATTTTGGTTATACCTTTCTTACCAAACAATTCTAAATATATCTTATATACTCTTAGTTTTTCTTCTTCCTCTTTGATTCTAGTTATGAATCCATTAAGTTCTTCAATTTTATCTTTGTACTTATTTATATTGTTATTTGAGGTTGTTATGTTTGAATTGACTTCTTCTTTTTCATTTGTTAGTTCGTCCAATCTCATATCGGCTTTAAGTAGTACCTCATCAATTTTATTGTTATCCTTAACTTTAACCTCTTGTTCCCTAAACCTATTTAGTATATCTTCAACACCTTTCTTTTTTAACTCAAAAGACTCTATTTGTATTTCACACTTTTCTTTAACCAATTTGTTCTTTTCATACACATCAAATTGATTTTTAAGGTCGACAAATATTTTTTCTTCTTTTGTGTGTTTCTTAACTTCTTTTACGCACTTCTTAAGGTATTCTTTTAGTTCTATTAATTCTAATTTTTTGTTCTCAGAATATTCGGACTGAGCAAGTGTTATTCCACAATACTGACATTTGATTCCTCCTTCAAATTCTTTTAGTTCCCCCTCGATATCCTTAATCTTTGACTCAGTAGTACCAAAACTAATCTCAGACATTAACAACAGTTCTTTAACCCCGTCATGTTTATCTTCCTCATACCCTTTTGGTGGTTCCGTAATGTCTAGTTCATCGATATCTTTCTGAGTGTTTGTAATCTTAGACTCGTAATTCTTTATATCTAAATCTAAGTCGTTTGGATTAACTCTAAGTAAGTCTTTATCAATTCCTGTATGTTTCTTCTGTATCCATTCATCACGGTATTTTTGTCCTTTATCAATTCTTTCGTTAACATCTTTTATTTGGTTATTATATATTTTAATATTAACCTTTTCCTCTGATATCTTTTCTTTATTGATTTCAATATCTGATTTTAAATCTTCAATATTATATAGATTTGAGGTCATCCTTTTATTGAAGTTGGATACAATTTCTTTAGCCGCTTCTTCTTTAAGTTTTAAACTATCTAAACCTAAGAATCTTGATAGTACCTGACCTCGTGCTGTTGGTTTAGAATCTATTAGTTCCTCTAAATTACTCGATGTGGTTAAGATAGTCATTAGGAAATCATTCATCTCACCTATGGACCTCTTAATGAACTCTTCGGTTTCCCTTCTTTGTTCTCCAGTAAAGTTAACCAAGGAACCGTCAACCAACTTCTTAAAGAAATCTAATTTGGTACTTACTGTAAACCCATCACCATTTCTTTTTGGTTTTCTTATAACCTCACGAACTATAATGTAGTTTTCACCGTCAATAGTAATATCACCTTTAACGCTAACTTTATTCTTATCTCTAAACCTATTGAATATCTCTTCAGCCTTATTTGTTTTGGTGGTGGTATTAAAGAATAAGAAAAGTAAAAGGTCTACTGTTAATACTGTCTTACCTCCAAAGTTTGGTGGGTTAGATTCAACAGCGGTGATACCATTTACCTTATTAAAGTCTATTATTTGATTATCACCAAAAGATAAAAAGTTAGAAAACTCAATCCTATTTATATACCATTTTTTAAAGGGCGTGATATCTGATTTATCAGCACTTACTTTATTCTCAACAATATCATTAAATTCAAGTATTTCTTTTTCGTCACCCAATAACTCATGGACTTTTAAAAACTTAGTAATTAAATCTTTTTGAAAATTCTCATCGAGAATATTCATAGATACGTCAACCGACTGTATTTCTTCGTTTGAAGATTTTACTTTAGTAACTACATTAACATTTTTTGAACCGTACTTTTTTTCAAAGTAAGAACGGACTCTCTTGATTCTTTCTTGTGTGAAATTGTCAGGAGTGTCTTCCCATACAACTTGTATGTATGGGTTTTTTATTTCGTCTACTTTTAAATCGTGGTTCATATTAACATAGTCAAATTCTATCGGTTGATTGAATAGGTCCATTACAGACTTATATTCATAGACTCTGATGTGTCTATCTCTTGGTTTTCCGTTTCTCCTGAACCTTTTAATTCTTCCATTTTTTTCATCATCTCTTCTTCGAACATCTGTTGCATTTTACTACGTTGATTCGTAATGGTGTTATTTCTTTTCTGAACTCTTTTTCTGTGTGCTTTTGCACCGCCTCGTAATCTTGATTTTGGCATGATATTTATATTTAAAGTTAATTTACTATGAAAAAATTTATTAAAAAAATATTAGATAATACTTGGGTTAAATTATTATTCTCTATTTCAATTATTGTCTCATCTGTACCCTCAATTATACAAGATTTTCAGGACCCAGTCAACAATGGTTACACACATTATGGATTATTTATTGTCGGAGTGATGTATTTATTAGAAAGTTTATTATGGATAGCCGACATTTGGAAGACCTCAGAAGAGAGTTAAGTGAGTTTGAGAACCTTATTTTTAAGGGTGAAGAGATTGACGATAAAAAGTTTTTTATGTTAAAAAAGACTCTTATCGATAACCGAGAAACTTGTAGAGATTTATTGGAACTTTACGATATGTTAGAATCTCTAATTGATAAAATACAGAATGATAAAATTAATAGAAGATTAAACGTATTAACTATATGGTCCACATTATTCCTTCCGTTATCTTTTTTTACAGGTCTATTCGGTATGAATTTTAATGATATTCCTTTTTTAAATAGTCATTATGGTTTTTGGATTTTTGTAATACTTAGTTTATTAACCGTAGGTGGGTTATGGTACTACTTTAAAAAATACAAATGGTTTTAACCTAAATAAAACTCCATCATTTTACCCATTCTACCATTATTAAAACCTTCTAAAAATAGTACATAGGCTAAGTATACCCAACCTAAAAAGAAATGGAATATACCCCAAAATACAGATTTATTAAAGTACCAACTAACAAACATAGCTAACACTCTAAAAATTAAACGGTAGTCTGTTGGTATAAGGTGACTTTTAACTATATTTTTCTTTTCTTCTTCAGTCATTTTTTCTATTTTCTTCAAACCATTCAACAATTGCGTTAATAGCCCAAACACCACCTGAAGCAAACATACCGTCAAAGAATATCCCAAAGGCCGGATGTAAACCTAAGTACCACGTAAACGGTGAATAGAACAAACTCATAAAAAACCCTACCCAAGTTGATGTACACATCATACAGACTATAAGTCCTGATAGGAATTTAAATAATGGTGTAATAAGTGGTATATCTGTATTTGACATACTATGAATAGTATTTCTATACCCTTCAAATATAGAACCGTATACAAGAATATTACTCATCCCATAAGCGGCTATTAACCATAAAAACATTTCCATTATTTATATAAATTATCGTTTAGATTGGACGAGCCCATATATTGAGCCTTTATAGGTCCTTTTATCTTTTGTAATTCTAACACATTTTTCTCTAATTGTAAAATGTTTTTATCTTTTTTTATCATTTCTTCTCTTAATGTTTGAAGTGTTTTTTGTAGTTTCTTTTGTTTTTCTTTGTTTTCTACTTCCTTAGTAACTTCTACTATTTTTTCAGTAATAACCTCCTTCACTACTTCAACAATTTTTTCTACCTCAACTTCTTTTATTACTTCAACAATTTTTTCTACCTCAACTTCTTTTATTATTTCAACCGGTTTTTCTATTATTATTTCTTTTTCAATCGTCTTGGGAGGTATATTTTCTAAATGTTGTATTTTAACTAATAGTTCTTTTATCTCGGTATCATCTGTAATGTAAATTTCTTTCTCTACTTCTATTTCTTTTATGGTTTCTATTAATTTTTCAACTTCGACCTCTTTTATTACTTCCACAATTTTCTCAACTTCTTTTATAACTTCTACTGGTTTTTCTATTTCTTTTATAACTTCTACAATTTTCTCAACCTCAACCTCAACTTCTTTTATAACTTCTACAATTTTCTCAACTTCTTTTATAACTTCTACCGGTTTTTCTATTTCTTTTATAACTTCTACAATTTTCTCAACCTCAACTTCTTTTATAACTTCTTTTATAACTTCTTTTATAACTTCTTTTTCAATAACAGATTGCCCGTCTATAGTTAATAAACCATACTTTTCAATTTGATATCCTTTATTAAAGCACTCTTTTACGAATTTAAAATAATCTAACTCATTAAGATTACAAAATGAGTTGATGTCTTTTAATTCATCTGCAGAAAATTTAATTATTGACAAGTCTTTCTTTTCCATTTACCAAATCATCTATCGATTTAATTTTAAAATTTAAAAATGGTCGTGGGTTGGGTAAGTCAATTGTTTCATACTTATCCTTATCAACATGATAAATACCATATCCGTGATTCTTTACACTTTCACCAAAATTTTGTTGTATTGTGGAACCAACCATATATGCCTTTTTATTATTAGGTATGTTAAAAGTTTGTCTTTTATGTATGTCTCCACATAAAACTAAATCACACCCTTTAAACCTTGCAGTATCAAACCCATCTTCAAACTTATACCCGATATCAGTCGTTAATCCTTGAATAGGTCCGTGAAATAATCCAATTTTAAGGTTATCCGATTTATCGATTTGAGGTCTTACATTATGGTTAACTAATGAGTATACTACCCATTCTATGTTTTCGTCAGTATATACACCACTATCTTTATGATACACTATATTATTATTTTCTAGTGAATCTATAATCGGTGATAAAGCATCAACTCTGTTTAAATTACTTTCTAAAAAATCATGATTACCAATAATTAATACAGTTTTACATATCTTGGAACATTCACCTAAAATCCAAACAACAAAGTTAATTAATTCGGGAGTCATCTGATTTTTAGAGTGTACTAAATCACCCGTAAATACTATTCTATCAGGTTTTTCTTTTTTCCACTGAGATAACGCATTAGTCATTATTTCACGATATAAGTCGTGGTCTTTGAATAACCTAATGTGTAAGTCAGAAAAATGTATAATTTTATTAATCATAAGCAACTTAAGTATCTTTCTCCTCTGTCACATAGGAATGTTACAACACGACCTCTAGGGTTGTTTTTTTCGACCCACCTTTCAGCCGCTAAAATATTTGCACCTGCAGATATACCTACAAAGATACCTCTTTCTTTTGCTAATCTTATTGCTCTATGTTTAGCGTCTTCGGTAGATATTGTAACCACTTCTTTCACACTATCCATGTCTACAAGAAATTTAGAGCCGTCACCTATTCCCTGTATACCGTGTAATCCAGGTTCTCCACCACTCATAACAGGTGATTCTGAAGGTTCAACTGCAATCATTTTTATTAGTGGATACTGTTTGTCTAATGTTTTTTTACACCCCATTAAAGTTCCTCCAGTTCCTGTCCCTGTAACTACCGCCTCAAGATATTCAGACCTTTTTTGAAAGAAGTCTAATATCTCAACCGCAGTACCTTCAGAGTGTGACTTTATGTTTATCGGGTTACCGAATTGATTACAGTTGTACCATCCGTTTTCTATAGCTAATTCATCTCTTAGTCTAATGGCTCCATCAAAATCACCAGCGTCAACCTCAATTAATTCCGCACCATATAGTCTCAACATATGTTTTCTTTCGTCAGACATATTAGACGGCATTACAATCTTACATTTATAACCTCTCTCTGCTGCTAACCAAGCAAATGAAATTCCCATGTTACCTGAAGTGGCCTCGATGATAGTATCACCATTCTTTAAAACCCCCATAAGTTCGGCATTATCTAAAATATAACTAGCGGGTCTATCTTTGATGGAACCTGTAGGGTTAAAAATCTCAGCCTTAGCATATATTTTATCGCTGATTTTTATCATAGGAGTATTTCCTATCATAGAAGATAATTTCATTTTATTATCTGGTATACCGTATTTACTTATACTCATACTTTAAATTCTTTGTTAATATTTCCACATTCAGTACATTTATAGGTTTCCACGGGTACGTATTGGTCCTCAGATGTACGAGCTATTAATCTACTAATTTTTTTTAAAACTGTCACTTTATCAAAGTAAATATTTTTACAATTTTCACACTCAGTATTAGTAGCATCTTTAATATTAACTTGAATTTGATGTCCTCCCTGACCTAAATTTTCTAAATCCATATTCATATTATCTATTATCTATATGTATTATTACCTCATTATAAAATTCTATAAAGTGTTCATTCCATAAGTCCCATTTTATATCGATTCCATCAATAGAGTAAACTTTATGATTAGGAAATATTCTTAAAAATACATCTCTAAATTCTCTAAATTGTTTTTTACTTTTAGGTGAATTTAAATGCCATTCACCTGCACATTTTTTCATATTTTCTTTTAACCAGCATATATTTTCGACCTTGAATACTCCATATTCCCCACCTTCACAATCAGTTTTTAAAAAGTCTATTTTTTCTATATTATTTTCTTCAATAATTTGCATAAATGTTTTAGCTTTTACAATCTCATGATTCGTACTATCACCAAAAGATTCCGCAATTACTAAATCATTATCACTGATTACATTAGGTATGTAAGTATATGGAATACCATCTATATTTTTAAGTAATGTAATTGATTGAGTTTTTGATGGTTCAATAACGTACAGGTGCTCTACGTTCCTATCTTTTAATTGGTATGACCAAGGTCCGATACTTGCACCTATGTCCATAACTACATCATTTTCTTCTACTTCAAAAACAGTTTCGTATACATTTTTATCGGAATTAAAGAATTCCTCTTTAATAGTTCTTACGAACCATTCATTGGATTTTCCCCAATCAAATTTTTCTAAATCTATACTCATAATTCTTCTAACATTAATTTAATTTCCGTCTCTAAGTCTTTACACTTATAAACCTTATAGTTTTTATTTTTTTCATTAATCCATATAAGGTAACAATTACCTATTTTTAAATCAGTATTCTTTTCAATAATATGTTTATATAATGATAATTGTAGTGAATATGTATTTATTTCGCACACATCTAAATGTGAAATAGGTTCTTTAAACCTTTGACCATAATTATTCTTGGTGTTAATAGCTTTGTTTGTTTTATAATCCCAAACTTCCAACATATTTGATTTTTTATTATAAAATAAGCAATCAACCATACCACCTAAACCATAATCTTCATCTCCCACTACCAATTCCATTTTTACTGGGATTAAGTTTATTCGTGAGTCCTCATAAAAATTTTTAAATATCTGTTGACACTTGTCAAATCTTTCTTTTATTATATCGTGACCAAATTCTCTGATAGCTACAGAAGAATCGTAAGGGAACTCTTTATTATTCCACCAATTCTCTGCGTAATCATGAACCGCAGACCCCTTTACTGTAGAGGTGTCCCTTTTTAAATCCCAATCGGCAATGACATCATCTACTTTAAGTCCTCTTTTTGCCGCATATTCTTCAGCTATACGTTGTGTCTCAAATTTTGGTTTAAACATTCCGATAAACCTTGTGGCCGACATAAGCTCCCTATCATGGATAAAATACTTATGAGGACCATCATAGTACTTTACATGGTTAAATTTACTTAACTCTAATATCGTTTCCATTATTTTTCTAATTTTATATATGAACCTTCAGGTATGACTCCTCTTAAATCTCCGAGGTCTTTACCCTCAGGTAGTTTAACTATTTTTATCCTTCCAAACAATTTACCACCCGATAGTTTATAGTAAAGTCTTTTAGCATCTTCCCACGCATCTTCATCAAGACAAATTATAATGTCTTTTTTAGACCTTTCATAAAGAACTTCCCATAAGTTATCATTAATATATTTACCTAATAAAGGTATAGAGTTCGGTACAAAGAACCCATCAAACACTCCTTCTACAATCCATATATCTTCTTCCCAATTAATTCTACTCTCATTAAAAATAAGAAATTCTTTAGCCGCTTCAGGGTTTTTATATTTCATTCGAGTATTTGGGTTCCAACTCCTACTTACAAAGTAATTTAGTTTACCTTCCATATCATATGAAGGAACGATAATACGACCCGTATAATCACCTTCGTAAGCAAAACCTATGTCGTACTTATCTATAATGTCTTTAGTGATACCACGACCCTTTAAATAGTTCATAGCCCTCTTTTTCTGAGGGTATAAGTCACTAACGTCATCAAACCTATAATATTCCTTGGGTAAGGTTAATTTTTTATAGGTTTTCTCTTCCCTGATAAATTCATCAGGTCTGATAAGTTCATAATATTGTTTGTCTTTCTTACCCCCATACCTTTCTATTAACCAACCTAAATGACCTTTTGTGTTGTGTGTCTCAGCACAAGCCCAACATTTATAAACATGGTCACCGTAATTGACTTCTAGGTTACCTTTACCGTCACCTTTATCTAAACCTTTAATATCATAGGAACACACAGGACAATCAAAAGATATTTGATTCCTGTGTTCATTATGCGCATGTTCTCTACCGAACATACTTGTCAACATATCAACTATTAATCCTTCATCAGTATGGTCCATAGAATGAAGATAAGTAAAATATACTTAATAATCAATTACCATATACCCTCTTTATTCATATAACCTAAAACGCATGTATACGCATCTGCTTGGTCGAAACATTCTTTCTTAAGGGTATTATTTCTAGTATATAACCATGTTATTTGTGGTTCCTTATCAGAAACTTTTTTCCAAATTAACTCTTTTTTATCTATGTCCTTTGGTAGTCCTCCAAATAAAACTCTCTTCCCCTTGTTATTTTCTTGTACTAAAGAAGGCCAAGCAAATTTTCTTGAGTTATATGTCGATATGTAGTTTGGGATTATACCTAAAGTTTTATATATCGACCTAGATATCATAGAGTTATATCTCAAAAGTGTACCTACGGTCCATATGTTATTAGAGTTTAAAAGGGGTTCTTCAATAACTATTTTAGTTATTCCCATATTTTTATAATCATTTAACTTGTCTTCAAACGCGTCGACTTTAAACAATAACTCCTCCATCTTATCTTCAGGTTTAGGTTTAATAACTGGTGATACGTGAGTTAATTCTAAAAGATTCTGAGTTTCTAAGTCGAATAAAGCCCAACCTATAGTTTTGGTTGAGATGTCTAACCCCAACACTTTTGGGGTATTCTTAAGGTTACTTTTGGTCATGTAATATTAAAAATCTATTTTTATATTGTATTGTTGTACACCTAACCTCATTTCGGGGGACTGTACTTTAGATATAATCATAAGATTTTTATTATTATCGTAAAGCCCAACCTCAGAAACATAAGGTGTATCGGAGGTTGACCATGTGGGATTGTTTGAAGTCATAAATTGACTTTGTCCTAAATTACATAGATAATTTAATACATATATTGTAGCTTGAATATCTGTTTGTAGTTCTCCATAAAAGAAGTATTCACCTCCAAAATTTAAAGTTTGTCCTGTTTCACCCACAGTCGGGATATCAATATAATTAGATAAATTATAGATTGGTGCAGAATCAAAGTCAGGTTTATTAATACTAATGGTTGAGTTTGTTAAACCTGTGGCTGTTATATAACCACCTATTTTAGTAGATTCAATCTGACTTGTTACGTTTATCTCACTCCATAAAGAAGGATTAGGTCTTTGACCTGTCGTAACTTTTTGTGCTAAAATAATTAATTCGTTTGCTGAAAATCCTGAAGGTGTTGACCCGATTATATGTTCCAAAAATGGAAACTCGTCACCTAACCTAAATGTAACATCAGCAGTATCTGGTGGACAGTCGGGGTTAGTTCCTGATATCAAACTATAATAATTACAATGAAGTGAATCAGTAAATGCAGTACTATTAAATCTATAGGTCACCCATAGAGATTCTGAAGACCCACTTAATAAACCTTCATCATCTGCCGCCGTATCGTTACAGGTGTTAGGTACAATTAAACCTAACTGAGGTGCGGGTAAAGTCCAATTTCGATTTGACTTATAACTTAACGACGCAATAATTTCATCATCATCAAAAGTAACTATTTTTAAATCAGGCCATACTTTACCTACTCTATTTGGATATCCGTTTGTATTGGTGTTCGTATCCCATAGGTGGTAGTACCTTAACCCTGGTTCATTCATGTTACTATTAGGTGTTGACTTCATATAGTAAACCGTGAATAGATTTAGATTACTATAACCAGGTGGGTCCACATAAAATGTTTCCCCAATACTACCATCGGTAGATTTGTGCCACATTAAAGTAGGAATTGTTATTTTAAAATTACGAGCCTGACCTGTCTCTCCCGCATCTGTAGAATCATAAGGTTCTAAAGCAAATTTTTCACCATAATAATTATCAATGGCTTGATTTGTGTAATGTACAATAGATATTGATTTTTGGTCTGATGGTGATAGGTTAATTTTTTCACTAAATGAATTATAATAATATGTACTACTTGTGTCAGTTTGACCGGTATTCGAATTGTAACCCAAATACTCTTTTGTACCAATATATGACCTAGAATCGTAAGTGGTATAATCTTGGTTGAGAGTACTGAATACTCCTGATGGCGATTCAGTCCACGGTATATTCATATTCCATATTTTAACATCAGTATTAGAAATATCACAATTACTTTCAAAGTCAATTGCGTCACTTTGCCAATAGTATGAAGGTGTTATAGAATCATACAACTCAGTCATACCTGAAGGGTAAAATATGACTCTACCATTACCACTATACCCCATACTATTAAAGTCAGGTAACTCTCTATCTAATTTGACACTAACTGAACCTGTATTACCTGACGTATCACCAGTCACATTAATTACTTTATATGTGAGTATGGGATAATTCTGTGTGATAGAGGAGACTGAACCCGACTGTCCGAAAAATAACACAGCAAAGTCACCTTCTTGTGTGTTACCTGTCACGTCACTATCTAAAACATCGGCACCTACTGTTAAGGTATCACCGGAATTAATGTTAGATATATTAAATATAAAGTTAGGGTTAACAGTATATCCCGTAGAAACTAAAACATTGTCATATCTATTTAAAGTTTCTCCAGTATTAAAAAAACCTCTCGGTGCCGCAGTATTATAGATTGGGTCAATATATGAGTTTTGAACTGGTATCCCGAAAGTACTATCTGAAGTAGACGTAACTTTTATAGGGTACTTTATATTAGATTTACTTTTTTCAGGTATTGGAGATAAGTTTTGAGCGTTATAATCGGCGTCTAATACCATTCCAGATGTTAAGTCTTCTCCACTCACACAGTCATAACAAACTTCACTATCACCTACTTGGAAATAGGATATATTAAATTTACCCTCTGACATCTTTTTACGAGCGGCGTCGGTAACTTTCGTAGTTAATAGAGCTGCGGTATTTTTAATTATATATCCCATTGATTATAAATATTCTTTTAGTCATTTTATTTTAAGTTAGTGGAGCAGTACAGTCGTATATTGTTATATTTTCAGCGATGGGGGTATTAGCGTTAACCACATTTCCACAGTTACTATTATTTAACCTTAGATTAGATACTTGTAATGTCGTATTATATGTTCCGACCATTCTACACTCTGGAGAACAATCAACTCCATTACCACTTATAGTTACAGTTTGAGTTACAACACCGTTTAATGAAGTATCTGTACTACTTAAATTTAAAGAATTTACAAAGTTTGTGAAGGTTTCAGTAATTTGTTGTGTTGGTTTTACCGTACATCCTGTATCGACAGATGTTGTTACGGTTGCTGAGGTATTATATGGTATATTTAAATTACCGTTTTTAGTAATTGTATGTACATAACTAAATGATGATATTCCAGTATCCCTATATTGTCTAATGTGATTTAAACTTAAATTGAAGGTTATGTCTTCACCCGCACTTAACGCAGGATTAATCTGAACTCCGTAGTTCCAAGTTCTTGTTCCATTACTACTGTTAGTTACATTTGATGTTAAACTTACAGTATATGTCGTTGAATCCTCACCTTGGTTAATTGTAAATACTGTAGTAGTGGTATTTCCTGAATTATCCTGCACCTCCCCTAAGTAATTACCTGACGATAAACCGTTAAATATACCAACATTACTATATGCTGGGTATGGTAATATGTTTTGCACTCTATATTGATATGGAGGATATCCCCCGTCTGCAGTTAGTATTACCGCACCATTTTCATTCCCTTTACACACCTCGTCACTTATTACAGAATTTAAAGTTAATGGTATCCCTAAACATGAACCTTCAGTCATTTCCCATGTAAGTGGTTGATTATTACCTAAGTTAGTAAAGTTACCTGTAGGTATAGTCTCGTTAACATTTCTAACCATACCTCCAACACCTATATTAGTCCATGGAGTTATCTCCCATCTATTTAAAGAGATATTATATTTTAAAGTTAAGGTGTTTGGTGTGTTTTCCCACACAAAATAATTATTTACATCCGTACCACTAGGTGTAAAATCGTATTGATTATTCGAGTTGGAAAAACATAAGGTAGGTTGAAATATTGGGTTAGGTGGGGATGGTTGACATTTCAAACAACTATCATATATGTTAGATACTGTTAATGCTGAGAATGTTTGACCTGTAGAAAGTAACCTTTGGTTATATGAATAACAACCGTTTGTGTTAGTAAAATTATATATTGTGTTACCTGTTAGTCCAGCTATTGGTGATGTGTAAATTTTTTCGGTTGATAGACTGATACCTGAGAAGAACTCATCTATTACTTCACCTACCACTCCCCCTTGGAATCCTCCTACTGTGGGGTCTACTTGCCAATCAAAATTCTTTAATCCTGCACCGTTTTTATATGTTGGGTTTAAGTTAGTATATGTAGTAGTACCAGTTAATCCTGAATATACGTTTGTGGTGGTTAACGCGCTTAAATTTAAACTTAATGGTCCCACATTTGTTATAGGTGTATCGTATTTATCCTCAAAGGTTGTTGCGGATATAGTCGTCCCTTCTACCGCAGCAACAGTATGTTGGATATATGGTATCTCTGCCGTGTTATTTTCAATAACAGGGAAAATAAATCCTTCAAATCTTCCACTCTCATCTTTTATGTCTTCCCATACTTTCAAAAAGGATTCATAGTCATGAGTAAATCTATTCGACGGTTCCTGTTGGGTTGTCGCACTCCATCCCGTACCTGACAAAGCAAAAGGGTTGGTGAATAGATAGTTTTTATTTGGCTGTCCACTTATTGTGTTAACATTACCATGATATAGTCCGGTATCTCCATCTGCCTCATCTGATACTATTATACATAAATAGTTTTTATCACCACCAATAAAATCGCCATATATTGTTTCGTAATTACCTGTCATAGATGGTGTAACTGTGAAGGGTACACCCATACTTCTAACATCATCACTACCATAAGCACCTGTTAAGGTAAAACCATTATTAATTCTCTGATATATATCTGATATTAAACCTCCAGCAACTGATGTACTAAAATTAAAAGATGGTTGTCTAGGTACACATTTTCCACCGTCACTAGATTCACACCAATTCGAGTTATATGTTGAATAGTTTACTGATTGTCCGTCGAGTCCAAAAGATTTTATCTCTGTTATTCCATCTGATAGCGTTCCACCTGTTAAAGAACCCAAATATGGGTATGTTGACCACCATAACCAATTCTCAGCATTGTGATTTTCTTTACCTACTACACCTTCATATAATAATCCACCAAATCCATTATTCTTTTTAGTCTGATACCAAGTTCTTATACTTTCCGAGGCTTGTGCCGCTGTTGTATAATTTAAAGATGTTCCATCATAAAATACAAATATATTCGGGTTAAATTCTTCTTCACATTTTATAAATTCATCTAAATAAAACGTATCATTACCTACAGTACATGTGACAGTCGTAGTATAATCACCATAATAATCTGTTACTGTAGCAACATAGTTTCCTGATTGTAAGTTACCTATATAGTTACCGACACCTCCATTAGCCCAAGTAACTGTATAAGGTGATGTCCCTCCGTTAATAAATAACTGAATAGAACCGTCTTGAGTTTCAGGACTTGTAGCATTTGTAGGGTTACAAGTCACCTCAAGAGGTCTTAAGCTAATAACATTACAATTATTTTGATTAATTTCTGACATTATATATAAATACAATCATAAAATGATTTTTAGAATTTTACATCCTTAGAATAACATATTGTTATTTCTTCATCTTTATCGATGTCCATTAAAGAGTAAAGGTAGAGATATTCATCATTTTTATTGTTTTTTATTACGGCATTTGGTTCCTCTGAATGGTTCAAAAAAGAAGAGTATGATGTCATCACACACAATTTACCATTAGTCAATCCGAAAGCATATTTTTTAAACTCTTCAATTTGGTCTTCCCTATTAAATTCTATGTAAGGAATTTTTTCTATTAACTCCTCTTTATGGATGTCTTTATTCGCAAAAACTCCTCTCCCCTGTATTTTTGATTCTCTTATGTATATCATCTAACCATATCTATTAGGTGGCTGCCTGGCAACAGTCACCTTCATCGGATATACCTCCACCCGCTGATGGTGTAAATGTTATACTAGATAATTCCACACATCCAGGTATAGTATAGAAAGTTTGTACTAAATCACCCGCCTCTAGTACATGTGATATTACGGTTGACTCTCCACATAAAGTCCATTGGTATGTTATATCAGTTCCTCCACCCATTGCACCCGCATCACCATATGTGTTTTTAACCACTAATCCACTTCTACATCCACATGATTGAGTCTGCACTGATAGGTGTGTTCCGTTTTGTTGTCCTGACCCATCGGAGACTGTATACATAGTACCGTCTGTAACTGTGCCAGTAACTACCTTAACACAACTAATACCCACATTATAACTTGAACTCGTAGTGTACCCATTAATATTACTACCTGAGAACACATTACCAGTACTATAGTCAACTCCCGTTTGAGGGTTATATATCCATGATATTACTACGCCAGAATCGTCACAAGGTTCTACCGATGCCACACATCTGTTACATCTATTATCATCACAAGCATTGTTTGCTACTTGAGTATTCCAACCGCTCAGCTGAGTGTTATCAATCGTAACAGTATTATCATAATTAAACGAGCTAACACATATCTCAGGGTCTTCAGTGGTATCAATTAATCCATGACCAATATTAATAATATGACCAAACGAACTAAATAAAGCTCCCTGAGTACTAAATGGTGCTACATATGATGGACTACCAACAACATCGCAACAAGGTTTAAACGTATATCTACATCCAGAGCTAGTTCCGATTATAGTTACCGCAGCTGCGACTGCAATTTCACATGAAGCATATGGGTCTGACACATCTGTATAATAATTCACCGTCCCTATTGGTGTTGCACTAGCAGTTTCTATCTCATATGAATGACCATCTATTATAATAAAGTCTCCACTTGAAAGTCCTTGTGCTGGTAGTGCGACTGAACCTCCACCTGGTACAGTAACCGGAGTATCTGTAGAATCACAACATATAGTAAGTTTAGTTACGTAAATCCATTCAAAACTAGATGTTGGTGTAACCGTAGGCGTAATCGATGGTGTAATCGATGGTGTTGCGGTTATTGATGGTGTTGCCGTTATCGATGGAGTGGCAGTGATTGATGGAGTTGCGGTAATCGAAGGAGTTACTGATGGTGTTGCAGTTATCGATGGAGTTGCTGTTATCGATGGAGTGGCAGTGATTGATGGAGTTGCGGTAATCGAAGGAGTTACTGATGGTGTTGCTGTTATCGATGGAGTTGCTGTTATCGATGGAGTGGCGGTGATTGATGGAGTTGCGGTAATCGAAGGAGTTACTGATGGTGTTGCAGTTATCGATGGAGTTGCTGTTATCGATGGAGTGGCGGTGATTGATGGAGTTGCGGTAATCGAAGGAGTTACTGATGGTGTTGCTGTTATCGATGGAGTTGCTGTTATCGATGGAGTGGCGGTGATTGATGGAGTTGCGGTAATCGAAGGAGTTACTGATGGTG